TTTGGCAAAAATCGAAGCCGATGAAATTGAACATGTTGCCAAAACGGAAGCAATCAACAAAAGAATTACCGATACCGTAGACCCGCAAATCACCAACATCAAAAAGATGCTGGGAAATTATAAGGGATTCGATCAGGACGGTAACCCAGAAGTAAATGCCCCAGGTCTAGGCGTTAAAGGTCAAGTCGAAAGAAACTGGGAAAGCGTAGTTCAACACGACAATCGTCTAAAGAGTTTGGAAAGTTTCTGGCAAGGAGATACTCCTGATATTCTTATTCGTAACGTTCGTGATATTCGCGCTGAAATCGGTCCATCTGCCGAGAAGACAGATAAGACGATTTATCAACGTGTAAAGACTTCCGAGGAACACGTTGACGTTGCAAATAAACACCTTGAAGACATCGACAAGAGTATCGGTAAGATTGAATTCCCAATCAAATACGTTACACAAGCTGGCACAGAAGTTACGGTAAACAACATCTGGGAATATACCAAGCTTGTTCGTGGTGATGTTGGTGCGAATCAGAACTTGCTGAATACTACAGTTAATCAAGTCAACACAAACAAAACTGACATTATTGCGATGAAAGAGCTTGACACTCAGCATGGTTCGCGTCTTGATAATGTTGAAAGTCTTGTTGGATTGCAGCCAACTGATGGTATGCGCGGTGATATCAAAGCGTTGGACCTGCGTGAATCAAATAACACATCCCGTCTGGAAGGCATGGTTAAAACTGTTACCGACGTTGTTAACCTTGAAACGACTCCTGCCGTTCGTAATCTGCAAGAAGATATGACAAAAGCCAAACCGGATATCTACGGCACAAATGTCGATACCGATATTCCTGTTGTCAAGCTTGGGATCAAAGCAACAAACAAACTGATGTACGAAGAAATGTATGTTCCGTTTAAATCGGGCAGTGGTTTCATTCTTGACACAAGCGATCAAAATATCGATTCCTCATTCGTTCGTAAGTTTGTTAATGGCAAATGGGAATGGAAAAATCTATTTGGCGAAGACTTGGTTATCGGTTCAAACAAATCTGTAAGAAGCTTTGATGGACAACGAGCTGTTTCTTTCAACCTAAGATTGGATAAGCCTCCTGTTACTATTTTCGGCGATGATAATACCGACGTTGAAATCAGAGGTAAAATCGGAAATGAGATCGACGTTCCTGGCTTGAAATACAAGACAATAACGGTAGCTCAATTCACTGACACACAGGATACATTCGGTAAAGACAAGCCGATTCAATTTAAGATTGATGGCGAAAACTCACTTACCGTTGCATATGGTGGATCAGTTGGTACAGTTATTCATTCTGCTAACATCAAAAACTATGTCGCTGATATCGATCCAAGAACTGGATTCAGACTGAATCGTGATACCGCGATTTCTGCTGATGTTTCACTTGGTAATAAAAACGTAATCGGAACAAGTTTTATCAATAAGACTATTAAAATTTCCGATGAAGGTATGATTACCGAAATCGATGGTGAAGTTTCTAAGATTCGCATGGCAATCGACGCGAAATATACCGGTTATTCTGCTGGAAATATTTTGATGACTGAGCTGGGTGTCTCTCGTTATTTGACTAACGATTATGTCGAAGTTGGTGATAGCAAAGCAAGTGCTGCATTGAGAACTCGCGGCGATGATATGCGTTCCGTTAAGGTAGTAGTTGGTACAGGAAACACGCTGTATACAGTGTGGCACGACGGCCTAGACGCACCGAAAGATGGAGCTATGTACGCACGTAAGGACGGCATCTGGACTGCATTTAACCCAGGTGGAGCGGGCGGTGGATTAGCAGATGATGCACCGGACAATGGAATGCCTCATGTTCGAGTTTCTACTAATGGAAATGCGGTATGGGAAGCGTTGGGATCTAAAGATATCAACTTGAGTCCTAACATCGGTATTAAGTTCAACACAACAGATCACGGTCTTGTGTCTGCATTTACTCCGCTGTCTACCGGTGCAATTAGCATTGGTTACGACAACAGCAAATCGCCTATTACGTTCAAGGGTAGAGTTCAAGGATTCACACTTGGAAACGAACAAGCTTTGATGGGTCTAACGACTTCTGATGAAGTTCGTACCATCGTTAAAGTTGACTTCGAAAACGACATCATGATTGGTGACGAAAATACTGCCGTTTATTTTGGACGTCAGCCGTTCGTTGATTTTGGTGGTGCTTCGCATAGAGTGTGGCATGATGGCATTGATGCTCCGTCAGATGGAAGTTATTATGCACGTAATAACGGAGCTTGGCAGCGAGTATTCAATGGCGTTGATCCAACTGCCGATGTAAATACTACAGGAGCGTTCAAATCTAGAGGCATGAATATTGGTTTTGCCGAACAAGTTGGCGTTGATTATATCGTACAGATTGGTCAATCAAATCAATATACAAAACTCAATGGTAAAGTTATGGATATTACTCTGGCACAGCCAGTTGAAAATGGACAGACTTCCATTAAGGGCATGTTGAAAGGTGCTGAACTAAATGTTATTGCAATCAAAGATAACGTCGCTGGTAATAGTCATGTTGTTGTTGGTGATGCTTCTACCGAACTGCGAATGAATTGTAAGGAAGCTTACATTAACGGAAACACCGTTGTTACATCTGCATTTGATGTTCTAACCGATGATAAACGTTATTCAAGACGCAATGGCGAGTGGGTACAGAGTTATTACTACGGTAACTTTGCGACAAACGCACCTGCTACTCCGGTCGAAGGCGATGTATTCTTTGAATTCGTAAACTAAGGAATCAAGATGCCAATTAGAATTGCGGATCAAAATGGGGAGCTGCATTATGCAGCCCCCAAAATTTACAACGGATATTGGAGAAATGCCGTTGCGTGGGTATATTCTGGTGGCGCATGGCGTCGAACTTATGACCCAAAGGATGAAAACCTTTTAATCAATAGTCGTCTATTGAATGGTACTGATTACTTCACATATGCTGATGGTAGAGTTATTGGATTTACTCCTCCTGGATGGAGTGCATATTCAAACGCCCCTCAAGTCGGGGGAAATGCTTATGCGTATTATTCTAACAGAGAGGATGAATACAGTAGATCATACACATTCAAAGCAGCTAGTAGTCGGATGTTTTTTCAGACTCGAATTTATGTCCGTCAGGGAGAAACGTATAACGCGAGCGCGTTTGTTCATTCAATCAATTTGCAAGTAGGTAGAAAATCGTTTGATATTTTCGTCGATGGTGTCCCAGCTAACAAGCAGAGTGATTATATTCAGATGTTGACACAGTTTCCAACTGTTCCGGATTTGAAAGCAAACACTCGGGTTCAATGTGTATTCAGAGCATTGAAAGACTGCTTGGTACAATTCAATATCGGTGTTGGTGTCGATTATAACGATAGTGGTGAGATTCGTATTAGTCAGCCGATGATCAGCAAGTCTAGCACATTGCTATCATATCAGCCAACTCCTAAAGACACCAACTATAATGCGATCATACTGAAAGGCACATATATGAAGTTGAACAAACAACTTCCTCCATCAGCTGGAACAAATCACATTGAATCGAGTGTTCAGTTGTTGGATAATGTGTCTGATAAAATAATGATCGTTGGACACAACAATGATATTTCTACTTCTGGCATCGGAGTCGATATCAAGAAAAATACTTTGTTTGTTATGGCAGAAAACGTCATTACACACGAAGCCGCGATTTCATATAAAATCCCGTTGAATCAAGTGTTCGGTGCCGGTATTTGGTACGATGTATCTGGTGGATATGTCAAGAATATCAGATTACACGCAAACGGGGAATTGATCGCAAGAATTAACGAGACAACTTCCGTTGTTGCTGCAACCAACTTCGTGTTCGGTAGTTTGCAGTACCCAGTGGATGGGCTCATAGTCGAGCAGTTCGGATTGTTCGTGAATGGAAAGAATCATATTTTCAACGTCGAAGAAGGCGATGGTAATATTTCAAGCGAAGTTCCAAGCACAGAACAATTAAGTGTATCGTTTGGATCAGATGATACAAAATACGAATGGCTAGGCGCATTACTACCTAAAGTCACAGTTAACCCGAATGAGGAATATATTGCAACGTCCGGCATGAAGGTTGAGCTTGTTTCGTCTGGTAGTAATTATGACACGATAGAATGGAGAACTCAATATGGATCAATTGCTAACTCGAATTCGAATAACATCGAAATTACAGTAGCAGACGATTACGATTATGGATTGCTTTATCATGCCGTATATCGAAATCGTTTCGGTTCAGTGAGCACAACAACAACAAAAATCTCCGCATTCCCAACTCCGAAGAGACTTATGTCCGACGAGAATGGCAATCAGATGGGTACTGAGGACGATAAGTTAATCGAAAACCAAAACCCATAAGGAGGCTATATGCCTACAGTAAAAATCTCTGACCTACCTAGAGCAGATGGATTTGTTGGGAATGAGTTCGGACAAGTTATTCAGAACGGCGCAAATAAACGTGCCGTTATATTGTTCGCTGATTCTAATAACAAGTTTGTTATTCCTCAAGGATTCACAGTCAGCGCGGAAACAAGTGATGATATCGAAAACGTAATTGAAATCGCTCCTGATGGAAAATCATTCTATCTTGGTCCAAAGTCAGATAAGCCTGTTATATCAGCAGACGTATCCGGAATGGTAGTTAAAAACATAACTGTTCCAAACAACGTCGCATATTATGGAATGACGACAGAAGGCGAAAGAAAAGAGTTGATCAAACTCGGAAGCGATAACAATGTAACGATAGGAGACGGCAAATCTTCTCTAACTCTAGTTCAAGGTTCAAATCATGAAATTTCCGTAAGACGCGAATCTCTGCCTGGTAAAGCAGATTGGTCAGATTATCGTTTGATCGATACCGGTATCTTTAAGGACTATTTCGTATTGCAGATGAATTCTATCTATACCCATGGTACAGATGAACCAAACGACAATGACGGATATCCAGACGGACACCTTTACATCAAATATTAATTAAACGGCGGGGAAACTCGCCGTATCTGGGAGGGATAGTTTTGTTCATCAAAATAAATAACAAGCAAGTGCCGTGTGAATTTAGATTAAAGGTAGATGGTAGTTATAAAATCGGAACACCTTATATCAAAGTGAACGGCAAATATCAGCCCGTGAATTCACAAACAACAAACTTAAAGCTGAAAGGCTAAGGATCTAAAATGCAAGCGATTATTCTGTTTATTCTCAAGAGAGTCGGCACCGAAGTGCTTTTGCAGATGCTAAAGCAGTTGGTAAAAATTCTTGAGAAGCGTATCGATAACAACTTTGGTTCAGATGACGTCGATGCTATTGAAAAACGTGTTGAAGTAGCAAAAGAGCCTTCCGCGACACCGATTTCGCATCCAGGTAAAGAATAAAAGGAGGGGCCCGGGATGATGACCAATAACTACGTTAAAAACCCGAGGGAGTTGAAAGACCTGATTTTGCGTCGCCTCGGCGCTCCGGTTATTCAAGTTGAAGTGACTGAGGATCACATTTATGATTGCATCGGTCGCGCTCTCGAACTATATAAAGAATACCATTATGACGGCTTGAATAAAGCCTACATAACTGTTAAATTAACACAGGAACAGGCGGCAACTGGATACATTGACGTATCAGCTTATCCAATTTTCGCTATCACAAAAATAATTCGTCAGAAGTCAATGCTATGGGGAGGTCTGGGTGGCGGTGCTACTTTGAATTTCTTCACTGACTTTTTGACCACGTTAGGTGGCGGACCACAAGGCATTAGCTATCATGGTCCATTCGGCGCACTTGGCAATATCGGATTTTTCGCACAGTTTCAGAGTTATCAGAATTTGATGATGGATCAGCTTGACCCGCTCCCAGACTACTGGCTAGACCCAGTTAATGGCGTTGTTCAGCTAACCGGAAACTTCAAGGAAAACGATCTGGTGATTATGGAAGTTCATATTCAGAATTTCGTCGAACTTGAACGGTCAGTTCGTGGTATTGCGGGTTCTGGAATGACTGCTGGCGGGCCAACTAGCGCGAGCACTAGAGATAAATGGATGAATCCATATTCCAAGATATCAGCAAACGTCGCAGGACAAGCTAGGAGCGAATTCCCAGACCAAGGGTGCTACAATGTACGATGGGTGAAGGACTTCGCCACCACGCTAACCAAAGAGATTTGGGGCGAGATTCTAGCTAAACATCAAGGCATGGCATTGCCCGGTGGTGTTACTGTTGACGGTACTAGACTGATCGAAGAAGCTAGACAAGAAAAAGAAGTGTTGCGTCAGGAGCTAATGCTCTTAGAGGAACCACTTCCCATCCTAATGGGGTAACAATGTTCGCAAGAAATCAAAGCATGTTTGCCCAGCTCGAAACAGGAGCTGGGTACAATAAGACTTATCAAGAAAGCGTATTAAATCCTTATGTGAATAAGCATGATTATGATCCAACGCTAACATTACAGGAAATGTTAGTGGCTGAATCGGTGCAAATGAATGGTGTTGAGGTATATTATATTAGACGTCAGTTTGTAAAACTAGATCAGTTATTTGGAGAAGACTTACAATCCAAGTTTAAGAAGGCATATAAAGTCGCTATGTATTTGGAAAGCTTCGAAGAATATAGTGGACAGAGGGACTTTTTCTCAAAGTTTGGTATGCAAGTTAACGATGAAGTTAGCTTTACAGTCAGTCCCAAACTATTTGAGCACCAGACTGATGGAGAACGAGCGAAGGAAGGGGATTTGATTTATTTCCCAATGAATAATAGCTTGTTTGAAATCACATGGGTAGAACCGACGTCTCCTATGATCAAACGCGAGAGATTGGCAAAGTATCGTATCACCGCACAGAAATTCATCTACAGTGGCGAAGAAATTAAGCCTGAGTTTGATCCGAATCGCTATGTTCTTGATGATACCGATCCGTTTGCTCAAGTTAAAGCACTTGACGGACGAATGGATATCAATCTCGACGAGTTCGAAGAGGACGACGCAATCGATGTCGAAGCAGATACGTTTATCGAGGAGTTCGAAAACATTATTGGAACTGGTACTCCTATTGCCGAGCACAATAAGCCGGCTCCAGCGCCAGTTGATATGAAAAATGTGTTCGATGATCTAGAATCGTTTTAACAGAGCCCTTCGGGGCTCTTATACGTTGCGCATGACTCACATATTGTATTGCTTTTGATTCGTCGCAGTGACAGATCAAAACTGCCGTGTGATTTGCAGGTCACTTGATATTGTGTACTTTCGCCGGCCCATCCAGATACTTGTCGAATGGTATATCCATGTCGTTTAGCATAGTCGGAAGTGATCTTGACTGCAAGATGTTTTGGCTTTTTCTTTTCGATGCCAATACAGACATCACATTTCGGTTTACCGAACATGAGTTCACCTATTTTGTTGAACGTCTGATGTCCATTAGGACAGATCAGAACAGCTTCGCTTTGACGATGCCACTCCTCTTTTACCGGAGCAAGATGCAGACTATAGCCATGATTCACAATCGATCTCATAGCCAAAATCTCGCGTTGTTTAGCGTCGAACTTAAAGCGACGGTCACACCAGCAACGAAGCTTAGGTATCTGATTGAGATACGCTTTGAACACAGGTGTGCCTAACCAAGTTTTAGTAGCGCATTCACTACAGGAACAAGCATACACTTTATTGCCGTAGCAGTCAACATGATCTAGTGATAAAATTTCGAGGTGATTGATTTTTGTACCAATTATGTTCATAAAGTAGACTCTTCCAGAAATCGAAGATCGCGCCGTAGGCGCTAACTCATTGAAATATAAGAAAAAGACAAAGTAAATTCTCATTAAAGTATTATAAGAGATTTTATTTTCTCTTTTTGTTACATTTTATTAACATCTAGCGACTAGCGTCGCAGTGTAAACACTAAATACAAGTAAAGGAGGAATAGCATGTTTGGCTATTTTTATAACAGTATTACAAGACGTTACATCGTTCTTATGGCACAACTGTTCAACGGTGTTCAGGTAGCTAGAGAACGAGACGGAAAAGTGTCGTACAACAAAGTACCAATCACCTACGCTAGTAAAGAGCGATTTGTATCCAAATTAAACAGCGTGAATAGTAACATGGACGAGAACGGTATTGCAAGAGTTGAGACGATTCTTCCTAGAATGAATCTCACTCTCGTTGACATGGTCTATAACCCGTTGTTCAAAACCGGTGTTAACGTTCGTTCACAATCATTAGGTGCTGGTATGTCAGTATCAAGACAAAATCCAGTCCCTTACAAATATCTTTTCGAGTTGTCAATCGCGACTCGATTTGAGGATGATATGCTGCAAATAGTTGAACAGATTTTGCCATATTTTCAGCCCAACTTTACAACAAAGATTACCGAACTACATGAAAGCTTAACTCCTATTGATCGTGATATTCAAGTCACTATCCAAGGACTTTCTATGTCAGAGGATTTAGAAGGACCATCAAGTGAACGTCGCAGACTTCAATGGGATATTACATTTGAACTTGATGGATGGCTATATCCTCCTGTGTCAAATCTCAAGGGAGAAATTAAGACGATTTATCTTGATTTCTTTTCTAATAAGACAGAATTAAAAACGAGCGAGGAGAATTTTGAATCGGTTGATTTCGAAGTTGATCCGCGCACTGCTAATAAAGAAACATGGGACGGAAAATATATCGAGACCGCAAGTCAGAATATTCCTATTCCGAAAGACCCAGAGAAACCGGGACCGAGAGGTAAAAAATGAGTGATATGGATATGGGCAAGCTGCTTGATTTAAGCGGCTTGCCGGGCATGAACTTCGACGATAGCATGCCTGTTGTATTTGAGCCGACGGTGCTTGAGCCCGTCGAATCTCACCCAGCCGAGAGATCGAAAGATCTTGAAAGCGATTATGATCTTGTTCGTCAAACGCTGAACTTCCAGCAACAAATGCTAATGGCGATGGGAAAAATCGCATTAGAGAATGCCAAGAACTCAGAAAGTCCAAAGCACGTTGACGCATTCGTTAACTTAATGAATAGCATGACTAACGTGTCTAAAGAGATCTTGAAAGTTCATAAAGAAATGGGCGCAATCACCAATGAAACCACGAAGACTAAGGACGCGCCGTCTGAACAGAAGCCGACAATGAATATCGAGAATGCTACTGTGTTTGTGGGAACTCCTGCCGAACTTATGGCAATTGAGGGAAGTCAATCAGAGGCGTTGTCGCGTGATAAGCAAGTAATTGAAGGAGAATCTGAAAATGTCGTTGATGCCTGAGGAAATGCTTCCACCCGAAAAACTGAAAAGCATGGTAGTTAGTTTTGATATGCCGCTTGATATATTCGGCGATGACGAAGCAATCTATAAACAACAACCCAACGGCGAATTGATTATCTATGATGATCGTCGCGAACGTGTTATTAGAAAAATAAAAGAGTGCGTTTACTATAAGAGCCAACACGATAATCGTTGGTATCCGGAATCATATGACATTTATTCCGAGTTGAATCGCATTCAGAAAATGAATCTACAGGGTAAGGACTCAACCGATTTTAGAACATTCAAAGACCGTTTCAATAAACGGACTCGTTATCTAGGTCTGCCAAACTTAAAACGTGCTAACGTCCCTACTAAGTGGACGAAAGAAATGGTAGAGGAGTGGAAGCGTTGTCGCGATGACATCGTTTATTTTGCTGAGAATTATTGCTCAATCGTGCATATCGACTGGGGTGTAATCAAGGTCCAGTTGCGCGATTATCAGAAAGATATGCTCCGCATTATGAGTACCGAGCGTATGAGTATGCACAACTTGCCGCGTCAGCTTGGTAAAACTACCGCAACTGCGATCTTCCTTACTCACTTCGTCGTGTTTAACGAGGCCAAAGCTGTTGGTGTGCTTGCGCATAAAGGCGATATGTCTAGAGAAGTGCTAGAACGAACAAAGCAATGTATCGAGCTCCTGCCTGATTTCCTGCAACCTGGAATCGTCGAGTGGAACAAAGGTAACATTGAACTTGAAAATGGCTGTTCAATTGGCGCTTATGCAAGCTCTCCTGATGCAGTTCGTGGTAACTCTTTCGCTCTGATCTATGTGGACGAGTGCGCGTTTATTGAAGGATTTGAGGATACTTGGAAAGCGATTCTGCCAGTTATTTCATCTGGTCGTAAGTCACGAATTATTCTGACATCTACTCCTAACGGAATTAATCACTGGTATGATCTCTGGGAAGTTTCTCTAAACTCAGACAAAGGCTTTAAACCATATACCACGACTTGGATCACCGTTAAAGAGCGTTTATATAATGGCGCCGATAAATACGATGATGGATTTGAATGGGCAACCAAGCAAATTAACTCCTCAAGTATTGAAGCGTTTAGACAGGAACACTGCTGTGTTTTCATGGGTACCGCTGGTACTCTAATTAATGGGTTTAAACTTACAAAGATGATTTGGGATGAAGTGAATAACGAAGACGGTTTTTATTGTCTTGAAAAGCCGGAACCAGATCACAAATATATTGCAACTGTTGACCCTGCCGAAGGTCGTGGACAGGATTATAGTACGATGCAGATCATAGACGTAACTGTTTATCCGTATCGACAAGTTGCAGTATATCACTCGAACAAGATTTCACCACTTCTGTTGCCTAGTGTTATTATGAAATACGCTATGGAATATAATAATGCATGGGTTTATGTTGAGCTAAATAGTATAGGAAATATGGTAGCTAAATCCCTGTTTATTGATCTCGAATACGAAAATGTAATCGTTGACTCAAGCAAAGACTTGGGAATGAAGCAAACAAAGACAACTAAAGCCGTCGGCTGTTCCACACTTAAAGACCTTATTGAAAAAGACAAATTGATTGTCAAACATAAAGGAACTATTCAAGAGTTTAGAACATTCGTCGAGAAGGGTGTTAGCTGGGCCGCACAGGACGGCTTCCACGACGACTTGGTTATGTCTCTGTGTATATTTGCTTATCTCACCACTCAAGACCGTTTTGGTGACTTCATAGACGCATCCAGAAACATTGGCGCAGACGTATTCCAGAAAGAAATGGAAGATATGCTAGAAGATTTCATGGTTGGTGCCATTATTGACGATGGCATAAATACATATGAGGTAGACAACCGAGATATGAGTTTATTCGCATCATAAGGAAAAACAAATGACATTACTTTCTCCGGGTGTAGAGACCAAAGAGATTAATTTGCAGACCACTATTGCAAGATCTTCTACCGGACGCGCTGCGTTGGTAGGTAAGTTCAACTGGGGTCCTGCTTATCAAATTCTCCAAACAGTCTCAGAAGTTGATCTAGTAGATAAATTTGGTCGCCCCGACGATCAAACCGCTGATAGTTTCTTTAGCGGGGTCAACTTCCTGAATTACGGAAACGATCTGCGTATCGTCCGTATTCTAAACGAAACAAGTAGCCGCAACTCTTCACCACTGTTCGGCACACTGAGTTATAATATCACCTCTCCTGGTGTTGATTATAAAGTCGGTGACGTTGTAAACGTACTGCAAGGCGGTGCTGTTGTTGCGACTGGTAAAGTTACCGTTGTAAGTGCATCTGGTGGTATCGTTGCATTCTATGTTCCGACTGCTGCTATTATCGAGAAGGCTAAAACCCTGAACGATTATCCTGCACTAGACAATGCATGGCAAATTCAATTTGCTGCCGGTGGTCCTGGGTCTGGTCAAGCCGCAACTGCAACCGTTGTTGGTATTAACGAAGACTCTAACATTTTCGTTCCAAATGACGAATATGCATTCTCTGCACTCTCTGAACGTAGCGAAACCAAACGTACTTTCATTGATGTATGTGAAGAACAAAAGATCCCTGCTATTGCCGCTCGTTATGCTGGTAAATTTGGTGATAATCTGAAAGTTGCAATCATCGCTTATAAAGATTATTACAAGTTCAACGAAGCTAAACAAAATATCGGCGTGAACACTCTTAACCCAATTGTTTATCCAAGTGGTCTGAGCTATGGCAATATTACTCCGAGTTCATTCTTGGAATTTGGCCCGCAGAACGAAAATCAATTCGCTTTCATCGTGTTTAATGACGGTGTTGCTGTTGAATCTCGTGTTCTGAGTACCAAGCCAGGTGATCGCGACATTTATGGTTCTAGCATTCATGTAAATGAGTATTTCGGCAACGGATATAGCTCATTTGTTCAGGGTATTGCTGAAAGCTGGCCTGTTGGATTTACCGGTGTTCTTGCTTTCGGTGGTGGTACTTCTTCTAATCAGGCTATTACTGCTGGCGAATGGATGAAGGGTTGGGATATGTTTGCTGACCGCGAACACACCGATGTTAACTTGCTGATTGCTGGATCAGTCGCTGGTGAAGGTGCCAAAGTTGCTTCTACTGTTCAAAAAGCAGTTGTTGCTATTGCCGACGAACGCCGTGATTGTCTGGTACTGATTTCTCCTCCTCGCGAATATATGATCAACCAACCGGTTGCCACTGTTGTTCGTAAGATGGTAGATTGGCGTCGTGGTGTTACTCAAGCTGGTGTAGCTCTGGACGATAATATGAATGTAGGTACTACTTATTCATCTATTGACGGAAACTACAAATATCAATATGACAAATATAACGATGTAAATCGTTGGGTTCCGTTGTCTGCTGATATTGCTGGTCTGTGTGCTCGTACCGATACAGTTGGTCAGCCATGGCAATCTCCTGCTGGTTTCAACCGCGGTCAGATCATGAACGTTATCAAGCTGGCAATTGACACCCGTCAAGCGCACCGCGATGAAATGTATCAGAACGGTATTAACCCAGTTGTCGGATTCGCTGGTCAGGGCTATATTCTGTATGGCGATAAGACTGCAAGCCAAGCGCCGACTCCGTTCGACCGTATTAACGTTCGTCGTCTGTTTAACTTGCTGAAAAAATCAATCAGCGAAAGCGCAAAATATAAACTGTTCGAACTGAACGACGCATTTACCCGTGCAAGTTTCCGTTCCGAAGTTAGTGCTTATTTGGACACCATTCGTTCACTTGGTGGTATCTATGATTTCCGCGTTGTGTGTGACGAATCTAATAACACTGCGTCGGTGATTGACCGCAACGAGTTTGTGGCAACTATTCTGATCAAGCCGGCACGTTCAATCAATTACATTACTCTGAACTTTGTGGCAACTGGCACTGGTGCAGACTTTGACGAATTGGTTGGAAGCTTCCAACAGTAATTCACCGAGGGGCGGTAAAACGCCCCTCTAAATAACAAATAAGAGGACGATATGGAATTAACAGATATTACCAAAGCTTATTCCAACGGGGACTTCGCTCGTCCGAACTTATTTGAAGTTGAAATTCCTTTCATGGGCAAAGACTTCAAATTTAAGTGTAAAGGTGCTTCAATGCCTCCTGGTGTTGTTGAGCCGGTTCCTGTTAGCTATCAGAATAAGAAAATGAAACTTGCTGGGGATCGTACTTTCGAAGACTGGACAATTACTGTCTATAACGACGAGGCACATAATACCCGTCAGCAATTTATTGAATGGCAAAACTTGGCACAGGCCCTGGATAGAAATATTCTGGGTGAAGCTCCTGCTTCATATAAGAAAGAGGCTACAGTTCGTCAATTGGATCGTAAGGGCAAATCAACTCGCCAATATACTGCATACGGTGTATGGCCGACTAACATCGCAGAAGTTGCATTGTCTTGGGATCAGAACAACGAAGTAGAAACTTTCGAAGTTACCTTGTCTCTGGACTGGTGGCAATAATACGAATGGGCGTTAATCGCCCGTTCATTAATGTCTCTTTCCAAGACGTCTAAATACAGTCAGAAGGAGACATTAATGAACCAATTTTTACTAAAGCTTTTGCAGCCGTGGGCTAAATCAGACGAAAAGAAAGTCGAGATCGACATTAGCGACCGCATCGACTCCTTCGCTGTGCCCGATAATGCGGATGGTGCAATCGAAGTTGACAAGCTGATTGATACAACTGCTCCTAAAACGGCAGTAATTCAGTCGGTAATCGGATATGTTCCGAAAATTCAAAACACAAAAGACCTTATCAATCAGTATCGTAGTCTGTCTAAATATCACGAAGTTGATAACGCAATTGACGAGATTATTAATGATGCGATTGTTCAGGAAGATAATCGTGATACCGTATATCTCGATCTAGATAAATCTAAATGGTCTGAAAGCGTAAAAGAAATGGTGCGCGAGGAATTCAGAGAGATTTTAAATCTTCTGAAATTTGAGCGAGAAGGAAAACGCCACTTCCGTCGCTGGTATGTCGATAGTCGAATTTATTTCCACAAGATGATTGACCCGGAGCGTCCTAAAGAAGGGATTAAAGAACTGCGTTTGCTTGATCCAAGAAACGTGGAATATTACCGTGTTAATCTGAAATCGAATGAAGCTGGCACATCTGTTTATAAGGGAGTGAAGGAATACTTCACGTATGCAGCACAGGATGATAACCGATATGCGATTGGTAATAACTCCAACTCTCATGTAAATATACCAGTTAATGCCATTGTTTATGCTCATAGCGGCAAAGTAGATATTGACGGTAAGACCATTGTTGGTTATCTGCATAATGTAATCAAACCAGCTAACCAGCTTAAAATGCTTGAGGATGCGATGGTGATCTATAGAATCACTCGCGCTCCTGAGCGTCGTGTTTTCTATATCGACGTCGGTACAATGCCGAATAAGAAGGCTACGCAACATCTAAATAACGTTATGCAGGGACTAAAGAATCGCGTTGTTTATGACAGTGCAACAGGCAAAGTCAAAAACAGCTCCAATAATCTGGCCATGACGGAAGATTACTGGTTGATGCGAAGAGACGGTAAAGCAACTACCGAAGTCTCCACGCTTCCTGGAGCGCAATCCATGGGAGAAATGGATGATGTTCGTTGGTTTAACCGTAAGCTTTACGAATCGATGAAGATTCCGCTTAGTCGTTTGCCACAAGAAGGAGCTGGTGTTACATTCGGTGCTGGTAGCGATATCACTCGCGATGAATTGCAGTTCACTAAATTTATTCGTGGACTACAGCAACAGTTCGAGCCTATTTTCTTAAATCCGCTCAAGACAAACCTTATTTTAAAGGGTAAAATGAGCGAGGCTGAATGGGATTCCGAAGTAGAAAATATTAAAGTTGTTTTTGCTAAAGATTCCTATTATGAAGAGATTAAAGACGTTGAAATTCTGGAGCGTCGTGTTAACCTAGTTCAAACCTTATCTTCGGCAGAAGTAACAGGTAAATATCTGAGTCATGAATACGTCATGAAAAACATTCTGCGTATGAGTGATGAAGATATTAAGAGCGAACGTGAGAAGATCGACGAAGAAAAGTCAGATTCTAATTACAAAAATCCAGATGACCCAATGGAGGAATTTTGATGGATGAATTTATGAAAGCGGTACAAGACGGAGATTTCGTCGGTGCCAAAGCTGCGTTTAACAGCGAAATGACGGCAAGAACTGCGTTTGCGGTACAGCGCCGTCGTGAAGAAATCGCGATGTCCACTGCTCCGATGTCCGATTATACATGTGACGATGAATAATAATAGCGGGAATAACTCCCGCTAAATAAACTAAGAAGGTGACCAAATGTCAAAAGAAATTGTACTGGCAAAATGGAAAGCTTCCGCACATAATCGCATTATCGAATCGGAAGAAGAATTGGAAATTCTGAAAGACCTGATCGCCGAGCGAAAGCTAATTGTAGGTGACAGACTGGAAGAAATGAAAACTTCTCTCGGAGATGTTGTTGACACCGTGCTGGAAAACATGCTAAATACAGATGAAGCAATTGATGCACTCGCTATGCTGTCTTTGCAAGAGAAGGAAGAAGACCTTCAGGAAGTTATCGTTAAGCGCGTTGATGCACTTGGCGTTGTTACTCGAATTAAAGACCGCAAAACCCGTGAGCGTCAAGCTACACAAACAACCGGACTATCTAAAGCCGCTCGTCGTCAAATTGCCCGTAAAGCAGCGAAGACTAAACGCTCTCACCCGAATATTACTCGGAAAGCAATTCGCAAGCGTAAAAAGGCAATGAAAAAACGCGATCAGATGGGACTCTAAATATGTCTGTAGAATTGCTTGTTGAAGACTGGGGACAACCCGGTCAGCCCGGCGACGTTGGAGTCGTCGTTGAATCAATTGAAAGCGACGGTAAGCTATACATCGAGGGAACATTCATGCAATCCGAAGTCGTTAACGGCAACGGTAGAATGTATCCTAGAAAAGTCTTGGCAGAAGCTGTCGCTAAATACATTAAAGAGCAAGTGAATACACGACAAGCACTCGGAGAACTCAACCACCCGCCCCGTGCGAACGTTGACCCGCTACATGCAGCTATCATCATTGAGAAGCTGGAAATGCGTGGAAATGACGTCTGGGGACGTGCCAGAATCATCGAAGGCGATTATGCTGAGGGTGATAAAACGGCTGCACTGATTCGTGCTGGATGGATTCCTGGTGTTAGTTCGCGTGGCCTAGGCGCTGTCAAGCGTAATAGCTACGGTATTAACGAAGTTCAAGAAGGTTTCAAATTGACCGTTGGTGTTGATGTTGTGTGGGGCCCAAGCGCGCCAAACGCATACGTTAAGCCGGTGGTAGAATCTACTACGGTAGAACCTGTCAAGAAAGCAAATCAAAACTCTGCATTTCTTGCATTGGCGGAAGCGCTGGAAAACCTTAACTAAATATATGTATAATCCACACACCGAGGAATAAAAATGCTTAAAGATCAATTGCTTGCAGAAGCAAAAAACATTACCCTTGGCGTAGAACTGGACGGCATTTTCGAGTCCGTTGAACTGGCACCAGAAGTTAAGACCAAGTTCAGCGCGGTATTCGAATCCGTAGTCAAGCAACACGCCGCTAACCTGGCTGAATCTCACATCGCTCAAATCGCTGAGGAAGCTGATCGCCTGGTTGAAGAAAAGTCTACTGAGAAAGTAGCACAACTGTCTGAGCAAGTCAATAAATATTTCGAACATCTGGTAGAAACTTGGATGGAAGAAAACAAACTTGCTGTTGATAACGGTATCAAAGTTCAGATGTTCGAATCTCTGCTGGGTTCCATGAAAGCTGTATTCGTTGAACACAATGTTTCTGTACCGGAAGAGTCTGTTAACGTTGTTGCTGAAATGGAAGAAGAACTTCGCGAAGCTCGTACCGAACTGAACGTAGCACTGGACAAAGTTTCTGAACTGAAAGAAAGCATGATCGCTGAAAAACGCGAGCGCATTGTTGCAGAAGCTACCAAAGACCTTACTGAAATTCAGAAGGAAAAAGTAATCTCCCTGTCCGAGGGAATCGCATTCGGCGATACCTTTAGCGACAAGCTGACTGCCATTGTAGAGATGGTAAGCGCGGTTAAACCGCAAGAGGCACCTGTTCAGATCCAAGAAAATCTGAATTTTGTTGAGCCGGAACAAACTCAAGAGCCTATCGTAGAAAACAAAGAAACTACCGTTAAGCCCTCGATTGATCCGTCCGTCGCTGGTTACCTCAATTTTATCTGATACTAAATAATATCAGATGATGATTTGATTATCTAACTAATTTTTTCTTAATAAGGAATCTAAAGAATGTCTAAGAAATCTCTCCTGAAAAAATGGCAGCCGCTGGTCGAGAACGAAGGTATGCCTGCAATTGCTTCTATGAAGCGTAAGGATATCGTTGCTCGTATTTTCGAATCTCAAGACGAAGATATTTCCCACAACGAAGGCGGTGTGTATACCGACCAAGTAGTTGTTAACTCTATGATCGACGTTAAGGGTCGTCTGGAAGAAGCTCGTCTGGCAGAAGCAAACATTGGCGGTGACCACGGTTACGATGCTACCAAAATCGCTTCTGGCGAAACCTCCGGTCAAGTGACTAACGTTGGTCCGGCTGTTATGGGTCTGGTACGTCGTGTTATTCCGCAACTGATTGCGTTTGACATCTGCGGTGTTCAACCGATGACTTCTTCTACCGGCCAAGTGTTCACTCTGCGCGCCATCTACGGTGGTAACGCTCTGGACGCCAACGCTCGCGAAGCTTTCCACCCGGCTTTCGGTCCTGACGCTGATTTCTCCGGTCGTGGTGCTCAATTCGATATCGCTGAATTTGCTCGTGGTACTGCTATTGCTACCGGCGCATTCGCTAAACTGCACATCGAAGCTTCTACCGGTGTTCAAGCTGGTACCAAAACTGTTCAGTTCATCAAAGACTATGCTATCGACGCTCTGCCTGCTGATCAAGTAGAAGCTGGTCTGGCTTACAAGTGGCTGCTGGCTAACGGTTACGCTGTAGAAACTAGCTCCGCAATGGCTACCGCTTTTGCTGAACTGCAACAAGGTTTCAACGGTTCTACCGATAACGAATGGAACGAAATGTCATTCCGTATTGACAAACAAGTTGTTGAAGCTAAATCTCGTCAACTGAAAGCTCAATACTCTATCGAAATGGCACAAGATCTTCGCGCTGTTCACGGTTTGGACGCTGATAGCGAACTGTCTAGCATTCTGGCTAACGAACTGATGCACGAAATCAACCGCGAAATGGTACTGTGGATCAACGCTACCGCTAAAGTTGGTAAAGTTGGTTGGACTAACATGCACGGCGGTAAAGCTGGTGTGTTCGACTTCCAAGACACCAAAGACATCCGTGGTGCTCGTTGGGCTGGTGAAAGCTACAAGGCTCTGGTAGTTCAGATTGACAAAGAAGCAAACGAAATCGCTCGTCAAACTGGTCGCGGCCAAGGTAACTTCATCCTGTGCTCTCGTAACGTTGCCGCTGCTCTGGGTCACACCGACATGCTGGTAACTCCGGCTGCTCAAGGTGCTAACACCACTATGAACACCGATACCACTTCTAGCCTGTTCGCTGGTGTTCTGGCTGGCAAGTATCGTGTCTATATCGACCAATACGCTGTTGAAGATTACTTCACCGTTGGTTACAAGGGTAGCTCTGAAATGGATGCTGGCCTGTACTACTGCCCATACGTTGCGCTGACCCCGCTGCGCGGCTCTGATCCTAAGAACTTCCAACCAGTTCTGGGCTTCAAGACTCGTTACGGTGTTAAACTGCACCCGATGGCTGACTCTATGCAGAACAAAGGCTTTGCTAAGATCAGCAACGGTATGCCGCAACACACCAACATGTTCGGTAAGAACGCATTCTTCCGTCGTGTTCTGGTTGCTGGTGTATAATCACTAATCTAGCACACAAAAAGGGAGGGCGCAAGCTCTCCCTTTTTCGTAATAAATACAGTGAGAACTATAGGGAGCTAAAATGCTAAAAGACTTAATCGCGGAGTCTAGCGGATCATCTGGTATCGACGCTGGACGCCCTTCACTGGTAGCACTTACCAGAAAAACACAAGATTTGATTTACAAAGACTTAGTATGTGTTCAGCCGACTAAACATCCCATGGCTACCGTTTACGGTATGCGTTTGGATTACGTTGCGAAAGACGGCTCTGTGTTTGATATTCAACTGGATCACAGAACACATGGTGGTAAATTTAAAATCGGATACACCGGACTGGCTTCTCCAGCAACAAATAACGTGGTAGGAGATCAGTTCCAATATAATTCATATGCATTCGAAGTAATAAAAGCGGGCGATTACGTAACTGGTTACACTACAGAAGAAGATTATCACCGATCTATGCTTCGTGGAGATTTGCGTCTGCTGTCTGATGGTATCGATTATGCTACTGAGCAAGACGGACAAGAAATTGTTCCAGAAACTCAATTCGTTTTGAACAGATGGTCTGCGCTAGTTAGATCTCGCAAAATGAAATGCCCAATCACCATTGAACTTGTTCAGGATATGGAACGAGATGGATTAAATGCCGATAACACAATCGAGGATTTGTTGGCAACATCAATCGCGACTGAAATCAACTCCGATATTATTTCCAAACTAATGTGCGTTAGTACGAAAGAACCGGAACTGAGTCTAGTAAATTATGAAACGACTTATTATCAAGGTCGAGAACTTATTACTAGAGCTTGCATTATGGCATCCGAGATTGAATGGTATTCCGCATTCGAAGCCACATATTGCCTTGTTAGCTATAAAGTTTATGGTATTATTCTGGCGAGCGGACAAGTCGATGAACGCGGATATATCAAAGGCACCAAAATGAAATTGATGATGGATAGTAACGCTATCGTTGATTATATGATGGTAGGAACAAAAGTTGATGGCGGTGAAAATAGCATGGACAATGCTAGTGGAGTATTCTATTCACCATATCAAGAGGGCGATGAAGCTGGAACTTTCTTGGTAACATCTGAGCCTGGTGCATTGCAACCAGTTGTTGGTGTAATTTCTCGTTATGCTCTGAGCTGCTTCCCGGATTACGCTGATGTAGCAAAGAGCGCAAAGCCGTCTGGTGAAGATTGGCAGAAAGTTGCGAACAAAAGTATTTTCGTTCGTTTGACTCCAGTTGTTGTAGAATAAGGAAAACAAAAATGTCAACATCAATGTTTAACTCTGATCATATCTCTACCCTGATCGCGGAACGGATTTTGAATAAGTCCCCTGAGCAGAAGAGACAAGAGCAGCTTGCAGAAGCTAAGGCGCTCAATGAGAGACGTTTGGAAGACGGCATCGTCAAGACCCGTGCATTCCTATCAACTCTTAGTGAAGATCAACGCCAACGCTTCCTAAGCAGCATCCGATAAAAAAGCCCGTCAATAATGACGGGCTTTTTTTACATCAAGGTATTCACGATTGATACAAACATTTCATCTTTGATTTTTTGCTCGAACGGAAGATCTTCGTAGTCAACTAAACAAGGATGAGTTTTCAGTTTAAAATCTTTGACTTCTCCATATTTCCAGCCGTTTTCTATCTGGACACGTTTCCAACATTCATGAGATTCTGCTGGAGTTCTATCTGGATTTGCCATGATTTCTTTTACACCGATTATGCTTGAATTCCTCTGTGCCTCTTCGGCATCTTCCCAATGCTTAATTGAGTTATCGCCAAGCAACAGACAATAAATCCGATTCATTTCGTGGCATACCCGGGCAATTTGTTCAGCTTTCATTTCTAAATTCCTTCTTATAGTTATTACCTACAAGTATTTATTCAAGAAATGAGCCTAGGTCCCGACGTTCCAGCTTATATTCGATATCCGGTACGTTAATACCGAACTTATTGCAAAACTTTTCCATATTCTGCTTGTGTAGCAAATTGAAAACCGGTATTCCGTTTCGTTTTGCCAATGTGACTGCCGTTCTAGTTCCACCCTGAACTATCTTATTTCTTTCTTCCGCATAGCAGATCACCATATCGCTTGGTGTTTTGAGATCTCTCCCTAGTACCTGATATGCATTGCGAACATGCAACCATTGCGAGTAGAAATCTAGATATTCAAAATGAGGCAATATACGCTTGACCATTTCTTCCGCTTCGAAGAAGTTTTCTAACTTGGTAACGTTTATTCCCTCTGGATACTTATCGTCCGGTCGATATATTTCGGCTAGTTCTGGATCGTAATAACGCATCCATTCATAATCCATGCCTATCGCTCGTCCTGAGCGACCTATCCATCTCCTCTTTGAGAATTCACTGCCGATTTGATTTACTGCTGGGAGAATGATCTTGGGTGGGTATCTCGTTCCCACCAGGGTTACAATTTTTCTCATGACACGATTGACAGATTATCACCTCGATATTGAATTGATCCATGTTGACTTTAGCAGAAGCGGTGCCTTCATCGACACCGCAGATATCACACACGTATTCCAATGTTAATCCTTGATTTTGCAGCGAGTCAGAACAGTTTGTTTTGTGCCCTTATATTCGCTATGTTCTTTGACAGTGCCGGTAATCTCAAACTTATCACCAGCTTCATAGTTGTATGCACCACTTGCAAACCAAGTGAATACGTTGCCATCTTTGGTTACCATGGTAATTGCAGAGGAGCAACCATAGAAAGTGTCAAACACACGACAGGAAACAACAGTTACCTCTATGTTACGGAGACGTTCGCCAACGTTGCCAACGTGATTGGATTCGATTTTGACGCTTTCCTTTGCTTTGCGCTCAATATCACGAAGATAGCAATAAACAGCAGAGGTAGCGATGCCAAACGCTTTTGGAGAGACGTCTCCGTTTTTAGCGATCTGCTTTACGTTAGCAGCGTAAGAGCCATCGCCAAACGGCTCGATATTTTCCATGAAAGAGATAACGTCCGCAACTTTGCTTTCGTACTCTGACACACAATCACCCACTCGAATCTCGGAGCGTGGATTACCGAACACATTGGCAACAACATGCTTTGTCGGCATTGCGTCATAGTCGTTTTTGTTGTAGCCGTATGTTTTGATTGCATACATGGCAACACAAATCACGCTAGCCAAGTCCTGGTATACTACTTGATTGAAGCCACCGCGAAGCTCTCCATCATCCATATTGTTCAGCTCGTCGAAAAAGCTTACCAGATTTGATGGTTTAGCGTGACCCATGTAGTTTTTCAGACAAGATCCGCCGACTTGCAGGTATTCTTTACCGTCGGTGACGATGAAAGTATTTGCACGATACCGATTGGTATTGCAGTGGTCGCAACGACATTTCAGGTCAATTGCTGCCGAGAACTTAGCTGGCAGAGGACGAACGGAGTAGATCAGGTTTTCTTCGTGATCGATTTTTGCAACAAAGGACCAGTCGCCGATCATCTTCGGTGCATCGCCAATGATTTCGATGATCATGGACTTGTAGTGACCGATTTTCATGCCATTATCGTCGATGATATCTACCAGTTCGGTTTTCACGATTTCATAAGTCGGAGCGGGTACACCCAGCTTACCAGCGATTTTTGCCAGTTTAGCCATTTTCTCTTCGAACTTACCCATGAAAACTTCATCAACACGAATAGTCATGATCTCTTCCTCATTGTTTGTATGTGGGCCATTATACAGACCCACATATTACAGTCAAGCTTTTTTGTTTTCGAACTTCCAGACTTTTCGACGTTTTGCCTTTCGAGCGTTGCGAGCGTCTTCCACTTCGGCATAGATGTTCATGATCTGAATTTCGGTCATTTCGAAATTCTTCATTGCTTTTTCCATGCCAAACTGTTCTACCGCAAAGTGAACGGCAATCTTATCTTTGTTTACCATGTTAGCCCGCCAGTGCTGCCGCGAAAGCCATAGACATTGCAGTTTGCGGCTGTACCGGTTTCACAAAATTGGTACGCTTTTCCTGCTTCTTAACCGGAGTGTAAGTCCACACTTTACGACGCTGCACTACCTTCACCGGGATTTCAACCGATTCTGTCGGATACACTCGATTATTACCGTTAACCACATCGGTTTTCATTACCGGGATTTCAACGGTATCGGCAGCTTCGTTGTCCTCGTCGATCACGGTGATTGTCTTAGCAGCGACGCGAGCGGCTTCCACTTCTTTGATCCAGCGAGATACGGTACTTGCGGATACGTTGAGTTCGCGAGCGATTTGTGCCTTGGAGGTGCCATTTTCGTTCATGAAATGGGCTTTGATCTTGGTAGCGTTAGTCATATCTAGTTCCTATGTGATCGATTGATTAAGCGGCTTTCTTCGGATTGTTGTATACGTACTTGGCACGACGCTGAACTTTACCAGCAAACTGAGCTTCCAGTTTAGCAGCCACTTGTTCACGACGCATTTCATTAACTTTGTCCATGTAGCGACCAACAGTGCGAGGGGAGACATTCAGCTCGCGAGCAACTTGAGCTTTGGTTTTGTTGGCGGCGGTAACTGCGAAGTAGGCTTTGATTTCGACGTTTTGCATGATGTATTCCTCAGTTTGTTTGTTTGATGAATCGCGTTTCGCGTTTCGATGTGGTCATAATAGCAGGTACGGATTTCGATGCAAGCACTTTTTGAAAAAATTATAAAAAAAAAATCCCGCCGGAGCGGGATTCTTGTCACAGGTAGATCACAGACGATTCGTGGATTCCATCTGGGGAGATATGAACAAACATACTGTTGCGGGGTTCGCGAACAACGACGCGCATATCGGACTTCTTCATCAGTTCGGCAACGAATTTCTTGAAATCGCTACTTTTTTCTGATTTCAGATCGGCATATTGTGCAGAATCAATGCTGCTAAACCAATAGCTGTCATTGACATTGCTCATATTCCATGCCCATGGATACTTATCGCCGACGACATCAAACGCCATTTTGCGCTGTGATGATTGCACAATCGGAGATTCTTCTTCGATTTCTTCCTCGATTACTTCAACCGGCACAGTTTCGATTACTTCTTGTTTGATTTCTTCTGTGGATTCCGGTTTTTGTTCGACGATGGGTTCCTTAGTATCAGCTTCTTTCGCTGCTAATGCATCCTCGATTGTTTTAACCATATTGTCAAAGCTCATACTACGCTTGACAACTGCACCAACTTCCAGCGCATATTTTTCAAGCTCAATCTTGCCTTGCTTGTCGCCTAGTGCGCGGAATGTTTCGATCTTTTGATAATCGACCATTCTTTTCTCCTTGTTAAAAGATAGCCCACATCGGGCATATCTTTATTTAGAAGAAGTGGTGATACTGACTATTTCTTGACTCGCGAACGATTACCTTGCCGTTCGTCTGGATGTAATAAAGCATATCCATCAGGAAGTCTTTATCGTTGCCGTCATATTTCGGAACGTTGATTTTCCAGTCTCGTGGCTGTTCGGTGATCCAGTCGAGAATCCAGTACGGAAGATTCATATAAGCATCTTTACCGTATCCGATCAACTCAGTTTTCGGCTTATAGTCGTTGCCAATATGAACAACATGATGACCAGAAGAAGGAACATCACCGTTGCCGATTTGCGACAGGATTCCCATCGATTCTAGAACACCCATGTTAACTCTGGGTGTAGATACGTCGATCACTTGTGTGCTAATAAACTCAGGAACGGTCATTGCATGAATGCCTTCTTCCGAAGCATCAACCTTGTACTCACCCACGGGTGCATCGCTAAGATCGATAGGACACGCGCCAACGCATTCCTGTTCAACAACAATAGGTTCGTCAGCGATATCAGGTGGACCGAAGCTAGTTGTTTCTGTGACACCATTAGCCATTGCGTCCAGTTTGTCCATGATAAGACCAATTTGGTCTTTCAGGCTAATGCCAGTCTTGGCAACTTTTACGCCATGCTCTTTACAATACTTCTGAATTGCTGCTTTCGCTTCTGCCGCGGGCAATTCATCGCGGTATTTGAAAATCTGCTCAATATCGATCAAACTGTGATATCTCCATGTTTTTGTGCAATCTTGTCGATTGTATCGACTTCTGAAAGACGAAGTTTAGCAAGCTCCATCATTTCTGTAAACACCCGGGCCTCATTTTCGATAAACTTGTCGGTATCAATGATATAAAGCTCATTGAAATATCGCTCGGTAACACGCTTGCGAGTTGGAGTATTGACAATCTCCCGACCCGGACATTGAACAAGCTGAACATATGCTAGATTCTTTGTGTACGTTCTCCCGTGCTGGGTGACTTGTTGCAAGTTAACAGCCCGAATGATGTAAAACTTGAAACCTTCATTTCCCTTATGAATCGCAAACGCACCTGCACGATGGTGCTTATATCCGTTATCGCTATTCGATTCGAGAATAGGATAGTTATGATACCACTGCTTGCGATCATTGTAATTAATTGACACGATATTTCGTCTCCAGTAAATGTTTAGCGTAATACCCGGCACCACAAATCGGCCCAGCGATCATTACCATGATTGTATAGGATGTCGCAAGATCAGGTATTCCCATATTATACAGAGATACCACGATGATTGCAAAGACATATCCCAGCATAGACGCAATCATGCCGTTTGCGCCCATGCAGTATTTCTTGATGAAACGGAGAAACTTTATCACCAACTTACCTCAATATAGCTGTTATCAAGCTGATTTGATGCATGATGAATCTTCGCTTTGTAACCGAGTTTGTTTAATTCGTCAATAACACGGTCTTGAACCGGATAAGGAGGCATGCTAGTAGACGTCGCGGAACGACGACCACTCTCCGCTGCTTTACGAACTGACTTTTCAATCACTTCAATCATATACCGATTGATTGCTGCCATGCCGTTTTCATCTGACAGTTTACCAGCTTCCATTGCGTTAATCATTTATCACCCCATTTCAGATGTACGATTGTACCAGAAATACCATGCGATCTTGTGCTTGCATAATCAACAACGACTTTATAACCAAGCTCACGGAGAATATCATATACATATGGATTGATATCTTTGATTATGTCGTCCGTTACCTTATAAGTATACAATCCTTTCTTAGCAGCAGTCTCGACCGCAGTCAAGATTTTTCCAACACAAATATCGGCTTTTCGAAGTTTTTCTTGGTCTTCAATATCGATTGCTTGCTTTGTCAGATTCGCCGCCGTTTCTGCATTCATGTTTGCATAACTCTCGATTAGATCTTGTTTATTCATGTTATCTCCAAATGAGGGCCGAAGCCCTCGAATTGTTTTACCAATCTCCGTCGCAGATAGAAACCCAGTTCGGACGAATCATGTTACCGATTTCGGTATTAATCAGACGCATAACGCGACCAGCTTCATCTGCCGATTCTTTGACGGATACGCCGTCGAGTTCGTCGCGCTCATAGTCTTTCTGAACGTCTTTGGACATGAGTCCCAGAACTTTACCGAATTCGTTGGTCTTCGGAGTGCCCATTTTAGAAAGAACGTTCTTGAGGCGATTATCAGTGATATAGCGACTGATGTCAAGAACGAGTGCCTTATCCTTTTCGGAAAGTTCTTTCACTTCTACTTGAACAGCGCGACCCTTACCGGTTTCGCTCCATTTTTCGTTCTTGCATTTGATCGCGACGCGATTGCCGTTACGGAAACGAGCTGCAATAGCTGGTTTAGCAACGTAGCCCTCAGCGATGTTAGTATCACCAACACGAATCACAACCGGCTTGCCTGCATTTACATCCATAACAACAGATTGCAGATCTACCGGGATTTTCATGATTTCAGCGAAAGTGCCAATCTTGAGCAGTGGTGCAGTTTTCAGACCGGCGGCATCACACATTGCTGCCATGTTGAAATCGGCAAGAATTTCCATTTCTTCGTCGCGATGAACCATGATGTCGAACACATAGAAATCTTGAGGACCGTATTCTATACCAGTTTGAATCCACTTGCCGTAGGACATGATACCAGCGTATTCGCCAAACACCGCGATAGTTTCGCCGCGCTCGACCATACCATGAGTAATCATGATCTCATACAGGTCTTTGATCTTGCGCTCATAGCGGGCAACGATTACCTGATGATCATAGAAGCTAGACGCTTCACCAGCGAGGAAGCTAGAACGCTTACCAGGCAGAAAATCAGTACCATCGAACCACATAGAGAAGTTAGTGCCGTGAATCTTCTCACGCGCTACCCACAGAGTCTCGGAATCAGCGTGGCCTTGCTCTTGAACAGCGAAAATCACTTTTTGCTTGGTATGATTTTCCATTTCAGGATAAGATTTAAATTTCATGTTATTTCCTTTTCTTTCGTTTCTTGTTGCGATTTGAGTTGATGTGACCAATATCTTGACATTCTTCCTGAAGACTAAACCCTTTGTTCTTCACGCTGGATCGATTTGAGTAGATTGGTCTAACTTTTGTAAAGTGTATACCTTGTCCACTCTTTGCGTCAAGCATTTTTCGTAAAAAGTTTTTGGCACTTCGTTCGTCGTTACTTCGTTTTGTATCTACATCAAATGCGGCCTTCATGCCCATGACCACTAGAATACCAACACCGAACAAAAGTAGCCCGTAGTCTTGTGGGTCTACCATAATGTTTACCTCTTGTGAATAGATGACCACTCTACACTATGAATTTCCGTTTGTCAATAAAAAGAAAAGGGAGAGTTCCCGTGCAAGAAACTCTCCCTTTGTAACAATCCATTGTAGATACACTTTTATTATTGTTCTTGTCTATCTGTTCTCTGCCAACTATCCGTGATTGGCGCTACCTCACCCGGTCTGCGTTGATTTTGTTCAACTTTTCTAGATAGATCATCTATTTTAGCTTGCATTTGATCTAGGAGCTTTCGATCCTCTATCGTTTTTGCATCACCAACTTCCTTAGCATAAAGCATTGATTTAAGTTGGGCGTTTTCAACGTCGCTGTGTGTCGGTAGCTTGGAAATGTCGTCCTTGAGTGATGCCACCGATTGGTCAAAATGCGCAGTGATTTCCTCTTTCAACTTGTAATCGCGCTGATCGCCGATAAACGAGTTGTAAGCGAATACCGCACCCCAAATGGTGACAAACATCGTCAAGGTTGAAACGACGTTTTCTTTTATATTCAACTACAAACACTCCTTAACCGTAACTTGTAATTAAGTTACACGCTTATTTATTGTTTATGGAATGCACAATTTCTGATACAATCCCATTACACCTGCTAAATAAGACAATAAACTGTTAGGAACTGTTCAATGCATGTTAATGTAAAATTCAGAGACCACAGCAACGCCTTTATTGACTGCGATAACTCAATTTTTATGGAACTTCGCAGTTATTTCACCTTCGATGTTGACGGCGCACGGTTTAATCCCAAGTTCAAATACGGTACATGGGATGGTAAAATCCGACTGCTATCAAATGAAGGTATGCTGCCTATTGGTCTAGTCGATACCCTGGTACGGTATTGCAAAGATAATGATCTTGTCTGTAATGTTGACCCAGAATTCAAGCCAAGTCAAGAAATGACTCGCGAAGAATTTGATAAATGGATCGATGAACTGGAAATTTATTCCGGTCAAAACAAAATCAAGCCTCACTGGTATCAAGCTGATAGCGTATTCAACGCAATCAACAAAAACCGAATGATCGCTAACTTGCCAACTTCTGCTGGTAAGTCTCTAATCGCTTGTTTGCTTACCCGCTGGTATCTCGAACGATACGAAGGCAAAGTCCTCGTGTTGGTACCAACCACCGCTCTGGTAGAGCAGATGATCGGAGACTTCGACGATTACCGCCTTATCCCGCGCAATGCTTGTTTGGGAGTCATGGCAGGTACACGCAAGAACGGTAGTGAGCCAATCGTTGTTTCTACATGGCAATCAGCCTGTAAAATGTCTTCCGACTGGTTCTCTCAGTTCGGGATGATTATAGTTGATGAATGTCATTTGTCAACAGCAAAAGAGCTAACAACGATCATTAAAGGCATGACCAATTGTCGTTTCAAAATCGGCATGAGTGGTTCACTTCGGGACGGCAAAGCAAACGTTTTGCAATACATCGGTATGTTCGGTGATGTCTTCCGACCTGTTACCACTAAGCAGTTGATGGACGATGGACAAGTAACCGATCTTGACATTAACGCCGTGTTTCTACGTTATCCAGATCATGAAACGATTCTGCATAAAGGTAAAGCATATGCCGACGAAATCAAAGTGATTAATGGACACGCCAAGCGAAATGCTTGGATTTGTAGATTAGCGTTGAAACTTGCACGGGACAGAAACGAAAACGTTTTAATCATGTTTAAGCATGTTGCACATGGTAAATGGCTATACGAAGCTCTGAAAAAGAAATATGGCGAGAAGGTGCATTTTGTCAGCGGTGAAACAAAGACTGATGACCGCGTTAAGCTGAAAGGCGACGCTGAAAACGAAGATGGATTGATCATCGTCGCTAGTCTCGGTGTGTTCTCCACTGGTATCAGCATTAAGAAATTGCACCATGTTATCTTCGCTGCACCAACTAAGTCAAAAATCCTCGTGCTCCAATCGATAGGCCGTGTTCTCCGCAAACATCATAGCAAAGACATAGCTACCCTTTGGGATATCATTGACGACATCTGTGTTAAGCCTAAGAGCTCCAACGCTAAGAAGAAATATGTCCACAAGAACTACGCTTATAATCATGGATTAGAACGAATCCAACGATACAGTTCAGAAAACTTTAACTATAAGATTAGAGAGGTAGAACTTGAAAACACTTAATCAATTCCTGTGTGAAGCAGAGGAGAAAGCCCGCGTAGCAATCGAGGGCTTTCTCGATAAGATTTACAACTGCAAAACTGTTGACGGTGTGAGCGAACTGGAGAAATTCTACAGTAAGCGCAAAACCGAGGTAAACATCAGCGATTCGGAAGATATTCAAATTCGCGACGCACTGAGCGGACGAAAGAAAGAGATCGAAGCGCAAGAAAGTGCCGATGCAGAAGGCAAAAAAGTTGACCTATGAAAAAGGGAGCCGATGGCTCCCTTTTTTATTTCCGGAATCTTGCAGAACCATGAAGGTTAAGAACACTATCCTTTTTATCGTACACTGTAACGAGTTGATCGCCTTCGCGCACAAGATAGATAACCCGGTCGCTTACGTAGAAATCAACTGGGTTATATCCATGACGTTCGTAAATGAAAGTCATGAAACGGGTATTGTTCTTGATACTCGACTCAAGTTTGCTTTTGTAGAAATCGCGAGAAATCGCAGAAGCAACCGATTGACCTTCGACAAGCATGTCGGGGAAACGCTCTTTAAAGCGGGTCAGAACGTGGCGAGTGAAATTAACCTTCATGTTCATAATTTATTCTCCAGCTTCCAGTTTACGACAATCGATGATCGCTCTTAGTGAGAATCCACGTTGACGAATTGCTTCCATCGCTTGTCTACAGAAATCCGCTTTGGTCTGACACATTTCGACCGCCGCATTAATCTTTATCACTTCGCCATCACCGGCGATTACGGTTTTCAACTCAGTGGGACTAAAGACATCCAAACAAACATCTGTCTCACTTCGTCCAGTATAGAACATTAATCGGTCACGTAAAGTCTTTTTTCTTTCCGCATCATGCTTCATGATTTCCCGATTAATGTCCGCGAGATACCGGTTCCATTTTCCGTATAGAACCGGATTCTCAGACACTTCTGTTTGAACCGCAGTGAGTTTAATAGGCAGATCTGCCTTTAACTCTTCTTTCAGTTCGTCTAGTGTCACAGCAGCTCGATTTCCTCAACGTCGAACCCACCAGTGCTTTCGCTAATCTGAGTACGTTCTTCCATATACCGAGCACACACCTCGGCGTGAACAATCTTACCGTCAATCGTCACGGTGCGATCTGACGGAAGAATGTGCTGTTTACATACTGCACACTTTTGCATTTAAACTCCCATTTCTTTGCGAACAAGAGCGCCATCAAACATCTTGCCTTGTTCTTGAGCAGCTTTCTTACAAGCGCCCATAACTTGACCGATGTTGGCACCACTCATATTTACGATGATATCACGGATATCGGCAGAGTCAAACACTTTTGGCAGATAACCTGTATAAAGCTGACGTTCAATCAATAGCATCATGAGCTTGCTACAATCTTTGAGCGTTTCCGCAGCTTGTTCAAAACTGGTAATCTTGTGTTCGACATCGACAGTCTTGATGGTTTCGTCCAGATTCTTGACGAACTTGCGGATTACTTTCAGCACATCTTCATCGGATGCAGTTGCGTTGCCAGCAGGAGAGGCTTCGCCAATCAGAGTGGTCAACGCGCTGATCTTCATTTTGCCGATATCGGTAGTGCGGTCTGCGGATTTGCGGGCAGCGATTTGATCTTGTTTGATTTGTTCAAGCAGAGACATTTTTATTTCCTTATGAGGGGCAGTAGCCCCTTAGCAATACATTACCCATTTCTGGGCGCGAGTGCAACCGACATAGCCAAGTTGCGTTTGAATTTCGAACTGTGCAAAGTTCATATCACCGGTATAAACACAAACGCCGATGACAGTCGTTCCTTGACTCTTGTGGAAAGTCGATGCACCAAGACTCTTGGTATTAGTGAACATGTTTTTCACTTCCCAGAAGATTTCCCAGTACCGAGTTGTCGCTTTACCCTTACCCATCGCTTTGTACTGACTAGCAGCATAGGACAGAGCTTCGTCAAGCTGTACCTGACTGTTGGCGTCCCAGACAACAGAGATTTCTACCTCAGTTTCCGCGTCAACATCATCAGTCAGATCGACCTCGGTACGTTCGACCATCATAGTCGCGACTTCGATTTGCACTGGATCTACCATAGGCAAGTTGATGTATCTCGACTCGCGCTTAATCGATCCTGGAATGATCTTAACAGTTTCTCCGTTGTTAAGCAATGTTTCGGTGAAAGTTTCTCCACCAACGTCAGTTTCACGAATAACCGGCTCTTGCATAACGAGATATTCGCTATCGATGAATGGCTCGGTAGTCTGATAGACTTGCTTTCGGATCACTCGGTTGAAGCTGTTCACGACTTCATTGGTATAAGCCAGCATTCGATAGTTTAGCAGATCTTCTGGTGTTTTAACCTTAGATAGATAAACTTTCATCAGATTGGCAATATTCTTGACATCAAGAACACCGGTTCCAGTTTCTTTATCCCAATTCGTCTCGAACCAACCTCCTTGACGAATCTTAGTAGCTACCTGAATGATTGGATTACCCGCTTGTTGACGAACAATCGTATTCATTTCAGACAGACGGAAACGCTTGTCGGTAAAGAACGGACTAATTTCACCAGGTGCGTGACGCACGGGCTGGATTTGATGTTTATCCCCGATGCCGATAATCTGACAATAAGGATGCACGGATTTCAGTATGATTTCAAACAGATCGTTATCTACCATACTTGCTTCATCGACGATTAGATACCGAACTTCGTTCAGATCTTTTTTCGCCTTATCGCTCTTTGACTGTTTGAACTCCCGAACGTCTTCATATGTATCCGGGTGAATCTTCATGATACTGTGAATCGTGCTTGCGGTATACCCACTCATTTTGCTAAGAACGATCTTAGCTTGGTGAGTTGGCGCAGACAGGATAACACCACCATTATTCTTTTCGATCAGCTTCTTGATCAAAATCTTAGTCAAGAACGACTTACCGCTGCCAGCAGGACCAGATATCGTGATATGCGAACGGTCATTCAATACCGCATCAATCGAACGTTTCTGGCAGTCGGTAAGTATAATTTTTGCTAATAGGCTTTCTGCCTCGCTCATTAATACTCCTCTACGAATTTCTGGACGACATCTGGATCAGTATTCTGAACACAGAAATAAATCTGACCGTTGATGTCGAATGTAAACGGACTAAACTCATTATCAATATGAGTTACCCAGATATCACCGATATCCAGACCAAACAGTTTTGCTCCATGCTTTCCTTCGAGGGAATCGCGCATCGCGTCAATCAGACTAACGATGTCCACATCTTCCATTTCGCCGTCTTCGCCAACGAAGGTATAAAGTTTAATCGGGAAATTACCGACTTCTTCTACCAGGGTACCAACGCGACGACGCAGATTGTAGGCAATGATTGCTTCGATGTTTTGCATGATAATTCCTCTAAATAGTAAAATAAACAAACGGAGTATTCAATGAGTATAAAAGATATGCTGCTGACTGAGGCGTCTCCGCTCCCGTATTCGGCAGTCAAAGCAACAGTAACATCATCAACGAATGATATTTGGACATTTACTGTAGCAGGTAAAACTTTAGGTGTCAAAGCAAATAGTCTCAGAACATCTGGACTCACTGCTTACAGAAAATCTAAACTACCATCAGTATTTCACATGTTCTCTATCGATGCAAGTGGTAAAACATCGAAGACAGTTAAAATGATTCCGCAGGCACCAAATGTGATTGCAACCGTTGCTGAGATTATAGCAAACGAAACTCACGATAACAAGCTAAATGATGTAGTTATTTTCCGTGTTCCTGCTTCTATGGGACGCGCGGAAACCGTTAGCTCACTGATCGCCCGCTACATCAAAAAGTCCGCTGTTCCTTTTGAACAAAAGGGCGTTGTTAATGTTGGCGAAAAAGGTTTCAACTATGTTTTCATGACTCGCAAAGGCAAGTCTCCTACCGTCGCAGAAGTGTTCGGTATCAAGGACGAAGATGTCCAAAGCTTGACACTGGATCAAATCGACGCAAACGAAACAGCAGTGGAAGAGATTGTATCGAAGATTGAACCAAAGATCAAGCTTGCTGTGCCGTCTAAGGTGAAATTCAGCGAAATTGTTGCAAGTGCACCTGCTAACGATAGAGTAATCGATTTCGAGAAGAAAAATCCACCGATCATTAGAACTTTTGATGCAACAAAGCGTCCAGAATTTAAGATGTCTGAGCTATACGGGCTGTATTATGAACCGGACAATCCCATAATGGGAGCTAAAGACTTGTCGCAAGAATTCAAAGCCATGGCTCGTGGTGGTCTAATGGACGCAATTTCATTGAACTCTATGGCAGATGCAACGGAAGCTAGAGAATACGCGCTCAAGATCGTCGAAATGGGGATCACCATGGCCGACTTTTTGCGCAAGACTCCAAAATATGAGGAAGTTAAACGATTTGTTGAAGAAGAAGTAACCGGCAACGAGAAAGAAGCGATTAACATCATGGACGCCATATTTGTTAGCGGCATCGTTGAGGGAGTTAGCGTTCCTATCACTCGTTCTTATCAGCAATACAAACCCAGTATGTCAACAGCAAACAAAAAAGCGATTGAGAAATATTGCGGTCAAGGATTTACTGCAATGAATGAGTTTCTAATCGAGGGCGGAACAAGTTCAAGCGTTGCTAATATCATTCAAGAATTAGATCTCGCTTTCATGGAAGCTGGAGTTAGAGTTGATCCAAAGCTAACTGTTTATCGTGGTTCTCAATTGAAGTCAGAGGAAGCAAGTTCGGCAGCGAAATCCAAGCTATTCTACTTTAGATCGTTTGTCAGTACATCATTGAATCCAAAAGTCGGATTTACGTTTGGTGGAAACGATAAAGCAAAAATAGCCAAGATCATGACCGCAGCGGATCGAGTTGAATCCCTGGAAGGGAAAACTATGGCACACGAACGTGTTATCGCGGCATTCATGATCAATGGTCTAGATAGTATACCAGTTCTGATTCCAGGGGCCCATAGTCCATTTGCGGCTGAGTGTGAGATTATTTTGCCTAGAGGCACAACAATTCGAATCAATGACATGGCAACAGCAAAGGTAAATCCATTTGATTCGGGTGTATCTCACATCGTATTTGAGTGTTCGGTTGTTCCCCATTCCGAGATCAGTATCAACGAAGTCGTTTATGATGGCGACGAATTTGCCGAAACAGGAAGACTTGTTGAATTCACCGAATTCTGTCGTTCTTCTAGCATTATGACAGAAGCAAAGAAGAAATCAAGCAAGGAACAAGAAAGAATGGACGCTGCGGTAGGATTTATGACTGCGGTTAACAGCGACGCATTCACAAAGCGTTTGACTAAGAAAGAAAAAGAAGAAATAGAGCGCATTGCGGCAAAATATTGCTCGCGACTGATCTAAAAGGGAGCCCTCGGGCTCCCTTTCTTTTTAACCGAAAAACTTCTTGACTGTCTTCTCGTCGAATGCTTCATCAACACGATTCGCTTCGGTTTTGTCGATGCGCCGCAGTTTGATGATTGGCAGAAAGAAACTGACTTCCGATTTCTTTTTCTTGTTTCGAGTCAGACCGTTACACTCGATTTCCCAGATAGAACCGATCAGTTCATCTTTAATTGACATCAGATATTCGCGATCAAGTTCGTCCCGTTGACTGAGTGGGATAGGAATCCACTGTTTTGTCTTCTTGTCCTTGACTTGAGTTGTGTCGGTAAAACCGGAGCCACAGTTACAAGTCACCAAACCATCGGCAGTTCGAATCGTGAATCCACCAACTTTATTCGGATCCTTTTCGTGTTCGTACACGGCAATTACCTCGACGTCAACACGAACCTTTTCTTTGAACTTGACCTGATCCTTGCTACGAGTGTTCTTCCACAAGTTGAGACCACATTTCAGAATGATCCCTTCGTAACCAAGGTCGCGATAACGACGGTATACCGCTTTGGCTTCGGCCAGAGTCGTTACCTTAGTCTGCTCGATGATCTCCACTCGGAAGCTATCGCAACGATTCACAAACGCTTCCAGCATTTCCCGACGCTTCTCAAAATAGAAGTCTTTCGGACAATCGCGCTTGCCATAGTAAACATCGCGCGGAATAATATCCCAAACTTGATAGACGATACAATCTGCCTCGTCATCCGAGATGGTATTTTTCAGGCTCTTATTTACGATGCCGTTACCTTCTTCGCGGTCGGATACATCCTCAGACTTTTCGAAGTCGTCGGTATCATCTTCCATCAGCGCAGACAGCCCAGTCGGCTGAACTTTCTTACGATAAACCAGCTCACCATCGATAACCCAGTTTGACATACCGCTTTCAGCAATTGCCGCTTTCAGCTTGTCCAGTCCAAGATACTCATTACCACTGCGAGAATACATAGTGACGGTATCGGAATCGGCGTCGATATCAGTAAAGCAACGCGCACCATCGGCTTTCAGTTCAGCGATTGCATGACCACGCTTGATGATAGCGGCAGACAGAATATCACATTCGGGCTGTGCCAGCATCTGCGGCTGTTTCGGACAGAGGTCGTCCCACACTTTGTTAGCGATAGTTGCACCTATGCCGATTTCGAGGTCACGATACATCACACGACGCACAACCTCATAATCCTGAGCGTTGCCCATAGACAGAGTTTTTGCCAGTTCTTCGATTGCAGCGTTACCGGTCAGTGCGCGAGTCATCAGATAAGTTTCGATGAACTCGAAAGATTGTACCAAAGTTGTCTTATTGTGGAAGTTAGCCACAATCGGGAAAGTCTTTTTGTTGATACCAAAGTTGATTTGCTTGTTGTAAGCAAACTTGAAACAGGTACTCAGACCAGGAAAATCTTTATGATGTTCCACGATGCTTTGTTTCTTGTTCGTTGAATCTTCGGCAGCGATTGCTTTCAAAATGTCGAGTGCAATAAGCATTTCATTTCCTCTATTGAATGTGGCACCATTATAGCAGGTGCCACAGTCTTGTCAATCAGTGAATCGATGGTTTTTGATAAATGATATCACCCGCGCCAGTGCTAACGTCGCCATGAATGTAACCGCCAACATCAACCGCACCAGCGCCAGTTTCTACGTTACCATCAACGTTGCCACATATGCTGATATCACCCGAACCAGTCTCGACATCATGGACGTTACCTCGAACGGTAACATTACCAGCTCCAAGGTTCACGAATTCACAGTTGCCTTGAATCTCGATGTTGATAATCGGCGAGTTGTCAATCTCGACACCATCAACAATGACACGCTTGCCGTCAATCACCAGATCTCTACCGACGATATTCTTGCCATTAACGACGATGTTACATTGTTGAACTGTCTTTGCTCTTAGTGCTTTAATAGCACGATTCCATAACCCCATATTAACCTCTGAATGAATGCGACCGAGTAATCAGATCGCAAAGATAGTCGTTTGTCACTGCATTTGAACCGGTATTAAGCTCATATTCAAATCCAGTCTTCTGATATGCTTTGAAAACATCGATTCGATTTTCATGTGCTTCATTCGGAACATAAGCAACAGCAGTAATAGCGTTGTTTAATCCCGGCTCACGAAATTCAAACATTTTAGTTTCATCGCAGTTGTATTCCATCAGACGTTCGAGATCATTATGGTCCCCGCCATTCAATAGCACCAGTGTCTCATGTTCTACTGCCCAACGCAACACTTCTTTTGGAGGCTGTATCATCATCCGTGCGATAGCGTGAGCGGCTTGGATGCCAGCTTGTTTATCTCCGAGATAACGATTGATGAAAACATAACACTTCTTCACACGATTTCTCCCATATAAGAAACATCGAATTTCGCGAAGAAGTGGAATCCGTTGTTCATGGTGTATTTGACGACGAAATCCTGAGAAGGTAGAACTTCAACGATCTCCCGTTGAACAGTCATACACTTAACCATTTTGTCACAAGTCCAAGCTGGCATATGCCAACGTTGTGCTTTGTCAACATCTTGGATGTTATATTCATTGCCAAGATCTAAACTACCGAACTCTTGTACCCGAGCACCAGCTTTAGTCACGCGAGTGACAATACCGTAACCGTTACCAGAGTGAGCTACCAAATCGCCAATTTCCAACTTGTTACCAAATAAGTCAACTTTGGTAGCAGTCAAGCTAACATAACTACCGTTTACTTTCTCTCTCAAAATAGGCATTAGATACCGTCCAGATCTTCGTTGATTGATTCTCTCGCACTCAGGATATTGGCGATTTCGCCAAAACCGGATACGTCATAACGACTTGTCATACTCGATTTATAGCTTTTGTTTTGTCCACGCAGTACATGAAACTTCGGTACGTCAGCGGAAAAGACGGTATGGAATGTTTGCAAGTGATGATAAAGATCATCAGCATAGCCTACAACATTCTGTTCGCCGTATTTCTCTTTTACGTGAAGGAACATTTTACGCTTAGATTCGTGGTGATCACAAGTCAAAATTTCTTTAAATGCGCCAGGAAACAGCACATTGAGATTTGACATTCGATTAACACTGACTTGGAAGTCAGAGCCAATAGCAGTTGTTGCAACGAAATCATATTTTGATTTCAGCTTGTTAACCCACAGGAGCGCGTCGTCATATGCTTTCAGACCACGAAACCACTTTGAGTTATTATACATGCGGATCAGATTTTCGCCATGCTCTTGATTGCATTGGAAAATCTCTCCGGCTTTACGGAATCGTTCATCGATAATGAGATCGATTACAACGTCCGTCGGAATATTGTATTCAGCACAGAAGAACGGCAGATTGGAAGCCCATGAGAGCAAAACGCCGTCAACATCAGTGACGAAAATTTTCTTTTCAGATTGTAAGATCATGTCTTGCCTTAAGGAAACGCGAGTCGTTTCCGGTTGCAGAATTGGATATAGGGTTGCCGCAGCGGTCATAGGTCACCGTAAATGACGATTGTAATGTGAAGTAGGTAACGACGATGTAATCCTCGGTATAAAGAACTGCCTCACCATTTTCATGCTTTCGGTTAATATACGCTTGATAAATGAACGAGTCAACAGGAATCCCATCGATTTTGTAAGCTACCGACATTTGTAGATACCGCGCTTGTTACCATGTTGCAACCAATGCGGAGTTTCTCGAAACGCGCTAGTGCTGAATTCAGCCGGAGATTCCCAAGTCAAATCGTTGATCATGCTGATGGATTGAACGAGTTGAATCCGGTTTTTCTTTTCTTCGTCTATTTCTTTCTGGAACTGTTCGACTTTATCGGCTACTTGTTCGACGCTCAGTTCCATGTTTTCCATCAGAACTGTAACACGTTCATCATCCATCAACGCTTGAATCAGCGCGGCGCGACCGATTGGTTCACCGCCAACAATAGCGATCTTAATCTTTTCATCCTGCATAAGAATTCCTCAACGGTTAAAATTGTTCGCATCGGGTCATTATGACCAATAGAGTGACATAATACAGTGTTTCCACTTGATGTCAACGCTTTTCTAAAACTTTCTGATTGAACAAATAGTTCATCATAGGCATTATCCAGTAAGTTCTGGTAAGCCTCTGAGTGTCTACTAAACGGCACACCTTTCCAGTAAAGTGTTTGATCGTTGTACCAAGCTTTCTTAGCACCGCGAAACTTAGCCCCAGTTCCCCACATAGCAGCAATCGCAATCTGTTTTTCAACATCTTGGAATTTGAGGGACTGCAACAGTCCCTCCATGCTACCACAACGAACACCATCGAAAATGAATTCATGTTTCGCTAAGTTCGATAACTCATTAGCTGGATAAAGTGCCGACACTGATATGTCTAGCAAGTCATTTCACTCCTAAGATTAACAGGACGCTTTCTAGCAGCTTCCAATAACTTAGACATAGCATCCATGCTCATTTGTGGCTGAATCGTGCCATATCGTCTCTGGCGACGTCTGGCGTTACGTTCTAAACTCTTAGCTAGTCTAGCTAATCCCGTATCACTTTCCATTATAGAGTTGATCTTCCAGTTCGGCGATGTCGATTTCTTGTTCCTCTTGAACAACAACAGCGGCACCCTTGACGACACCGTAATCGATGCAACTGATACGGGACATCATCGAGGTGTATTCACCTTCCAGATCGCCTTCATATCGAAGTGCATACAGCGGAACGTCTTTTGCTGCGAGCATAGCCCGAGCGATTTCGTGTGTGGTCGGGATACGATCTACCGAGCCAACAACTGGAATACCTTTCAGAATTTTGTAAACGGTATTTCGGGTTCGGAACCAGCCATCACCAATTTCAACAACCGAAGACGTAACCACTTGAATGCCATCAGCGAATCGACCGGCTTTATCATTGTAAATATATCCACCGGCAGCATAGCCTACTTCCAAATGACCAATCAGAACGATTTCGGAATCGTGATGTTCACCGTTTACTTTCTGCATTTCCATTTCAAACCTCTATGATTTTATTGTATTTCAGTACATTAACACCGAATGATTCTCGACAGCTAATGTATGTAATTAGTCCGTAAAAGATGCAGCCATAGACAAGGTAAAATACTTCGTCGTATGAAACATCCATGATTTGTTTGTTTAGAACTAAACCATACACCAGAACTAGATCGATTGCAAGCGCAAAAACATATCCCATGAAGTTTTTCATTCTTTCTCCTTAGTTACGAAAAAGCCACCCGAAGGTGGCTTTCAGATTTTATTTGCCGCGGCGAACAGGCTTCTTAGCCTTCACCGGAGCAGCTTCCGGACGCGGAGCATGACGCTTGAATTTGAATTCAGTGCGCTGAGTCTCGGCGTCAACGATGCGATTCTGGCGACCCAGAACAACGGCATCCTTGTCTTTGACGAACTTGTAAACACGTTCTGCCTTGCGAACGGCGCGAGCCAGAGCAACATCCAGTCGAGAATCTTTAGCGCCCTTCTTCGGGTTCTCCGGGCCGGTATAACCCCAGCGAGAAGACTTGGCAGGAACAGCTTTCAGAGCTGCAACCGCTACAGAGTCGTCACCGTGGACTGCCACATGACGTTTCAGATCACGTTCTTTGTTCTTAGCGAACAGACCAGTTGCTTTGTAGATTGCGAAGTGACCTTTACCGCGTTGAGATTTCTTAGCCATTTTGTAATTCCTTATCGTTTCTTTGATGTTTGTTTATTTGCGGAAAGCGTACTTTCCGCCAGATTCAAAACTCGTTGCCAGATTAGGCTTTGAGGTAGCTTTTCAGCTCAGATTCGATGCCGCGAACGACATGGACATCCAGAGGTTTAGCGAAGCGCAGGCCATAACCTTGCTCGACGTCCCACTGATCAACATACTCGACCAGTTCAACCGCTTTCTTGTTCTTCGGCAGTTTTGCTGCCAGATCGCGAGCAACAGCCAGAACGTCGATAGATGCGCCTTGATTTTCGCTACCAGAGTTCCAAGCTTGACGCTGAGAGACGATAGCACCACGTACCAGAGTTTCAACAAAAGTTTTTACAGACATTTTAGTTCCTTAATTATCCGAGTAGAGTCAAAGTTGATTTGAATGCAGGTGTGGCCGGTTTAGCTACTTCACCTTAGGGACGACCATCATAGATGGTACGAATGCCCTTGTAATGCATTGTTACAAAGATTCTTGCTTCCTTGCTATCGCGAGGAATCAAACCGTATGCCATTCGCGGATCCGGGACATTACTGTAAATCCCGCCACCTTGCGGCAATGCGACGTCTTTGCCAATCAGTTCTTTGATACTGTCAGGACAATTTTCACCAACAGAAACGACAGTTCCATACAGAGGAATGTCACCTTGATTTCGAGTTCCGAGAATAAAACCGGACTCAGTTTTCAGTTCTTCGCCCTTACGAGCGGCGTTGCATTCGAGGACAACTTGTTCATCAAATGCTCTAAATCCTAATTCACTCATTCATTTACTTCCAAATGAGTTTAACACACGTTGCATCTAAGTGCAACTCCCTTTTCGTTTCGCTTGTCGCGTCAACAAAGCTATAATAGCTCATTGACGCGACACAGTAAACATTAGATTCGAATCAGGTCTTCGATTTTCAGAGTGCCGATACTGATCAGTTTCTGGAGCTGGAAGCTTCTCCAGTTACCGCTACCAACTTCGAAGAATCGGCAAGATTCGAAGCTTTCGCGACGAATGGTAGCAGGCTTGGTTTCTTTTTCAAACCCTTCTTTGCCAATTTCTTCGGTAATGATCTTCGGTTGCAGAGTAGCATTAGCAACTCGAATGGTGCCGTCTACTTTTTCGAACACCACTTGATGTTCGCCCATGCGAAGAATTGCTTCAACGCAACGTTTTACGATTACTTTTTCGCCTTCGGCGAGATCTTCCCACTTTCTCATTCGATTCGTTTCCTTTTAGATAGTACAGTTTGCCAGTTGATCATTGTTAAAAACTTCTTATCGATTTTAATCACTTTCACGCCGCAATCTGTAAGAGTCTTACTCCAGTCCTGTCTAGCACCGTTGTATTCCTCGCAATATACCAGAGTGCGGATTCGCGATTGAGCGATCATTTTTGCACAATCAGGGCACGGAGCCATAGTGCAATACATAGTGGCGCCTTCAATTGATTTGCCACCACGCGCGGCGAACAGAATAGCGTTCATTTCTGCATGAATGACATTAGACTTTGCCCATGCTGAATAGTCGTCCGACTTATCTTCTCGCAAGCGCAATTCTTTGCCAACACCAGGAACGTCTACATATTCGGCCCAGCCGTTGTCCAGTGCTACTTCGTCACAGTTCGGTTGATCTGATACGGTACCGTTATAGCCACTGCTTATAGGGCGATCATCTTTAGCGATAATCGCACCAACCCGGTAACTAACACATTTGCTTTCCTGTGCTACCAAGAAAGCATTTTGCAGCATAGTTGTTGTTTTCATTTGATTGGTTTCGGCTCAAAGTTAACAGAAGGTATTTCTACCTTGATGATAACAGATTGATCCTTGAACTTCAAGGACTTCATCGACATAATGAAATCTAGATGATCTCGCACGATGTCTGGATGCTTTTGACAATCTGGACGCTTGCGCCACTCGATGTCATAATAAGCTTCTTTCGCAATGTCGAAACTAACACCAACATGAGCCGCGATCAATCTGAACTTGAGATCCATCCAATGTTGAGTGCCGTATAATTTCAAAGTAGGATTACCACTAGAAAATGTATAGCTATTATCAACATGAATCAGTTTCTTCAACTCAGTATCATAAAACCCAAATGTGTAGTAAGGGAAAACATAAGTTTCCATCAGTTTATATCCTTAGGTGGATGCTGCGGCAGTCTACCGATACACCATTCCATCTTGTCGTTGTTGTGCCACACGGTAAAGATATGCTGTTTGACAGTCTTGATGCCATTTGGCATCACGATAGGCTGAAATGCTTCAATCATAACCTCGTCCTTGCGAACTTCGGTTACTTGCATTTGCGCACCATGTTTCGCAAACTCAGAAGCGATAACAGGCAACAGCTTATTAATGTTGTCTTTAAAATCGTCGTAAGTCATCGATTTTTACCAAATGTGATTTTAGTAACCGGTTCGATCATCATAGTATCGAGCATTCTCTTGATCTTTCGAACATCTTCGAGTGAAATCTTTTTGAATTTGGGCTTACCAAAGAAAGTCTTTCCATTTGGTTCACCAACTTCAATTAGCTCACTTAACTTTGGTACCAGTATATCAACTTGATACGATTTTGCAAGAGGTTTTGTCTTGAAAATACAAGCTCGACCATCTTGAACAACAACCGATCTACGTTGATTATCGTCAAAGTGTGTTATCGCGAACATAAAAACTCCTTGTTTCTCTCTATGCTATCACAGCAATAGCACAGAAGAAACAAGGGGATTTCTCCCCTTGCGATTAAAAGTTAGATTCCTGAACTTCCCAGCACTCAAGACCAAGTGAGCGCCACATATCAACCACTTTTTTGCGATCATCGACGCAATACAGAACATTGAAATGCGGAGCGATGTCACGGAAGAACAGCTCTTTCTTGATTACGTCATCAGGACGCTGATCCCCAGCTTCGCGTTGGAAGTGGAAATCGTTAGGCATTCCTACTTTCTTGTACCACTCGGCAGTTGCTTCTTTGCAAACGCCATCGCGACCGCTCAGGTTGATAACGGTGATACCACGCGCTTTCAGATCTTTAGCGTGATTGATTACGTTGTATTTCGGCAGATCTTGACCTACTTTGTCCCACTCGAACGGACCACGATTGTGCATGTGCGCAGTGGTACCATCGGTATCGAACATCACCGCATTAGGCTTGCTGATGTCCGGCTCATAAAGTTGGGTTTCCACTGCAAAGTCGGGAGTATAAGCAGTGTGTACCTCGGGGTTAAACTGCTCAACAAACTGGGAGTGCATTGCAGCAACGCGATCGGCGTCGAGCTTCCACGGACCACGAGTCTTGTTACGCTTTTGCAGTTCTTCCAGATCAACGTTGAACCAAAGCTCACGATATTCATAGCCGACGGAAGCCGCGTATTCTTGCCACAGCTTGCGATAAACCGGACTCAGATTGGTATCACTGATGATAACGTTTTTCTTTTCTGCCACGGCAGCTTCGACGGTAGCGCGATTGACCTTAGTTACCAGGTCTTCGCGGTCTTTGTTGAACTTGTATTCACCCCAGCTACCGATTGCAAACAGCGATTTGCGGGCATTATCGCGATTTACCTCAACGAGGATACCACGAGACTTTTTAACTTCTTGCTTTGCGTAGGTGCTCTTGCCAGAAGAGGATACACCAACAGTTAACTCAAGATACGGCATTATTTTTCCTTAGATTTTCATACTTACATCGGTCAGATACGGCACAACGTCATTAACGCTTGTGTGTTTTGTATACGGACCATTATATCGGCGGGTAATGTCATTGATAAAAACGGTACCCGGAGCACGTTCGGACATCATGATAACAAAATGAACATGATTTGGATAATTACCAATCACAACATTGTTATGCGAATGATTAACAACGACGCGATCAAACGCATCAACCAACGACTCGCTCAGTTCAATACTGGCAACAAAATCGTTGAATGCTTCCTCAATGTCACCATAAACACAAGATGTTTTAGTGAACTTTTCGTGATTATACTCTAGTTCAACACAAATGCAAGAGTAATCTTCCCATTCGTTATCATCGTCGTCATCGTCAGCGCCGACCATTTCATTAATTGCCAGTTTGACAGCTTCTAGATTAAAGTCAACAACTCGTTTGTCAATATCCATCCGACATTGATCGTCTTCAAATGTGTTGATTGTTACTTTGTTGTGTTTCATGTTTTCTCACTGACTGAGGCAGTCCGAAGACTGCCGTTTGTTATTGTGCTATGCAATCGCAGTTCTGCAATTTGCGCATATTGGATTTGACTTTAGCAAGGTAGGTCTGTCCATCTTTACCGCGATAGTTGAAACCCGCATTGTATGAAGCAATGACTTTACTCCAAGACTTCTTACCATGAACACTTTGCCAGTATTTCAAGTTCAGTTCGGTCATTGAAGCAGATAGCTCCATATTCTCGATTAGACCCTTTTTCAGGTCTCGAACTTGTTTCGGGGACATTTTGTAACCAGTCTCTTTTTCGATTGCTCGAACGGTGTATCGCAGGTTGTTTTGAAAAACACCATAATCACCGGAAACGTTGTTTACAAGATCTTCACCGGCTTGACTCTCGGTCAAAGCGATAGCGGCGAAAGTCATCCCATAATCCATTGATTGACCTAGCTCATAAGCACGATTGACAACATACAGTTGATTTTCGTTGAGGTCAAGATCGTTTGTAGCATTGGCATTAAATGCACTGCCCATCAGTGCCAGTAGTAATGCGAACTTCTTTAACATTTTCTTCTCCTATTTGTTTGGAATAGAAAGATACCTTTTTCTACACACTTCCTTAGTTGAGTTTGATTGATGATTGCCAAGCGATTATTACATCAAGATACCGATCTGTCAACACTATTTTCTGGTAACAGATCGGTTTGATTATAATCTATACACGTTCAGAAATCGAAGATCGCGGCGTAGCCGCTAACTTATTGATCTCCAAAGAAAAGACAAAGTAAATTCTCATTAAAGTATTATAAGAGATTTTATTTTCTCTTTTTGTAACATCTTCTTAACTAGCGACTGGCGTCGCCGTCTTCGACGTCTACACATTTCGGTTCTTTAAGATCTTTCCGATAGTGACAGATTACCTCATTTTGTTTCTTGACATAACCAAACACTCGTTCAAGCCAGATTCGGTATCTAACTGAGTCATCATAGCTCATTGCTACGTAAGGTTTTCCCTCGTCTAGGATAACTCGCCACTCTGGCTTGTATGTCTCCACTGTTTCTGGTAGTGGAGGATGATAAACAACAGGCTTAATTTGCTCTGCTGTAGATGCGCATCCACCCAACAGTAAAGTTAGGCCGACCATCGCATATTTCATTTGCATTTCTTACCTCCCATGATGCAATCGGCATCTTTGGTAAATCCTTCATAGCTGGCGTTGATCTTCTTCTCTACCAACTTAGGCTTCTTGGCAACGACATCAGAACGTCCGATCATCTTCTCAAGGCCAGATATCTTAGTATCAAGCTTTGTATTAAGCTCTCCAATTCGTTTGGAGAACGATTGTTCTTGAGTCTGTAGCTCAGATATATTCGCTCTCAACTCGTCGGCCATGCGCGTCTGAGTTGCTATGTTTTCGCTTAGTTTGTTTATCTCAAGCTTTTGATCTTGTATAGTGTCATGCATATAGTAAAAAGACCCAAAAAGCAATCCAATTCCCAACGCACCCGCTACCCACTTATTTGTTAATAAACCTAACATATTTGTCCCGATACCTCATTATTTTGTGAATATGGTCACTGCTATTTACGAACTCTACGGCGCTTTCTTTTGTATGAATATCGAGCGTTCCTGTAATAAAATCCTTGATGAAGAACTTAGTACCGCTGCGATAAATCACGTATGCGTTTCGGCAGTGCAGAATATGGTGTCTCTTTCCTTTGTAGATTGTGCTATCGGTTGATTTGATAGTAACTGCCTTGATAGGAAACACGTCGGTAGACACGCTAGGATCGACTACCTCCGCTTTTTCGTAATCACCCATGCACTCGTTCAGCTTTTTAAAGAAAGCTGTGGAATCGCTTTCCAATGCGCATACAGAAGGTACGTCACCGTGAACGATAAACGGATGTAATGGATTACCTGTGTATTCTACTATTCCGACTTTGTTGATCTTGTTCTTGTGAACAAGAATCAGTTTGCCGTCTTCGCCGATATCTTTCATACTAAACATAAAAATCTCCTCTCAGTGAACTATCATAATATCATGATGTGGTAAACAACACAAACAAAAAAAGCGCCCGAAGGCGCTTAATCTTGTTCAACATCTTCTACCATGTATCGTGCGAGATCGACATCTTCCGCTTTCGTGCTGACAAACGGACTATGATCCTCATAGTGAGTCTTGCAACTGCTGACGATTACCAGCGGCTTATAGTCAAACACGATAATGTCGGCGACGTTTTCGTAATTCTTGATTACTTCCAGAATCTCTTCCCACTTACCACCACCGATACCAGCGCCAATCCTAGGCATAAGAACAAGCGGCTTAACATCTTCGGTATTGTGTGCTTCCTCAAGACGGAGCATCATATCATCGAATGCACGTTCGAAAGCATCAAGACGAAAATCGGCGCCCGGATAAAGTTGAGAATACAGGTTGAACATCACGGTGCCATGTCCGATTTCCGCTGCGCTCAGTGTGCCGAGTTGATGCGTTTCTTTGTCAACTTCTGTCTTGAATTCTTTCGCATACAGACGATCTGCTTTCTCTGCTGCTGGGAAGTGACGCGCCACTTGTGCGGCGAATCCAGCTCCCATTGCGGCAAAGCAGTTACATCCATGTGCAATATAGATCTTGTTGGTGTCGGTAGTTTTGCGAGCGATCATGCCTTTGATTACATCGATCAAATTCGCTTCTTGAAAACTGATCATCATTATTCCTCTTGTTTAGATAATGCATTCTCTCATGACATCGATATGATGTCAACTGATTGGAAATAAAAAAAGCCTCCCTAGGGAGGCTCCATATCATCATTGCCGCAGAACGGGCAAGAACCATCAGACATATCGGCGTGAAAGAGACTAGCCGAACAACGATTGCATGTATGAACTAACATGTTACTTTCCTTTTATTGAGTTACGTACCAATTCAATCCAAACGTCATCCAGCCAGTAATTCTTTTTGAAATCAAGCTGGATTCTCTTTTTACGACATTCGTCAATTATCCAGTTACGGACCCAGCGGCCCATATCATGTTGACGTCTGGCGAAAAAATCATCGCTGTATTTATGAGCGATTGCGTCGCTAGTAAACATTTCTGCCATCACGGGTCGATCTGCTTTGAAGTCTGCCCAAGCTCCGTCTACCATTTCTTGCAATATGCCCATTAAGCCTGTATTCGGCTTTACTTTTAGCGTGACTACCGAATGGGCAGTCTGATAAACCATTTCGTGCTCTGTCTTGCGATAGAACATCCACGAGAAATTTTTATTCTTGCACTTATCGTACTGCTTTAGTGCTTCTTCCACTTGTTCTTTTGTGAACACCACCAAGCATTTTTTCGGGGTATACAGACTATGCACCATTCTAGGGTGAAATGTCGAGTTGTATCGTAGATCTTCTACCCAGCGTCGTGCCCATACAAACGGAATAAACACCGGTTTTTTAGACGACTTGATAAACGTCTGATAACCCTTGTATCCGCCAGCACCATTAGCTGGCCATATGTTGACTTTCGACAGGATCAGGTTCATGTCGTTCAAAAGCTGTTCTTGCATCATAATCTCCAATCGGTAACATACCACAACAATCAAACACTATTCTACGCTTTTTGTCAACCTGTAACTCTCGAACTCCATAGATTGAAAATGTCTTATGTTTTCGAACTGCTAGATTCCAAACGTTACGTAAGAATCTATATTCTCGATTGACGCCTGTCAATGTCATTTCATTGATGATTACCAAATTCGGCGTGGTGCTGGAAAACTTGTAAACACCGCTGCCGTCTATACAAGCGAAATCGTACATGTATTTGGCAATGAAAAATCTAATGAAAACTCGACCTCGTTTGAAGCCTCTCCATGGAGCTCCGTTCGCTACCTCAGGCCATGAATCGAACTAGAGCGTCCAACTTATTATGAACAGTTGGACGTCCCATTTACGAAATCTTCCGATAATCATCGCCTAGTTGAGCGATTTGTTTCTCGTAGCCATTAATTGTTTCTTGTCTACGGCGGATTTCATCTTGTAGTTGTTCGATAACGCCTCGTTGGGCCTTGATCTGAGACTGTTTAGTCGAGATCTTATCCATGATCGATGTCCGCTCTTGTTCCTTCTCACCATACTTGGCAATAACTTGCTTGATGGTCAAGTTGCTGGCATCAATGCCATGTCTCCAGCAGAACTCCAGAGCGGTTTTAAGCTGTGATTCGTCTACTGGTTGAACTGCCTCAATGAAGAAACGCATTTCACTTGGAACGATAATCGGCATAGAGAGGCGAACGACTTCACCATCGCAATTGACGACCTTTGTCACCGCGCCGAGATTGTTCATTGCATCAACGCGAAACGGCTTTTTCAGATACTCGACGAACGAACGATTTTGAGGAGATACAGAAAAAGCACGTATCGAGTTTTCGTTTTCGAATTTGTAATATTTGCCGATTTCCATCGTGCGATCAACTCGGATCGCTACCTTTTCAATGTCCGAGATTTTAACACCAGGACACGGTACGATTTTTTGGGATGAACAGAAAACGAGTTCATAAACCATGCCGTTGTTGTCTTTACGGGGAACGAATTCCCCGTCGGCAGCACTGAACATTTTCACGAACGCGGTAAGCGATTTATTCAATCGACCTTTGTTCGGGATATGCTCTTTGATTTTGTAGCTTATCACAGCAAGATCTCCAGATTTTTGATTTCGGATTCCAGATCTGCTTTACGTTGCTTTGCGTCTGCGATCACTTTCTTGTGATTTTGCCAGCAACGACGCATACCAGCGACTGTGATCTTGGAGTCGGATGCAGTCGGATGATAATGCTTGAACAGTTGTACCATTCGAGACAACGGGATTGCCATGAACTCAGATTCTTCGCGAACTTCGGAAGGAATTGCTTCCTGGAAGTATTTCATTTCGTCACGACAGATCAGATTCACTTCTTTGGAGAAACGCTCACCGTTGATTTCAATGACATATACGCTAACAACTTCTTTACCATCAGCCGCATACATAACACCATCGTTTTTGCCAGAAATCAGTTTGAACTTGCCTGCATTTCCAATTTTATCGGCTGTGTCTCTGTTTTGTGAGTGCTCACCGCGATATTTCAAACGCGCAGTTTCGTCGATGAACTCGTATTCTTGACCAATAATCATAGTATCCAGCATTTTCATTTCCTCTTTTTGTTTAGATGTAGTTATCTTAACAGGTTAGATTTCGGTGTCAATGATATTTTTCAGAGAAAGTTCGAGAATTTCGTTTTCTTTTCCTGCTTGATACGCTTCTCGAATCTTGCGCACCAGCTTTTCGCATTCAGACTCGCCAACCTCTTCAAAGTAAACGAAATCGCTTTCCAGAATCGGATTGTAAGTCATTGTAATCCCATTGATCTTATCGGCAGTGCCGTCGATTGTCGCATCAATGCGGATTTCAGGCTGATTCATCGCTTTCATGATTCGAATATAAGCAGCACTCTTTGTTCCAAGTCCAAGACAATGGAGCCATTGTTGCTTGTGTTCTTCGCTAATAAAGCGGATCACCTGACCTTCATACAGACGTTTAATCATTCAACTCTCCTAAGGTAGTCTTCTAGATTACCAGTTACGATTCTTGACTTTGCGCCTTTGTATTGAAAAGTCAAGAGACATTTGCCTTTACCAAACCACGATACATCGCTTTGTTTCGCGTCTTTAATGAGGGCATTCAACGGAACGCCCTGCATTTCTTTGATAACTCGATAGCTCGGAACTTTTACCATCGCTTATTACTCGCACATGAATCGGCAATGATCATGCCAATCAGACCGAGAAACGCAAGCGCAACGCCACCAAGCATACTGACGACACCCTTTTCGCTGATGTTTCGTTCTTCGATTGACTTGGCTTCTACCAAGAAATGTGTGCCTTTCGAGTGTTTTACCATGTCTTGGTAAGCAAGTGGATGATAGTTGATCTCCACGTACTCATTCACACGCTCGTCCACGAAACGACATTTGTTTACTTGATACACGCTATGTTTAGATCCCTCGATTGTCTGATAGCAGCCTTCCAATGGCATAGACACCTTGACATCATCGTAAGTTCCAGCATAAGTCAGAATACCGACACCGATCGCGAAACTTGCTAGACCACCGGCAAGAATCACACCAAACCCTTTAGCTACTGCATTCATACTGTTTTCCTCATTTTGTGTTGTGCTACCAATATAATGCCACACACGGACAATGTCAATAGGACTCCTAAAAATAATCCCATCTTTCCGAATACGCTAACAAGGGTGAAGCATGTCACATTAGCAGCAACGCATAAACTTAGCTTTAACATATAATAACTCCATAAGAAAAATCCCGCCGAAGCGGGATTCGATTAAATGCCTGTGAAATACTGAATGATTTCATAATGATCATCAAAGAAGTTGTGACGATTGCGGCGTACCATGTGCATTGGCATCCAGAATACATCGCGAACTTCATCGCGCGGCTTAACCGCTGGCAGTTTACCATCAGCATCGGGTTGCAGTTCGATATACAGAGCCAGAGTCGGTTTGCAGATCGGATAGCTACGTCCCGGATAGTCGAAAATCTTCTCTTTCTTGACCGAACCACGAATTACGCGCTCCGGCACTTTAAGACGTACTTCCTCGCGCAGTTCGCGAATCGCACATTCTTTATAGGTCTCGTCTTCATTCTTGTGACCACCAGGCAGTGCATACGCACCCAAACCAGGAAGATTACCACGAATTGTAACGAGCAGGTGACCATTGCAAGTAACGACGGCATCACCAGTAGAGCAGTTCAGAGCCTCACGATATGGATACGCTTCCATCTTCTTGAGTTCTTTTTTGTTGTGCTGATGTTCTTTAGCCAGTCGATTGTATTCTTCTGCTTTCTTGACTTTGTAGGATTTCAGCCAAGCAATCACACCCGGAGTAACGATCTCGCTGTGCAGACTTTCAAAGTCAAATGCAGGATCAAAGAAAGAATCACGGATGAAAGTTGCACTGATCGGCTTACCGTTGTGCATCTGACATTCGATCTCAGTCAGTTCCCAGCCAAAAGTCTCCAGCCACCAACTGTTCTTGTCTTTCTTGTTACCAACCATGGTGATCTTGTCGCCCATTTGTTCGTCTACCGCGTCGCGGATATCAGCTTGCCAACGTTCGTTGGTGTAATTGCTGTCATCCACATAACGGAAGTATACATCGTTCGGATTCAGACCGTAGTCTTTCATCGCGACACGAAGCATTGCCTCACGTTCAGCAGGACGGAATGGGTTTTTCATATTCGGAAACGCATTCGCAGAACCCAGGATGATGTATACCTTTTGTGCAACGCTCATTGCAACGCGAATCATTTCCAGATGGCCGATGTGGTTGATTTGATACCGACCGTTTACTACAGCTTTGTCATACATTTTCATTTTACCAAAACTCCTTTGGACGCCACACTCAGAGCGGTGGCTTAACTCATGTGAACTATTATACAGATTTGAATTCAGAAATCAACTATTTTTTCATCCGCTTCAACAGTTTTATTTGTGTCTCGTTGTACGCCTCGAAATAAACGTGATAGTTAACTCGTCCCAAGTCATCTTGCAACAAGGTAAACGTCATCGATTCATGACTAAGCGACTTATCGCGAAGTCCCATCAACGGTGGTGTGTGGTTTTTCAGATAGGATTTAACCCACTGATCATTCGGCAGATTTCTCCATACCAGACACACAAAATCCATGTGCGCAGCGAATACGCCAGCAGCCTTCATTACGTATTCTGGCTTAATGTTCTTTGCGAAGTGATAACACACCGCCAATTCACGCCAAGCAGATCGCATTTCAGATAGAGTTTGATTCGAAAGTGAATACATCGGCTCAAACGACTGCATGATCTGCCGTTCTACCTTGTCTTTCATCCCTGGTTCTATGATCAGCAGCGGTGGGTAAATGGAACTGAACTCAGCGATTTCACCGTATCCCGATGTAAGCAACTTGGTATCGTGAAGCATGTTGGCTCCCAAATGTTAAATTGTAAGATTGTTGTTGTCAGGTTCAAAACTGGGATCCGCACCATATGAGCGCCGGATTCGCATAACTGAATATAACTGGCAGTGTATACGGAACCGTTCCATATCACAACTACCAATTCGTTTTCTTCGAACATTATTTCACTTCCACCCAATAATAGCTAGATGCGAATGTGTTGGTCTTCGGTACTTCTACTGTCTTACCATCTACAGTTGCCGTGATTGTGTCTCCGTTATCTCTCACTATCACAGCACGATAGCTGTATCCGCTGATCAAAACTTGACAGGGACGACCGACAACATATTCTGGTAGCCCATATTTCAGACTCATTTCAAACCCTCACAAAAAGTTGTGACACGATCAAACTCGGTATAATCCCGAAACGGATTGGACATGAAATAAAGCGTCCGAAGAGAGACCGAGTTATGCAGCTCACACAGCTTTGGATATTCGTCATAAACGAAAATGTTTTTCTCCATGCGCTGCATAACAGTTTCGAGATCTGTTCTAATTGCTTGTGCCGCAACAAAACCACTACTGATTAAGCTAAGTGCCGCAATGATAGATGCTTTGATAATCACAGATATTTCTCGCATTCGTTAAAGTATTTCATGGAAGAATTTAGTTCGATTGCGTATACCCGCTTTGATTCCAGATTCTTACACGATTGGGTCAATTGTGCAAGACGGAATCCTTTGGATTCGCTGGCTTTACTGATCAACTCCATACTTGGATTACTAGCTCGTTTCAGTATTTCCAATGTCAGATTATCATTTTCTACCATTGTCATGTATAACCTGACGTCTTGTTGTGCCGTCTCAACTTCGAGTGTCCAATTATTTTGACGCTTCCAGTGAGCAATGGAAATTAGAGCGGAAAACATACACACGGTAATGACTGCCATTGCGATTAAGTATGCCTTTTGATGTTTCACAGGAAAACCCCTTGTTCGCCACAAATGTTATGAACTGCTTGCAGTTTGATTTGTTCCTCTGAACCATATTGCAAGTCATCAACTGACTGTCGTTGTTCATACAAATCATATATCTGACAAGCGGCGCGAACTTCTAATCCTCTAATCGAAATCAAGCTATCATTTGCGCGTTTTATGGTAGGAAGAATATCGCTACCTCTCAGATCTAATTCCTCTTGTTGATACTGAATCTTTTTATCAACTAAATCGGCATATTCGTCGATTACGTCCTGTACCAGTTTGTCTTCGTATTCGCTTAATTGCTTCGGTTTTACTACAAAAGGACCTTCGATGATTTTAACTGGTGTAACGCTGTTCATGCCCAGAACGAAAGAACCTGTACTGATTACGGCACCTAAAATCAAAGCTTGATATCGTTTCATTTTACCAACTCCGGTTTGACTGTAGAGAAGTTCAGAACACCTTGACCGTATCCGTTATCTTCGGTCATCACTTCTTTCATATAAAGAGGAAATTCGTGTTCTTCGTAATCCCGATCCATAAACAACCAACGACCGAAATTGTATTGTTCGCAAAACTTGGTAAATTCTTCTTTATTGGAAATCAGAGTGTAACCAATCTTGATCATAAATTCGTGCATGATGTCTTCCTCATTTTGTTGTTGGCATATTATCATGCCCACATACTCAGTCAATCACTTTTTGAAAGTAATTTCGGTGCCGTTATCGCACAGAACGGTGATTTCGTTGTTGCTGATGATCTGAACTACTTTGAATTTCTGAGTGTTGAACTTGCGATCCATCACGTTGAAGCTAGTTTTGTAACCATACTTCTTGCCGAGTTCAACCGGAGTTTTACCAAACAGCTTTTTGTAAATCTCGTATTCGCTGCTGTGAGAGATTACAGCGACTTGGCCCTTGGAGTCCAACAGCATATAAGACGGCATAACAAATTGCTGGGTGTTGTTGTGAATGTGAAAACCCAGGCGTTTAGCAGCTTCCAATTCTTTCAGAGTTTGCAGGCCTTTGGCGATTGTTACGTCTTGCTTAGTCATGATGTTTTCTCAGTGTTTCGTTTCGATGTGGCTATAATAACAGGCTCATGTCTCGATGCAAGCACTTTTGAAAAAAAAAATCCCGCCGAAGCGGGATTCTTGATTAACGGAGTTTGATAGTCTTGGCTTCACCGGTTTCGAAAGCTTCGTTGGTTTCTTTGTCAAGAACAATCTTACACAGAGAATCAACGTCTTTCTTTGGGAAACCCGCGAGTCGAGACATAAAGCCAGACATCACGAAGTTACGTTGGTTTTCATAGCCACCACAAACATCCAGCTTCTTATCTTGGCTCAGTTTGAACTCATTGCGACCAGCTTCCATAGCAACTTGCAGACTCTTATACATGCTGGAATCGAACGGCAGATTATTTTCAGTCATGAACTGAGTAACAGCCTTTGACCCGTCTTTACCGTAGCGACCCTGGAAAGTTGCGTCGATTACTTTTTTCAGATCTGCGGTATACATTTCTGGAATCTGTGCCATATCACGAATCTTGAGAGTATACGCGCTCAGAGTGTTCTGGCTCGCTTTGTGGAACTTCTCGATATTCGTTTCGAACTGAGTATTGGTATTCGAGGTACTGACGTACATCCCAACAAAGCCCAGTACAGGAACAACAATCAGACCGATAACCAGAACCAGAACAGCAATCAGAGTTTTATTCATTTTCATTTCCTTTAACATCATTGAGAATATAACCAGAGACCAACCAATTTTGTCAATCATTTTAATCTCTGGAGAAGAAGTAACCAACAGCGATAGACGACCCGATACCCATCACAAGAGCGAGAATCACTACCCACAAGGGAGGTTCGCTTTGATCTTTCAGATATTCAAACTGTTCCATCGGCAGACGGTTGTATTTGTTTGCGATAATACTAACATTCTGTTTCAGCAAGTCAAGCGATATTTCTTTATCAACCGACTCATTTCGCAGAGTAATATGGAGTTCTTGGTTACCCATCCCATTGCCCAAACTTGTGCTCTGGAACCATGCTACTTTGTTAGTGCCTTTTTCGATGCCAAACGCCATAACGACATCATTTTTCTTACCACCGGCCCAATTATAGAACAGTGCTTGAGAGAATTCAAGTGGTTCATTGGTCAAAACGGCAATAATATTCAACTGCTTATCTTTGCCCAAAGACTTCAATGCCTCAGACAGATACATATTCCAATCTTTGGTATTCGCTCCGGTGAGATTGATTACACGATTAACGTTATAGTAATCATACACTTCTGGATATTTCGGAATCTTGTTCTTATACGCTTCAATCAAATTCTTGTCGTGCGCAAACAGAGAATCTGGTGCCGCTTTGATGTAGTTGGTATATCCGTGTTCACGCGCTGCTGGATCACCGATTACGACTTTCGAAAAACGTGGTGGCTCAAGAGTGCCACGACGGTCGATTCGATCAATCTCAAAGTTACCTACCGTAGTGTGTACGTCCCAATCCCAGTCGTTTGAGTGTTCATAACAAGTATCGCATTGGCGAGTTGTAGAGCAGGACCGATTTTTACCAGATCCGGAACAAGTTCGAACTTGGCGACACCGGCAATCATAACTATGCGAACAGCTAACCCATGTGCGCTCTTTGGATGTCACGTACCCACTCAAGATCTCGGTATCGTACATCGCTCGATATGCACCCATTCCATAAACTAATCCAGTCAACGCCACAGCGATGGCCGCGTTGGCAGCCATTTCGCCATAGGTATACGTGCGCTTGAACCAGAATTTGTATATGAACGGTACAAGCAGTGGTACGATCAAAATCAGGTAGAACATGACAATTTCCTCAGTTACCGCATTGCGGCTTTGATAGCTTCGATTCGACCAAGCTGGATTGCTTTACCAAGCTCTGGCCCACTGATGCCACTATACTGTTCCGACGTTACGCTGTCAAATGCTTTTTCAATCTTTTTAAGCTTTTCTTTTGTGAATCGAAAAACATCGTTCAAATCGACCCAATGGGTAAGATCGATCAGCTCGAACAACTCCTCACGGAACTTGTCCTTCGTTGCATTCAGCATATGATAAACAATGCTGGAGTAATCGGCATTGTGATCGATTTTCTCTCCCATAGGGACAAAGAACTTAGCGGCAATCATCGCAAACTTCTTGTAATCGCTCGGAACTTTGGCAACTTTGTAAAACGGTGCCATGTCCGACGCGAGAGCGACGCTTGCAAATTGCAGCAACGGATCGGCTTGTCTCAGATACCGGAGATTACCATATTCCAGATTGTATCCAAGAGCTTGATCGACACCAGTCACCTTTGTCAGGAAAATAAATTCGCTGAATTTAGGACCGAATGCTTTTTCGTACTCTTTCCAGATGCGCTCAGTTGTGAGGTGTGCCATTCGTCCATCTTCGATGCACCGATCAATGCACTCTATGGTCATTTCAGACAAGCGCATATCATAACGAGCGCCGAAGCGACAAGCGCGAAAAGCTCGCACTGGATCCTCATGAAATGCGTGTTCATTCACAACGTTGATAACGCCGGCTTTGATGTCTTTTTGACCACCGTATGGATCAACGACTACGCCGTTAAAATTCAGTGCCATCGCGTTCATGGTGAAATCGCGACGTTTCAGATCTTCTTCCAGTGTTACACGTGGGTTAAAGTCGGTAACGAAATCGTTATAGCCTTTACCAGTAGACCGTTCAGTCCGTGCGAGAGCATACTCCTGACCGAGATCATCGAGATATACAGGGAAATCGGCACCAACTTTCTGATAACCAGCTTCCATCATATCTTCGTGGGTTGCGCCAACCACGACATAATCGCGATCTTTAGGCTCGACACCCATTACCATATCTCGAACTGCACCACCTACCAAATAGATATCCATCAGTTTTTCCTCATTTTGTAGAATTCAGTCAACTTGACCGCCCACTTATCTTCGATGATAAGAGTCGGGTTAGTTTTCATTGGTAGAGTCTGACACATGATAACATAGTTGTCAATGTCTCTCCTCAGAATATATCGAACATCTTGTTGGAGTGCTGGGTCGTTTATCTTTGCCGACTCGTTGAGATCATATCGCAGCTTATACGCTTCGTCATATGTAAACTGAATCATTGCCAACGTCCTGTTTCCAACATATGCATGATTGCAGAGGCATGATCATCGTCGATTTCGACTGTGCTTGCGGTATCATAGTTGATATCCAGCATGTCTACCATGTTACAGAACCGTTTCAGTCTGTTATCAACACGTTCGATTGTGAATTGGATCAGACCACCGAGGACTTGAACACTATCCGGGTCTGCGAGCATACGAAAGATAATCTCACGCATTTTTTCAGCGGCTTTATAGTCTAGACGAATCATTTTGCTTGCTCCAAGAAACGGTATGCATTAAGGATAAATGGTACGAACATGTCATCGATGTTAACTCGACTTGTTGAGTCTCCCATCAAAGTTGTGCCCATCTTTTTTGTTAATTCAACAAACGGCTTGAGAACTCGATCTGACAACATTCCCATGTGGAAAATTTCATTCGCGGCGTTATTCCACAATGTTGAGCCTTGATTTTCATGCCAGCGAACTTGACCGATTACGTGGATTATACTCTCCGCGTTTTTGATGTCAACTATCATTTCAATACCTCGACAATCAGTTCCAGATCATCTGTGATTATCGGATATGTGCTGTTTGTATCGGTTGTGAGTTTGCACATACGGATGAAAGAGGATAGCTTAGTTTTCAGCGATTCCATTTTCATTCGATTTTTGTTTTCTAATGTGTCCCATTGTGCTCGACTCATTCCACACAGTTTGCTATGGATACTGACGACGACGCCGTAAGATATTTGGACGTACATTATGCTGCCTTTTTGTTTTGACGACGGGTTACAGTGCTCGGCTTGGTGCCAACGAATATCACTTTCTTGGTACCACGCTTGATGCCAGCGAACTTCTTTTCCAGGTCGGCGGCGATTTGAGCTTTAACAGCTTCGCGGCCTTGTTCTACCCAGCGACCGATGGTACGAGGAGATACATCCATGTCACGGGCGACTTGAGCTTTGGTAACTTGCTTGCGAACTACAGAAACATAAGCTTGGATTTGAACGTTTTTCATGATGTATTCCTCAGTTTTGTTTGGAAGACTGTTTCGTCTTGATGTGGTCATAATAACAGGTACTAGGACCACGTCAACTACTTTTTCAAACTTTTTAAAAAGAAATTTTCAGATAATCACCGTGTTGATCTCGAACGTCTGCACGATGCACAGAAACATTGTAATCGTGACGCTTGATTTCCATAATCAATTCGTGTTCGATGTCTTGTTTAAAATCGTAGAAATAGCACTCACGTTTCCCGCCTACCGACGTCTGTTCGATCAGCTTGCCGACCTTTTTGATTGCTTCTGTCAGACGAATAGCACGGTCGAATTTCAGATTTTCTCTTGCTTGACTTGCATTGATCATTTTTGTTACCACCCGATTGTCATCACGATAAGATCTCCATCACGGGGATCTTGACTTGGTTTATTGTTTGCAGAATAACCATATTCTTTCACGCGGGACGCAACAGCAACCGCATTTGCCATTCCATTAATATAATGGGTTGTTGTGGTTTTATTAGAACGAATTGCGATCTTGATACGATCCTCAATTTCTTTCATATTCCGTTCTATCATTTCGTGATTGTTGCCAGCTTGTTGAATTCTGGCTTCATTTGCTGTAATCATGATTTTCTCCAAATTGAGGGCCGAAGCCCTCGAAAGTTATTAGCCTACGCGGATGATGTCGATACGCAGGATACAATCACACACATCAGCACAAACACGAATATCGTTCTTACCAACTCGCAGAGTCATACCGAATTCTTGACCTTCTACCATGTCGTTGAACTTGATTTCTTCGTTGTTCAGACACAGATTAGCTTTTTCAGAGAAAGGAAACTCGCCTTTCTTGAGAGCTTTCTTTACCAGAGTCTTGACTGATGCACAACCTTTACCAGTACGAATCGCAGTTTCGCGACCGTTGTGATCGAAACGCTCACAGTTGCTCAGACCGAAGTACATTGGACGATAACCAGTTGGGCCGTACATGTTCATAATCATTTCCTCAGTGTTTCGTTTCGATGTGGTCATAATAACAGGTAGAAACCAAGACGCAAGCACTTTTGAAAAAAAATCCCGCCGAAGCGGGATTTTTGATTAGTAACCTTGTGGTACGAATTTCTCTGGATACTTCTTGATAACAGCCACGATTTCATCTGCCAGACTGAAATCAGGACGAGTGCTGAACATCTGCATGGCGATGTTGAACCAGTGACGCTCGTTCTTGAATTCATTGGTCATGCTGATGGCATACTCGCGACGCTCCAGTGCCTTATACTTCGAATAAGCGTTGGTCAGTGCCTGCATTGCAGAGCTAACGACATCACGGAACTTGGCATCAAACACTTCGATTTTTGCCAGACTGTTCGGATCGTCTCGGAACATTTGACGCAGGTCATCGGTGGCGTTTTCAGCACAAGCAGAAATCAGGCGCTTGCTGTCATTGATGCTGTCTTTGGTATGATGCAGAGCGACATACCAGTCGGTTTTCAGCTTGAACATTTGGTAATCTTCCATAACTACCACGTAACCTTCGATACCAGTCATGCCGTAAACGTTCTTGATCCACTCGGCACCATCTTGCGGAACTTCATAGAAATCAGCAGCATATTTGCGGAACACACTGTCTTTTTGCAGTTCGGCAAAATCAACGTATTCGCCGGTTTCGTTGTGACGGATGTTCAGAATGCGCAGTTGATGATCGGTATAGCACAGAACGATTTGGTTATGCGGTGCAGTCCACTCCATGTTGACAGTGAAACCTTCTTTCGCATAAGCACGGCAGAATTCCAGCAGATCTGCTTGATCGTCTTGATACAGCCAAACGCTGGCATCATTGGCTTGATTGCTGCGAATGGAGCCTTTGGACTTGAGAAGCAGATTATCAACGTCCATGAAAGTGCTGATCAGAGAGCCGTCGCGCTTGTCGATAACAAACTTGATCTTGCTCAGATCTGGCATTTTCATGTTGCCGTGAGTTTCTAGCTTTTCCCAGCCGATAACTTCGCTGTAGTTGAAGAATTTGTCCATCGGACGACTCATGATACGAACCGGAATTTCGCCGTTCATTTCGAACATGATGCCACGACAAGCCATTGCGTCTGGACGAATCCAATCGTTATATCCGGCAACGTGATAATCGAAAATTCGAACTTTAGTACCGAGGGAGGTCACGGTCTCGGAGAAAAAGAATTTGGTGTTGTCGTCAACACACAGGTTAACCAGATTTTGATACAGTTCTTTGATACTTTGCATAATGTTTATTCCATTCAGGGTTAAAATGCTTGATAACTCGGGGTTCTTCTAAGTGCATTGATGTTACGGTTATTGGGGTGGCGTTTCTTCCGATGAATATCGTCGGACATTCTTTTACATAGAGTTCAACGCCGCTTTTTACAATCGTTTTTTCTAACAGATCTGTTTTGATTTGATTTGACACAAACGCATTCTTCCAGTTTTTGGAGTTGCGATAAGTGTCAAATCGCTTCCATAAGTCATTCGACTTGCCAATATACTTGACTTCCGAGTTGACAACGAAAGCATACAAAACAAATATTAGTTGTCTGGGCTTAACGAAATCGCGAGATATTTTACCGCTATCATCAAGCCGCAGATCGCACAACTTTTTGAACCCGAATCGTGACAGTTCATTCATATGTCAAGTCCGGTATATGTCCCAGCCAACTTATTGACCAGTGTCGCTATTACTTCTCCGTGACAAGGAAGTGGTGAGCAGGTACATCCTAATCGCTTTCCATGTAGAGATAACAGCATTTCTTTTGTAATGTTACCAGATCTGATTTCATTACGCAAGTGATTTTTGAACTTTTCGATATTTTCAGCTCGACTACCATCTTTGTGTGGGTTTCCCCAGATTGTACCGCGCTGGATGTCGATATCGAAATCCGTTTTATACTTGTTCACCACATAGCACATAGATTGCTTTCTCCATGAGATTTTCAGTTAGCCCATAACGCGCAGGACACACGTGGCGATCTTCCATCTCTTTATACTGAGAAAACAATTGGATGTCGTCGAGCACAACAAAGTTTGTAATACCGTTTTCTTTTATGTGGCGAATCACCGATTCTACTCGAAGATGTCCACCACCTGTGTAATCTATCACATCCGCGATTTCGATGTCAAGAAAATTAGCAATCTTTTGTGTTCTCATATCGTCGCCGACACGGAACCAAGAGCTAATCCCAACGACTTTCGCGTTAGTCTCGCAAATGATTCGGTGCAGTCGTTCAAGCATCGGGATATAAACCCAATCAACTTTACCATACAACCGAATCACTCGTTTGTCCATATTGATTAGCGTATCTAGCTCGGAGTATGAGTTCAATACGCCATCGATGTCAAGATAAATTACACTGCCATAGGAGCTTTGATCGCTGAGTGGCATTTGTAATCCTCTAGTTGAATATCATCCACTGAGAGATTACACGCTTCTTCCAGAGTTGTAAAGTCTTTTTTGAACACCAGTTTTGGCAGTTCGTAAGGCTCACGGCTCAGTTGTTCGCGCACTTGTTCAAAGTGGTTGTTATACACGTGGACATCATCCAACATGCCTGTTAGCAAACCCGCTTTGTAGCCAGTGATCTTTGCAACGATTTCAAGCAGTAAACCATAACTAGCGATATTAAACGCCAATCCAAGGAAGGTGTCAACACTTCGCTGATACCAAGTCAAATTCAGACGTCCAGCTTTCACACTGAATCGGAACAGAACGTGACACGGCGGCAGTGCCATATGAGGCAAGTCAACCGGATTCCAAGCACTGACGATATTACGACGACATTCTGGATTAGTCTTAATTCGTTCGATTGCTTTAGCGAGTTGATCGACCCCGTTAAAATCGCGCCATTGCTTGCCATAAACAGGACCAAGCTCACCGTCGGTATAACCCAGTGCTACCCCTTGATTATTGAAATTATCGTCCCAAATCGTTTTGGTAGATGATCCAACACCATAGGTCATAGTGCGCAGAGTTTCAACGTTAGTGAATCCGTTCATGAACCACAACAGTTCACCGCGAACGGCTTTCCATGCGAGTGTCTTAGTTGTGGTAGCAGGGAACCCGTCTGCCATATCAAACTGAATCATGCGACCGACAACAGAACGAGTACCAACACCCGTTCTGTCCATTTCGTCAACGCCATGAGTCAGGATATCTTGCATTAAATCCTGATAGTTCTTCATAGCAGCAGAATACCACCTTCGCTACGTGAGCCACCAGACTCGCCAGCACCCTTGATTACATCAAGTTGTTTGCGCAGTTCGATGATTGCACTTTGCAATTCGGTGATACAGGTTTCGTGCATCTTGAACACGTCAGACGCTTCCTGCAAACGCTGATTAATGACCTTGATGGTCTCACTTTGACTTTCGATCTTATCGCTCATATTCTCGAACAGATAAAAGAACAGCGCGTTTAGTTCTTCCTGAGTCATATTCTCAGGATCTTTTTCCATTAGCTCTTGAATGTTTACAGCCACTCAGAAATATCCTCTACAAGTTCGGCCATTACATAACGACCGTATTTTTCTAAAATGAAATCGAATTCAACAACCATTTCTTTCGCATCGATAACGGTAATCGTATTTTCAAGAATACCTTTCATCAGCTTTGGAAATGAGTTTGTACCAATCTGGATTTTATAATCTCTACCATTAGCCAGGATACTACCATCGATGTAATAAGCTGACCCGTTATAGTTCGAGAGAATGCGACCAATCTTGATTTGAGCACGGTATACAAAATGCCCGTTCTTGGTCGGCTTAGGCTCTTTACCATATGACCCGTTACAATATGATTCTCCGGTCTGCGGGACTCCATCATATTCAGTCACAAACCAACGTCTTTGTTTGGCATCCTTGCGAATGCCATGAACCTTGATTGCGGGATTGATTTTATCAGCGTCGTCTGAACTAATAAACATTTAAACGCTCTCCAGAGGAATAATATCACCGAAATACGGCTCGATGTAAGCGTTTTCGCCTTTCTTCTCAACAGTAAATGTCAGCTCAAATTCACCGCTCGCGTTTCCCACCAAAGTTTGATCTGCCAGACGCTTCATGATTTCTAGAGTACCAGTCGCACCCGTCTCAATCTCAAAACCAGATGCAGTTTTCAGACCGATTTGGAATCCACTTTGACCACGATATACATCAGCAACAGTCACAACAGTTTTGAAAACGTAGTGAGCAGAACGATCGGTAGCCGCTGGACGGTATTTCAACCAGCCATAGTAACCAGTCATCAGTTGACCATTATGAGCAATCATGATCGCCCAGTTGCGCTTTTTCTTGTAGTCGGATCGATACCCCAGAACTTTAATGCACGGATCCAGAGCATTCAGAGATTGGCAGTTGCCCATCAACATTTGAAACGTGGGCTTTTGGGAAAGATCGTAGTTATACGACATTTTTATTCCTCATTAGTTTATAAGCAATGGCAACGTCTTCTAGATATGTCATATCATACACCCAGAAATCGGTCATCAGTTTATTTGTGAATTCTTCATCCGCTCTAACGTCGCATTCGAATTCATCATCATTGAGGATCACAGTATGCGCCACTTCGTCGCATTTGTCAATCGCTTCCTTCAACACAGTCATACCGCCAATAACACATATGTTGTCATAAGTGTTTCTAAGCTCGTCCAACGCTTGGCAAACATCACCATGCATGAACATATCGGGTCTGTCTCCGTTCTTCGCTATCACGCGGTTGGTGTCGTTTTGCGAGCTAATCACCACGTTAGTTCTGTTCTTTAATGCAGACGGCAGACTCATGAATGTTTTAGCACCCATTACAAGACATGCACCAGCGGTAGTCTTCATGAAATGCTTCATATCTTCTTTGCAGTGACCCCAAGGAAGTTCTCCCTTGTTACCGAACTCACCATTCTTACCAGTTGCAAACACAGCTTTGATCATTGTTTTCTCCTTGTCTCACTAATAAAAAAGGCTCCCGAAGGAGCCTTTGTTTGATTAGATTTCGTCCAGCAGGCTGTCGAGTTCAGCATCCAGACCTACGGTGCTTGGAGTGAACGGAACATCGTCGTCGGCAGTTTTTTCTGCCGGAGTCTGCGGCTCGTCGAACTGTTGCATTTGACGCTCAAAATCATCGGTAGCACGACCAGCGGAACGCTTCTCGGCACCCATGATGCGATTAAACGCAGTGCTCAGATCTTCGAAAGACTTGAATTTGTCTTTGGCGACCAGACTCATGATGTCGTGCATTTGTTCGAACAGTTGAGCTTGATAAGCTTCATCTTCGATGTTCGGCAGTTGAGAAACTTTACCGAATGCGGAATCATCATAGTTGTTGTTGCCGCCAACTTTCTTGATCTTGATAGTGAAGTTCTTACCTTCGAACGGGCAAGTAACGTCGCACGGCTCTTCGCCAAGATCGGTGTTAACGTCTACCTCGGCTTGAATCTTGTCCATGATCTTCTTACCGAAGCGGAACTTGAATACTTTGCCTTCGTTTTCCGGATTAGCCGGATCTTTGATAACGAGAATGTTAGCCCAGAAAGCGACTTTACGAGTTACGCCAGAAGCGTACATAGCTTTCTTGTCTGCTTCGTTGTTGTAATCCCAGTTCTGTTCTTTGATCCACTGACAAGCAGGGCAAGAATCATAATCACCGTGGGTACTGGAGCAGTTCTCGATATACCACTTGCCATTGCGTTGGAAGCCGTGATTTACGAGCTTAACGAAAGTGGTTGCATCGTCACCTTTAGCAGGCAGGAAGCGGATAACAGCGGCGCCGTTGCCTTGCTTGTCTTGTACCAGTTTCCACTCAGCGCCATCAGATTCAAAACCTTTCTTAGCGGAGAAAGAAGCCAGTTGCTGTTGCAGTTGGGACGGGTCACGACGTTTGAAAATAGACATTACAGTTTTTCCTTATACAGTTTAAGACAGTTTATTTTGATTTGCGATTTCAATAAAGCAGGCTTTCGCTTGCTCTTTATTTATACGTGTCAGCATACGATATGCCTTAATTCGAGAAGCATATCCATTTGCCCACACATGGTCATCAAGTTTATCATAACTATCGACGAAATTAAACAAAGCATCGAGAATTATCATTGTTTCATAACTGATTGTACCAGTTTGAACGAACTTGAATATCCATGGTTGCCCATTAGTTGAATATATTAGTTCCTTGAACTTCATATTCTTCTTACGGGCGAAATAGAACATTTGTTCCACTTCTTCTTTAAAAACTGTGCTCATTTGCTCATAGCGTCCAAGCGCAGTTCTATAAAAAGTTACGGCATCAGCGTTGGCTATATCACCACCCCATGCGTCAGGGTTCGCTGCAAAGTTCACAGTCATAATAGCAGCGAGTTCACCGAGAGTAAACTTTGTGGCTAATCTTTCGAATATAGCACGACTGCGATGTTTGACGAAACTTTGTTCGGTTGCCCGAATAGGTGTCCACTGATATTTCACGATGTCATATTTACCGGCAAAGTGATTTTTCAGCGTCAGAAATAGACGATATACACTAATACCATTGACAGTCATTTTCGGCTTGGGTGGTAATATAAGTTCGATCATGCGCCCAGAAAATCAAGAGTAGCATTATTATCAGGTTTAATTGTCCTGTTTTCGATGCCTTCTTGCTCCATTTTGTCTTTAAGTGCTGGATAAATTAAACGAGGAATATCCATCGGCTCAATATCCAACTCTTCCGCGACTTCAAGACAAGATTCGATTAAAGAGAGACCCAGATCCCTGGATCTCGCTTCGACCATCAAGCTGAAATCGATCTTGCTAATTTCAGTCTTCTTTTCCATTACTTGCTCGGGAAAGTAGCGTCATACAGCTCAAAAATGCCTTCTGCCTCAGCTTCTGCCTGGTCACGCTCGCGCTTATGACGAATCTTGAGCAGCTTGCCAAAGTCTTTACCTTCAACGCCCATTTCTTCTTTAGCCCGAGTCTTGATCTCTTTGATCATTTCTTGGAAGCTCGCGATCTGGGTCAGATGGCCTTCTGCTTCATCGATCAGTGCTGCCAGACTCTCGGCATGAACGTTTACGTTGAATTCTACTTTGGCTTTCTTTTGCTTCTTTTCGTTGGTCATTTTCAGTTTCTCTTTGTTTAACAGAAGTTTATATTATCAAAAATCGTTAGCACTGTCTAGCAATTTTTTGATGGCTTTTTTCACAAAGTACGGATAGATTTTGCTACGACCCGGCACTTTGATTGTTTCAAATTCATTGATGATTGCGCTTCGGATGTGATCGGGAATCATTTCGAAGTCAACCAATTCACGGTTTTCATTGTATCTTACTAACTCGTCGCCAGTAAACAATGTTGCCGGATCTTTAGTTTCAAACGCTTGTGCCAACAGCTTGGAGCTGATTGACTTCTGACGCTCGCCATCAAGCTTCGTGTAGATGAAATCCGAACGAGACTTAATATTAGCAACGCCATCACCAGTATCGCCTTTAATGATCTTAGTGATCAAAGATTGACGCCATGTGCCTTCTTTGGGCTTGACCCATTTCTTCTGGCCTGGACTCCACTGCTTGACGTTTTTATAACGTTGCGTTTGAGTCATATCACCATCTGATGAAACAACAAGCACAGGTGCATCTGGACATTTTTCGTCCAAATACTTACACAGCACACCGATGATATCATCTGCCTCGGTATGAGGAAGAATCAATGTCTTATACGGCATGTTGTCGCGAATCTCGTATGCAACGGTTTTCAGTGAATCAAAGATAGATTCCCAGTCCCATTCGGATTCTTTGCGATCACGCTCGCGGTGCTTTTTGTAGAAATAATATTTCTGACGTCGCCAGTATCCACCATCGGCGCTATTATCTACCGCGATAATGATATTCGGATACTCGCGCTTGCGATTCAGAACGTTGTATTTCAGAGACGAAAGGATCAGATGTCGCACCAGATTGGTGTCGATCTTATCAGTCGGCTCATAAGTTTGTAAGATTGTTGCAATAGCGATCTGACTAAAGTCAAAGATGCAGTATCCTTGGCTTTCCTCTTCGCCTAGCATTGATGATAAATCCATGGGACTCCTCTAATCGTCTGAACTTCGACGGGGTTAAGTTCTAAATAACAGCATAACATACACAAAAGAGGTACGCAATGGCTTTACAACCGCTACGCGCTACGGCAGGATTGGATGCTGCCGGACATCGCGCTATTAACTTCGGCTACCCTGATAAAACTAAAGGCGGGGACGGCGTTAACGTTGATTTCTTCACCTACGAAAACACCATTCAGCCACATAGCCCAAGCAGAACATATCCAAAGGACTTTGCTGTAACATATAACGACCGCATCTATATTAGCGAAGTCGAAATTACAGCACCGGAGCCTTTCAATCTTAACAAATGGAAAGCGACTCGCGTTGACCCATCATGGCGAGTAGTTACATCGACTGCTAACTTGCAGGGTAACGTTCGTCAAGGTGAATACATTCTATCTCAGATTGTAGGCGCAAACTCAGTATACACTATGCCGTTCGATGCTGCAAACAATATTCCAGCAGCGGGCGATACCGTAGTTATCAAAGACAACGGATTCGCTACCCACGATTATGAAATCGTAGTAAACGGCAACGGCAAAAAAATCAACAATCAGGCAACACATCGCATCACACTATCTGGATCTACCACTGTATTCATTTACAATGGTACCGAGTGGGTTGCTCAGTTGTGGGCACAGGGAGATTCTAATCGAACTTATGTTAGTTCGACAAGCTATATTCCCGGTGAAAACTTCTTCCGTGCTAAGGTTGGCGATCATCTTGTCCGCGAAACTCAATACGGCGGTGGCATTCGTATTCGTCTTCCTCGTTATGCAAACCATGGCGATACCATTGTAACATACGATTTGGATAGATTGAATCCACTTACTAAAACTGAGTTTTTCGTTTACCCAAACAGTAACCATAAGATTCTAGTTGGCGTAGGCGAAACACCAGTTGACAGTGCCAAGTTTGATAGCACCGGTTGGGGTTATTTCGTGTTTGACGCGAGAATTAACCAGTGGCGCGTTTTTGATGCAGACACCAAAGCTCGTTGGAACATGATTGAATCCAATTATACAGCTATTCTTGGTGAAAAACTAGCGGTACACGCTGCAAATGCAACAGATACAATCACCGTAACGTTTCCTCAAGAAGCATCCAACGGCGATAGCTTTATCATCGATACAAGTTATATGGTACAAGGTTCTAAGATCACAGTCAAGATCCCGGACGCACAAGCTAACGATTATATCGTTCCAGACGAAAATGCACTTGGTACTCCATATGTTAGTAAGTATCGCGACATTGTTAAAGACCTGACTAAGTTTACAACAAAGACAGAGACTTTCACAATCGACGGTCGTTCCCATCAATGGGAATTCACTTACTTCCGAAATGCACTGGGAACTGGTCTTGATGTTTGGGTTTTGATCTCCAACACACCAATGCCATTCAGAGTTGATCGCAATGATACATCATTTGTTGGTCTAGCGGCAATCGCTACACAAGTAGAAGTAAACAAAAACAAAGAGCAAATTACAACTGGTCAAAATCGTGATTGCGAAGCATTTGTAACACCAGAAACCCTGAGTAACAAAGTCGCCACACAGACTAACCGTGGTATCGCTCGATTGGCAACTGATGCTGAATCAAAAGCAACAAGCGGTACAACCGAAGCTTGGAACAGTGTAATCATGACTCCGGAAAGAGTCAACAACAGATTGGCAACTGAGACCATGCGTGGTGTTTTGACTGTAGCAACACAAGCACAAGCTAACGCAATGAGTGGCACCGGTGAAATGTGGGCACAGACTGCAATCACTCCAAAAGTGCTGGATGGTCGCAAGTCAACCGAGACACAAACCGGTATTACTTACCAAGTTATTCAGGCTGGCGCAAAACAAGCAGAGCGTGGTACTAAAGGTGTAGGTGTTCATGATTTCGACGAGCATTACCGTTATGTAACACCAAAAGTTTTGTTCGAGAAGGTCGCTACCGAAACTTCTCAAGGTATGGGATTCGTCGCTACTCAACCAGAAACTGACGCTGGCACAGATAACCATGTTAATGGTCCGTTGCTCGTTACTGCTAAGACTCTGCAAGGACGTCAAGCTACGACAGCACTAACCGGTTTGTCAAGAGCTGTTACCGATGCGGAAATGAGTTCAAATACTCCTCCAACTGGCGATAACATTCATGTTACACCGGATGCGATTGTTAAGCGTACTGCAAACGAAACCCGCTGGGGTCTAGCAGAAACGGCAACACAGGCAGAAGTCGATGCTGGCACTTTGCATGATCGTTGGTTTGTAACTCCAAAAACATTCGGAGTATGGTTGAATGGTACACGGTTAACAGTTGATGTGTCAAGCGGTTTAACCACTGCTGGTACAATCTGGGCAGGACAGAGTTTTAATATCGTAGAATCAACCGAAACACAACGCGGAACATTGCGTACTGCAACACAAGCAGAAACAAACACAATGATTAATCCGCTTGATAACGTGATGATTACGCCTAAGAAATTGAACGACAGAAAAGCAAGTGAAACCCTGACTGGTATTATTGAGATCGCGACTAAGGCAGAATCCGACGCTGGCACAGATGCAACTCGCGCAATGACTCCAATTCGTGTTCTTGATTCTATGCGCACAAGCGCGAACCACAGAATGAATGAATCTCGTTATGGCGTTGGTATGATGTGTGTTCTGGCAAATGATGCAAGCGCGAATACAGTGTGGCAAGGTGATGATATTCAAGGATCAACTCGCCCAGTTGGTCAATATGCAACGGATAATATCGTTGTTAGTCCACGAGCACTGAATACCGCATTAGCTCATTATTTGCCCCTTCTAGGTGTTGCCGAAAGTTCACGTTCTATGGATACAGCAGACGGCACAAGAGTTAAAGCCGATGATTGGATTCGTCGTACAGTTGCACAGACTATTACCGGTGGTATGAAGTTTACCGAATCTCCAGTTATTGAACGTGCAAGCGTTGTTAGACTTGATATGATTGCAACTGGTGGCAAACAAGATACCGCAATTATGTTCAGAAACAGCACCAATAAAAATTGGTGGGCAAACGGCGTTCATGTTATTGACGGTGCTTATCAGGTCAGCACTATTACCGATGATGTATTCGACGCGAAAATGAGTATTTTCAGAACAGGCGATGTTCAGTTCTATAGAAACGTTTCAAACGGTGGACAAGATCCTACCGCTGATAATCATTTGGCACGTTGGAGATATAACGAAGATCGTTATGTTCGCAAGACTGGAAACGTCACTGAGACTATTACCGGATTGAAAACATTCCAGAATGATACAACATTCAGTGCTGGTAACGGCAATGCGTTCAGTATTAAAGTTGGCGGTGCAATTGCATTAACTGGTTTGTATGCTGGAACTGATGGTGCTCTTAACATCGGTTCAAACAAAATCGCATTGAACATTAGACCGAATGGGTATACAGACCCAACAAACCAGACACGATTCCATCCTGATGGTATTGTTGAGGCATCCAGTCAAGTTAGAACTAAAGCAACCGCACCGGTCGCAGCTAACGATTTAACCCGCAAGGATTACGTCGATAACTTGATTGATGATGTTACTAAGTCTGCCGATAGTCGTGTAAATAAGAAAGGTGACAACATGACTGGCGAATTGATTATTACATCCCCACAAGCTATTACTGCAAATGGTGATGTGACAATCAAGGAACTGCTAACAGTTAAGCGTCTGAGAATTGAAGTCGGTAACGGTGAGTTCTTGGAAATTAGACCTAACGCAGTAACCAGATCTGTTGATTTTATTTGGATTAGTTAACGGAGGCCAAATGGCTGAATTAGTTATTGCCCGTGTTACAGAACAGGGTATTCAAGCTCGCGATCTGTCAGAAACATTTTCTGGCGATAACGAGTTAGTTATTAAGGGTCAACAAGGCAACGCAGGAGGTGAATGCGTTGCCACCTTAAACGGAATCAGCCTTAGCCCTTCTCAAACGAAGGGCTTAAACTGCATTCATTTGACCGAAGATTTTAAAGCAACCGGTATGGCATTTGACTTTTCAATTGCCGCGGATACAGATAGATTTACAAACTGGGTTAATAGTTTGTCTACTGGTATTATTCTTCTAATGAGTCACACAGAAAACGTGACTAATGACAAGCTTAATACATATTTCGATCAAATTGGTTCTGTTGGTTGGAAGTATTATTGGAATCCAGCAAAAGGAACAAATAGAAGTTCTTACGTTGCTATTATTGATTGTCCACTGAAAAAGATCATGACTGAACAATTCATGGGTCATGGTAAAACAACTATGCAAGCCCAGCTTTGTATTGTATTTGATACATTCGCTGATATTGGTGTTACCGGTTACGGTGATATGATTGCGTGGGAAGAAAACGAAGTAATATCATCCACTGCTGGATATGCAGTTGTTAAAATCATCGATAAGCCATTATCTGAGTTGAATATCAAAGTCGGCGAATATATCGAAATGAATGCGGAAGTGTTTCACGAACAAAAAGCAATTACAGATAAAACTGGTTGCGCTCTTATTATGCAGTTCTGGAATGGAAATACATATATTTCTGGTATGCACATTAAGCCAACTGCGGTAGATGTTTGGACGCCGGGTTCAAATATGTCTAGGGTTCCGACAAACTGCAATCGAATTGAGTTGTCATTATATCGATATCCTAGTGTGCCAACAAGCACAGCAGCTATTGGTATGCGCGACGTAATGGTAAAGCTTAGAAAGCCGGAAGTTAATAAGTCTAGATCACATGGAACAGTTGGACAATGGGGCTTTATTACTTCTACCGCCAATGAAGGCGATGCGGAAGCGTCTTTCGTTGCTAGTTCTAAGGTAGGCGATCTAGTATCTCAATCATACGAAGAACTAGATCAAGAATGGTTGCCACAATTCGATCAAACTGGATATTTCGATATACCAGACTGGATTCCGGGTTCTAAATTCGAAGTTAGTCAAACTATCTCTTATGACTATCCAGATATTACCGATACGTGGATGCGTTCTGGTATGGGTGGAACTACCGACGGAACGGAGAATAGAAATCTAAAAGTTGGTATTAGAACAGTTCATCATGATAGAGGAGAAGGACACTTCTTTAGTTATGGAGGATTTGGATACGATTTTGATGCTAGAATCGAATATGGTAAATCATACACATATAAGATTGAGGTTGACGGCTCAAATGTTAAGTTCTATCTGGATGGTGTAGAAGTTCAATCTGGAATCGCTACAGCTCCGTTTAAACAAATAACTCATTTTGCAGTCGGAGCAGATAAGCGAGGAAACGTTTATATGCATAAACTCCGCGGATCTGTCCATGAACTAAACATGATTGACAAAACTCGCCTGAATGGAACAAATGATCGCTTTTATAATTTCGTTAGACCCGGTCAACTAGATGATAAACGAACAGTTCCTGGCAAATCACGCTATAGCGGCAAAGAATATTTTGCTACCAACATTTCTCCTGATAATAGTGCAAATGCTCTTTATTGTGGACCTGGATCTAAACTTGTTCCCGGTGGTCTATGTGACGAAAGTAAAGATGTTTTCGTGACGATTTTAGACGCCGGCGGAAACACATTGCTTCCTGGATTGGAACTCAATAAACGATATTCTTGCGTTGTTCGTGAGATCGCTAGTCCAAGAGCAGATTGGGTACAAAGCTCAAGTCAATATTCTATCAGAAATCCACTCGATGTTAATAATGGAGCGTGGATAGCAGAAGCCGACGGTAAAAACGTTAACACAATGAAGTTTAAGATTGAGTGTGTTATTAGTCCGAAGATTAACGGCAAAGTGACTAACGTTGATTGGATTGATATTAATAAGCAAATCGCTCCATTGAATGGCGTAGATCAATATTCAGATATTCAGCCTTGGAATGGTCCCGGTGAGTTTCAAATCAAATTCAATTCTCGTTCTGGTAAAGGATATATTCTTGAAGGTAGAACATTAACTGAAACTATCAATCAGTTTGGTGGAATTTACATTGCAACAACTGGAATATTAACTGCATACGGAAATTATGTGATTTCTACTGTAAACGGAACTCCATTCACTGCCGGAATGCAAGTTCTTGCAAATACGGATTACGTTCTTAGTGGATATATCAAGTCGGGTAGTAGAGTTGTTCGGGTTGGTGCAAGATATAATAACACCGAGTTTTTCGATGGATATATCTGGGACTTCTCACTTGATGGAAAGGGTAAAGATGATCGTTATTACAAAAATTATAACATGAGTCGATATGATGCCTATAACAACTATGTCAAGGACGAACTGGCAAAAGCAGATGTAATCGCAAGCAAAACTTACGTTTCAGATCTGAGTTTGTTTAGCACTGCCGTTAGACAAAATGAAAAGTCGTATAAGTTCAATACCGCAACGACTCCTAGTGGAGGCACTCTGAAATTTAGTGCACCAAAGGGTTCTATTGTTCGAATTGATTTTGACATCGAAGGAGAAACTCGGATTGAGTTGAGATATTCACCGGCACAAAGTGGTAGTGCTCCATTGATCAAATCTCTTCCTGCTGGAAGATGCAAAGGGTCAGTTGCTTATAAAATCACGGACGAAGCTCCTGGCGTCTATATAAGAACGGTTGCACCTAAGCTCAATGAGGTAGTCAAGATTCATAAGCTAAACGTCTCCAGAGTTTACACCGACGTTATTATCGAGAATTCTAGTGGAAGTGAATATAAACTAGAAGATCGAGAGACTCCGATCATGAAAACTGTGAATCGAACTAAGTGGATTCCTGATTACAGAACTGGATATCTTCATATTCAAAACGCTTGGAAGCCAGATCCTAAAGATTGGGCAATTCGTGTTAAGTGTAAAGCTGGTGCTCTAAAAGACGATATCAATCCTATTTTGAGCGGGCCAGTCTATGATACCAGCACGATTTGCGTTGACCAATATCGAAGTGTTAGCTCAGTTCGTGTGTTCTCCTATAATGCGGCCAAGCAGCTCAATACAGGAATAACAATCGACGCTGGTGCTAAAGTGGGTGACGAGCTTGATATATTTGTGCGTGTTGTTGGTAACACAGTCACGATAACAGTAAATGGAAAAACTGCTACCGGGGCTTGGAATCCAGATGGTACAGAAAGTATAAATTTGATCGGCGCAAGGGCTGGAGGATATAGATTCAACAATGATATCACGCTTGTTGAGTTGATTGACAGTAGCACTAAGTTGTGCAATAGCCGTCGTTATGATCTATCACAATATTCAACCGTTAAACCAGTTGATACTTTCATAGAAAACGAGTTGGGCGCAATCAAATATATTAGAATTGGTGAGATTGACGCAACAAACAAGATCTATGGATGGGATATAACTAAAGGCGAAGAAAATCAGATTGGCAGAATGAAAGACTCACATTATATCGACGGTGTTCAAATGGATCTTTTTACTACTATAAATACAAGTGGTTATAGTGCTTACTTGCACTTTGTTGGCGATAAAAGACCATATAACGCAATCGATGTTGAGCTGTATCAAATCGACGATAATAATAACGAGCAGTATATCGGAACGTTTACTGCAATTCAGGCAATCAACGCAACTGGATATGGAATTCCAGAAAACGCTGTTGTCACTTCTTGGTTCAGTGGATTGAACACTAACAAGAAAGTTATTTTCCGTCCCCGTGGAGCAGGATCGCAACTAGCTTTAGCAGATGCGAAACCGTGGGTGGCAATCTAATCGTACCTACCCGGTACCCTTAACCGTAACAATTACGGTTTTTGCCCCAACTTAGGTTGGGGCTTTTTTTATTCCAATCTCATAAATAATGAAAACTAACATGAGGATTAGAAATGGCAGATCTTAAATTAGGGTCTCAGATTGGTGGAAATCTAATCTGGCATCAAGGAATTCTGGAATTAAATCCTGTTGACGATAAACTATATTATCAAGATCAGGAAATGATGACAACTAGAGGCAATCAAACTCTACTGGGTGCAATTAAATTCGGTACTCCGAATGATATGTACGATATTGAAAGTATGAGTGATGGGGCAGGCGGAATTAAGCGTTATCTACGTAAGTTTAGATCTGGTGCTACATCTACTATTTGGCACGAAACTATTACCGATCGTTTATACACAATTTCAACCGGTGTTACTGATACCGCTCCACAATTCACGTTGAATAACGGTGATAGTGCGACGTTTCAATATCCAGTATTAACTAACAGTCCACAATCTGGATTGGGGAATGCATTAGCAAGAAAAGATTATGTTGACTCTATTGATGCGAAAAACGTTGCTAAAGCAGGCGACACGATGTCCGGGGATTTACTTTTTAACTCAACAGCAAGAAAAATTCGAGTTAACGAGATTGCTAGTATTACATCTGGATGGGATGCAGCTGGTAATTCTACCTTTTTCAAATTGGGTGCTTATGATGTATCAAAGGGTGGCGACTTACTCGAAATAAGAGCAGCTGGTGCTGGAGTTGGAAACAGAACATCTGGATTCGATGTCAGAACAACAAAGAACATTTCAAATACACCGCTTTATGTTGGCGACAACATGGTTTATCATCCGGGAAATAAACCTACTCCGGGCGATATCAATGCATACACAAAATCCGAAGTAGATGAAAAACATTGGATTCGAGTAAAAGACGAACGTGCCGCAATGATTGCGCCAAACGTATTACCAAAGAGTACAATGGCAGCTTATTTCACAAATCAAAGCGACGTTAGTTCTAGCTGGGTTTCTGGATTCACTGTGAATGGCTGGGATAGCACCTACGCAGCTTGGTCATTGTTTGCTGGTTCACGTTCAGACGTCGATCAAAATCAGTTATGGTTTAAGCATGGTCGTTCCTCATGGCTTCCTAGCTCAAGAATCTATCACGAACAAGATAAACCAACAAACGACGAACTAAATCTGGTATCTCGCGCTGGCGATAGCATGACCGGTGTTTTGAACATGAAAGTTACTGATAGTATGGGATTTGGAAAGTATTCTATCAGAATGAACAACGGTTCTATTGGTGGATTAAATCAACTGGTATTCGGAGATCCATCCGATACTACATCAGAAGGTATTGCTTGGCCGAAGACCGGCAAAAATGATAGCGCGACAACAAACGCAGAATACGATTTGTTGTGGGCACTTGATGGTGATTTAAAGTTCAATAATAAGAGTACATACGGCGAGTGGAATAAACCAACAAACGAAGATCTAAATCTTGTTTCCAGATCTGGGGATTGGATGAATGGTAAACTGGAAATTAGAAATGCTGAATTTGAAGTAAAACATAATAACGTTAGACGTGTTATTACTCGTCTTGGTGTGCAAAATGATGCCAAACCATTCATGGTGTTGATTTGTCCAAAATACGTAGGCAAAGCATTACCGAAACGCGGGTTTGTTGGTCGTGTTACTTTCGAACGTGGAGCAACCACTTCAACTCTACAATCACAGTATGTTGACATTTCTGCTGTTACTGCATACACGGCAACCGATGCGCAGATTCATTATGCTAGTTACTATGCTAATGTCAAACTTGTTTATCACACTCACACAGACGGTATCGAATATCTGGCATTGTATCGTAACATTCAAAGTTCTGCTACTGTGTTCATAGACGGATATTTGTATGGTTCCGAAGAAATGATTGTTATTTCGGATGCAACTGGATTAACTGTCACTGATGTTTCAACCAGAGAAAGAATCTATAGTTCTGGTAATAAACCAACAAACGAGGATCTAAATCTGGTATCTCGCGCTGGCGACACAATTACCGGGGATCTTGTGGTTAGTGGAAAAATTACGGTATCTAAAGTATTACTATCTGGCGCACAAGGGACAGAAGAAAACGCATTAACTCGTAAGGATTACGTAGATACTAAAGTAGGTACCGCAGTTCAATCGGTAACAGCTACCGGCGCAGTCAAGAGCACTGGCGGTATTAATCCAGTAATCAGCTTGGTAAATGCAACAACAACAGAAGATGGCGCAATGTCTGCTGCTGATAAAGCCAAGTTGAATGGACTTCCTGCTGCTGCTGTGAATAAGACTGGCGATTCAATGACTGGTAGTTTGACTTTCACAAATGATAGTCAACTTGTCTGGAGTAGAAACACCGATTGGGCTAAGATTGGATTTAAAAACGATTCCGACTCGGATGCTGATAGTTATATGTGGTTCGAAACTGGAGATAACGGAAACGAATATTTCAAGTTTAGAGTTAAACCTACTGGTTCTACTACATCGGAAGATGTGTTTTTAATAAAAAGAAACGAAACGAGATCCAACGGTAGATTTTTTGTAGATCCATCAATATCAGGTAGTGATTTAATTACGTTGATTGGGACACCCAATCCAACCGGAACTAATGCTCGTGGTATAAGTGGATATGAATCAACAGGCACAACTCGTGAATGGGGTGTAGGTGCATATTCAGAAAATGGTGTGATTTTGTATTCCTATTTGGGATTCGGAGAAACTCCATGGAATAATGGAGTTAAAATATACGCAGATAAAGTAGTTTCTCCAACCTCGTTCAATGCTCCTGATTTTATTCAGACAACACCGCAAAGTAGTGTAGCTGGTGCGAGTACAAGAAAGGATTATGTTGATACTCAAATTGCGGCAATAGACGCGAAAAATGTTTCTAAAGCTGGCGATACTATGACTGGCGAATTGACTATGCCTAAGGTTAAAAGTGCGTTAAACTTGTTGGACAAAGCCAGTATTAGGTTTGCAGATCTGACTAACACTTGGTTCCATATATATTCAGAAGGAAATCAGTTTAAGATCAGTCAAGGAACTACTGCACAAACAAACGTATTTGCAATAAACAGCAACGGTGATATGGATATTGCGGGTTCGACTATTTCTAAGTATTTTAGAACTGATGAACTAGGAGGAACTAATACAGTAGCTCCATTTGCGAGTAAATCCAGTGGTGGTTCTTATGCCGCGATGTATACTAGATATGCTCCATTCCATACTGATGTTGTGCAAACTGGATCATCTTATGCTCCTAATGCTTCAATCAGATATACACATAACGGCACATACGCTGGTATGTATTCGACTGGTGTTTTGTGTGAGAGTGCAGGAACTCCTGGTAAATATACTATTCATCACATTAACCAATCTGCTGGTTCATCCAAAGTTTGGAGCTTTGATGGTAGTACAGGTAGATTTACTGCTGATGGTCCTATTAGTTGTACCAATATTGATGTAAATGACGTTATTAGCGGAGAAAATTTACATCTTACTGGAAATATTAGACTGAACAATAGTGCTCCTACTATTACCATGCAAGATACCGATCACATGGGCGCATTCTTGCACACAAATAGTAATAACTTCTATGTGTTGAGATCTCCGACTGCGAATAACGGAAACTTCGATAGTGGTCCAGGTGGTGTTCATCCAATGACATTAAACTTGTCAACTGGCGATGCACAATTTAGCCGCAACGGTAGCTTTAACGATGTTCAGATTAGATCTGATATTAGACTGAAATCTAACTTCGAACCAATCTTGAATGCTGTTGATAAAGTTTGCACATTGAGCGGTAAGACATTTGATAAAGTTGGATGCGACAAACGAGAAGCTGGTATTATTGCTCAAGATCTTGAGAAAGTATTGCCAGAAGCGATTGGTAGTTTTAAAAATACTGCTGGTGAAGAGTATCTGACTGTTTCTAACTCTGGTGTTAATGCACTATTGGTAGAAGCTATCAAAGAACTTAAAGCCGAAATCGAAGAACTTAAATCTAAACTTAACTAAGGAGGACGGGGAGAAATCCCCGTTTAAATTATGGTAGCATTACCGTTTTGGCTTAGCACGGCCAATACAGAATTAAGAGCCAATGGATGGGCTAGCAACATGAGAACACAAGCGGGTTTGCCTGCTGCTGGATTTATGAGTCAGTTGGTAAATAAAACCGCGATCAGTTTGATTGCTGCACCAAGTAGAACTAGCTCAATGCCAGTTTATTTCTCATACGTAGGTGGAAAAGTTATTATGGAAGTTCCAACATATAACTTGAAACAAGAGATTATACTCGGCATGCCATATGTAAATATTACATGGACTGGTCCAGTAGAAGCACAGGGATATCATGGTGGATGGCAGAGAATGGATGCTGGAATGATTAAAATGGTGAAAACAGTTCAAGCGACGACAGAATTTGTTATTACGTTTTCTAGCTCACCAGATGGAACAACATCAAGACATCAGTGGACGTTTAAAAACTAAGGCACCTTCGGGTGCCTTTTTGCTAAATACTGCTATAAACTGAGAGGAGTCTATAATGGCAGACCTTAAATTAGGATCACAAATCGGAGGTAATCTGATTTGGCACCAGGGCATTCTTGAGCTAAACCCTCTTGATGATAGCCTGTTTTATAAAGAATTCGATGTGATCACCTCAAAGGGCGGTCAGACAATTAATGGCGGTATTAATCTAAAAGGCGATATCGTTACAACTGGAAAAGTTATTGCAGTCGGCAATGATGTGGGTTGGGGACAAGCACCAAACGCAGCATTCAACATGGACAAAGATAACACAGCTGGTGCTCACTGGCTTATTGCAAGTCGTAAAGCAGATGGAACCCCGCGCTCTGGTATTCAAGTTCTTACAAACGATGTTGGCGAAGTTAGAATTTACACAAACAAAAACGCTAACTATGTCGGATTCCGAGATGGCCAAGTTTTTATCCCTGCAACGACGCCATCGGCAGCGTCTCACGCAGCTCGGAAAGATTATGTAGATCGTGAAGTTGATAAAGCGATGCAGTTCGCAGAAACAACTACCGATAAACTCACTGCTGATCTGGCTACCGCAAATACCAAGATTGATACCCTTGATGCACAGAATGTAAAGATTACTGGCGCTCAATCAATCGCTGGAACAAAGACATTTACCGACCCCGTTGTTTTGGAAGATCAGCCAACTGCTGATACTCATGCAGCAAACAAGAAATACGTCGATACCAAAGTCGGTACTGCGGTCCAAGGCATTGCGACTACTGCACCATTGACTACTACTGGAGGCGTCAATCCAACGCTGGCCATCACGGCTGCTTCGCGCACTGCTTCCGGTTCTATGAGTGCTCAAGACAAAGTTAAACTAGACGATCTTCCAGCCGACGCTTTGAGCCGTTCTGGTGGTAACATGAAGAACGGTGGATATATCAACATCGAAGGTGTTGGTGGATTGCGTTCATTGTATAACAGCAAGACATATTCTATTATGCGAGATCATAATAACGGCAACGTTACTTTAGGCGCTGCTAGTGGTGATCTGTATTTGGGATATAATACAACTGCCGAAGAATATACAACAAAAAACGTTGTATTGCATCAAGCAATGAAATGGAATGCGGGTAATGGACGAGTTCTGGTTGATACAGATGGATTTATTCCATGGGCTTCTATCAAAGATAAAGTTGGTCTAGAAGGTAAGACTAAGAATATCAGGGGTCCAATCAACTTTGACGAATACGAGTCAACCGGTTTTTATAACTTGTATTTGGCACGTGCAACTGGATCAGTTAATCCTCCTCCATTGGATTACGGTACAATGTTTGTTATTGGCTCAGATAAAGACGCTAATACCTTCGTGACTCAAATCGCGACAGATAGAACACAAGGCTCCACATACATCAGAACTAGAAATGATGGTACAATGGCTTGGACACCTTGGGTAAAACAAATCGATGAACGTGGCGGAGATGTTGATAAACTAAAAGTGAATCAAGATCTAGTAGTAGGAAACGGAATCGAAGTAGCGGCAACATCCGTCGTTCATACTGTAAAAGCATTAGGAAATACAGCGGATGCTAAACCTTCTCTAATTCTTCTTGCGAAGCGTTCTAGTTCTACTCCTATTGAGAAAAATGGATTTATAGGAAAAATTATTTTCAATCGCGGTGCTACTACCTCTAATTTGCAAAGTGATTATGCAGAAGTTGCAGTATATAGCGGATATACCGAACAGTATGCAAGGATCCATTATCTATCCGGCGCAAAAACATCTGGCACAAAACTGGTATATCATACATACAACGGCGTTGAATATATTGCGCTGTATCGTTCCGCAATTAGTATGGCACATGTTGTAGTTGATGGACTTAGATATGGAGCACATCCGATACTTATTCCAGACGCAACCGGATTGACAGTTACCGACATTAGTGTCAGAGAAGAGATTCTTAGTCTTCATAATCTACCGACAAATGATGATTTAAATCTAGTGTCTCGCGCTGGTGATGCTATGACAGGAACACTGACTGCTGCTAAAATCAAAAACTCAATTATGGTGAATGATAAAGGTAGTATTAGTTTCCAAGATGCGGCAGATACAAGATTCCATTTGGCATCAGAATCAAACTCTCTTACTTTGAGTCACGGCAACGAAGGACAAAACGCTCTTGTTTCTTTCCTTGGTGATGGATCTATTAACGCAACTGGACCAGTTGTAGCAACTGCATTCAGATCTTCTGGTGATTATGGTTTCGTTCGTTCGACTAATAGCACTCAAGGTATGTTTGTTGGTGCAGACGGTAGAACTATTATCGGTGGCGGAGCTGGTGCAACAGGAACAATCCATTTGCGTCCTCAAGGCATAGGAACAACAACAGTTGAAACTATTATCGCGAATGATGGTACTATTACACTGGGCAAACAGGGAACGGCTGCTGGACATCTAGTTAATAAGGCATATGTTGACGCAGTAGACGCGAAGAACGTTGCGAAAGCCGGCGATTCAATGACTGGTGCATTAAACAACACCAAAGCGTTTGTCTCGAATGATTATATCATGGTAGACAAGAACTCCAAGAAGTTGGCATTGGAAATTGATTCCGGTACATCTAAGATTCCTTATATTAGCGTCGATGCTACTTATAGAGCATTAGAATTTTTGCCTAATAGAAGGGTACTGGCAACACATGGATATGAAGTCGGAGGAACTAATTCCACTTCCGAATATTTCTTTACTCCATTATCTGGAGTATCAACTGATTGGGCAAGAGGATTTACTGCTATTGAGACCGATGGTTCAAGAAAAGCGGCATTTGGATTCCACGGAAAGCCAACCGGAGAAATTGATTTCATTTATCTTGGAGTTGGTGCTGCTCCTTGGAATGCCAACGCAGGTATTCAAATCAACGCTAACAATCAGATGTTGATGAAAGATGGACAATCCGGCGCTGCTACATTCGGCGCGGGCGCGAGTGCTTTGTTTATCAATAATACATCAAACGCTTGGTTCCATATTAACAGACAAACCGGAAAAGGATTTGAAGGACTTGCTATTTCCGATGGCGTTGCTCCCAGTGAAACTAACCCAATCGCTGTATTTGAAGCTAGTAAAATACTATTGCGTAGACCAACATATGTGTATGGTAATGGTCAATTCCAGATTAACACAGGCGGTAATCCAGTATTAGAATTTCATGTTCCTGGAAAACACGCTCGTATTGTATGGCTTGATAATACAACAGGCGATTTGAACTTTGGTCAGTCGAATGGTTCATTTGGTGAAGCGAAACGATACATGCAAATGCGAGCAGAGGGAACCGGATTGACTATGTATGGAACTAACTGGGCAGCCGGTGGTTCACACGCATATGCAGATCAATGGGCAAGAGAAGCTCCTATTCAAATTGATTTTGGAGCCGTGGCTGGTTCGTCTGATTATTATCAAATCGTGAAGGGACGTTCCGTTGTTTCGGGTGTTGGATATACAACTGACGTTGAACTTGGAGTATTGCGTTCTGGCAACGTTTGGGGTCAAGGTATTATTCGGGTTGGTTCCGGTGAAAGTGGTACTAAAGGAACAATGGGAATTTATACTTTTGATATCAGTGGTAACTTTAGATCTCCGGGTGGAGTATACGGAGGAACTGGAGTATATGATTCTGGTGACCGCGTATATTCTGTAAATAACCCGCCGCCGTCAAACACGCACACACACAATAATATCAGAGCTACTAGCGCAGTCACGATATTTGATGGGGATGTTGGTGGAGGAAACTTCGCATTAACTCGTCCATGGACAGACTTTGACATGATAATGTTTGTTGTTGGCTGGGATGATATGGGATTAGTTAGTCCGAAAACATTCACTAGATATGATCTAGAATATCTACAAGCAATTGGTTGGAACTACGATATTTCTGGTGGTTCGGGTGGATTAGGTTGGGGCGGAAGATTCTCTGCTGATAACCGGACATTCGTTACCGCTTGGGAAAATGGTAGAGTTCGAAAAGTTGTCGGATATAATCTGAGAACCGTTAACTAAATAATAAACTAAGGGGCTTCGGCCCCTTTTATTTTTAAAGGAGATAAAATGAAAGTTATTTTAAGAATGCTACAGCATATTGTTTTGCTGCCTATTCACTTATTCATGTGCCTAACGTGCTGGATCTTATCACCAGTGCTTCCTTTGTTTGCGATAAATAAAGAGACGCTACCAAACTGGTTGAGCTGGTATCAAACTCCAGACGCTCCACTAGATGGCGATAGCGGTCACGTAGAACGTTGCCAAGGATATCCTCGTTATATTCAACGAGTATTATGGCTAATTCGAAATCCGGCATATGGATTTGCTTGGTCTGTTCTTGCATATCAGCCAAAGAGTCCAAAATTTAAATGGCGAGGATCTCTTGGATATACTAAAGGAGACGAAGCCAAGTTTGGCTGGTATTTCATCACTCAAGAATGCGGACATTTCCAATTCAGTATGAGATATCCGAGTGTATTTGGGAAACAGTTCAGATTTAGATTTGGATGGAAAATGATTGGGATTGCTGCTGCTGGGACATGGCGTGAACGGAAGAAATTTGTTTTCACATTGAATCCACTTGACGGAGGCTAAATGCTTGCACAAATGCTAAAGCAAGATGAAGGTTATAAAGAGACTGTATATTGGGACACAGAAGGATATCCCACTATCGGAATCGGACACCTCATCATGCGTAAAAGAACAAAAGATATGGGAGAGATTAATCGCGAATTAAGTTCCCATGTTGGAAGAAATATTAAAGACGGTAAGATCAGTGCAAACGAAGTATTGGCTTTGTTTGAACGAGACATGGACGTTGTTAGACGTTCAATCGCGAATTATGCCGCATTGTCCGGTGTATACGACACTTTAGACACGGTGCGCAAGAATGCCATTGAGAACATGGTATTTCAAATGGGGGCGCTTGGTGTGTCGAAATTCCCTAGTATGCTAAGAGCACTTCGAAACAAGGATTGGAACGAAGCATATCGCCAAGCACTCAACAGTGCATGGGCAAAACAAACGCCAAATCGCGCCAATCGCGTGGCCAGCGTTTTGAAGCTCGGCAGCTATGCTCCCTATGGCTTCTAATCAGGAATCTCGGATATTCTCGTTGGGAGAGTGGTCAACGCTTCTTAGTGTTATCGTTATTGTTACGGTAGCTGCGGCAGGTGCGATGACTGCGATCTATCGTTTAGGACAGATAGAATCGGCACAGGAGAAAATGGAAAGTCGAATTGTGTCAATCGAAAATCGAGTAAACGAAATGAATACCGTAGATAGTAATCAAGATACCAAGATTGAATATCTACAGAAGCAACAAGAGAAGACAAACGAAATAACGGAAAAGATGAATGATACCCTGAATAACTTGAATGTGAGTATAAACAAGTTGCAGGTAGCCATTGATCGGAAGTAAACAAAAGGGAGCCCTCGGGCTCCCTTTCTTTTTATGCAAAGTCAACGTGACCGCGTGGTCCCATCATTGCATTCAACATTTCATAGTGTTCTTGCGCGGAGAACTCAGTCAGCACTTCGGCTCGTTCTTCATCAGTGAGTCTACCGACCATTTGTCTAAAACTCATTTTGGTGAACTCAAGCCCACGTACAGTTCGGAATCCAGCTTCATTCAGAAAATCGATAAGATTTTGCTGGGTATCCAATATTTCGCCTTCAACTTCCAGTTTGATTAGAAGTGAGACAGTCGCGATGATATCTTTAACAAGTTCCAATTTGGCGTTCATACTACATAGCCTATTTCGCGCAGGGTAATCGCCTCATTTTCGAGTGCGTTACCTCTAAATCTAATTTGGTGTCCGTCATTTAGCACGATTAGGCTTGACGTAACACGGTTATGAATATCCCGAGTTAAGGTTACGTCAACCTCTGACATCTGATATTTTTCCAGGTCGATTTGAATCGACGTCTTAACTTCTTGTTCTTGCCAATCGGGTGGCAAACCCTCACAGATCTTTCCTGTGACTAAAGTCATGAGCGGCACGGGTCAGTTTCTCCACAATGTCGTCCATGGTAACCAGTTGAATGCCGTCTGCTTGTTTGAATGCAATATCACCGTCGTTTTCCATATGACGGAACATAGCGTTCACACTGTCAAACAGTCGAAACTTTGTGGAGTATCGATCCTTGATACTCATTAACATACCGAACTGGTCGAGTTCGAAAATGCCATCTGAGATTGTAATCGCGTCGAGCGGTAATGCGTGATTATCAGAGTCAACGGCAAACACATGGTTACCACGAAACAGAAAATAACGTTTCATTTTGTATACCTCAAACCAGAATTGAATTAGTAGTCGATTTTGCCTTTGTGCTTCATCTTGCGAGCACCGGCGTTTTTGCTTTGCTTCTTGCGATCAACCATGACAACGGCATTGTTGAATTCGCGAGCATGTTTGGCAACAAAGTTTTGCATTTCTTTACCTCAGTCAATGAATACAAGTATGGTAGCGACAATCACAAAGAAAGTCAACAGTTGAATATTTAGTTGACGTTCGATTTTCTTTCGCTCGTCTTTGCTGAGACGATCAAACTTTTCAGCGGCAAAATCTGCGATCTCAGTTGCACCATTACCAGACTTGCGGCAGAGGTAATCGAAGATCAGAATATGCTTGAACTTGTTGCCTACCGTCTGAATTCTGTTTGCTTCGATTGTATATGTCTTGACATACGCACCGAACATAAACATCGAACCCCAGATTTTCAGACCAAGTACCCATTCTGTAGGTTCACCCAGCAACATTGCGAAGACGTTAGCGGCGACAATCAATATGCCGAGTAAACCAAACACGCGGCATAGAGAATGCCACTCGACTTGCTCTTGCTTCATTGCGCGATTGAGTCGAGTGGCAAGCATCATTTCAGCAGTTCCTCGAACTTCTGTGCGATACGACCGGCGCGTTCCGCATCTTGACGCTTGTTGGCTTGACGCTTTTGGATAACGGCGATGTCTTTGTCCAGTTGCTCTACTTGTGCAATATCATCGGCTTGACGCTCTTTCAGCTCGGTAACAGTTTGTTCCAGTTGCTCAACAATTGCAGTCAGCGGACGAGGACCGATAGTCAGTTCAGCATCACCTGCGAATTCACGAACACGGCGTTGTGCAGCTTGCCAGAATGAAAAAATACTCATTTCAAAAATTCCTTGATGTCAGATTGGTATTGCTTCTTGGGAGAAGTGTTCTTCCAGAAGTCGTTTTCTTTGGTCAACTCGGTGACTTGCTTTTCTAGCTTAGTCAATTCGTCTTCCGTCATGTGGTACAAGTTCATTTGCACCAGTTGTTCGGCATAGTCTTTCAGACTATCGAAAGCTTGAATCTGTTCGATTACTTGCTTGCGAGTCTGTTTATGGAACTTGATCTTCTCGTCTAGCACAAGCTTGATAAACTCTACCTTAGCTTGAGCATATCCAAGTTTCTCAGTCGTTGCTACAATAGCATTATCGATTCGCTTTTGCAAGATGCCGAAGCGATAATTCACGAAATCAACAATCAGATCAGAAGCTTTTTCGTATGGCTTCAAATCGCCGTTTTGATCGATTACGCGAATGTATTGTGACACATTCTGAGCCAGTTTGAAAGTCTTAATGATGTTTTCGTGACTGGTATCGAAATCACGCTTTAGCGTGATCTTGAAACAGAACTCACGATCATCCATTTTGGACTCGTCATAGCCAACAATCTTGTCGGTCTCTACCAGCTTATCCAGTAAAGTCACATACTTAACGCGATCATATTTTACTGGAATCTCGCTGATTGTCAACTTAGTTTTACCGCTAAGTTCATAACAGCCTTCCAGTGTCCAAGCTTGATTCTTATCGACAACAGGAGTGATTTTACCATAGAACAGCGGGAACTGAATCTGTGGTTCATCGCACTTACCAGTTTTAAGAACTTGCTCAACACACTTAGCAACACTCACCAAGCTATGTGGCAGAATCTTGGTAGCAAATCCAGTTGCAATACCGCTAACACCGTTCAGCAGAACAGTTGGCAGAATCGGCAGATAGTAGCGTGGGAGTTCAGAACCATCAGCGGTAGACTCTTCCAGCAGCTCCATATCTTTGAACATACTATCGAATTGATCGTGCTTGGTACAGAAGATATAACGCGCTGCCGCACCTTCTTGCACAGCTCGGGAACCGAAGTTACCTTGACCCTGAATAATAGGGAAGTTGTTGTTCCAAGTAGAAGCCATCAAACATGCGGCATCCATGGCAGCAACTTCGCCGTGGTTGTAACCATACTCAGAGATCACACCAGCGATTGCGGCATTCTTTTTGAAAGACTTGCCAGCATTCTTCAACACGCTATAAAGAATATAACGTTGTACCGGTTTTAGACCGTCTACCATGCTTGGCAGAGCGCGTTCCTCAATGGTATACATCGCAAATTCTTTTGCTTCGTTATTGACTAGACTAGATATTCCACGTTTAGTTACTTGCATTCTTTACCTCTTTTCAAACAGTCAGGATATTATACACGGCTGTTTGAAGATGTCAACATCAGGATTTCAGACGACCAATAAAGTCATATTTGGTGCGAAGCTCGGTGATCATAGCGATACCGTTGTTTTTCGCGCTGTATTCTTCGATACCAAGCAGGTCGCGCATTTGTGCGTAGGACACGAAGAACACTTGATGTTTTGCTTCTACCTCACGCCAAGCTTTTACGATACTGGCATCGGTGAAGATTTCGGTAGATCGCTTGCACAAGTAATCGCCCAATGCTTTGTTTTGCTCGGTACGCGGATTATTCAAGCGACGCAGAACTTCCTTAAAGCCAGTTTTGCGTTTCTGAATACCGACGTGGTTTACGCTAACGATATCGCGCAGGCGAGCGTCATTAGTCGGGAAAGTAGCGATCAGATAGAAACCAGGAGTAGTCAGATCGTGATTCACAGGTACCCGAGCAATTTGGCCAGGAGTAAACTCCAGAATGCCAGTTTTGTTAGGGAACAGAGTACCGATATACAGTGCGTTTCCCATAAGGAGATTAGTATTCAATTTCATTTCATTACCTCATTAAGTAGAGATCGAATTATTACACACTAGCTAACGTGTGTCAACACTGCGGCATAGCCGCTAATTGTTACTATGTAACAAAAAGAGAAAATAAAATCTCTTATATATCTTATATGAGAATTTACTTTGTCTTTTCGTTAGAAATCAATATGTTAGCTTCGCAGTCGCTGGCGCGACATTTGGAGTTTAATTATTATACTATCTATTCACCAAATCGATTTGGAGCGATTCCTTATCTAATTGATATCATCGCATAGACTATCGCTAGGAATCGCTCCAATGTCTTCCTATTAACAGGAGAAAGTCATATGATCATAACAGTATTGAATGATCTCTTGTTGACGTTTGTTATCCCAATAGAAGAAATCCTTATCGGTACCTCTGATTGAATCCGCCAGTTCCGTTGGCAAGTTGTTGAACAACGCTTGACCAAAACGGTATTGGTCGCTTGTCTCGCAAATGCTCTTGCGGATAAGATCATACATCTGCGGTACAGTGAGTTTCATTGTCATATCAGTTGCTCCAGTCATAGTCAACGCCCAGAAAGTCGAATACTTCTACCAGTTCGGCTTTCACGGTACGAGCACAGTTGGCGTGCTTCATTTGTTTGATTGTCGGTGGTGTCAGATGCGCTACCGCGTTTCCGAAAGCTTCGATACGCGAGTGGGTCGCATCCATTGCCGAACGTTGCATGTCATACAGTGCTTCCTCAGAAACACGGCACATATACAGGTGGCAATGCATACCACTTTCAGGAATCTTGTGTGTGCAAAGATGCAGCAGATGATCTGGATTCGGAGTGTATCCAATTTCTTCTTTGCATTCGCGCACCGCAGCTTCGATCAGGCTTTCGCCTTCATCTACCATACCACCCGGGAAGCCGAAACGAGAATCCCAACGAACATTCAGAAGGATTTTGTGTGCCCAAACGTGCTTCTTGTCTTCTGGGAAAGTCGGGTCGGTTGTATTGATATATGGCTGCACTTTGTCACAGTAGAAGCAGACAAACGCAGCATCCGATTTGCCACGTGCACCGCTTTCTACTTCAATGCAATCGACAAACGATTTAAATGATTTCATTTTGTTTACTCTCTTTGGTTGATGTGCTCAGTATACTGGTTCAGAATCACAAGTCAACACTTTTTAAAATAAAAAAGCCACCCGAAGGTGGCTTTTGATGATTAGTGCTTACCAAACTCTTTGGTAATGTCTTTCAGAACCTTGAACTCACAGCAACGCATTTTTGCGCCCTTGTAGTCTTTCGGAACTGCTACTACATGCTGAGGATCAACTTGTACCAGCAGAATACGACCTTGACCACCGTGATAGTTCGGGATGTAGTGTCGAGCTGCTACGTGGAGACCGGCAGAACAAGTTGCGTCGGAGCTGTCACACTTAGCACGATCCAGTTTAACCGTTTCACCTACTTTGTTTGAAAGCTTACCGGTATAAAAGTCTTTATAATCGGTAGTGCAACGACGATAAGCATGGACGAAACCGTCGGTGGTGATTTCGATGTCGTTGTGCTCAAGGAAGTCAAACAGGCCTTCGATTGCTTTCTTGTTCGGATTCAGCAGCAGTTTTTCGAGAAACGCTACCAGGTGACCGAACGGCTTACCATCGTGCATGTTGCTGATGATACGCTTTACAACAGAACCACCAATTTCCAGACCCTTATAAGTAACAACATCATTTTCTACCTTGAGTTGACCTTTAGCATAAGAGCTAACACCCTTAGCAACGTTGATCAGACCCAGAGCTTTCAGAACATCACCAGCGATACACAGATCCAGAGCTTTGCGGAACTGTTCGTGACTGCTATCGGCAGTGTAAGTCTTACCGTCTGCCATGATGTTGATGAACTTGGTAGACGCGAACCACTTGAGTTCTTTCGGAGTCTCAACCGGTGCAACAGCCGGAGAACCAGGACGACGGGCTTTTACGCCTTTACGCTTGAGAACTTCACCAACAGTGCTTTCAGAGCAACCAACCAGGGATGCGACAGTCTTTTGGGACTTGTACTCACCGGTGGTATAGAGTTCGACGATTTTTGCGTCTCGCTCGTCAGCTCGTTTGTCTGCTTCGTGAAATCGAGCGCCCAGATGGGTGTCCTCTTTCTTCGGTACAACCGGAGCGGCTTTCGGAGCAACAACAGCAGGTTTAGCAACTGGTGCGGCTTTAGTTGCCGGAGCTACGTTACCACGAATTGCTTCGATGATCTTGCGAGCTTCGGATTCTTTGATATTCAGACGCTTGGCCAGAACAGTGCGACCCAGTTTGCCTTCCAGAATCTCTTTGCGCATAGCTTCGGTAACACCGTTGCTCGGCTGTTTTGCCTTAGCCAGTCGATCTTCTTCTTTTACGAGTTCGATCATTTTACGAGCTGCGGATTCGCCGATGTTCAGTTCGCGAGCCAGTACGCCACGACCCAGAGTGCCAGCCAGAATACGTGCTTTTTGTTGTTCAGTCAGTTTAGCCATTTTACAGTTTCCTTTTCTTGTCAGGTTTGATTAGTTTAACGCTTTTGATTCTCATAATAAACATTATCTCCTTCTCATAACGTGCGGTCATTATCTCATATGAATGACCGCACGTCAATATTTATTTTACAGCAACTTGAACAATGTTTGTCGCAGTTGCATCTGGGATACTATATACGGAGTTGGTATAAGCGACGATCAGAGGGTTATTCTTCTCGAACTCTTTTACCTTAACGTATGCGATATCATACGCTTTTCTTTCCAGTTCTGCAATAGCATCATGCAGACTTTTGCCGTTTGTCAGCTTGAGATCTGACATAGAATTCCGAGCACGACGCAAGAAATTACCGATCTCACTCACTTTGCCGTTATTACAGATCTGATCTACCAGCGGCTTGGTGATAACGTTGCTTTCGAGACGACCAACCCAACGTTCCATGACTTGCACACCAAAGTGGGTTTCGTCAACGGCATCGGCATGTTTCAGAACATCAAACTGGATAATATCCTGAGATACCTGAGTGATATTCTTGTTCTTCCATGCACGTTGGAAGTGCGTAGGCTTGAACATATAAACGGTTTTCTTCTCTACAGCAGCCCATTGAGAAATCAGCTCAGAGCTATACAGATTCACGCTCTTCCAATCGCCAAACTTCTCTTTGGTCTTACCGGATTTCAGAGTCTCGATGGTAATTGTCGGAGTAACATGACGCGGATTGCTCCACTCATAGCCCATCCAATAACAATCTTTCAGCTCGTCGATGTCTTCCACGTACATCTGTTTTTCTTTGTAGATGCCATTTTCGTACACGACCACGTTAGTGGCTTTACCGGTACGCTTCTTGACTTCTACCAGACCCTTGTCCTTCATTTCTTTCAGAACATCGGCGCGAACTTTGGACAGAGTGACAATCATTTTGTCCTTCATCCGAGTCGGCCAGTATCCCAGGTAATGAATCAAGTTTTCTTTGTACGCATCACCGATTGTACCACGTGATGGGTCTTTCTTGTCGATTGGCGTAGTGTTGGCTACGTCAAACACCAGTGCACCTTCGACTCGGAACTTGTTCAGACGATGCAGAGCCATCATAACTTCGCCAGCTCCGGATTTCAAGTCGTTAATGATTACACGCTTGAAATTGGCATCAAATCCAACCATGTTGCTGGTATAGCGGATCTTGTTTTTGCGAACAGTGACACCAACGCTTGCATTCTGCAAATACACTTCCGTGTTCGGACGGGTATAGCTATTGAAATGCGCTTTCCACTGTTGGATAGTCTTGCCGTGGAACACACGATTTTCGATCATTCGGCGCCATACGTCATGCGGCAGTCTGCCGTTGATTGACTTATACAGCTCGAATATGTCATTGGACTTATCAAAAATCTTGTCAATTTCCACATCATGAACTTTGTTCAGAATCTTGATTCGCTTGTCAATAGAAGCGATGGTATCAGGGTCCAAACTCAGTTCTTCGCGGCTCGGAGTCATATCAAGTTCACCGATTTCGAAGCGAACGTAATAAGACTTGTCTTTAGCAAACAGCCCGATCATGGTGTTGTTCCAGTATTCGCTCGGGATTGGGTAAACTACACCACCCATAACAGCGAACACACCGTTACCATGTTGTGAGCGAGTATTCCAGCCACCTTCTACCTTACAGATACCATCGGCATCGAAATCCAGGTAGTTGATTGTGATCGACTTACCAACGAAACGAGGACGATATTTCTCGAAAGAGCAGAATACGCGGGCGGCTTCTTGTTCCCAAGTGTTCATGTCATTACTAACAGGTACGGTAACTTCAACACCAGTCGGCTCGTTGCTTTCTTCTTCGAACATTTTCATGATGTTCGGCTCGCCGTTCTTCATGAATGCGCTGTAAATGCGCTTGAATCCGCCGTGCCAGGAAGTCACTGTGAACGTATCGGTATACGCAAACGGAGACTTACAACCAAGACCGAAACCACCGATTTCATCGTTACTGTTCGACTTGGTACTTGCAAAATAAGTGCAGTACAGCCCGGTAACATCTTCCTCACTCAGACCAATACCGTAATCACGGACGCTGAATTGTTGGTTCAGTACACTCGGCAGAGTAACGTCGAAAGTAGTCTTAACATCTACCCCAGTGCGAGCCAGAGCGATATGACCGTCTACCGCGTTGCAACACAGTTCACGAATGATGGCGCGTTGCTTGTACTTATACAGAGAACTGGACAGAATCTTGAATGCTTTTGCACTAGCCAGAATTTTGAATCCAGAACTCATGTCCGCGGCGCTGCCGTAGATCTCGGTTTGTTCCTGATGAATTTTCATTTACATATCTCATGGTTGGCATTATATATTCCTCACATACGTTACAATAACTGGATAATACACGATGATTATCCAGTAGTCAATTACTTTTTACAGGTATTCGTCGAACCAGCGTTCACCAAGCTCTTCCAGATCGACATCATAGCCGAAGATCAGACGAAGATTGGCAGTTTTATGTGTGATTTCTTTGGTTTCTACCAGAGATTCGCGCAACTTCTTGATCTCATTCTTGACGGAAGACAGAACCAGGATGTTGTTTTCCTTGCAATGCTCTTCCCATTCTCCGAACTTCATATCGAAGAACTTGATAAACTTCTCACGAAGAAAAGTCATCTTGCCGATCTTGATACACGGTGTGATCTTCTTACCGATGTCTCCCAGATTCTTGGTCATGCTGTTCATTATTAAACCTTCTGTTTGATAGCGTTTTTAGCCATTCGACGATTAGCGTATTTCTTATCGCCGGTCACTTCTTTGCCGATCCAGTTGGGAAGAGGCAGAATTTCTTCTTTCTCATGGTTCAACTCGATTTCCGCAACTTGGAGTCCAGTATACGGGTAAGAGCTAAAGGTGTCAAGCTCAATTTTATGTTTTCCGTGCTGATAAACATCGCGAATCTTTTCGAGGATGCCAGCGGGATTAGCATAGCGACGGGCGAACTCATAGACGAACTTGGGGATACGGGTCTCCAGTTCAATCTTGCTCATGCCTTTGCCGATCTTCATGTTCCAGTAATAAGACGTCAAACCCTCAACTTGCTTGCGGAATCGCAGCTTGCCGAAGTAAAACTGAGTGATTGCAATACGACGAATCGGAATGTCATCGATGATCACATGCTCATTTCTCAGGAACTTACGTTCAATTTCGAGTAACATATTTCTCTCCTTTGTAAAGCATACAATATACGCTTTAAAAAGGAGGGTGTCAACCCTCCTCCTCAATTTCTGCATCAAAATCTTCACCGAAACCAAGCCATGTTTTACGCTTGCTTTCATCATCACCGAACAACATTTCCAGCATAGCGGGAGTGTCTTCGTCGATAACGATCTGTTCCAACACAAGATTTTCGATACACTGCTTGTATTCGCAGTTTTTACCTTCGGTAGTCAGTGTGCCAAGACCCTTAATGTGTCGATGTGTCCACTTGCTATCGAATTTCTTAGAACGGAACTCTTCGCGTGAATAGCTCCAATCAGTTTTCTTACCGTTGGTACTGATATACTCAGGTGTCCTAACGATATGAATACGACCTTGCTCGAACCAATGTGGCCAATACTTGTAGAAGAATGCAATAGCCAGCATAGCGATTGAACCCTTACCGTCTTGGTCCGCGTCGGTCATGATTGCGATGTTTGTATAAGCCGGAGCTTCTTTCGACCGAAGATCAACGTTAAGAATACCAAGCAGATCTGAAATCTCCTTGTTCTTCAACACTTCATGATCAGCTAAGTTCCAAACGTTCAGCATCTTACCACGCAACGGATAGCCGCCTTGTGACTCTTCGTTACGGAATCGAATGAAAGGACCGATAGCTGAATCCCCTTCTGCCAGGAACAAAGTTGTCTTGGTTCGACCCAGTCCAGACGCTTTAACGTGCTTGGCAACGTTGGCAGCTTTCGCTTTCTTCTGTGCTTTGGTAGCCGCTGCTTTATCGGCAGCTTCTTTCTTCGCAAGTGCAGACGCGATAATCGGATCAATAACTTCCGGTGTTTTCAGAATCTTGCGAGCCAATCCCTTGTAATCCAAGTTCATGTGATCGCGAATCTGTGCCCACGGGGAGCTTAACCGCTCTTTTGTCTGACCATCATACTTCGGCGCTACCAGATTACGAATAAACAAGCCAATAATCAAGCATTCTTTAATTCGAGCTTTGTTAATTTCGATCTTGTGCTGACGCTTGATCATCGGGATCAGTTCTTCGCTCAGACTATCAAGCACACCATAAACGTGATTGCCGCCTTGCTTAGTATGAACACCGTTAACAAAACTCAGTTGTCTGTATTCTTCCGATGTGCCAAAGAACACACTAACATTGTCATCATTGTGACAAACAACATCGCCGAATTGTGCCGCAAACTTCTGGAATTTGCTATCGACTTTCTTGCCGTTATACTTGAATGTAACTTGTGGGAAGTTCACTGCCAGCGTGATTAGACGCGACTTGATCACTTGCTCAAAGTCTTCATCAAGATTGAATACGCCGAATCTGGTGAAGTCTGGGACGAAGGTAACAACCGTGCCCTTGAACTTACCTTTCTTCACGGAATAGCTTACTTCATCCGCGTTGTTTGTGCAACTTACAGTAACAACAGTTTCGCCATTACCAGTTTCGCCAATAAAGCTATCGGAGAAGAAGTTAGTCAGCGCAGAGCCGACACCGTTTTTACCGATTGTCTTTCGATCTGCGGAGAAGTTTGAGCCGGCGCGAGCGCGAGTCCAAGCAGCTAGTGGCAACGGAACTTCTAACCCCTCGGGTGTGACTACCGTGCCTTGTGGCAGACCACGACCGTTATCTTTCACCGACACTTTATTATCGGCAACAGTGATTTCAATCACGTTTGCATGTTCGAAATTGGTACGAATCGCTTCATCCACGCTGTTATCGATAACTTCGTCGGTGATTTTTACCAGACCAGGAACATACGTTAGTGGTTGAAATTTACCATCGATTAGTACATCGTGTGTTTCCGTCGATACTGATCCCACATACATATCGGTGTTAATAAGGCAGTGTTCTTTGTCGGATAAAACTTTAAACTCTTGGGACATATTACCTCTTTCTATGGGGAGCTGTTTAGACTCCCCATTATACACAAAAACGACTTACTATAAACTAACTAACGATCTGTTTGTGCCACTTTTCGTTCTTTTCAACGATAGACTGGCTTACCAGATTAATCACTGTTCTAGCCGTGCTTTCGTTGGCAGGCATGCCTTTTTGCTGAACAAGATGCATATAAACGACATCGAGACCAGCAATGATCAGATCTGCGAACTCTGCATGGAGCGGTTCAGGATGTTGCTTTTTCGGCTTGTTGATCACCGTAGACATTTCGCCCAGTTCTTCGGTACATTTGCCTAGCACTTCATGAACCGTACGCTCTTTGGCAATCAAACTATTTCGCAGAACATCACAGAATGCTGTGGTAAGAGAATGCTTTGGAACTTGTCGAGCTGCATTCCAGCCCATAACCCAAGTAGTCCAACAAGCGCCACGTACCATAAACTGCTGGTCATCAGTCAGATTGTACCAATCGTATGCTTTCTGGAATGCAAGTTCGCATTCCATACGATCCACAACTTGAACAACGTTAATATTGTCGAGCATTATTTCGCCTTGACTTGTTCGTAAAAACCACGGGCGCGTTTGTAGCTGTCAATGATGCCATCAACGCGAGATTCGATGTCGATTTCTTTCGGAACACGCAGATCCATGATTGCACGGAAAATAGTGTCGCGGCTGCTATCGATAAGACGGTATACAGTCTTGTCCAGGGTGTCGATTTGTTTCTGTTCGAACTCGGTAAAAATCTTTTCTTCCATTACTCTTCGCCTTCTTCGTAATCGGTACCAGCGTCAGTCACGATTCGGACTGCCAACTGCTTACCGTCTTTGTTGTAAATTGCGGTAGTCATTTCTCCGAAGCCATACGAAGTGCGCTCAAAAGCACCTTCTACAGTGGCCAGGATTTCGTTGTAACGCACTTCGTTGATTTGCATTTTTAGCCTCTTATAAATAGATGTATCATAAACCTAGATCAGGATGTCTTTCACATGAATTATAAAATGATATACGAAAAACTCACTTCCGTCAACACAGAATCAGATAAATTTGAAGTTCATCACATAATTCCTCGGTGCATGGGAGGAACAAATGATCCTGTAAATCTCGTTAGATTAACGTATCGCCAACATTACATAGCACACAAACTCTTAACCAAGATTTACCCGGATAACAATAAGCTTGAAATCGCATTCAAACTCATGGTATTCAAAAATTCACATAAGTATTATAACTCTAGAGACTTTGAGAATGCAAGAGTTTTGCAATCAACGCATATGAGAAATAATAATCCTATGAAATCATTCGAGACTAAGGATAAAATGCGACAAACTATGATTGATAAGTATAAAGCTGGATGGACTCCCAGAGTTGGTAAATCGCACAGTGAACAAGCCAAAGCTAATATATCCACTGGAAGATCTGGCAAACTGTGCGGCGAAGAAAATCCGAATTATGGTAAACAGCTCAGTGAAGAAACTAAACTGAAAATATCCAAATCCAGAATCGCAAATTCAGAGTTATACAAAAAGCCAAGAACCGAAGAAGTTAAGCGTAAGATATCCGAATCGTGTCGCAACAGGGTGATTTCCGATGAAACTAAACGAAAGATTTCTGAATATAAACTAAACTTACCACCTGTCACTTGTCCTCATTGTAATAAGACTATGAAACAGGGACCTGGTGCTGTTCGTTGGCATTTTGATAATTGTAAACTATCCCCTAAGAATAGATAACGGATCAACATCATCGGAGGATGGAATTTCTTGCAAACCCCAGGCATAGCGTTTTGAGTAGATCAGCATCAATATATCCTTAGCGGCATCATGAATACTATCATGTTTCACGAATCCGTCAAGCGTTCCTTTCGGTAACGGGCAGATTGTTTGCATTCTAGTACCTAGATTTTGTTCAATCGCGGTGCGAATATCGCGCTGGCGAGAGAAGTTAACTGGCTGATCAAAGATCGTGTCGTCATTCCCAGTGAACTGAGATAACATATCCTCGAATATGGTAAAGTCAAAGCTATTGCCACGACACCATGCCAGCGATTTCCAGTAATCAACTTTGAACTCCGGCTTGCGGATAAAGTCGAAAAACTGTTGGATTCCGTCTTCGATTGTAACATCGTGTTCAGACGGTTTCAAGTTCTTTTTCGCTTCTGGTGATTGATTTTTCCACCAGTCGATTGTTGATTTCAGTTTATGACGATTTGACTGTGATTTCAAGTCAAATTTGATTTTTATGCCGCGAGACACCAAATCTTTAAAGCTAGGAGGATTCATTACATCCTCCCGATACACGATAACGGCTAAATCAATAGCCGTTGCGTTCGCTTTGTTGCTCAGAGTCTCCATGTCGATGATATAATCATCATACTCTGGGACTTGTATCATTTGACGCCGGAACTCCCGAGACCACCTTCGCCGCGTTCAGAAACGGTTTCGAACTCGTCTACCCGCTTGAAAGTGAATCCTTTCACGTACAGATGGAATACCATTTGAACAACACGGTCACCAGGCTCGATAGTAAGATCACCAGTGCCTTCGTTGCGCAGCTTGATCATGATCTCGCCTTGATAGTCAGCATCAATAACACCAGCAGTATTAGCCAGTCGGACATAGTGCTTGAAGCCCAGACCGGAGCGAGGCAGAATGCAGCCATACACACCAACATCCAGGAACACTTGAGCGAGATCAAGAGCGGCAATGTTCATTTTCAGACCACTCGGGATAACAACGTCCTCGCCCGGTTTCAGGGTAACAGCTTCGCTAATTGCAGCTCGCAGATCTACGCCGGCGGCGTCTTTGGACTTGAACTCAGGCAGTTCCCACTTGTAATGTGGCAGTACGATTACAGGAATATCTCTCATTAAATTTTTCTCCATTCGGAAAGTCTACGTTTAGCACTAAGTCCAGATACCGTATTCTGTTTGAGATACGTTTCGATTTGTTGAACAGTCGCGCCTTCATCTTTGATCATATCATTGATGTCCTTCGAGTGGAATGGACAATCTAACCATACGACCACCTTTTCACCAGCGTCTATAAGCTTCTCCAGACGCTCTACCGTCTCTTTGCTTCGCGGCTCGTTGTCTAACACCCACACACGCTTACCTTTGAATGGAGCGTCTGCCAAGTGCATAGAACCACCGACGATTGCCAAAGAGTTCGGAATAAATGTGCTGTCTATTGGACCTTCGAAGTACCAGACAGTCTTTGTTCCGTCAACGCGCTCAAGTCCATAAACTTTGTTCGCATCGTCGGACGGCTTCACAGTCAGATACCGCTGATTTTTGTCAACGTTTCCCAATGCTCGACCTTGAATACAGCTCACCGTACCGTCAGCATTATAGATGGGAATTACCAATCGGTATTCTTTCTCGATATGCTTGTAAGTATCGGGTTTTATGTGATTGCTCAGACCTTTCCAGTTGTCGGTGAAGTAGAACAGTTTCAAGTTCTCTTTCGGGATACAGCGATGAAGCATGTATTTTACAACTGGATGCGCTTCTGGCAGTTCAGATAGTCTAACACAAAACGGCAGTTCGGAAACAATTTTTTGCTCTTTTTTCTCAAGTTTCGCACCGAGGTCTAGCTTGACTTCTGACCGTTTTGGCTTGCTGTCCTTATACTTCTCTTTGATATACTCGCGGTATAGTTCTTCATGATACAGTTGGAGATATAGAGAAAACGGAAGCTGTTTGCCGCAGTTGAAGCAGCCATAGAAAACTTGTCCGTCGCGTTCGTAAAACCATCCGCGAGACTTGTATTTGTCTTTTTGTGAGTCGCCACAAATGTGACAACGGAAGTTATACTTGATTTCATGCGCACGGCTGTGATCCGAAAACATCGGCAACACAAACGCTATTTGATGCGCCATTTGTCGTTGAATGTAAAGCATAAACTCTCCAAATAAAAATGCCCTCTTATGAGGGCATGATATCATTAGTATTCTTTCTTTTCAACTTTTTTCTTGCCCATATTCGATGGACCTTTCGATGTAACGCTACCGCTTTTCTCGCCGGTAGCAATCGCAGTTGCATCCCCGCCAGAGTCGCCAGAAATCATTTCGATCAAAGTATGCAGATCGCTAGACTCTTCGCACTCCGTCAACGGCATACGACTCATGTCCGGTTCACCATATTCACTGATGATCGCGTTCCATCCCATCTTAACTGCCAGAGCTGATGTACCGAATCCACCACTGAATTTCTGAATAGTCTGCTTCAAACTTCTTACCATACTATGGAATTTGGTATAATGCGACTTTTCTTTCGGGGTTTCGGGACGACGGATCACGTTGCCTTGATCATCGATAATGCCTAGCTTGAATGCCTCCCACTTGCGAAATGATTTCCCAAGCAGTGTAGCAAGGCGATAGGCATACACAGCATCCATAACTGTTTTTGCACTCATTTAACACCTCCTAAACAAATTATTTAGGGGATTAGATCCCCCAATCGACCGCATCATCAATCGTTGCGTCAGCAAGCTTGTCCATCTTGTTGCGTGTGCTCAAGTCTTTGGCTTTCGCCACGTTCTCCTTGTGCGCTTCGTTCATACGCGAGCTTGCATCATTCAGATTACCACCAAAGTTGCCCTCTGGTTCTGTCCAACGTTGTTTACCTTTGTTAACACATAGGTTAAATCTGGTAAACTTGTTTTTGTCACCATAACGCGATTTGATTTGTTTAAAGAGTTGTTGATTGATTTCTGCCAACTCTTCGGTTTCCATCGCTGCCAACATAAAGTCACAAGTCGCGGGAAGACCAGCAGATTCAGCAACATCCGACATATTGATATCAGAGCTATCCCAGCCACCACGAGTAGTCTGTGCCGCAGACCAAACAACCACATCATGCTCGATAGCAAAGCCTCGAAGTTCTTCGGCAATCGCTTTCACCATGGTGTAACTGTTCTCAGAATATGCAGTCATTCGCTTAGACGCCATGATCCCAAGATAGTCAACAATCACGATATCAGGCTTGAAACCCTTCTTGATCTGCAAGTCAGACATCAAATTGTCTAAGTGGTTGCAGTTCGCAGCACCGGTAGGGAACTGTTTAACAACGAGCTTGCCACAGTTCTTCTGCTTGAGTCCAGCGAATCGACGCATAAAATCGGTCTCAGAGATAAGACCATCGTCAATATCGTCCAGTGTGACATCCAGCAAGTTAGCATCGATACGCTTACCGCATACTTCTTCGCCCATTTCCATAGACACATACAGCACATTGTAACCCTGTAACAGGTACTCACATGCCAAATGACACAGACCCAGCGATTTACCGACGTTAACACCTGCCAGAATGATGTTCAGCGTTCGACGCTCTACACCGCCCTTGGTGATAGTGTTCAGAATCTTTGTGATAAACGGAATCTTTTTCGATTTAGTCTTGTAAGACTGAAACCGGGATTCAACGTCATCAAAGTAATCATGACCGATTGCCAAGTTAAATGCAACAGCAAGCGCGTTTTTCATCAAGTCAGGAATAGCGCCGATGTCCTTGATCTTGCGGTCTCGTTCGTCCAGCGGCTTCGCGTGATTTTCTTGAATCAAGATTGCTTCGGACAATGCATTATGCATCGCTCGTTCTTGGCAATACTTCTCGGTTTCAGCAAGCAGCCAACCGAGATCTTCCGGTACACCAACAAGTTCGCCGATACCAGAATAGGCTTCATCAAACTCAACCTGAGAAATCCCTGTACGCTTCTCCAGCGCGATTGCCAGCGCGTTGTGAGTCGGGATTGTCTTATACTCAGTATAATGCTTTTGAATCAGTTCGAAGATTAAACGAATTGGTCCTCTCGGAAAATACTCCCGCTTTATGAACGGGAAGACTTGCCGAAAGTATTCCTCAGAAACGAGGAGATTCGTGAGAATAGATTGTTCGATTGACATTCATTGCCTTCTGTGATTTGCGCTTGTAAAGCGGCTTTAACGTGTTTGAATAATTCATCTTTCATGATCTCTTTCTCAGTATGGGGAGTGGACCAGTCCATGTAAACTTGTCCGTTAACAAAACTTACATCGTGAATATACGCGATGAAGGGCTTGCCGTCAACTAGAATAACAAGCTCTTGTTTGATATCTTTTAATGCTTCGTCTAGTACGTCTCTGTAATTTCGCTCTTTGGCTTCCATTGACGTCTCCGTTTACTTTGCCATTTCCAACTTTTCTGAACGGCTCGATCAGCTCGATCCCACCAAGCTTCGGTAATCTCATACGAATCAATGATAGAACTACGACGAATCGGCGGCTCAGGAATGTCGTACCAGTTTCCGGGTCCAGCTTCATAGTTGCCTTCGTACCACTCTTCGCGATACAAATCCCATTCGTATTCATTGACTTCCAGATCTTGGCGACGCTGACTTTCCATAAAGCGTTGTGCAATTCGAATTGCACCGCGTGGCTTGCGATAGCCGTACACGCTCTTACGAGACCCACGATCACGGGCGTTCCAGCTCATACAGCTCGGTGCCTTGCGTTTGGCCTGCTTATGATAGACTTGCATTGCCATATTGGGATCAATAACTCGACCACCATCGTCGGTAATGATGCCAGCACAGGTAGCAAATCCAACAAACAGATCAAACCAACCCCAACTGTCTTTAGTCTTTTTGTTCGCGATGTATGTCAGACGATATCCGTTATGAACGTAAAATCCGTTTTTCTCGATGCCTTCTTTGATCTCATGGCGATACTTGCCATAAGTTCCGATGTGCAGAAAAGTACCGAATCGTTTAAGATGATACGTTTCCCAGTTTTCGATCACGTCGATCAACTTAGCACGTTTGAACGTGCCATTGGCCAGATCGATGTTGTATTCTTTGTGCAGATCGATTTTCATAAATCTCTCCTTGATTAGATAGGAATAGATTATCAGAGTCCAACATAAAAGTAAAGAGGGCCGAAGCCCTCTTTTTAATCTAGATTTTCGAACAGCTCGTCGGCATCATCGGAACTAACGTCGATGTCTTCAAGTTGATCGATTTCTTCTTGTTTGTCTTCCATCTTGCGACCCATATTAACAGGCAAATCAGATTCCCCGTTAAACAGATCATCAACTTCATCAAACACTTCATCTTTGACGCTAACAGCTTTCAGCTTGTATGCATCGGAACAAGCGCGTTTGAATGGCTCATGACTGAACAGCGGCTTCCAGAATTCCAAGCAACTTGTATCAGCACGACGCCACTTGCGATCTTCCTCAATCAACTCACCGGTTTCCTCGTCGAGGAAAGCACGACTGAACCAACCGTTAGACGGTTTAACGACGAATCCGACATCGAGCGCAATGTCAAGCATACCGGAGTAAGTGTTAATACCACCTTGGAAAGTCACCTCAAGCGGCAGCTTGGATTGTTCGCGAACGAAACGAGACTTTTCCATGTTCAAGATGAAGTTATAACCAAGCAGTTCTTTACCGTCTTTCTCTTGTTGACGACCGATAATGATTACGGTGTCGGCAGAGTAAGTGATACCAGTACCACCAGAAACGACTTTCTTGGAATACATTTCTTGAGTGTCATAGGTATGAGCAACCATGATCGCCGGAATGTCCAAGAATGTCAAATACGGAGTCATGATTCGGGTCAGAGACTTGATTTGTTTTGCTCGGGTCATATCGCTAACCGATTTTTCGTCGATAGCGTCGTCCACTTCTTTCTTAGAAGCAGCGTTACCGATAGAGTCAACGAAAACGATCACACGCTCGCCGCGCTCAATTGCTTCCAGTTTCTTAACAATGTCGAATTTGAGTTCTTCAATGTTTTTGAACGGACAATGAATTACGCGAGAAATGTCAACGCCTTGTGACTGGAAATAACCAGGAGTAGAACCGAATTCGTTGTCAAAGAACAGACAAACGGCATCGGGATATTTTCGCATATAAGCAGCAACGAATACCAGAGACAGGTTAGATTTAAAGTGCTTAGACGGACCAGCCAGAACAGTCAGACCAGGAGCCAAACCACCGTCAAGTTCGCCACTCATTGCCAAGTTAAGCAACGGTACACGAGTTCTAATACTGTCTTTGTCGTTGAAGAATTTACTATCTACCAGAACGGAACTCATGCCGTTAGAAGATGCGCTAGTGAGTTTGCCAATCAAACCACTCAGATTACTTTTGCTACCAGTTTTAATGCCTTTTGCCATTTTACAGTTTTATCCTTTAGTTACGATTTAAGTCATAACGAAGCAGGATTTATTTTTCACCTCACAAAGTTATGGGGCTATTATCGCATAGCCCCAGAAGCGGATAAACATCAGAAGTCGAAAAGATCCATCAAGCTGGCTTTCTTCTCAGTCTCCCATCCGATTGCGTTACAGATATTCTCCAACGGTTTCAAATAGTGCTTCTGATACATGCCCATATAATCCATGTATTTGTCAAGATCGAGATTGAAATCATCAGGAATCTTTTCACCACTCGGGAATGCCAAGATTGGTGATTGAATGTGATTCGGCTCTCTCAGATAAACAATCTGGATTTTCTCACCACTTCGAATCATATCGCAATTCAGACGCTCGGCAGTCTTGTTGTACGCAAGCGCACCCTTGATATGTCCAGGACATCCTTTCAGCGGGACCCAGTTGTGATGATTCTTTTCTATGTTGTTCGCACTAGACACGCTCGCAAGTTCGCGATAATCGCGCTTTGGATACTCGGCCTTCACTTCCGCAACATAGTCTTGTAGGGCAGCTTCACCTTTAGTAAGGATTAGCTTGATACTCTTCTCAAGCGATTTGCCAGCAAATACTGGCGTGCTAGAACGTTGAGTTTCGATGCCCATAATTTTCAGCTTCGGAACAACGTTGCCGTGTTCGTCAAGCTTACGTTTACCTTCTGAGTCCCACACGTTAGCGGCATAACGCTTCTTAGCAGTCCAGAAAGCAGTATCAGCGATGATCTCTCGGTCCATGAACAACTTATGATCGAAGCAGTTCACATACTCAGCCAGTTCTCGATAGCTCTGGTCGATATACGGCTCGCATTTCTCTTTAGCGAACTTAGACAGAAAATCTACCCAGCGAATTGTCTCGATGTCACCGACTTGAATGCCTTTCTTAGCAGCCATCAGATTAACGAAACGTTCAAAGGTAAGATAGATTGAGTCGGTATCACCATACACAACATAATCAACGTTTTCAGTCTGGCACAGCGCGTTCATGTATTCGTTCATCTTCCGCATGATCCAGCGAATCGCAAACTGACCACTCATGGTAATAGCTTCTGCGTTTCGAACGTCATAATAACGGAAGTGCTCGTTACCCAATGCACCATAAAGTGAGTTGATCAGTACCTTACGAGCTTGCTGGTTTACGTTCTCCAGCTTTTCCATAAAGCGGCAGTAATCAACGACGCCGTTTAGTGATTCGTTACTATAGCCCAACAGATCATCTTTGAACTGTTCGAGTGCTGCACCTTTCATTGACAGATCGATTGTCTTTGGATCAAAGAATGCTGGTTTGTCAGCTTCTCCGTTTTCTTTGCGACCAATCAAAATATCGTATGCAACGGTAGCGATTTTGTCCGCGGTAAATTCTGCGTTCTTCGCTGCTTTACGTTGCAGGAACACTTTCTCGATTTCAGTCGGGATAATACCACGCTTCTCGCGAGTGTATCGCATCCCATTTGCCGCGAACGAATGACCATTGTGTGGCACTTGCATCTTCTTATCGACAAGTCCGGTACCAAATACATCTGGTACCATGCGATCTTTCACAAAGATAGAAGGCATTTCAAACTGGTCAATAATAGTCTCGGGACTAATATTCCAACCCATGATAATGTGCGGATACAGTGATGTCAAGTCGAAACTCAGAATCCAGCGGTAGAATGCGGTCACCGGGTCTTTGACATATGCGCCCGCGTACTTCTTCTTGGAAGTGCGCTTGTTCTCTGGTACGACGATTCCTTGAACATGCAGACTGTTATGGATAATCGCGTCCCAAGTCTTCAATGGACTAAATGTGTTGTTATAGTTGATCTTTGCGTAATAACTTACACTAAGAATCAGATGGAACAACGACAAACGAGCATCGAGCTTGACCAACAAATCAACGTCTCGAATCAAGTAATCAATATAAGCTTGTGGATTTTTCTGACTGAAAGCCAAATAGGTCTTTTCTGTCAGTTCCATTTTTCTCATACCGAGTTCAACTTGGCCGATATAATCCAACTTATATGATGGTCGAGTCTTGAACGTGAATTTCTTATAAGCTGCCATGTAATCGACACATGCAATGCCGAGCAATTCATAAGTTACGATCTCTTCGTCTTCTTCTTCGTCGGAATCTTTGTCCTTGAAAATAGTACGCTCGATGATCTGATCCCAGGGACTCAGCTTGTTAGCATATACGTCGCCAAGAACTTTGCGATATCGATTAACGATGTACCGCAAGTCGAACATTTCAGAGTTCCAACCAGAGAAAACATCAGGAGTATGATCGCGGAAGAATTTCAGATATTTGACCAACAGTTCCTTTTCACTGGAACAGAACACATATTCAACTCGGTCAAGCAGGTCACACGGCAAACCCTTGTGATCTTTGTCGAGCATCGACTTAGATACATCCCACGGACGAGTTGTGAACAGGTAATACTTTTTGCGTCTGGTGCTATAGTGACAGATCCCATCAATCTCCCAATCGCAAATATGCGGCTCAGGGAACGGGCCATCAGTCGGCACCTCGATATCCACAAATGCGATGTCGATCTGTTCATAGTTGAACGAAACAGGACCGCTATATGTATGATAAAGATATTGCAGAACGAAATCATCCATACCCAAAGGCTCTCGGTTGATATCGCGCATATCCTTCATCCACTTGCGACAATCGCTAATCGTGTTGAACTCGACCGCAGTTGCTCGCTTGCCGTAGATATCTTTCATTTCGCCTTGCGGGCTATGCTTATACATCGTTGGACCAAAGGTCACTTTACGACTGCGACTAACACCCGCATCGTCGATGTATCTTTCCAGAACGGTATTGCCTTGAATAGCTATGTTGGTGTAAAACAAACTTCTTACCTCTTGTCAGTGCGCCTTTCAGGGGTCGCATCTTGAGTAAAACATCCATAATATGCCTCTCACAAATTGAAAGCTGATTATAGATGTGCCCTCGGTTGTTGTCAACTAAGGGCACAGAAGAATTACATACCGAACTTATACTTGTGAATCAGTGTCCAGTTGTGCTTGTCTTTGTGAGAGATAACTCGGAAGAAGTTATTGCCAGGGGCAACTTGATCACTGACGATTTCACACATATTCCATTCTTGCAACAGAGTAGCGATGTCGTTACGACGGTCGATATCTTCTTGACCGATCTCTACCTGACGGCCATCGAGTTGGAGCAGTTCCTTGAAGTGAACGATGTAATACTTGCCTTGCTTTTGCAGAATGTGGCAGCTTTGATACAGCTTCTTTGCCACGTTGTTAGCGATACCGATACGGGTCAGAGTCTCGCGGATTTTCAGAAAATCATCATCAGTTTTCAGTTTAATTTGCAGCATCATTTTCAATATTCCTTACCATGAACGAATTGCGCGTTGAATCTTTTCACGCTCAGTTTTTGTTGGGATCATAGTCAAGCACGGTGCGTTGACATCAATTACAGTCGGAGAAAACATTTTCTTTAGCCGACCGATTTGTTCTTCCGTAAAGCCCGCGATGTATTCACGCGCTCTCGAAATGGAAACTTCGTAATACTCAGAAACAAGATATTCGAATGCACGAAGTTCCCAGTCGCCAGTTATCTTGGCGAATTTTACCTTTGGTAGACTGCATTGTCGGATCGTGAAATACATATAATCATAATGCATTTGATCTGAAATAAAGCCTTCCATACTGTTAAGCTCGGAAGCATAACCACTCATTGTAACGTGCTGTGATAGCGCGTTATTGATCATATGTTGATCGTAATCGCTGAAACGTTCAACAGTGCCGTGGCCTAGCTTCTTGGTAACGTTATCGATAATCACGAACAAGCTTTGCTCGGCAGGAACTTTAAACTGCTTGCTCAATTCTTTAACAGCGTCCCAATCTCTGGAACGCCATGCGATTTCGTGTTCGTTTAGATCTTCTTCATCAAGAAACGCGGCTAAGCTCATTTACTTCCACTCCATTTCCATGCTCAAATCAGCAAGCAGATCGAACAGATGGATTTCCATATTCGGGATATCGTTCGCGAACTTCTGATTTTCAGCGATATATTTGATCATCATGCGAATACTTGTCGGCTTGATTTCCAAGAACAGACGTTCATACAGCTTTGTGATAAAGCTATCATAATCGACGGTAAACTTCGGAACAAGTGCGCGAATATCACCAAGCTTTTTATTCTTGAGCATGGTAACAACGTCATTCATGTCCTCGACTGCTTGAGTCGCTTTAGTCAAAACGCCTTCATCGATCTTACCAGATTTTGCATAACTATCTAAGGTTGTGATTGTACCGCGAACATCAGGAAAATTCTGTTTAACCAATGCGGCGATAGCTTTACGAGATTCTACAACAACGCCTTCCATTTCGCAAATCTTTTCGCATCGAACGATCATTTCTTTCATCATTCGAATTTTGTCATTTGCAGTCGGATTACCGAACTCAACTTGACGGAATCGAGATTTCAGAGGAGCCGGAATCGCTTCAACGTTGTTACATGTCATGATCACAGAGCAGTTAGAGCTAAACGCTTCCATCCAAGAACGGAGTTCTTCATGAACAGCTTTCATACCCTTGTTATCACCTTCGTCGATGATGATAACTTTGCCACCCGGCTTGCTTGTCATGGTAGAAGCGAAGTTGGTCAGATCATTACGCAAATCGTCAATGCGCAGTTTGCCACCGGAGATAAACATAACTTCGGCGTCGATCTCGTTACACAGAACACGTGCCATGGTAGTTTTACCAGTGCCCGGACTCTTGGAGAAGAGGAGAATATGAGGAATTCGACCACTCGCAACAATGCCACGAAAACGTTCGGCATCAGCGTCTGGAAGAATACATTCGGAGATAAGTGCGGGACGATATTTTTGTTCCCACATGAATTCTTTTGGATCAGATACAGTTACAACAGTCATTTTATGTCTCTCAGTGCATGGGTAAAACAGTTTAGAATATCTTGTATTATAAACTATTCTAAGTGGGGAGGTCAAGCCTCCCCGAACTCATTTAAACAGCGTATTTGGACTTGGCGTCGAGTGCAATCACGTAATTGGAAGTGCCTTCGAAACGAATTGCGCCTTCTTTAGCGATCATCACTTTGTATTTGCCATCGATCATCTTGAGATTACCGATAGACACGATAAAATCAAAGTTAGCATCGGCACCTTCGTAGTCGTCAGCAATAGCAATCTCGAAGGTGTTGCTGTTGGTCTCGCCACCAGTCAGTCGAGCCAGGATCTTGCGACCGTCGTTGACAAAGTGCAGATCTACCAGGGACATAGTAGAAGCAGACTTGCCGATTTGCTTAATCTGGTCTTCGGTCAGTTCGAACACAACAGAAGCAGTCGGGAAAGTGATTGCTTTCTTCGGATGGGTAATGGTACCCGCTTCTGCCATCTTGATTTTAGCCATCGCACGACCACCGGAAGCATTTTTCACGACGATATATTCACCATCTTCGGTAACTTGTGCAGGCAGACCCACCATCATTGCGACACCCAGAAACTCGCCCAGACTGTAGATTCGCAGCTCGCTATCAATCTGATCCTTGATGGTGCTTTCAGCATACAGAACGTTATTCACGCTCTTGGTGTTGATGAAAGTACCCGGTTTCAGAACAACGGACGGGTTGATTTTTGCGAAGTTGGACAGGATTTCTACGGTTTCTTTACTCAGTTGCATTTTAATTCCTCAGTTCATTACAGGTCTTTAGTTTAAGCGGCTTTCCACTCGGAGTAAACAACGGCAGCGGCATCAGCGAAAAACTCGGTGAAATCACGCTTGCAGTTCAGATTCTCTTTGCGGAAGTTTTCGGACAGACGCATAGCGTTATCGATTACGTCCTGGTCAAATTCTTTATACAGATCAAAACGAACATCACGCTCCAGACATTGCAGACGATCACGATCAGCTTGGCTCATGAGTGCAGTCCAAGACTTGCGGGCCAGGTTCTGATAGAAGTAAGCAGCGGAGGCAGTTTTCAGAGTCACGTCGGTCATTTTGTAAATCCTATTAAGTATGTAAGATATCGTTTCAATCCGAGACACAAACGCTTGTTGTCTCTAGTGTTGGTCATTATACACTGCTTTAGCCATAAGTAAAGAACTATTATCAAAATGATTGGCGAAAGCAGTGTGAGGATTATTCGGTCAGTCATTCTTTCCAAGCTATCCAATAAGGATCGAAATTGTTGATGATCCTAGTTAGACGTTCTTCTCCGAATGTGGCTACCAGTTGTTGATAGGTAGTCTTGACTTCATGCTCCATTTGCTTGTTTGATAGTATCCAGAATTCCACATCTAGATACACATCGGCTATGTTTTCGAACATTTTAAACCATCGTAGTAAAGCGACCTTGCTTTTGCATACGAATGTGGCGATCAAAGCTGTCGTCCATCGCGTCTTTGCGGTGTGAGATAACGATGATATTGGACTTCATGTCATTGAGCATTTTGTTAATGCCTACAATGCCAGCTTCATCACAACTACCGTCGAACACTTCATCCATGCAAAGCAAGTTGATATTAACACCACTGATCATACTGCTAACGTCACGCCATGTAAACAACAAACTGAGATTAATTCGCGCTTTCTCACCTTCTGAGAAGGAAGCATAACAGAACTCCTCACGACCTCTTGACTTGATTGATTCATTGAATCCTTCGTCCAACGCGAACACATAGTCGGCGCCCAACGATTTCAAGTAGTCGTTGATTTTCTTGTTGAAAACTGGAATATACCGTTTGACAATATGGGCCTTTACGCCGTTGTCTTTCAACATATCAGCTACAATTGAACGTCTGTGCAACTCAAGAACAATGTCGGCTATGCCAGACTTGATCTCTTCGATGCGACTTTCAATCTCTTCAAGCTTGGAAGTATCATACTCGGTAGCGTTCAACTCGTCAATCTGTTTTTTCAAATCTTTTGCACGATTTGCCGCTTCTTCATACGTTTCCATGTTGGTCTTGACATTCATAGCCAACATTTCAAGATTAGCACGATGTGCCGCTAGTGTCGAGCTGAAATTTGATTTCAGTTCAGCGATCTTGGCATCCCGTTCGTCTCCAATGCTATCAATCCGACGTTGGAGTGCGTCCTTAGCTTTCTCGTATGTAGTCTCGATGTGTCGTTTCTTTTCGTATAGACCGTTAAGGCGCTCGTTATACGACACTTTCTGGCGCTCATGATTGAGCGTCATTTCCGAGATCTGCTTGTCTATGAATGCAATCGCCGCGTGGTGATTTTCACTCAAATTCCGACATTGTTGCGCATATCTCGCGGTAGCTCGCTCATACTCCCGTTCGGCTTCTCGATTCTGTTCAATGATCTGATTATACGCCGCAAGTTCTCGCTTATAGTTCAGCTCATAGGAAGTTAACCGAGATGTTTCATCAGAGATAACAGCCAGCTCGGCTTCCAGTTTCTCGATGTCAGAATCAAGTTCCTCGATGCTATGATCTGCATGAGACGAACAATCAGTACCGCAAGTAGGACACGCGCCACCTTTCTCGAAGAACTTTTTACGTTCTTGAAGTGCAGATATTTTACCGCGAATATCCCAAGCAGTATTGTCCAACTTGAACTTCTCGTTGGTATAATCAACTGCAACCGGCTCGGCGACGTCTTGAATAACAAGTTCATCAGGAATAGGCACCAGTGCAGTTGCAGCGCGAAGATCGTCCTCAGTTGGCTTAGATTTCTCCAGCTCACCGACATCGTGATCCAAAGCACAATCGAACGGTTGATCCATTTGGAGACAAGCAATATCCGAATTGATATCCGCGATGTCGTTGTTTCGCTGCTCACTCAGAGTCGCAAGTTGTTCAATAAGAGCCTGCGGCTGATATTTCGCAATTATTTCTCGTTCGGCAGTTTCGTCATACACGGGTTCAACTGCGTTGTCAATCTTCTCCTGATTTATATTCGCCAAATCTTTCGATGTTTTAGCGCGATCAATATCAGAACGGAAATTAGTCACCAAAACGTTGACAAGCATCCCGGTTTGTTTCTTCTGTGCTTCGATAGCAGATTCAGCAGTTGCGCGTTCGCTTTCGGCAGAGGCAAGCATGGCTTTATTTTGATCCTGTTGCCCTTTCAGCTCTTTGATCAAAGCTTTGTTTTGCTTATCCATTTCGCCGATAACAGAGACATCAAGCAGATCCTCAACGAGTTCGCGACGCTTACCAGCAGGCAGTTCCATGAATGGCTTATAGCCAGCCGTGCCAAGAACGATGATCTGTTTAAAGCTGTCGTAACTGATACCCAGTAATTTCTCTTCGAAATATGCTTGGTACTCGGTCGCGCTCGCAACTTCTTTCAGTTCTTCACCGTTCTTAGTGATTTTCAACACATTAGGCTTGATGCCTCGAACGATGTGGAACTTGTCTTTACCGACTGAAATCTCACCCTCAACGTGCAGTCCCTTTTTGTTGTGACTGTTTACAAGTAAGGGCTTAGGGACATCGCGAAACGCTTTGCCATAAAGCATGAATGTAATCGCTTCGATGAAGGTAGATTTACCAGCACCGTTAGTACCTGTTACCAGTGTTTTCTTGTGATGATCGAGTTCGATGCGGATGGGCTTTGCGCCCACCGACATAATATTTTTGTACTCGACCCAGTGGAATAAAATGTCCATTATTCTCCTTTGCTATGAACAGCATTGGCATAAAGTTCTTGAATGTAGCGATCAACGGCTTTCTTGTCGTCTTCATCTACAGCCAACCCCTGGATGTAATCTTTCATTTGCTCAATTACTTTCTTCGTCTCGGTGATGTCTTCAACATCAGACGCAAAAGTATACATCTGCTTCGGTCGGAACTCAAAGCATATATTCTCCAATTGAGCCATAACAGCGTCCAACTTATCGTCGAACTCATAGATCACCAATTCTACGACCTTGTCCTTGCATTTGTCAATAGCTTTGATGTCGAAATCTTTGCGATAATCAACTCGAATATGCCACATGTCGGGATTCGCGACAAACTCAATTGTCTTTGTATCTGTGTCGAACACCCAGAAGCCACGAATCTCATTACTGTCACCCATAGTCAGAGTGTACGGAGTGCCGAGATAATGGATGTTTGCTTTCTTACTGGAAGTATGATAGTGACCGCTATATACTTGCTTGTAGCGATTCAGGAACTCCATACTCTCGCCAGTTGACGGAATGCCCTTGTAGAACTCAAACCCATCAAGTTCCCAGTGTCCAACGCAATAGTCAGAGTTTGTTTCGGCCGCATATTTTTCAATGGCAGCCTCGTTTTCGTCACACTTCCACGGAAACAGATCCCACAAAGTATCAGCGAAACCGATTGTTGTGGGCGTTTCGATAACGTGAAATTTTTCAATACCATGAAACACTTCGTTAACACTGTTTGGACTGATTTTATCCTTAACGTGCATATCGTGGTTGCCCACAATGACATAGATGTCATCGAATGCATCTTGATAGATGGGAGTCAGTTGCTCACGCTGAAATTTCAACGTCTCTTGGCTTAGACCAGAACGAACGTCGAACCAGTCACCAGTTTGAATCATGTGTCGGATACCATGCTGCTTTGCATAGTTACACAGAAAGATAGATCCACGCAAGATCGCGTTTGTCATATAAGCACTGTCTTTCTGGGTCCCGACGTGCTTATCACCTTCAATGATAATCTTCATATCGTTTCCTTTGTTGAATGATATCGACATACTACACGATCAAAAACGGTTTGTAAACTGGTGCTTGCACTTCGAGCGTAGCGAGATAAAACAAAATCTCTTATAGATCTTAATGACAATCTATTTTATCTTCTTGTTATAAATCAGCGACTTACGTCGCAGTGCAAGCACTATCACAAATGAAAAAGGCTCCCGAAGGAGCCTTGTTATTAAGCAAGTTCTAATCTATGTGGTAGATATTGCACAATAGGTGAGCCGCTAAGACATATGTTATTGGATTGTGTTGCTGTTCCTGTGCCAATAAATGAAGTAGCACTATAAACTGGAATGACACCACCACCTCCGGGAAATGCCCAAGCTGAACCGTTCCAAAACGCAAGTCCAACCATTAATGATGGTATTTCTCTTTGTGCGGAAGTATCCCAATATTTCATAGGACATACTGTGATCCAATGAATGTTATTTGCGTTGTCTCTACCTAAGCAAAGCTTAAAGTATTCGGTTGCACTTCCGGTTGGTGCTGGGGTTGTTCCCGATCCGGAAGTTAATGTTGGGTCAACGTCTGATAATGCCATACCGTTAATAGCGTTTCCGCCAAATCTACCCGCATTCATCATAGCTGGAACTGTGTTCATAACTCGACCAGCTTCACCCAACAGACCATCGAATGTATTATCGTTGTCTATTGTGCCGCACAGATATGTATTAAATTTCTGATACAAATACCATGCTCTAGCCTGTTTCTCTGCCGCTGATTCACCAACTTTAAGAGCCACTGCCATTGAGGACAAATCGCCTATAAACGTCGCAAAATACCAGTCTGTTAGATGTTTACTAACATCATAATTAGGGTTAATAACGTCGCGAGTCCAATAGTTCTTTGGATCATTCGGACTAACCACTATTTCTGATGTAGTTACTTTGGAGCTACCCAACTGTTTGACAATCGCATAACTAGAACCAAGTGATGGGTCATCCGCATAAATTGTATGACTACCACCAGTATCGTATGTTACTCTAACTTTTACGTCCATATCAACGGAAGGGGTAATAACAGTTCTTGCTATGTTTTGTGGTGCAAAGTTTTCGGTTGATGGTGCAGCAACTTTAGCACCAATTGTTCCTGATAATCTGACGTTATTGACATCATGCCAAGCATATGCAAAACGACCAGAACCGCCTATATTAGTGAATACATCGGCCAATAGTTCATATGTTTTATTTGCTTTTAAGCGGAATACTCCGTTGTTATTAACTACTTCGCCAATAGAAACTACATTTGAGTTAAATGGCAGATCGTATTGTGTACTTGTACCAGCACCAGTTAAATTAGTTGAAAGTTTTGCCATCAAATAATCGACTCGATCACCCTGTAAAATAACAGTGTTTCTAGCGTCGATGATTTCATCGCCTGAAATTTCTTCAACTAGAATATAACTATCACCAGCATCACTTGTTGTATCCAATCCGCCACGAATGTTATGCGAATTACCGGCATAGATACAACGCATTTGAATGTCGGTTTGTACTGTTGTGTCAATAAACACAATACCAGTTCCGTTAGGCCCATAACCAGATGTACCAGTTGAGTTACCCTGCCAATGCGATGCATATGATTGGTTGGGTTGCCACGATGCGGTTGTTACGTTAAAAATACCGTATCTAACCCAGTTACCGGATGTAACACTAGCGGGTTCCATCTTGAACGTAATTTTATACGTGCGTTTTTCTCTGAGTGTTATTGTGGCTCCATTACGAGTAATGTTATCACCAACAACTTTATTTGTGGTATCCAACGACCATACGCTATTTGTAGTCATACCGGTTTGTTCTGAGTTTCTTGTTGCCAACATCATTGAACGTTGTGTTGTAGAACCACCCGCAGTTGTCTTTAATTTTTCCAATACAAATTGGTAGCGTCATATTCATACACATTTTTCGAAACTGTGGTTGTAAATGTCTGAGCATTTGTCGGCGATGTCGGGAACGTAATTGTTTCCTTGATACCATCAAATTGCGCATAGCTATTATCATTGCGATGTAACATCATCAGTTTTAATTCTGTGTCGTAATATTCTTTTGGTGCATTAACTGGCTTGACATAAGAATTTGTTTGACGGCCCGATTTATTCATCAATGTCGTTGTTGTGTCATTAATGCGTACCCATTCTTGTCCGGCGTTGAAAATACTACCAGGACTAACTGCTTTTATACATACCCACACGTTTTCGGATAGACCGTAAATTACCAACGATCCGGTCGCATACGCCTTTGAGATTTCAAATCCATGAATAACAGTATCGTCGGTCTTTGTCATGTAATCGATTAAAGCATAAGCGGGGTGCCGCCAATAAACGGAATCCAAATCGAACGATCTAATTTGATTGGAGTTGCTGCATTCAATGATTGTGTTGTATTTGAAACACACATATACAATGTCATGTCACTGTCTGTTAATGGCAATTACATCGGCGAAATTATAATTTGTGTTAGTTGCAGGAACGACACCACGCCATACTGGTTGATATCTACCAGCATTAATAACTGGTCTGAATGTAGCTGTGTTTCCTGAACCCCACGCAAACGGAGTACCAGCGACAATAGCGGCATTCGCTTGTGCAATGATACCAGCATAGCTTACGATTGCATTTGCATCATACGACAGTGCGGTACTATAGCTGGGCGCCTGCTTGAATCCAGTGAGCTTGGTGAAGTAATTCAGTTCGGAGATTGCTTTACCTGTGTTCGCGATAGATGCGCGATATAGGTCAGTTCTGTAATAGAACAAGTCTCCTTTTGCGATCACTTTATCCAAGAACGGGTTATATTCGTCCCAATCTGGTATGTTAGGCACCTGTGTTGCAGTTGTCAATTCGTGCCAATGTGTTGCCAATACTCCAATAACGAATGGAGTATTCGCTGGCATGTCTCCATTCGCACGATACAGCTTACTGTCGCGATAGCACAAATCGTCTTTGCGCCAAGAACGTGCCTGTTCCCAATCAGGCACGTTGGCAGTCAATGCTGCTTCTGGAATTTTCCCATTACTATCAGCAACAATGATATTTGTTGCTGATGCGTCTACCCAGCTTCCGTCGTTCCATACTTTTTGGAACATTCGTTTTGGATGGTTGCGTTACTAACGCAAGTCTTTCTGCCATTATAAAATCATCTTATTATAATTCTGTTTATATTTAGAAAACAAAAAGGGAGCCGATGGCTCCCTTTATTTAGACAGAACACACTGGAATCAGAGCGCCTTTGGATTCTTCACCAGACGTCGCTGGCTCGATTTTGTTTACTTGCTTATACGCTTCCACGACTAGCTCGTCGTAACGTTGTTTGGAGCTCATCCACAAGCTCTCCAGAACGTCTTTGTCCAGCACACTTTGCATAGTGATTTTGCGCAGCTTGGAGATAGCGTAGATGTAACCATCTTTGTTACATACATGCAGACATTCTTCCGCGTGTTGTTTGAGGCGATCAATCTCTCTGGCATTCTTAGCAAGATGTTTTTTAGCGCGTTTCTCTGCTAGTTCGCGGAGAACTTTTTCCTGGCGCTCTTTGATTTCAGTTTCAATTTCATCATGCACTTCGGCACTAATAGGTTGTTCAGTCATTTTGTTTCCATGTAAAGTTGTAATAAGAGTCGGCCACAATGCCAGTTCTAATAATTTCTTGCTTTAATTTGCCATGCTTTACGCTTATGACGTCAGATCGAATAGAAAGAGGATCAATAATCACCGGGATTCCAGATTCGAGTAGTTTTATTTTGAGCATATAGCTAATTAGATCGGCTTCGAAATTACATTCGGCATAATTTTCGGCAACGTTAATTTGTACGTTGATATTATTCTGTATCATCTTCGTCATCCTCAAGGAATGACAGTCCGACTGGTTGCTTTGGCTTTTTGGCTTTAGTCTTTTTCAAATTAGCCTCAAAGTCATTCGCTTTCGTCATCATGTCATTGTAGAATGCGAGATCGACAAGTTTTGCCATATCTTCGTCTTCCGCGTCATGAACGTGTTCCAAAAAGTATTTGTACTTTGCTGCTTCTTCTTTCTTGGAGTGTCTAATGCGGGCAATGAATGCGCGGGCGCAGATCATCGTGATATAAGCATGAGGATTTGTGTAGCGGTCGGTGTCAAAGTTCTTGCAATATTTCAAGCAAGTTTCAACTGCATCGCCAACCATGAGTTCTTTCCAGGTGTCTGTGTAGCGACTAAATCGCCAGTAATTGGTGAACCCGTTCGCGATTTTCATTATTGCGGACCCAATACTATTGGGCATTGGATGATTTGGATTTTCTTTTAAGTGATCTTTCCAAGATTTGAATTCTTGATAAAGCCACTCGTTATCGACATAATTTGCCATAGAGTAATACTTCCCTTGTTTGTTGACAAGAGAAGTATACTATGATTTATATGATCTATAAACTTCTTGACTTATTAATCCACTCGGAAACAAGCTTAACGTGTTCCGGTTGAATCGCATCTAGTTTATAATCCAGCGTTCTGCACCAGCGATAGAATTTACCTTGTTCCGCTTTGGTAAAATCAAAGAGATTGGCAAACGTCACTCGCTTTTTTCTTGGTGCGGTTTCTTGTTTTCTCTCTTTACGAGCCGGACCAGATACCATATGAGAAGTGTCAATTTTAGACTCCAATAAGTATCTCGACTTGAGATATTCAGCGGCGCGAAGATCTGGCACCAATAGACTGACTTTCCACGTCGAATGCTGATTTCGAATATCAGTTCGCAAGCATAGCTGGAACACGGGTTCAAGATATTTCGACACAAGAAACGCATCGATCAACTTGTTTGCGTCCATTTTATGACATTCGGACAGACATTTCAACAACTCTATTTGCCACGGCATTGGGTTATAGCTGAATAGCGCGACCGCAGTCGTATGGCTCATATAGTTGTTTAGACCATGTGGATTATATGCCACTCGGTGTCCAACTTTCAACGCAGCTCGGTAGCTGTTTGTCGTGTAGATAAAGGGAGTCATTCCAACTAGATCATAGACTGTATCTTTGACTTTGTTGTAAACACTTTCTCCGTCAACGTCTTTATCAGCAGAATAACGCGACCAGATCCCGTTGTAAAGTGGAATAATCTCGACTCGACTTGAATTTGGATACTGAATGAAATCCAGCTTCTTCATCAGTGGGCTAGTCTTGAAACTCCAACCGCAAAACTCTTTGAGAATTACGCCAGTAAACGTCTCTCGGAAGTTCGCACATGCTATGGTAATTCGATCAAAAACATGCCACTTTTGTGTTGTGCTGTCGTCGATGAAATATACCACATTGTCTTTTAGAATAACAGGAATGCCTTGCAAAAGCGATCTCGCTAGTGAGAAAACAGAAGATGAAACAACGTCATGACCATATAGACCATCTGTTGCAATCTTGTTTAAGTTTTCTCTACACTCTTCCTTGAGTGACATCTTTCCTTCATCAATATTACAGAACTTGCCGATGAAGTCAAGGTTATCCGTAAATTTTAGCTGATTGAGTTGTACCAAATCTGGTACTTCATCAATATACAGCTCATAGCCTTTCATGTCATCATAATCAGGATACGCAAGCAATGCGGCATGAGTTATGAACAGAACACGGTTTTTACCAATCGATTCGCTGATAACATCGCTAACGCTTTTACTTCGGCTAACATGATCTGAATCAATGATAATGCTATCATTTTCGCCTGTTATGTTGTTGTAAAAGTCATAACTTTGTTGTGACAACTGACAACTGATTGACGCAATGATACAAGGCTTTTTGTTCTTTCTAACGTGAGTCAAGATCGCTTTCGTTTTACCGGCAGCAGGTACAGCTTGTAAGATCTCGACGTTAGATGCCATTATCCACACCAAATGCGATTGCACCGTATTCTTTCAGAATGAAAGCTACCAGATGTTCGCGCAGTGCAAATTTAAACCACTTTTGATCTTCGAACTGAGCAACAACGGCAGAATGCATCCACTCGACTTGTTCATCCAACCATTTTGGATCGCAAGCAAGACCGGTCTTCTTCCGAGTCTCAACTGCTTCAACGATTCGTGAATTGCAGATGTTGCCAAAAATTACAGCAGTATTCATTTTTTAATCACCTCTTGTCTTGGTATAAGCATATTCTTGCATAACCAAAATGTTTAGTCAACAAAAAAGGTTCTGACTTACGCCAGAACCTTGTTCCAATACTTATAGTTCATCTTTCTAGCTGTCTTGTAGCACTCAGCTGGATGCAACGGATGCTTATGCAAACGTTTAGCTGACTTTACCACTCTAGCGTAGCCGTCTGAATGAATGTAGATCAGCCCTGCCCACTCAGGAACTTCATCTGGCTTGATAAGTTGATCGGGCACTGCATACCAGAAATAATTGGACATATGTCCCATTTCTAGGGCTTCTCGTTTTGTAAATCTAACAAACTTGTGAGTACGATAATTTATCGGCTTGTCAAGTTTGATTGATACTCTAACACTCTTTTTCGCGTCAACTTTAAAATCGGCACGACTCACTTTGATTTCGATTTCATCGCAGAGTCCACTGGGTCTGAGACCGAATAAATCTGCCTCATTATCATACATTGTGTAGCAGTTAGGCACAAGTATATCGTACCGCTTTTGAAACTCTGGAGTCTTCGCTATTGCTCGCTGAACATCAGCTTCCGTCATTTTCATAATTCACCGGCCTCATATTTTTCTTTGAATGTCTGGTATCCACCTATCCACTTATCGTCAACGAAGATCTGTGGATATTGGCGAGGCCTAGTGTCTTTATTCGCTCTAGTCTTGCATTCGTCGATGCGCTCAATGTCATAACGAAAGCCCATCGGACTTTCGTCTTTAATTAGCACAGGGATAAACTCATAATCAAATGAATATGACTTGCAGAAATCAACGGCAGCAATACAACCGGGACACTTGAACAACTCTTCCGGTATGCCGTAGATTTCTATTTTCATGCGTTTTCGTTAACCCAAGCCTTGAGTTCTTCGAATCCACCAATATATTGACCGTCAATGAATGCTTGTGGCATAGAAGTGACAACGACGCCGTGTTCCTTAGCGCGACGGGTCAGATCTGCTTTATTTACTTTGTGTTCTTCTGTCTTGCTGATTTTAGCGATAGGCAGAAAAACATAATCTACCATACGGGTATCAAGCAGACGCTTGGCATTCAGGCATGGTTTGCATTCGAGTTCATTTGGATCAAATCCGTACAGCTCAATCATTTTTATTCCTTACATCGTTTGTGTGAATGTCCTGGAAACGATATCCAGTTGTTGTTCTCTTGTCAGAGAATTAAATCTAACAGCATAGCCTGAAATGCGAACAACGATATTCGGATATAGTTCCGGTTGTTCCATCGCAAGCAATAGCTGATCTCGGCTCAATACATTAACATTGAGGTGGAATCCGCTATTTTGCATGACTTCGATTTCAACATCACGGAATGCGTTATTCGCGATCTCCGTTTTAATTGATTCGTATTTCACGCTTCCATTTTTAAATACTTCATCTTCCCCATAACCAGGAGCACAAATAACCCTAACGGCTTCTTCGGTCATAAGAAAAATACCGCCTTTCAGACGGCCACTTAATACTTGTATTGCGTTCATAGTTTCTCGATATAAATGATTCGTTGATTGGCAGAGCCTCTGAATTTAAGATCAACATCTTTCAATTCTTCCACGAATTTACCATCAACGAGTACGTCAATCAGTGAGGTAACTATAACATGTTTTCTCGATTCAAGTAAACATTCCTCGCGAGTATATCCAGTCCATAGCCAGACAGTTTTATCTGGAAACTCAGCACGAAACCATTCTAGAAATGAAATCAGAGCGTCTAGATTGCGCTCATAGAACGGATCACCACCAAGCAGTGAGATACCATCACGTTTGATTCTACTATCGCGCATATCGCGTTCCACGAGTTTTCGCAGTTGAATTTCTTCTTCTGTCTTACCTTCCCACTTCCATGTGTGCTTGCTGAAACATCCTTTACATTGGTGACTGCATCCAGCAAGCCAAATGCTAGAACGAACACCGGTTCCGTTTAATACGTCTAGTGACTTGTAATCCATTATTTTCATATTAGCTCCAAAGTTAAAAGGGCCCGAAGGCCCTTTATTACATATGTTTGACACGACGCTGGACTTCGTCCTGTTTGCCGACGTTAAATGCGCGAGATCCAGGGTTACCCAAATACCCACAGACGCGACGAATAACGTTCATCTTACGGTCATCGTGATTGCCACACTTCGGACATTCGTATCCTTTAGAAGTAGCGGTAAACTCACCGTTAAATCCACATTCAAAACAAACATCAACTGGAGTGTTTGTTCCATAGTACGGAGTGTTCCGATAAGCATAATCCCAAACTGCTTCGAGTGCTTCCAGATTGTGTTTCATATTCGGATATTCACCGTATGAAATGAAACCACCGGTACTAAGCGGAATGAATTGCTTTTCAAAATCGATCTTGTCATACGGATTTGTGTTCATATCCACAGACAGATGGAAGCTGTTTGTGTAATAGTCTTTATCAAACACCTTGTGCTCATACAGAGCGTGATCGATCTTAGCGAAACGATAACACAGACTTTCAGATGGAGTGCCATACAGACTAAACGCCAGTCCAGTTTCTGCTTTCCACGCATTAGCCATTTCTTTCATGCGAGACAATACGTCCAGCAAGAATGCTTGTTTCTCGGCGTTTTCCATAACGTGCGATTCATCGTTGAACTTGATGATCTCAGATACTTCATGCAATCCAATATAGCCAATGCTAACAGATGCGCGACCATTTTCAAATGCTTTCATGATGTCATCATTTGGTTTCAGACGAACACCACAAGCACCTTCAACATAAAGAATCGGAGCAACGCTTGCCTTGACACCACGCAGACGATCAACGCGAGTCAACAAAGCTTTCTTAACGATTTCCATACGCTCTTCCAGAATTTCAAAGAAGCGCATTTGATTGCCGTTTGCGTCGAGTGCGATACGCGGCAAGTTCAGAGTAACAACACCGAGATTGTTTCTGCCTTCATGAACTTCATTACCGGTTTCGTCTTCCCAGCGATGCAAGAAACTACGGCATCCCATAGGGAACTTAAAGCTACCAGTCACTTCTACCACTTTATCATAACTCAAGATGTCTGGATACATACGCTTGGCAGCGCACTCCAGTGCCATCTGTTTGATACGATACAGAGGATCAGTTGGTTTCAAGTTGTGTCCGTCTTTCAGCGCGAAAACAAGTTTCGGGAAAACGGGAGTAATACCTTCTTTGCCAAGACCTTTCATCCGAACTTTCAGAATTGCTTCCTGAATGAGTTCGGATTCCCAGCTAGTGCCTAGTCCAAACCCGAAAGTGCAGAATGGAGTTTGACCATTTGCCGAGTGCAGAGTGTTTACCTCATACTCTAGGCTTTGCATTGCATCATACACGGCTTTGCGAGTCTTTTCAATAGCGTATTGCCTTTGATCTGGAATTTTCCAATAACGCGCTTCATCCAAATGCTTTTCATGTGTCATCTTAACATAAGGTGCCAATGCTTCGTCAATGCGATTAATTGTGTTGCCACCATAAATGTGACTTGCAACCTGTGCAATGATTTGAGCAGTAACAGCCGCAGCGGTAGCGATGCTCTTAGGAGTTTCGATCTGTGCATTACCCATGCGGAACCCACGCTCTAACATGCCGTTGAGATCAATCAACATGCAGTTAAACATTGGGAAGAACGGAGAGTAATCAAGATCATGGAAGTGAATAAAACCAGCTTCGTGTGCTTGCAGAACTTCGGTCGGCAGATAGTGCTTTGCAAAGTGCTTGCTTACTATGCCCGCGACTAAATCGCGTTGTGTCGGAATAACTTTTGCATCTTTGTTTGCATTCTCATTCATGATCCCTTCGTCTTCTTGCTTCATCAGTCCGACGATTCGCTTGGTCATATCGCTGTTCATATCGCGAGCAACGTCACGATCATAGCGGTATTCGATGTAGGCGCGAGCCACAGCAGGGTAACGGGAGCGCATTAGGGTATCTTCAACAACGCGCTGGATCTCTTCAATCGTTACGGTGTTGCGTCCAATCAGCTTTCGAACTACTGCTTCCGTAGCGTGATGCGGGAATGTTGGATCGGTGATATTGATAGACTTGAGGGAGTTGGAGATTGCTGTTTCAATAAAAGACTGGTCGAAATTAACGACTCGGCCGTCTCGTTTTTGTACTTGCATTTGTGTTTCCGTTGTGAGTGTGAAGGAAAAGAAAAACGAGTCTTTCGACTCGTTTGTATTGTACTGCTATTTAGAGTGTAGATAAACTTAGCCGAACAAAGAAAGTAGCTTGGTATCTTCTGCTTTCAGATTATCCACGATTGCTTTCAGTTCAGCATAACGAATCGAGCAACGACCACTATTCACGTTGATGCCTGCCTCTTTCAGAGCGGACAACGGGATAGATTTCAAGTTGTCGAAATAGATGTCGTTGGTGTTGACTTCTTTGCCGGTTGCAGTGCCAGAACGAATGCTGGTGATCTCTGCAAAATACGCTTTGTTCCCTTTGTCAACGATGGCGATGTACTTCATCTTGTTGACACGTTCCTCCGCACCGATGAAGCCTTTAGCACGTTTCAGAGCAATCATTCGCTCAAAAGTCAGGCAGCCAGCAGCGTCATCTTGGTCACGGCTCGGGATTACTACGATGGTATCTTGCATGATTTCTTCCTCAGTTTTGTTTCGATGTAGACATATTAACAGGACAGAATCGTGAGTCAACAACTTTTATTTATTTTTCGGGAAACCCAGAACACTAAAGCCAGCCGACTCACACAACTGAATAACAGATTGAACATCCTGATATTCGTTGTTTGTGCAATACGCTTGGCGATCTTCCAGAACAAGACTCAGATATGGGTCTACCTTGCCTGCATACTTACAATCGCGATCTTTTGCGCGTTTCAACGCATCATCGCAATCCAGCTTGGTATAAGCCACGCGAGTTGTAATCCAGACGTTGCGAAAGTTAGGGGCAATGAAAACACATACTTTAGTCATGATTTGTTCCTCAGATTTGATGCGACCATCATATCACGGTCGCACATTACGTCAACAACCTTTTAGAAAATTTTCGGCAGAATCGCAGCGACGATGCCAAGAACAGCAATCACCACGATCAGTTCGATAAGAGTAAAACCTTTCATTTTTCATTCCTCACATTGAGATAGAATTTTAAAACCTCTCTGACGCAGAGCTTCCCGCATATCAGAAAATGCTTGAAATTTGGACTCGGAAGTAATCATATACTTATCAGTTTCGATATCGTTGATATCCAACTCAGGAAACGCTTCATGAAACCGACGCAGTGCCACAGTGGAAGAGTGAGCTGCCATGCCATCGATGTTAGATGATACGAAAGCCAGCTTACGTTTGTGATTCACGAAAGTGCGAATTTGATGTTCCATGATGTGTTCCTCAGTTGTTTTGTTTCGATGTGGACATCCTATCAGGTCTAATCCATGTGTCAACTACTTTTTGAAAATAAAAATCCGCCCGAAGGCGGATTAGTTAAACTTCTAGTTCTTCGAAGAACTCGGCATCCAGCGTCGGGTCAACTTGACCAACGAGATAGCTAGACAACTCGGCTTCCTGTGCTGCTACTTGAACACTTTCACTATTCAGCCACTTGCGAATCCACGGCAGAGGATGCTTGCTTGGAACGTTAAGCTCTTCTGGAATAGGCAGACCAGCTGACTGCATACGGCTCGCAGTCAGATAATCGATATAGTCCAGCATAGATTGCAGACTAAGACTAGGGATAGAAACTCGACTCAACAGATCACGCGCCCATTCTTTTTCTTGTTCGGCAGCGTCCAGAAAAATCTGAACAGCCTTTGACTCAAGACGTTTAGCAATATCAACCATTTCTGGGTCATCTTCGCCGTTTTGCCAAGTGCGAATTTGATACTGGGTGCCTTTGAGGTGCAATTGTTCATCACGCGCAATCAGTTTCATGATCTTAGCGTTGCCTTCCATCAAACCGCGTTCGGCAAACGAGAAGGTGCAGGCGAAGCTTACATAAAAACGAATCGCTTCCAAAGCGTTTACCGCGTGTTTGGCGAGATACAGAGCTTCTTTTACTTTAGTCAGTTGTTGAACTTGCAGACCAGCCGGGAATACTTGACAGCACAACATATCATAGGTGCGTTTCTCGCGAATCAGATCGTCGTAATACTGAGTCACGGCAGTGGCGCGTTTCATGATCTTTTCATCGAGCATGATCCTATCAAACACTTCGGTCGGATTCACATACAGATTCCGCATGATGTGAGTATACGAACGGCTGTGAATCGTTTCACTAAAGCTCCAAGTAGTGATCCAAGTCTCCAGCGCGATGTCTGACACCATTGGCAAGAAAGTCAAGTTAGGTGCGCGACCCTGAACAGAATCAAGCAGACTTTGATATTTCAAGTTTTGAGTGAACACATATTGTTCGGCTTCTGTCAAGCGACTGAAATCAATCATGTCCTTAGACAAATCGACTTCTTCGGGGCGCCAGAAAAATGAGAGCTGTTTCTCGGTAAGCTTGTCAATGACAGGATGCTTCACAGTTTCATAACGAGCGAGACCCATCGCATCACCAAGATACATCGGAGCCTTCATATGGTCAACTACATTTTTGTTAAATACGGTATCCAATTTTTTTGTTCCTTTTGATAAGGGGCCGTAGCCCCTTTGTTAAACGTTAGACTTTGCAAGTGTCACAGGAAGAATCGGTTTCTTCGGTACCATCAGCGCCATCGTGGAGATTAGAATAGTACAGCGATTTAACGCCATATTTTTGCGCTCTACTCATATCTTTCAGAACGACTTTCATCGGCAGCTTATCACCCGGATAAATCGACGGGACGTAATAAGTGTTTGCACTGATCATCTGATCCACAAACTTCTGCATGATAGCGACAATATCGAGGTAACCCTTCATGCCACGTTTAGCCATCGCCCAAGCGGTTTCATACTCGCTACCAAGCATTTCTACCTCTGGCACTAGCTGATTAAACACACCATCTTTCGATTGCTTGGTGCTCACTAGGCCACGCGGTGGCTCGATACCGTTTGTGCTGTTGGTAATTTGGCTAGAACTTTCACACGGCATAAACGCGCTCAGTGTGTCATTGCGCATACCGTACTTTTTAATCTCGCCACGTAGCCATTCCCAATCCATTTTCAGATCATTAGGAACGATGCTGTCAACGTTTTTGTTATACCAATCAATCGGCAGAAGACCATCAGCCCACTTAGTCTTGTGATGCCATTCGCTCGCGCCACGTTCTTTAGCAAGTTCCATACTAGCAACGATGTTAGCAAACTGCATCATTTCCATAGTGCGATGAACAAGTTTGTTCGCGCTGCCATCAGAATACTTAACAAAGTTCTTGGCAAGGAAATAAGCAAAGTTTGTTACACCGATACCGAGTGCGCGACGCTTCTTGGCAGCTAGTGCTTGAACAACTGGATACTCTTGATAATCAAGCAGATTGTCCAACGCTCGAACGGCGGCACGTGCTACGTTCAAGAAGTCGTTATATCCTTCAATCGCTCCCAGATTGTACGCTGCTAGGGTGCAAAGTGCAATCTCACCAGTGCCGTCACGATGAACGGGATAGGTAGGTAGTGCGATTTCAATACACAGGTTAGACTGACGAATAGGCTCTTTGTACGGAGTCGCGCTGTTTACGTTGTCGATGAACATCGGATAGATTCGACCGGTGCCGCTTCGCTCTTGAGCAAACAGGTTGAACAACTCAGAAGCCTTGATACGTTTCTTGATAAGGAACGGCTCATTCTCCAGCATTTCGTATAGCTCGCGGAACTTCACGGGGTCGCTATAATACAGATCGTAAAGCTCGCCTTTCTGAACGTCTGGACTGAACAAGGTAATATAGTCGTCGTTTTTCAACCGTTCTAACATCAGCTTATTGATTTGGATACCGTAGTCAAGATGTCGGATTCGGTTTTCTTCAACGCCCTTGTTATTCTTGAGCACAAGGATTTTTTCAACTTCGAGGTGCCACATTGGGTAATATAGAGTTGCGGCACCGCCGCGAACACCACCCTGTGAACAGCTCTTTACCGCAGTCTGGAAGTATTTCCAAAATGGGATAATACCGGTATGTCGCACTTCACCGCTACGAATGCGAGATCCCTCGGCACGAATCGCACCGCCGTTGATGCCGATACCAGCGCGTTTGCTGATATAGTCAACGATAGAACTAGCGGTAGCGTTGATGCTATCCAGTTCGTCTCCACATTCGATCTTGACACAAGAGCTAAACTGCCGAGTCGGGGTGCGAACACCTGCGAGAATCGGAGTTGGCAGACTCAGCTTGCCAAGCGATGTTACGTCATAGAAGTTTTTGACTTTTTGCAGTCTATCTGTTTTTTCTTCTTGATGCAAGCACATTGCAACAAGCATATACAGCATTTGCGGAGTTTCGAACACTTCTCCAGTGCTGCGATCTTTCGCTAGGTATTTCTCTTTGAACTGCATTACGCCAGCATAAGCCAGATTGAAATCTCGATCATGCTTGATGTAAGCATTCAGCTCCTCAAACTCTTCATCTGTCCATTTGGAGCACAGTTCTGGGTCATATTTCCCGTCCATGACGAGATCCATAACGTGCGGTTTCAGATGAATCGGGTCAAACTGATTGTAAACTTGCTTGCGCAATGCATACATTTGCAGTCGAGCGGCTACATACTGATAATCAGATTGTTCGATGGAGATACGGTCAGCGGCGAACTTGATAGCGATCTCTTGGATTCGCTTAGTGCTCATACCTTCGGTGATAGAAGGCATAATACCGTCTAGAATTTCTTTGGGGCTAATGCGAGTCCCTTCTGTTGCAAAACTCAGAATTTTAAACAGCTTGCCTACGGTGAATTCTTCGGTAATTCCGCTTGATTTTCTTACTAACATGTTACCTCGTTGTGTTGGTGGAGAGGATGTTGGTATTATACATTGATCTGAGTCAATGTAAACTGATTACATCTTTAAGAGAAAGAAAAATCCCGCCTTAGCGGGACTCTTATTTAGAATTGATCGTATTTGTTCTTGACAAATGTCATGACGTTAAGCCAATAACGGGCTAGTTCAACGCGAGCCTCGTAATATTCATCCGAACCACGCTGCATGTATTCGCTATGATACTCGATACCACATAGCCCTTCATTCTTGACGGTAATCACACAAGATTGACTACCGCTCCAGAATTTGTAATCTTTCAGAATGTCCGGATCTCGGAGCGCACCACTCAGATCACTGTTGATCATACGACAAAGCCCGGATTTCACTTGCTCGCGAGTGTATTCTTTGTTAGCAACTCGGCACAGTGTCCGCATATCGATTTCATATTTCTTTTTGTTCTCAATCAGAAACATCAGAGTCGGGTAATACTTTACCAGATCCGAGTTATCCAAGAAATGAGCACGAATACGCTTGCTCTTTGGCATGAAAACGGTTGAGATTGCTAAACTAACGATTTCACGAACACTCATGATTATTTCCTCAATAGTTGGTGTGAGTATAATATCACACCAACATTAGATTACAACTTATTTCTTGCTAGATTCGATAACGCCGTCGATATAACGGATCCAGTGACGAGCCAGTTCCAGACGCGCTTCCCAGTATTGATCGCGGAATTCTTTATCACCAGCGCAACGGGCTTCCAGTTTAAACTGATTGATTGCCTCGTTTACGTAATCCATTTCGGCAATACCAGCTTCGGTAGTTTCACCGATATAGATTGAATAGCCTTTCTGACCACTCCAGAACTTGTAGCCGCGAAGGACTTCTTCGCTATTCAAACGCGGACGAATCGGGAGACTGTCAATCTCAATAACAGTACACAGACCTTGACTGCAATCCTTGCGGCTGATATTGCCGTCCAGAACATCTTGCAGAGTATCGCGTACAGTGTGATAAGTTTTGGAGTGATCGATGTAGTTAGTCATAACATTTTCCTCAGTTGTTTGATGTAGCCATATTAGCAGGATGAAATCTGGTGTCAATCACATTTCGCTAAGTTTTTTGGTTTCGTCGATATAACGGATCCAGTGACGAGCCAGTTCCAGACGCGCTTCCCAGTATTCGTCATTGTCGCCAACATATTGCTCATTTTCGTATTGAGCAACGGCACGACTCAGATACATATGGCGATCTTGTTTCAGTGCTTCGCGGTCGATTTCACCAACATAGATGATATAACCGACTTTACCGCTCCAGTGTTTGTAGCCTTCCAGGACTTTCGGAGTAGCGAGATCCACGCCAAATTCATTGGTAGCGATAAGATCACACAGACCTTTCTTGCACTCTTCGCGGGTGATTTCACCTTGCAGAACTTTTTGCAGAGTGAGACGCATTTGATCGTAAACGCCTTTGAATTCGCGATAGCTTTGAATGCGGTTAAACAGATCGATATTCATAACAATTTCCTCTGGTTTTGATTGTGTTCTAAAACAATAAAGCCAGTCTACGTGAGACTGGCTTAGGTGTCAAATCAATTATGAAGTTTTTTCATAAATTTTGGTAGTTCTTTGTTGAATGCCTTACACAGATCAGCTTTGGTCATACCGTCATTGTACGCGAACCCGTATTTTTGCATTTCGGCGATCATGGCTAGCTTGTCTTGACGAGCAAAACGCTTTTTCAAGTCAGGCACAAGTTTCGGGTGAATGTCGTTTGTGCTGCTATCGCGCTTGAGATACGCTAAGAGCGATTCCAGATAGTCTATGTAATCAATCCCACGACTTGCTAGTCCGGAGCGCATAAACTCGTGTCTAGTGCGTCCCTCGGAGCCGTTACATAGATTGCACAGCAGACCACGAACACGCCCGGCATTTGTACCGTCCAATTCGTGATCGTGGTCTAAGTGATTCTTGTTGATTTCTGGGTCAAGTTCACGCTTGCAGATCGGACAAATCCCGTTTTGCTCATGATAGAGTTTTTCTTTTGCGGTATCGTAAGTTTTTGGTGTTAGCAGCATGATAGAGTCATTCCATAGTTAATGTCATGACTCTATTTAGTTAGATCTGATATTTCAGTTTTGCCTGAGATTTAACATTAACTCGTTTAAACCAACCGTTTTCATGTCGATACCAGTCATAGCGTTGATCCATAACGTAAATGCGGCCATAATCGTCGTGAAACATCATAGCATTAGCCATGGCATTACTAGCGGTAGAACTGTAGCTCATAACATCTTCCGCGTAAGTGAAACCATAGACAAACGTCATAAATCGAACATCAACGCGCTGGGGTTTTTCGTTTTCTTTCAGAACGTGAAGAACGAAAGGTCTACCAACTGCGATCTCACGAACAACAGGTACCTCAGTTCGTTTATACAGCACACCGTTTTCGATAGTGATGCCAGTGCCGAATGTATAGTCATCAGTGAACCACTTATCACCAACAACATGATGCATTAAACATTCTACCGTCATGTCTCTATAACGGAATTTCAGACGCATAACACCGCGTTCTGGATCGAAGCTTACCAAAGTCATAACTTGACCGCTGATACTTGCTTGTGTACCGACTTCGAATTTTACTTTAGCTGGTGTTTCATCTGCTTCTATGACGAACATTATTCAAATCTCCAATTCAAGTCTTGTTCCAAACGAACAAATTCACCATTTCGGTTTGTGTAAAGTTGAGTCGCTTGGTAGTCGTCGTCCTCAACATAAACAGCATAATAGGACCTGCCCAAATCGTCAAGCAAAACCATACACGGATCATCTTGAGTTGAGCTAAATGTCACATGATCAACATCGATTTCGTTGTTTTTCCAGTGCATGGTGATAGCGGTTTGTGCGATAGCACGTACCCATATCTGTTTACCATCAATTGGAATCTGAACTTCGTTGCCAGGCAAAATGGAGCTCGTATCGGCAAAATACAGTTTTCCATTCTCCATGCTGTAATCAGACATCGTACTGAGATACATTCTAGGCGATTTGCACTTGTCCATAGTGCTGTACCATCTGCCACACTCTGCATATGCCAGCTCGATTCGTGCGATACTGGAAACAGTTATTACGATTCGGTCAGTCAAGATCTCGGTAAGAGTACCGATCAAACCCTTAACTTTCACAGTGCTGCCAATTTCAACTTCTCGTTTTTCACAATCATAACAAAACATTATGATTCACTCCATGCATAGCCGTTAATGGTACAATCGAATGCTATCTGATTCGAAACATTCAAGTCAACAACTTTTATTGTTCCGAATGCTTCGAAAACATAGAACAGTCGGCGGCTTGTGGTTTCAACAACATAAGCACGATTTCCGCGAGTTGCATCAGGAATAAGAACAAATTCGCCGAATCGTTGCATGATTCCCTCAATCATTCTTACTGTGCCTTTATAGTACCGATTACCGGTGTCATGGTCGCATACACAGAAATCAATGATTTTATTAAGGCTCAGATAATCCGGCCCACCAATACGCTTAATCATGCTCTGTATCCTTCGATTGTGCAAATGTGGGTATTGTTGATCCACATACGCTGATTTGCGTCCGGCTCTACAAAATAGAGTGTTTGATTGCAACCAATGATAACACGTTCAACCGCGTTTGCAATAACCACGATTGCATTTTTCGCGGCTTTGTTGTTGAAAGTGATCTCGCCTTTCTTGATGTCATAAGAGCCAACAGCAGCAACAACACCTTGGTGATCTTTGCCTTCAACACGGAATTTGATTTGCTCACCGGCTCGAATCGGCTCTCTTACACCGAAGTCATACATGTTACCGAAACTGCTACCATAACGAGAGTTCATACCGCTACCACGACAGAATCCCATACCCATATCATAGCGATACCGATACGATTTGCCATGATCTTGGAAGAATTCCATGTTGATAACTGTGCCGTCTTCGATATCGATAACAACGACTTTCTTGCCTTCGATGCTTTGAATCTGAACAACGCGATCCTTGCAAAACAAGAATTTATCGCCGACATTCAGACGTTTTACATCATTTACCTTAACAATCATAATTAACCTCTATTGATTTTCATTTCACGTTTGAGCCGTTCGATACGCTGCTTAACAGCAATACCGTCAGGAGTACACACAGAAGCACCAGACGCGGTATGAATCTGCATAGCATACGCATTGATCTTGATCATCGGTTTGTACTTCATGCGATTCAGTAGACGTTTAAAAATGTTCATAGTGTTCTCCTTTAATGTCTCCAGTATAGCTATCTGCCAATTGATGTCAAGTAAAAAGTCGAAGACCGCGAGCGAAGCGAGCTAGAAAGACAAAATAAAATGTCTTATATATCTTATATGAGAATTTACTTTGTCTTTTTCTTATAATTCAACGAGTTAGCGGCTACGCCGCAATCTTCGATTAGTAACGAAGTGTGGTAGGTGTCAGTTCGATTGTACCATTTTCAAAATTCAACTCGATACGATACCAGTTACCACGCTCAGTTTTGATATGGCTATCTCGGGTAACATCACAGTTCGGACTAGCCCACTGTAGTGTGTTCTTGATGCCTTGTGGTGTTCTATCTGAACTCATTACGATCATAACGGATTTACCCAAATTGGTAATGCAGCCGCTAGATATAAAATCGGCGTCAAATTTATCCTGTGATACATTAAACGGCATTTGCACAAAACGCGCTGGAATGACTACCAAATCGTTTCCTAGATAGACTGATATGTCTCCACTATCTATATCAAGCATCGCGTCCAACTTCGTTCCACACACGTAGGCGTGATATAACTCGATTACTTGATTTGCAGTCATTTCAGGACGATCTTTGTATGCCCTGAACATAGACATATTAACAATTTTAACTTTCATTTTTTCTCCATACGAAAAAGGCCCCTAAGGGCCTTTGGGATTAGCGTACAATCTCAAGATGTAAATCGCTAATTGCATCGATGATTGTGCCGTCTTGCAGCTTGATATCATAGTAGCGATCACAAGCTTCCTGCAAGATTTCGACTTGTTCACCGTAGATCTGTGCTTGCATCAGCTTGGCAAAACCTTCTTTGCCAAAAGAGAATTCCCACTCAGATGCATCAACGATTTGCAGATTTTTGATGATTGCTTTCATGATATTTTCCTCAGTTGTTTTGTTTCAGTGAGGACATAATATCATAACCAGATATTAGTGCAAGTGCTTTTCGAAAAACTTACCATACAGATCTGATTTTTGATCTCGAAGAAACCGGATTTTAGCGTCCGCGTTGATCTTGAACTCATGTTTCGGTGATTTGGCGATCACCTTGACATCGTAACCAGTCAGCACACGTTCAAAATTCACATTAGGAACTTTGATAAAATGAATGTGCTCGACAACGCAACCATAACTCCAAACGTGTTCGGAGATTGCTTTAGTTACCATCGCGGGAATAGTGTAAATCTCTTTGACCTTAACACCCTCAATATGACCGTCTTTGATCATGTTCATGTAAACAGCCATGGACGCTTTCATGTCTTCTTTCTTGATAAACATAATATTTCCTTAGATAAATTCCAAATATTTGCCTGGGATGTCTTCAAACAGAGTGCCGCGAATTTCGAGCACATACCCTGTTTCAGTTTCTTCTACATCAAAAACGGTGCGCTCTCGGCTGTGATAGTGCATCGCATGAATGCCGTGAATACCAACAGCGGTGTAAAGATCGTCGCTTTCATCTGAACAAATGAATTGCTCGACATTGTTACCCGCAAACTGTTTGATCCGTGCTTTCATTAACGACCACTCCGAATTGCAATGAAACCGTAATAACCGTTTGCAGATGCTGGATTCATTGCCTTTTTCCAATCGCTAACGTGACCGCGAACATACTTAGAAGCAGCTTTCCAACTAGCGGCTTTCAGAATGTCGCCAGTAGTCATATCGACAAACCAGACAACACTTGCCGCGCTACCACTCCAATTGGACATTACGATCCGAGCATTCTTTTTGCCATACTCGACGCTGTACTTGTTACGGTTCAGGTTGTGTTCGAGGAAGGTTTTAACGTGTTCCTCGTCGTGTTCTTTGCGCATTCTAGGGACAACGATATCCCAATATTGATGCTCGCCGAATTCGTTCATTTCCTTAACCATTTGCTCGATAGCTGTTTTCATGATTTTATCCTCAGAACAGAACACAAACAACGAAGGTGATAACACCAGCAACGATAACAGCGGCTTCCAGAGCATGATCTTTGATCATGTTAGCACGACGTTGTTTAGCCATACCTTCCCACAGAGTCATTTCTTTTTTGCTGTTAAACATGATATTTTCCTCAGTTCGTTGTTTCGTTTCGATGGGGCTATAATATCAGATCCAAACTATCGCGCAAGCACTTTTTACGGAATTTGATAATCTTTTTCGATTTCATCGAATTTAGATTTTACAGCTTCTTTCATTTCTTGATTATGAATCGGACAAGTCCGATCAACATGATAGAACGGATCGCCTTTCGTGTGCTTCGGACAGGTGCATCCTGGTACATTGTATTCATGGAAAGATGCATCGAGATCGAAACCCCATAGAGCTTGCAAGCGGAATTCAATATCTTTCAGATCTGCAAGGATTTCCGCAATCGTTTCATTGTTGATATCTCGCAGTTTCGCAGCGGTATCCGCATCGTGCTTTGAATAATCTTTCTTTGAGTAGTAAACGAGATTCTCCATCGCACGTTTCCGCATGGTATGCAGTTTGCCGATTGCATGAATTGAGTCTTCATTCAGACCGCGATCCGTAGCGACTTTCATGTTTACAGTGGTGCGACTTTGCTTGAGTGAAAGAATCCATTCATCTTTCATCTTTTTCAAAAGATCCGCAACATGAGGTCGGTCTTTCGCTTCGAGCGCACCTAATCCTTTTATTACATCGGCATGGGTACGGGTAATGTGCCAAAGTTCGGCATCGGTAATAAGTCTTTTCATTTCATACACTCCATAAACTCTTTTAACCAATCTTCGTGGCCACGCTCTCTGGCGTACTCCATGACATCTTCGCCACCGGCGACTATATGCCTATATACCGACTCAAGGAAGTGATCCTCTTCACGAAGGCCGATGCTGGATTGCATTTTCAGATGCCAGTGAATACCGTCCCGCAACTCAGTCAAGTCTATATGATTCTGTTTCCAACGAAAAACACGACTTTGATTTTTCATGATTTCTCCTTAAGTTGAGGGCATTCTTACATGCCCTCCGTTCGTTGTCAATTACTTACCGATATACCAAGCATAAACACTGTGGAAAGCGGAGCTTGCACTCTTACCGCCGCGAGCTTCGTATTCGGCGATGAAATCAGCTTTCATCTGAATCCCATCAGCCCAGATTTGATCTGCCAGCTTGGACGGCTTGTGACGTACAATCAGACCACTCGGTGCAGTGTGACGCTTGGCAGTGCTGGTAGTGTTAGCAGCAATCGGCATAACAGTAGCGGCAGGCTTAACAACAGCGACCTTAACAGCTTTAGCGATTGCAACTTTTTTCTGGGTAGCAACAACACCAGTTTTCACAGTATACGGAGCAACTTCGTTGGCGCGAGTCGGAACGGAAGTCATTGCAGTTTTTTCAACAACACCAACAAAGTTAGCTTTGGTCAGCGGACGCATAATGCCGTTTACTTCCACGCGATAGCTCTTGCCTTCTTGGATTTTGTTGTGACGTACTGGACCCAGCTTAACAACTTTACCGTGGACGTTGTATTCGTATTCAGCACAAGCAACTTCCAGCTGGTGATAAGTCTCGGAAGAGCCGTTCAGCATTGCGTGGATGAACTTCCAACGAGAGTCGTGGCCAGATTTGTTGCGCTGAACATAATCAACAATGTGCGCGATTTCGTGGCTAACAGTTTCGTCCAGCAGATGCCACCAAGCTTTTTCGCTCATGATCATCATGTTTACGTTGAAGCGGATGGTGTATTTGCGAGAATCATAACCACCGAACTTAGAACCTACCATCTTAGCTTGACCAGCAGCGCGACCTTTCATGTTGAATTCAACTTTCAGGTTTTTGCCAATCACGAGGTCAACGTTGAAACATTCTTTCGCCAGAGCCAGATCATGAGCGATGCGAGCATTCAGAGCGGCGATGGCGTGTTGTTTCATTTCGATGGTAGTCAGCATGATGTTTTCCTCAGGTTGTTTCGTTTCGATGTGGCTATATTACCATATTCCAACACCAGTGCAAGCACCTTTTCGAAAAAATTAAAAAAAAATCCCGCCGAAGCGGGATTACTTATTTTTAGTTGCCATAACTAACAGTTTACGGAGTCTCGCACTGTCAATATGTGATTTCAACTCGTCGGCGATTTCCTCGGTATTATGTGATTCGCGATTTTTCATATAGGATTCAAAGACATCATTCACACTATCAAACCCACGGAATCGCTTGATTCGTCGTTCTGTGATCTTTCTAACCAGATATGATTCAAGACGCTCAAGACGGAAATCCACCTTTTCCATCATCACCGCGAATCCATACTTGATAAGAAACAGAATACCGACCAACTTATCATTATGTTTTTTCATACATCACCTTATAAGAAAAGAGGGCTTTCGCCCTCTTATTGATTACTGCATTTGTTTCAGAAACAGCGGAGCTTGACCTTGACCCATCAGAGTGAAGTTGGCAGGAACTTGACCGTTCCAACCAGCACCAGCTTGTTTCATTTGTACCTCAATTCGTTTCAGTTCAACGATTTGCGGAGTCAGAGAAGATGCCAGTTTGTTGTTACCGATCGCGGTCTGTTCAGCCATGTAACGTTCCGCATCAGCTTTCTGTTTTACACCATCAGCGTAAGCTTTGGCTTCAACGAAAGTTTTGTAAGCATTAGCTTCATACTTGGCTTTATCAGCAGCAGCTTGACCTTTAGCGGTTTCTTCGGTACGTTTCGCAGTAGTTTGAGCGATTCGCAGTTGAGATTTTTCCGCTTCTTCTTTCTGGATTCGATCTTGAGTTTGCAGAATTTGGTTCTGGATACGCGGATCGAAAGTTACGTCCTGAATCAACACATCTTGCAGAGTGATACCAGTACCAGTCAATGCTTCTTGCAGACGACGCTTGGTATTCTCTTGCATTGCGGTTACATTGAAACTGTCAGCCAAGCCGCGAGAGTCGGAGATTTTACGACCTTCGTCTTTGATAATGCTAGTCAGGAATTGAGACATCGCCTTATCAACGAACATTTCCATAGTACCGTAGTTCTTTTTGATGTACGGGGTTTTTGCGTTATCTACACGATACAGGACAGTAACATTAGCGGTGCTATTGAAACGGTCTTTTGTCGGCAGAAGCAAGTTTTCTTTAACAAACTTGTTGTTTCTGGTGTCGAACACATCAAAGCCCATCATCGGGTTTACGAAGTGCAGGCCTTCTTCCAACGGTTTGTCTTGAACTTCACCCATGATGGTACCGACTTTGGTAGTACCAGCATCCACGATTGTGTAGCAGTTGAAGCCCAAGATCATGGCGAACAGAACACCAACTACCACACCACCCAGTTTAATCAAATCTTTCACTTATCATTCCTTTTTGAATTCCTCCAATACGGCATCAAAGTTTTCAACGTGGAATGCCGGGAGGCAACAGCTAAAGTTAGGCCGAACGAAATACTCGACCAGTTGATCGATAACCTTGTCGTTAAGACGGAAGTTATCTTTTTCATATGTTTCCCATGCATCGCGGATCATTTTCTCGCTTACAGAGAAACACATATTCGTTACACCATACACTCGGGATTCAACAGTTTTACCATCCAGCAGCGCAATAAGATTTTGCACATTAGGAGAACTTACTTGATTTGCGCTAGTTGCGTTGTAGATTGCGCCAGCACGAATTTTCAGATTCATTGTTACGAAGTGCATGATGTTTTCCTCATTCGTTATTTGATAGAGCCATTATCGCATGGCTCCGGGCGTTAGTCAACAAACTTTTTGATTTTGTTTATTAACGGTCATCGTCCAGAACCATTTCATCTTCATAGTAATCATCCATTTCCAGCGGATAATCCCAATTCAGAGATTCGAAATTATGTTCACGTTTAGCAATGTCGATACCGCATTGCTTGCACAGTTCACAATAACGTTCGGCGGCTTTCTTCTTGAAGAACAGACGGTGTTTGTTGTAACTGTTCTTCACACCGACGTTACAATCGGTCAGACTGAATTCGCTATTGTGTTTGCCGATTTTACCATCACTGAACACATAACCAGCGGGAACAAACAGAGAAATACTTTCGTCCAACGGCTTCGGGATATGTTTCCAGATATGAACTTGCGGACGATTGCGCACGATATACTTGGTAACAAAAGAGTTTTCGCCAAGAGCGTGAACATAGTAAACAGTTTTACCGGCTTTGATATTCTTTGCATTCATTTTTTTCATGATTTATTCCTCAGTTATTTGAACAGTGGAGAAAACAGTTGTTTTGTTTGACGTATCTCGTCTTGATGTGGTCATAATAACAGGTACTAGGACCACGTCAAGAACTTTTTTAATTTTTCGATTATTTCATCGGAATACCAGAGAATCCATTTTCGCGATACAGAATCAGGATGCCGACAATAGTCAGACCCAGCAGCGCAAATTTAACCAGCGCATCGTACCAAGTATCACGGCCCCAAATCATGCCAAGCAGACCGAAGATAATAGTGGAAACCCAAATTTGAAAAGCGATCATGGTTTATACCTCAGTTTAGTTATTAACGAGCCCAACCTGGCTTGTAGCATTCCCAAGTGATTTCGATTCCACAATCATCCGCAATTTGTTTTGCGAGATCGTGAGCATCAACAATGCTATCCTCGAAATCTTCGAAAATTTCTTGACCAAAAACATCTTCCGCTTCACCAGTAGCTTTTACGCCGTAGTGTTCTTCAACGACATCCTCGTCGTTTTCATCTTGATCCACTACTGCTTCATATGCGTAAATGATAACTTCGGTTTTGATTTCTTTGGTCATGATACTTTCCTCATTTGTCTTGATGTGGCCATAATAACACGGCCACACCATGAGTCAATCACTTTTTGAAGAAATTTTTAATTTTTTCTTTGATGCCTATTTTCAACTGCGCCTCAAGAACACCATAAGCGGCTTCAATCATCGGCATTTGTTTCTTGTAAACATCAGTGCTATCGGTACCTGTGCCGGTTGCGTCTCGGACACGGGCTTTGAATTCACCAAGTCCGATTTGTCTTTGGCAACCAACGTTGATTACCACCTTTCGATCCCTGATATACATCGTAATGGTGCGAGATTTACCACCCATGCCAACGAGTTGATGATAGCTACCGAGTACGATATTATTGCATTCGTGTATGATTGTTTTGTTTGCGAGATTCACCCGCTCACCAATAACACACCGATCACCAATCGTGCTATTGTTTCCAATCAATACACAATTTTCGATTTTGCTATAAGACCGAATCGTACTAAATTCATGTATCGAAACTTTGTCACCAATGATACAGTCATTGGAAATGATGCATTGGCTAGAAATACGAGAATCCATACCAATATACGAACGTTGATTTATGATCGTTCTTTCATCAATTCGAACACCGCGACGGATTATTACAGATGGACCAATAATAACATATCTGCGAATTCTGGAAGCATAGTATATTTTGGTATTGTTGTGGATTGTAACACATTCGCCGATTTCGACATCATCTTGAATATTTACCTTGCTATCAATCTTGGTGCCTCTGCGAATAGTCACACAACCGCCGATAACGGACCCTTTTCCGATATATACATCTTCGCCGAATAGTACACTTCCACCAATAACAGCGTCATGATGCACCCAAAAGATCTCAGTTGTCTTCGGCAAATGACAAGACGCTGGAATCACCGCACCAACATCGCCGGCTTTAACATCGATTATTTGAAATCTACACATCGCTGGAAAATCTACAAGTGCTTCCAGTCGACCTTGATCGTTAATCTTCCAATATTCCATGATATCTCCTTATCGAATTGCTACGTTATGAATGCCAGTTAGTGCGCAAATAAGCGCAAAACAATTACGGTAGTATTGCGGTTCAGCGAAGAACATAGCACCACAAGCAACAATAGCAATCAGTACCATGAAGAACTTCGATACCCAAAGCTTATTGATTTCCATCATAGATCCTTATCAATATCAGACAACATCCGCAGATACTTTAGCACACTAGACTTTCGCCTGCAAGTGAATTCTACCGTAAATTTCATTTCGATGCTGTAATAAGTGGGCTTAGGGAATATCCAATAAATCAGATGTCCAATTTCAAGCACAATACAATCTCGATATTTTTCAAACGTGTAACCAGCGGATTTCAACTCTTTAGCGAGTTCATCGCGGCGACGCTTGATTATTCCATCGCGAATTTCAAACAGTGAGCGCATTTAATTCGTCCATGATGTCCATGATTTGAAGATGCGAGCGAGCGATAAAAGAAACCTTAGTGCAATGATTTCGCTTATAACTGGAAGTGCTCACGATGTTGTTATCGGCAAGATAGTGGAAGAATCCAGCGATTTCTTGTGCTACCGCTTTATCTTGAACTCGAACAGAAACAACAACACGACCACCGGCAATCTCCCGAACTTCCGAACAGAGAAACGCAAGTTTGCGACGGGTAAGATTATCGACTACCGCTTCCAACAGTTGGAGTTTCATTACATAGTCTCCAAAACTTCGATGGTAGCTTGCAGGCTTTCGATCTCGGTTTCCCACACTGCGCGTTGATCTGCACCTTCCGGTGTCCACTCACCGACATAAGATGCTTCAATTTTGCCGTTGATAACCATGATCTTTTCTGCCAGTGCTTTGATTGCGGTGCTATGCATGATGATTTCCTCAGTTGTTTTGTTTCGCGATAATTCGCTTTTGTTTCGATGTGGACATATTATCAGGTCCATATCAAGCGTCAACTACTTTTTGACTTAATCCAAATAAATTTTTGGACCGTAGTGTTCGAATCCTTCGGTAATCAGATAGTCAATATGACGACCATCTAACGTCTTTGCAGACCAGGTCCATTGACCTGTTTCGCTACGAGTCGGAATTGTTTCGCAGATGCAAACAATCTCCTGACCATAACCACATTCAACGAATGTGGTACCGACTTGCAGCTTCTTTACAACGTTTTCAATCCGACTCATTTCAGCCACCCTTGTTTGTCAAGCAGTTTTGCGGCATCCCGAACATATTCGATGCTCGGAGCAACACATTCAGGGACACCATATACCATGGCGTGTCGCAAAACCTTGTCCATCGCACCAGGCAAATTGTTGTTGTAGATAGCAGAAACAGGATCTACCAACGGACGATTTTTGAAAACGGTTGCCAACAGAATCGCGTTTACATGATCTTTCGTGTCTTGCCAATGACTCATTAGATTACCTCACAGTAGTTAAGCAGAAAGTAGGACAGAGCAAAGAAAGGAATCATTGCAGTGAGACCAACGATTGCACGTTTAATCGTATCTTGTTCGTCCCATATTTCCAAGAAAGAAACAACACCAATGCCGTAAATTACATTGACAAGCGTCAGCCCCAGTGCGATTACTTCTTGATTCGTCATGATTACTTTCCTCGTTTCGTTATGGCACCATAGTATCAGAATCGGATACTACGTCAACCTCTTTTTCAAAAATTTTGCGTTCTTCTTCGCACATAGTTTCTGGGTCTTTGTATACAATTTCCATAGTTTTCTCCAAATAAAAAGCCCGCCGTAGCGGGCTTATCTCATTAAAACGATATCCGTTAGACTTTCGCCCAACGTCAATTCAGCTTCTTCAATCCAATCAGACGTTTCCGGCATGTCATAGAATTGATCTTTACTTTCGAAAATAGCTTGCTTCTGTCCCATCTCGGTACGCTTCTTAGACTGAAACCCTTTAGTTCCCTTAGGGTAAACAGTAGCGATCTCGATCTGACGATTCTTAACACGACCAGCAACACTAATGTCCATGCTGTTCGAGTGGAACATAAATTGACCAGTTCTGATCTTTGCGTCTTCAACATAATGAGCAATTTTTCGGTAGAATGCTTTCCACTCTTCCGGTGTTACATCATTGCGACGCTGGGCAGCTCGCGCTTGCGCGTGAATAGAACTCATGAAATCATAAACGCCAACTTTCATCTTGGTAGAAAGCTTAGAACGTTTTGATAACTCGAATTCCTGCTCTTTCGTCAGTTCGACGACTTGGTTTTTACTCTTTGCATATACAGGCTTTTTCTGGTCTTTCTCCAGTTGTTCATCGCCCGGCATATGACTTTCTGCTAGAAACTCAGCCAGCGTTTTCATGCTTGCTCTCCCTCTTGATCTGAATTCGCAAAATCAAATCCGCAATTGCAATAACAACAATCACTGCCGCGAAATACATTGCAAAGGGACCATCCGATTCAACGAACGTGTCGGTAATCCATGCATGTAATGCGCTATATGCCAGGGTACCCAATAGCAGTTGCCATAGAATGGCTAGAAGCTTTTGAAAGAAACTTTTGTTGAATCCTTCTAATGCTTTTTTGATTTCTTCGTCTTCGCTCATATCAATCTCCTAAAACTATATTTAGAGATTATACGAACCAATCATGCTCAAGTCCATATACCAAGATTAGGACTATGATTGCGAATGCTCTTAGAAATGTATTACCGTATACTAACGAAATCGCAGTTGCGAAATAATACGCGATATTCAAAATCATACGAGTCGGATTATCCCATAGTTAATCAGACATCCCATAAACAGGACACCAAGACCAAATCCTCGCATGAATCCGTTACCAAATAGAATACTTGACCCGATTAAAGCACCGATTGTAAATTCCAAGATCTCTTGATGATTCATACTTTCAACTCCACAATTTCGTAATCATTGGCGTGACGATTACGAATTGCGTAATCCGTCAGTTCTGGGTTTCGTTCGCTTGAGTTATACCATTCAACCACTTTGATATGATTGATCACGTTCCACAGCAGTTCGACGCTAGTCGTTATGAACGGAATATCTTCGTTGAACTCAAACTCGGCAGTTACGGAGTTACAAAACTCTTCACCATCGTGCGCTTGAGTAGAGATACCAACCCACTTGCTATGATCTGTCTTGTGACGCAATGCATAAAACATGATATTCTCCTCAGTTGATAATGCCCATTCTACATGAACGGGCATTAATGTCAAGCTAAACCCAACGCTTTTCTTTCTGCGGTAGACAGTTTTGCCAACGCTTGCTTTTTGAGCTTTTCTTGCTCGATGCTTTGGAACTGGTCTTTGCTGGTGATCACGTTGATTCTATCTTTCAGGAGAAAACTGATTTTCTCGCCGTCAACGTCGAAAGTCAGAACATCAACTGGTTGACTGTTAACGTGACCGTTACCGCCCCACCATCCTTTACCCTTAGAGATCTCTGTGCCTACAGACGGGATTGTTACATAAGCAAAGACTTTAGATTCGCGCTCGCTGATGTCCACGTGTACGGGATACACTTGTTCTCGTTTCATAGTAACCATTACCAATTATCCTTCTCGTTAAGAATATCGCAAATGTATTCGCTACTGCTTGCGATAATTTCGTCTTCGATTGTGATTTCAACAACAATCTGACCTTTATTGGTAGAGACGCTGATATCCAGATTTTCTTTCAGATAAGATTTCAACGCCGCTTTGAGTTCTCCTGATGTCATCACAGATACTCGGTAGCATTTGCGATAACTTTGTCGCCGAGTTTAATCTCGATCTCAAGCGTCACATCGTTGTAATAACCATGACGGCGATTCAGATTGATACTCAGATTTTCGGCCAGATAGTTTTCGATTTGTTCTTCCAACCAGTTACCTTCGCAGCGACATTTCCGCTCTTTCTTTTCATCACACATTACATGACCTCACAGCAGTTGTCAACAGATTTTTCCACGATTTTCGTGCTCTTTGCATTGATTGGTAGAATACCCATCGAATACAGATTTTGCACGATAGTAATCCCTAACGCTAAATCCGTTCATACTATCAACGTGGATAAAGTTTTGTTTTTGCGATTCCAACATGTCGTCGTCATCGTCGATAATCACATATTGCTTGGTCTCGGGATGTTTGTCAAGCCATTCCTGAATTAATTCACCACGGTTTTCACCAACAAGATCTCTTGTCTTGAAATCCTCATGAACACAATCAGGAGGAAAGCCAGCCATAGCAAGATGATCCTTAACCATCTGCATGTCGCATCCCAATCTCCAAGTGCTACTGTAAACCACTTTCAAACCATAGTCAACGATTAGTTTTGATAGGAGCTTAACAGCCCCTATATCTACCATCTGACCATATTTCAGATAACTACTGTCACAGTGGAATACGCCGTCAACATCAAGGAACATCACACGCTTCATTAGAAAAACGCCTCTAGTGTGTTAGTTTTAAGCCAGTACGGATAAAATCTGCCGTCGCTAGTATCATCTGGATCTAGTGTGTTGCAATAAGCAATTCTCTCGTTTAGCTTATCTCGTTGTTTCTCTCCCAGAAGACGCACCAAACGCTCTATGGCAGCTTCCCTATTGTCCCGCATATACTCGCAAGCATAGATTCTGGAAACGATGGTATCGCTATCCAGCCGCGTGGCCTGCATACGTTTAACGATGCCTTCTAGTATGTTACCGTCGCCACATGATGGCTCAAAGAAAGTCGATGTCTTAGACGTATCGATATCAGTATGATCCAACATCTTGTTTACTACCTCAATCGGCGTGAAAAACTCGGCAGTTTGCTTTTGTCTGTCTCGCTCAATCTTATCAGTAAACTCTCTGGTCTCTTTTGTCGTTACCGTCTTATGACGAACACCGCCATAATAATCTTCGATCACAGTTGGAACTAGGTGTCTGATGTCGTTCATGTCGAACATATCAAACAGTTCATCATCGTTCCATGTGCGCGTGAAGTCAAGCCACGGGATAGCTGCCAACTCGCCGCTATCAAGATGAACGTTCATCTTATACAGCGCAAGCCGCAGGCGAGCGAAGTCCGTTTTCAAGTAGCTAACAAAATTATCAGCTTCCTCTTTCGTCTTGAATGCGAAATTCTGTCCTCTGTCTGGCATCGTCTCGGTTGGCTCATAAGAATCAGGCAGCATAGTAAAGAAATCACTATTAAAACGTTTACCTGGCTCGGGTGGGTGTCCGCGTACTGACGCAATAGTCACGTAGTATTTGGCTTCCGCAACCGGGAGTTTGAAAATATGATGCGTCAAATTATCGATTGACATTTTGTTGTAAAGCGGGATAATCCAGTCTCCAATCATGTTGAGTTCGTTTATGTGAACTCGCTTGTTATAGAATCCAGATACATCAATTTTACCGTCGTTTTGTTCTTTCGTGTCGATTGTGGTAATACTTAACGGGGTAAGAAACCCAGCACGAAATAAAGCGTTGCCGTCAATCAACTCTACCGACGTCTTGAATTGCTTCATGCTGTCCAGAAACTTTTGAACACGCTTTGTTTGTCTAGTTGGTTTTCTGTTTACAAACGGACCACTTGGATGAATTGCCACAACTTTTTTACACTTATCAACTCCCAAATTTAGAAAGTCAATGTGTAAACCCGCACTATATGGCGGGTTTGCGATCATGTAATCAAACAGAATGGACATTGAACTGTCCCGCGTACTTCTCAGACATACCGAACTGTTCGATAGCCGTGCGGAGTACGTTCCGCTGTTCCAGCAGCCTTGCGCGATCTGCAATATATGCCCTTACCATAGCTTCGGCAGTCTCTGTATTGCGTCGATTGATCTCGGCTTGAATGCCCTGAACATGCAAACGAAGCTCTTCCGTGGTCATATTACCGACATCAATTTGTAACACGCGACGATCCGGTTCTACTTTCACCGGAGCTTGAGGCTTCGCTGGTTTCGGCCACATGGGGATATACCGTTCAGGCAATTTCATGTTGATATGAATCTCGGTATCGGTATGCGAAATTGCCATACCAGAATAGAGAATCATATTCTTAGCGAACTCCTCAACCAGTCTAAGTTGACCAAGTTTCGCGAACTGCAAAACAACGGTAGTTGAATCGCTATGAATTGAATAATTCACCTCATATCCAACGAGGCGAGGCCATTTATCATCGAACACATAAGCGCCGAATACTTGACCCATAAGGTAAACCTGTTTTCTACCGCGAGCTTCTACCATTGCTTTCAGTTCGCGACGCATTGCATTGCGAATATTAGATGGCATGATAGTAGTTTTCGGTTTATCGATATAGGTGGCCGTGCAGCGATTCAGGAACTTAGCCCATTGATTATGCGCTACACGTTTTCTTTTTTCACTCACATTATCTCCAAAGAGGGCCGAAGCCCTCAGATTTCGAATATAGACGCAAGTCCGGGATGTTGTGGGAATTTAACATGCTTCGTATTCTTGTCGATAGCAAGGCCGGTTTGTGCCACAAAAGCGTCGAACTTTTCTTTTGTTGCAAAGCGGACTTTGATCGTCCGCTTGCTAGATTTCATTTTCTCGATTACATGCTCTGGAGCTGCATCTGGATTTACATACGCCATTATTGATCCTCGTCTTCCGCATCTTGTTCGGATGCTTTCATAGATGTTAGCACCATCCCGTATTCATTGCAACCATCAGGAATAGGCTTAATCAGTTTTAGACGATTTCCGCGATACGGAGAGTAGTCTACCCAGTGATGCCATCTGCCGTTCATCCACTGCAATCTGGCAACGTCTGGATGCATGTCCACGATCATCTGTGACTTCGGCAAAGTGCCTTCATGACCATAGAAAGCTTCTGTGTTACCACCTGCCATTGCTTGAGTCACAAGCTTACCGGTTAGATATGCGTTGAACTGAATGGTGCAATGACCATCTTTCAGAACTCGCAAGCTCAAATCGGTATCTTCGTTGTAACGACCTCTCCAACGATATGGGATGTCGTTTAGAATAAGCAGCGTACTATAAATCCGGGTGTTCTGTACGAACGGTGGCAGACTCTCTTTCGGCACAGCGAAGAAACGATAATGCGGACCAGCGATATACACGTTTTCATAACGGTCAACGTGATCTTCCATCGCACGGAAAATTGCACCGCTGTTCACGATAACCCGCTTATTACCGTCAAGACGGAAAAAGTGCTGTTGATTATCATCCATAACCCAGTGACGCTTGAACCCATTTTTCATCGAGTGTTCCCACGCGAAGTTACGAGCCGCGCCTGGACCTTTGCTTCGAGTTGCACCGAGATCGTCGAATGTATCGTATTCGTCCAGATATTTTTGATCCAGAATTAGAACGGTTACATATTCGTGATCAACTCGGCTGTTATAGTCTTCAAACTGCGAAGCTTCTACCACAATGTAATGTTTGACTTTCATCCGAACAAGACTATCGGAAGTCAAACGTTTTTCGAATCGAGACTTGGAAACGATATAGATCGGATACTTCGGTTGATTCGAATCTGTATAATCCGAAACATAACGAATCACAGAGTAATCGTCTGGTCCCTTCTTAGGCCACCAGATACTCTTTGTCTTGTCGCTCAACGGCAAGTCGGCAAGCTTTGAAAAAGCTTCCACATCTTCGTTGCTATCGAATTCGAATTCGATTTCGGCATAAGCGTCGATGATATCTTTCGGGACGTAATGAGGCATTTGTTGCCAGTGATCCCATGGGTTATCTTCGTTCGCGTATCTCTCATTACGATAAATGAGATTGCCGTCTAAGTCAATTGTTTTTTCTGCGTTCTTGTGCATATTTGTCCCAAATAGAAACGGTGATGTCACATAGGATATCACCGTTTTGACTTGTTGTAAACTTTAGATCTGACGAATCACCACATCGCGGAGACTAGCCTTCTTTTCCTGTAGCTCTTTGGCTTCTGCCGTCAGTTCGCGATAATGGTCTTTCAGCGGCTTCATTTGTTGTTCGATCTCTTCGATCTGTCGTTCGATTTCTCGCCGAGATTTCATTACTTCGCGAATCTTTTCTTGATACGGAACACCAAGACGAACTACTTCCTGTTCGATTAACTCGCGAACTCTATCCAGGACAGGCACAACCGGAGTAGCAATTACTTTAGGTTTACCTGTATTGTCTTTGTTGAAATTCTCTTGCAAAATAACTTTACATTCGGCAGGCCAGCCCTTCACACCGCGCATTGGACGCTTGGCATAATGTGGCATAGCGGGACTCCGTAACTCGATAATCCGCTGGTCTACATGAAGTTCAACGAACCCCAGCTTAACAATCGGAGCATCTTTCAGCCGATTGAACAACTCCGGGACATAGTTATCGTTTGATTTGAACGTGATGCCAAATTTACCGGAAGCGAACATAACACTGGCAGTCTTGAAACTCGGAAGAAAGTCCATAACGGTGCCAAACAACGCTGTTTTCAGATGTCGTTCAAAACTGGCTTGGCGGAACATCCGTTTCAGGTTTTGTTCAACGATATACCACTCTTGACATTTAACCCGAGCGGTACCGGATTCGGTTTGACAGTTAACAAAGCACAACTGATTGATCACCGTGTTACACGCCGCTAGTGTGCGGTAATAGTGCTTGATGATCGTCTTCTCTGCACGTACACCCATTTTATACCTCAGTCAGCTTGAGCAATGCTTTCAAGCTATTGATTTGTTCAGTTACACCACCGCATTCTTGTTCGATGGAAGCCCAGTAATTATCGCATTCCCGACTGGCATCCGCAAGTTGTTTTCGATAATATTCAACAGTTCTTTGCAGTTCCCGGAACTTTGTCATCTTCGCGTTATAATCAATGAAGCCAGGGATCAGATTGTCCATGTCTTCCATAACAATAAGACGACGCGCTTGTTTCGGCTCCGGTTTACTGAGATCGTCGATTGCCTTCATGTCCAGATCACGTTTGGACATCAGCAAATGATTAGGATTGAAACTAACGCTTTTCTGGGTAGTCTCGTCATACGGAGAATTCGGTACCAGATTACCAGGCAACTCAACAATAGCACGACTATTGTATTCCGACATACGATTCGGCCAGCTACCGATATTCGAGTTCCGGTTTTCGATGTGGAAATGACGTCCCAGACGACTACAAACTATGTGTGCCGGGCAAGTATCTTTGAAATAAATGCTCACGCAGGTAGCGTCAATATTGACAACCGAATAATCCAGGCCTCGACGATTTGAAATTTTCGGCCATGACGGCAGTTTGTCGGTACATTGATATCCGATATTGGTAATGCCTTTGAAAACGCCAAGTGCATAATCAAACATCGAGGTGAACTTGTAACCGATGTTATGGAACGGATCTTGGAGAACCATATAGCGACTCGCGCCGACTTCATGACAGAACAGATGGCGATTCATACGAATTACCAGATTGTCAAACTTTACCTTTTTTACTTGTTCGCGTTTTGCACTTTTCATGATTATTCCATCCCTTTGATGTATTTCACGATATCAGATTTGTCGAAACTTTCGATGCCGACGCCGATTTCATCAAAAACAGTCCAGCAAGTTGCATCGAACTCTTGATTATGATAGTGAGAGATTTCATGGTAGTTATTGCTTTTTGTCACAACTACCATGTGATCCTCATTACCGTTTTTGAACGAAATAATGTGTTCGATTTGTTCGATGATTGTCAGCATGATTTGTTCCTCATTAGAAAGTGAAGCCAGTATAGCAAACTGGCTCCTAGTGTCAATAGTCTATCCAAACTTTTTTCATCGCACCGTCAATTTGTTTTAGACAGTAAGTGATATCATTCATTTGGCTATGTGGTACAACAAACGTGGCGAATGCACCATCGCTGTTCATGTCAAAGACAACGTTACCATCAAACGTTCTTATGCCGATGTTATACGTTATCCTGTTGAGTCTACCGACGTATATCTGTTTAGAACGAAAAACGCTATGATCAATTATAGATGTAGAACGATTCATGAAATTAATGAATCTTTCGTGTTCGTCTCGTCCGTGAATCTGAAACAAAACTTTCTCATATCCATCCAACACTTCAATGACGGTAGAGTATTCAGTTCCTCGACGATATATGCCGATGTTGTAAAATTTATCAACACCAACCCCACCACAAGCGATAACTTCCTTGTCACCGCTTTGTTCTAATTGATTATAGATTTGACTTGCATCTATTACTTCCGCGTTAACGGAAAACGATAGAAGACTAGCGATTATCCACGTTTTCGGCTTCTTCGCACTCTTCTGGAGTAACGGATTCATCGCACAATACCTCATCCTCATAGGTACCTTCTTCGTGATTGCTGTCGTTAGAACCAGCGTTGCTACTGTTCATCATGCTATTCATGATGATCATGGTAGTTGCTGCATTCATCGCGTGATTCGGAGTGACGCTCGGATGTGAGACAGTCACTGGACGCGATACGGTGATAGGCCGAGAAATTGTGACAGGACGAGCCATTACTACCGCAGCTTGTGCAGCACTCATACCAGCGATCAGAATCAGACCAGCAAAAGCAAACTTTTTCATTTGAACCCCATTGATAATAGGCACAATGCCATAATTATGATGTCAACCATTGACTCCACTTTCTTAATCCTCTTTTGTTAGAAGTCTAAGAAAGTGGGGCCGAAGCCCCAGCTTGTTATACTTTCCGAATTGCGTATTGATAACCCATCAATCTGATTTTATCCTCAACACGACAAGCTTTCTTGAAATCACCATCGATTGTCAATGTAGCATTGTAACCGATAACATGTCCAACTGGAGAGCGAATCGCTACAACATCCATGATTTCGTTGCCAATCTTGATTTTGAAATCGGCAGTAATTTCGATGAAACGCTTAGACGGTACGCTTACAGTGAAAACATATTTCATGACTCGCTCCTTCTGTGAAAGTGGAGTCATTATGTCATGGTCAGTGATCAACGTCAATCACTTTTTATTGAAAATCTGAAACTTTTGAATGTCCAGCACTATGAGCCATGTTATAAGCAGCATTCATTTGATTACAACGCTGAATGAATGCGAATGGCTGACTATGCATCATGATTACACCGAGTTGGACACCGGATTCGAATCCAGCTTGAACTTTAGCCGCGTTATAGTTAGGATTTTCTTTGCCACCAGCGATTGCTTGTGCTTTGAACCAGTTGTAAACAACGTGATTGCTATACCGGGTATCGGCACACTTGCTCAGAAGACCGAGACCATTTCCGAGGTCATGGGAGAAACTAGCGGCTTCTTGTTTCGCGATTTTCTCTTGCAGTTCTCGATCTCGCTGTTCCATTTCAGCGTTGATCTTTGATTCGTAGGCTTCTCGAACTTCGCGTTCCGCATCGTTTGCCGCGAGTTGTCGATCCGCCTCTTCCATCTTCTGGACTTCGTAATACTGAGTTTGCATCGCTTGCTTGTCATATCCATCAAACAATGCAGTGGATGTGCAGCCAGAGAGCTGGAGAGCGATTGCACACATAATCAAACGTTTCATTTCAGTTCCTTAACACAGCCAACGAAGCGGATATAATCCAGAGAATCAATTTCAACGCGCATGAATTTGTTTTCGATCTGAACATCACCAGTTTTACTCTCGATCTCCTGCTTGCTCATTTTGAAGAAGCTAGTCGGTTGAGAATGATCACCAAAAGGCGATACGCTGTAAGATGTTACCATGATTCCCTCATCATTGCTAGTCTTGGCATAAGAAATCATCATTCGATTTTCTTTGTCGATTTTGCTAACAACGTGACAGGTATTTACAAATGCATTAGCTTGGGAAGACAACGCAAGCAGAACAACAGGAATAAATTTCAGTTTCATTTTAATTCGCGGCCCACTAAGGATAGCTCTAAGAATGCCCCCATTCACCTAGCACAAACGTTTAATAAGTTAAAAGTTAGTGTAAGAAAAGAGCTATCGTTGGTGGGCCTCGCCTCAATTACAGATAGCTGGCTGCGGTGCTAACACAATCCGCAATCATTTGTTCATTGCCCTTGATGTCTACATAGTAGCCACCTACCAGAGAATCTTCGTCACCAACACCGAACATAACTTCGTTGGTATTGTATTTTTCGATAACGAGAGTTTTGGTACCCTTCGTTACGTTAGCTTGAATAGAAGATTCATCATCGACGCCAGAAGCATCCGATTTGGCGATATCCGGAATCATGTTAGCCAGCTCAACAGCTTGACTTTTGTTAAGTGTATACATGATCGGAGAAAGTGCTTGGTTGCCTTCCAGCATGTAACCGAAGATCGCAACGGTATTACTGTTCTTGTTGATGCCGATACTCAGTTGCTCTGGACCAACTTCACCACTGAATTCGATGTTACAAACTTCACCGGAGTTCTTTGCGGCGATCTTGGCTTGAACTTCATCCATGGTGTGCTGAGTGAAGTTTTCAACGACCGCGGCATTAGCAGTGCCAGCAATCAGACCAAGTGCGATGATAATAGATTTCAGTTTCATGATAATTCCTTAGTTTGTCTAACTTTTAACGTATGGTAAAATGTTCTTTGATAGAAGTCAACTGGTTTTTGAATTTAATAGCTTCTTCCATGGTATGGAAATGATTAACGACTTCCCATTTAAAAATGTCGTCGCAATCGTGTGTTTCATGAGAATAAACACTCATTAACACCATCCAGCACGGTTCTCGAATTTCATCCCGAATAAAACTACCAGTTCGATAAGTTCGAGTACCATACGCAACCGCATACGCGCCTTTTGGAACTAAACCGTGAAATGTGCTATCTTTTACCTCATACCAGCTCCTGTTATTATAACACTTCATGACTGATCCTCAAATGTAAGAAGCGTGATTACTCGATCTTCCTGTCTAATGATGCGAACATCAGCAGGGGGATTCTTCACGTATTCCCTGATTTCGTTCTGTAGTTTCTCGGTGAACAAGCCATGGCGATTTGCCCATCTGATCTTCATCATATCAGAATCAGTTACTGGATACAAGCCATATTCTAGCTTTATTTGTTCTTCGTTGAACTTATAATTCCGAACTCGCTCCATATATCGAACCAAGAAGTGGTCAGACAGATTCAGACATCCTACGGTTCGCCATGTGTTATAACAGAAATTGTCGTGAATTCGACCGTTCATCCAATCACCCGGCAAAACAGTTCTTTCAACAGCATTCAATATGCGGTTTGCTTCGGCAATGCTGTCATTGATCAACTGGAGTTGTTGATTCATTTTCAGAACTTTTGACGGGCGTACTCTTCTAACTCTACGCCCATTCATATCAGAACTTCCCTACACAGAAATCCATTGCTTCTTTCAGATCTTCGAAAACTTTAACCAGATTCGAGTTGATGCTGGTTTTGGCAGATTCGTCAATGTAACGAATGTGATGGATCGTATCCACTTCTTCGCAGTACCATTTCTTGCCTTCAATCACGCGAGTTTCGCGGCGCTGTTCAGTTTCGATCAGTTCACAAGCTCGGGGAAGTTCTCGGAACATACCACGATAACGGACAGCATAATGGATTTTGTTTGCTACTTTCAACACCCGAGATTCGAAATCATGCAGCAAACGCGATTGAATACGATTGGCATATTGTTGAGCTTCTTCTCTGGTAGTGAAAACAAAGTTAAGAGCAGTGACTTCCGATTGTTTAACTTCCGATTCATCACCGATATTAAATTCGCAATAACTAACATTGAAATTATGATGTTCAACTGCGGCTTTCACAGTGAAATTGAATTTACCAACAGCAATAGGAGTGCATTCTCGAATGACACAAGTAATATCACTACCACGAGTTTCGCATTTAACGAGATAAACGGGTTTATCGTACTTGATTTGTGATTTCAGTGTAATCAACATAATAATTTCCTCTTATGATATCGACAATGTGCGCTCGAAAGCGCACATTAGCAAATCACAGCAGGTCGAACACGCTAACCTTTTTCATTGCATATACCGGAACTTCGGTAACTTTGTGAGTCTTCATGATCTCACGGATGGTGTCTTCGGTAGCTTTCACCATCTTGCCATCACTCTCGATGTAGAACTCGGAAGCATCGAAACCAGAAGCTTGTGCGATCTTGGTTTCAATCTTGACCGGCTCCGGTTTAACTTCAACAACCGGACCCATTTTCATGTTCTTGACCGGGAATTCATAACCCATGTACGGGAAAGATGTTACAAACTGAACAGCGCCACCGGTAAACACATTGATATCAGGAACGAAACCGCGCATGGTGATGATATTCATGTCCAGCACTTCGGTAATTTGGGTTTCTCCCAGATTGTTCAGTGAGTTTGCGATTGCGTAACCACACGCGACGGTGTTGTTGGCACGCTTGATAGTCAGACGACGGAAGTTACCGGTGTCATCCATATACCACATTGCGTCGATTGCATAAGTCGGATATACTTTGCCCTTGGTACCAACGGTATAGCCTACCGATTTGCCATGAGATTTGATTTTGCCGAACACACCCTTGTACTTACCAGAAGTTACCATTACCAGAGTGCCAACTTTGTGCTTGTGATTTACGTTTTGCATTTTATATTCTCTCATTACAGTTTAAGTTTGAACTTTCGTTCGTCGTTTCGATGTGGACATTCTAACAGGTAGCGTTTTATTGTCAACTACTTTTTTCGACAATGGGCACTATTTCTAGAGCCCATTAGCAAATCAGGCAGAGATAAAATCGGTGATCACACGCGGGTTAGAGATATGACCACTCAGACGCCAGATGGAAACTCGATCAGTCGGGTTTTCGATCTTGTGCTTGCGAGCTGCTTCCATAGCGGCAGCATTGGTAGCTGGGCTCATGAAATTTTCTTTGCCATCGGTAGTCACGATCTGGACGATTGTATCGATCTTGGTTTTCATGCTACCAGCTTCCTTTTTCGCGACTTCATCGCTAACAGCTTCGAGGCTATTCAGAGACAGATAGGTAGTTTTACCATCAATATCAAGTCGAGCACTGCGAATACCGTCGCGCCAGTCCCAACTGGTCATCTTAACAACACGACCGAAATGCTTGGAGCGTTCGGTAGTAACACGGACATAACCACGATAAGATTCTTTAACCATTTTTATTACCCTTTGAAATTGAAAGTCTTTTCATCTACCCGAGCGATTGTGTCGAGTTCGATGCAGTGTTTTGAGTACGGGTCTAGCTTATCAGCTTTCACCAGGATGTCAACGATTTTATCAAACTTTTCTTTTGCTGCCCAATCGTCATTAGCAACAATAGTAAACTCGGCACGTTCCAAGCAGATCTCGCCGATGGCGAAAGCTTTGGTCACTTGATACGCATAGTTATCAAACGAAAGGTGACTCTTTACTGAACAGTATTGGATGATCTCTTCCAGAGACTCGCGAACGGCGAACATTGGGAACATGGTACGGAATCGATATACCCACTTGTCCTTAACAATTCTTGCTCCGCAATAAGCTTGCAGATCGATGAACAAGTTTTCCTTAGAACTCATGAACATCGGCAAGTTTTCTTTGTGATTCCAACCACAGTGATTGTGACCAAACAAACCAGCATTCTGGCAGTTGCAACGCTCCAGATCGTCTTGTTCGTCAGCTCGGCCAACGAATTTCAGATACATTTCAGGAGTGATTTCGGTTTTAGCTCGCATGAGTGATATCCCATACACCTAACATGAAAATAATCAAAAGTCCCAACACACCATAAAATCCTGTTTTGAACATGTCATGGACACCGGACTTTTTATCTGTCATCTGCCACAAAATTCGGCAGATAACGATGATTGACCAACCAAGCAAGATGAAATATTTGATCATCTTAGATATCCTGCAACAGAACGATTTCGCGATCTTTCGGATTAGCTTCGATGTCAAAGAAAGACATCACACCATCTTTGCGAACGGTGATATAACCCAAATGGCGATCACACTGTTCAATGGTGTATCCTTGTTGTTCGAGGAACATGATCGCTTCGCTGCTTGCGTGAGTACGACCGCAACCGGTCCAGTCGATCACAGCGGCCAGAGCGCCTTCGTTAGTAGAAACAAACAGATTGTTACGGATATTATGCGGGTTAAACATGATTATTTCCTCAGTTCGTTGTCTTGATGTGGCTCATTCTACATGGAAGAGCCACATCGTCAAGCTTTATTTTACTTCGAAAACCCAATAACGGCAGGTTTTTGTTCCATGCTTGTATCGCTGGAATCCGATACCATGTTTCTCCATCATGTGCTCGATGTTTTCGGCACTCTGCTTGAAGACAAGACGAACACCACGCTCCCAAGTCTCGATCCAACGATTCTTACTTAGCTCGTTGTTCTTATCATCCTTGCGATTATACATCGAGAGGAATTTGTTGAACTGATGATTCTCCCGAAGCATGTCCACGATGTCGTTAGTTGTGAATCGAGCACCAGGACAAGCCTGAATTCCCGGGATTGCATGTTCTATTACCGCGTTGCGAATGCTCATTTTTGCTCTACCAGAAGCTTAATATGTTTAGGAACGATGATATGAACAACATTATCCTTGATATCGGACGGAATGTCAATGCGCATAATGCTATTCAATTTCTTCGCCGGTTTTTGTTCAAGAACGTCCAGATTTTGTACCGGTTCCCGTGCAATTTCAGTCCAAGTTCCACGCTTATCCGATACAACTTTGTATCCCAGTTTCGTCATGAGTGCAACCGCTCGGGTATCCGATGTTTTCATCAGATCACGAACAATACTCCTCCAGCGAGGTCGAGAATCTAAACCACCAGTCGGAACTCCCAGATAATCTCGATATCGATCAACAAGTTCTATAAAATTCTTGTTGCCCAACATGTGATCTCCAACGATAGTTGGAGTTATGTCCTTTGCACCGAGTAATGCGCGGATGCTAGATTTCGCGTATTCTTTAACGCGGAGACGAATGTTGTCTGGAATGTCAGGATGTTTACTCATTGTTTACCCCTTTAGGTTTTTGAATACGGATAATGTGATGTCCGCAAAAGTCGTAATAATAGAAAACAACAGTCCGATTACCACTACCGCGATACCGAGCAACGTAAACGCAACGGCAGTCCAGTTGATACTCATGAAGAAATCAAGCATTCAGATGTTCCTTCAACGCTTTCAGTTGTGCAGCATTCAGATTACGGACTGCGGATTGTGCGATTCGCAGATCTTGAGCTTGTTGATTCTTCTCTTTGTTGATAGTGACGCGAGTCGAATAGCTATTGTGTTTGATTTCGAGTCCACCCGCATCAACGTAGAACTTTCCAACTTCAACAGGAGTAATCTCTTTGAAGTCATATCCGTAATACGGATTTTTCCCCTCGGACAACATATGAGTTACGATCTTAGGAATCTCACCCTTGTAATATCCGAGAAGTCGAACGGAGCGACCTTCGCAATCACCTTCGGTTGTTACTGCATACAGCTTTTCCATGATACACCTCACGCTTTGAACTTTATGATTTCGGAATTATGAACAACGATCACAGTTTGACGTTTGCGCCAGAATTGATACCACTTGACAGGCTTGTAATCAGCCATTTCCATTACTTGCTCAACGGAAGCAGTTGTTACGGAAATCTGACCGTTGGGAAGAGTCATCATAACTTGGTCATTGACGATTTGCAGATTCATAATTTATTCCTCAGTTGTTTGTGTTGATGTGGACATCCTATCATGTCCACATCTTGAGTCAATCAATTTTTTAAAGTTTTTCCATCAATTCTGATAGGGAAGATGCATAAAAATATGCAAACAACAGATTGCTGCCGACAATTATGACTTTACACAGTGTATCGGACATCACAGCTCCGAATGATAACGAACAACGTAGTCCTCAAGCTCACGATAGAACTCTTGGTACTCGATTGTCCGAATGATATCTTTCGGGCTAGTCCCTTTCAAGCGGCGAATGTCACTATTATGGTGAAGATCACTCATTTTGATGTAAACGGATCGAATGTCAGACTTTACCCGTGCCTTATATTCGGACATAGGCTCGCCAGGACGTTTGCTCACGTTGTCAACGAGTTGAACGGCATCGATACTCATACCCGCAGCCAGAAGCATATCGCGACCGCCTTCGATATCTTCGATTACATCGTGAGCCAGTGCTGCTTGGCGAGTTGCTTCATCGGCACATTGAGGAAGTCCTTTCAGAACTGCCAGACAATGTTCGAAGTAGGGACGACCGCCTTTGTCGTTGGTGTCGGCGAAAGCAGTTGCTACCAGTGCATACAGTTTAGACATTTTCATAATCTTTCTCCAGCTCTTTGAGTTCTTGAGTTAACATCTTATCACGTTCGGAATGATATGCAACTCTTTCCTTTGAATGTTTGATGTCGCTTTCTAAACCTTTCCGGTAATCACGAATGGCAGTTTCTAAAGTAGGACATTCCTTAGTACCATATCCAAATTTTCGATGTCCGTCAATACAAAAATACCAAGCAATCACGTTTTGATGTTCACCGGCAGATACCATCGAATATCTGCCGTGTTCATGAATGATGTTCATTCCACGCCTTATAAGTAACTGGCAAGAATACGACTTGCCACGTTCTTGTGTTTTGCTTCGACCATAATATCGAAATGACGATGGAATGTCAACGCCGCATCGATAACTTTTTTGTCGTCGATGATATCGCTATGTGCGCAAATATCACGGAAATTATCAGTACCACGAGATTGCGAAACGTGAATCTTTGGACGACGCATACGAGATTTCCAAGTCGCGTGAACACGTTGTACCAAAGGATCGTCAGCAGTCAACAACACGCCGCCATCAGTACGATTGCAGAAATGATGGTGAATGTCTAGCAGCACAGGGAATCCGTAACGCTCACAGATCTCCAGTGTTCGGGTCAAAGTACCAGTCTTTTCGTCATTCTCAAATGTGATATATGATTTGAGGTGTTCGCTCATACGGTCAACAGGAAGAACGTCAGTCTTACCATTGAGGTGAATGTTAATGATACCCTCATACTTGGGAACAAGTAGATTTCTGAGGATAAATGTATGCATTTCCAAGTCCAGCAAAGCGTTATCGACTACTTCTGGACGATCACTATTGAGAATAGTATACTGGGACGGATGCATGGACAGTCTGATATTAGACTGATATGCCTTATTGCCAATCATGTTAAGAACAAGAATGACACGATCACGGAAACTGTCATAATAAGACGCATATTTCGGATGCGCGTACAGCGGCAGCAAATCGGAGGTAATGCGCAGCAAACGCTGGCTTTCGTGAAGTTTAGACACTCGATTTACCATGTTACTGAGTGCGGTAAGATTAGCCATGACTTTATCACACAGCTTGGCGATACCAGCTTTCTCGTTAAGCTTTTCCATATCGCACACGCGAACAGTGCCGAACTTGGTATCGTTATACTGCTTGAATTCACCGTTAACAACTTCACCCATTTGACACGCAAAACCAATCATATATTCCTCACACTTTAAGATTTTCGAAATCAGAGATCAATTTCTTCAACTGTTCTTTCTGACTACCAGTTAACCCTGACATGGTATACCGATTTACCAATGATGTCAACGTGGATTGCACAAGAATTTGTGCTTGTGCTCTTGCGACAACTCTTTCCTCAGTGGGAAGATTTCGATCTTTGTTTTTAACACGGAGTGCCTTGCACTCCGCATAGATGTTTTCGTATGCTTTGATTCGATGTTGGAACAAAGCAATCATTGGACTCAAACTAAAACCGTACATTAGAACTCCGGATTCCATTTGTTGTGATGGCCTTGTACCAGACCCCACATTTTGGAGTACAGCCAAGTGCCGGTCTTTTTGCGACGGTAGAAAGTCTTTCCAGTCGAGGTAGTGATTTGCAGAGATTTGGAAATCTTAACGATAGTCCCCTCTGGATAGTAATCACCGTTAAAGGAACGGCTCACTTCGTCACCAACTTGCGGCATACGAACAACATCAAAACGAGGAGAAACCCACTCACCACGGTCAACAGCCAACAGAGATTCTTTCTCGGAAAACAGCTCAACAACTTGTTCGGCTTGCTCCAGAGATTTCCAGTCCCAGCGAGAAACAACGATGTCGCCAGCTTCTTTAGCTGCTTTATAAGCATCAGAGCTAACAGATTCGATGATTTCTAGTTTGGTGATGTTGAAGTGTTTCATGATGTTTTCCTCAGTTTGTTGATAAGACGTCTCTCGTCTTGATGTGGCCATAATAACACGGCCACACCTAGCGTCAACTACTTTTTGAAAAAAATTTCACTAGAACGGTTCGACCACCGCTCAATACTAATTCACGATACAGTTTGAAACTTTCCTCATATGGATCAATAGGATAGACAAACTGACGTCCAAGATCCGCGATCTGTTTACGTTCGACAATATGCTGGAGCTGACAACTCAAACCACGAAGATATGCCTTCATAGTAGAAGTTTCGAGTTCAATGCCGCTAATTGTCCGTAGAAGCTTCGCGATTCCATCGAAATCAGTAAACGCTTGATCGTAATACTCGGAAAACTCAGCATATGAAGCAACATCAAGCCGAGCTCGGTTCATAAGATACAGAGATTCAGCTAGTCGTTCAGTGAGTTTCATAAACTCTAGATTAAAATCATTTGTCATAAAATCTCGTTTCCTTTAATAAGAGAGTTAGCGTAATGGCGATGCGCCGACTCCGTGAATGCTCGTTCGGCTCGAACGACTTCTGGAACAATCTGAGTCATACGATGTTCATACATCGCGTTGATTCTACTCAACAGTTTAACGCCTTCGCGTGACAACTTCGAGCCAACACGCTCGGCAGAATACAGTTCTTCCAGCTCTCGAATCTGTCTAAGTTGCTCTTTGCTAACGGCACTTGCTGCCATGTAAGCGATCATTTCATCATTGATCATTTCTAAGTCCTATATACCAGATTTTACCAACGCTCGTTTGTTGGTATTTTTCACTATTCCACATGCGGCGACGTACCGCAGATGCATGAGGACTGTTATGTCCCATCTTATCTACCCAGCGCAGCATTTTGCGGCAGCATAGTCCGATATCGATTCGACATTGACAAGCCATTTCGTCGTATAGTTTTCCATCAACGAACAAACGGATGTGGTAACGATTTTTGATTCTCGTTACCTTAGTCTCCGTCTTTACGGGTTTGAAATCATACATTAGATCAAACGCTCTCCCATAACAACAGTCTTACCAGAGGAATAATATCCGTAGTTCTTCCACTTACGCATATTGCCAATCATGATGTTACGACCGGCGTTAGTTGCTTCTTCGGCAGTAGCATAAGAAACGGTGTAGTCAACGCGAGAAACACCAGCAGCAGATACGAACGGATAGAATTTCATGATTACTTCCTCTTGATTTGATAAAGCTATCTTAGCAGGTTTGATTTCGCGATTCAAGCATTATTAGCGTTTAACACAAGTCCAGTGGTTGATATCGATTTCGCCTTTCGCAAGAATCTTTTCCATGAAAACAGTTGCAACTGAATGCGCGTTCATGTAATAGCTATCATCTTCGGCATGAACAATCTTACCAACGAAACGATGATTCAGTCTGAATTCGTCAGCCATGAAACCACTGAACAACATGATGCTACACTCGAAATCGTCGCTCGGGCCTTCTGGTGTCATACATGCAACAATGTCGCCACGCTCAACACGCAGATCCCACAGCTTGATAGTCATGCCGTCGTTTGTCTTGATAGTTTCGTTGATGTTGATCATGATGTTTTCCTCAGTTCGTTTGATGTGTGTAAAATATCAGGTCCAAAAACGATGTCAACAAAAAAGGCACCCGAAGGTGCCTTTTATTTTTAAGCTTGTTCGTCGCTGCGGAGTCGGGCTTCTTCAAACACACTCATGTTATAAACATGGGTGCAAGTGCCTTCACGCAGATACTGGACATATTCGTTGTCGTTCTCATATTTCGCATATTGCGGGTCGAGAATATCAACAGTCTTGTATTCACCGTCAATTTTCACCAGACGCAGACGACCGGCTTTGGAAGCTTTCCACGCTGCATCTTTCGGGTTCTTACGCACACGACGCCAGACACCGTTAACGCGAATCGCAGAGCATTTGTAAGCCCATTTCTGAGTGTCACGGTCGCATTTCTGCAACAGACCACCACCCATACCGAAAGCGACGTTTTCGATACTGTAACCCAGCACTTTGATGAACTGGAGACAGGCTTCAACATCTTTGTCGGAACTCAGGCCGTCGCCCTGAATAACACGGTAGCTACCATGCAGGACTTTGTAACCCTTACTGTTCACAGTGAAACCGACGTTCTTCGCGATAGTTTCAAGAGCATATCCGATATTATCAAACATGTCACCAGAGTCAGGACGAATCACGCAAGTACCGCCGCGAGCCAGAATTTCGCGCTTGAACTCACCAGTGGTCAGACGATCTACCGCTGATTTGTAGTCGATAGAGTCAGCCACAATCGCGTAAACACCGTCACCCCAGTTACGAATGCTGTTCCAGAATGCTTCATCTTCCTGTTCAGGAGTCAGCAAACCTTCATCACCGTAGCAAATGGTAGTGGTGTGTTCGCGAGCCGGAATACTGATACCAACAGCGATATCATGTGCCAGATCGTACAGGTCTTGTGCCATAATCAGAGCTTCGACGGTATCGGTACCGATGAAGTTGATCAGATGTGCCAGACCACCCAGCTTTGCCGCTTGTTCACAAGTCGCACCACGAGCACCGAAGTCATGCAGACGGGTTTTCAGTACGAAATCGAAATCGGCACCAGTCAGATCGGAGGTTTCTTTCAGATACTTTTTAACGAGTTTCTTGATCTTGAAGCTGATAGAAGCAACGGTACTGGGATACCAGTGACCACGCAACAGGAAAGTTTCAAGGTGACCACCGAGACTGTAGTTCGGTCCGAAGATTTCAACTACCATAGTCGCGTTACGACCAGGGATTACTTGACCTTCTTTCGCACCATACAGGTTAACCGGAAGTTTGCCGCCGTTGGTTGCAATATTCATCCACATTTCATATGCGAACATGTCGCGACCGAAGTGGGATTTGAACAACATGTTAGCGCGGTTGACGTCAGCGACGGTCACACCCTGCTCCAGAGTACGCGCAACAAAATGCAAACCGGAGATCATTACATCATCGTCCACACGCGGCTCAGCGTAAAGACTGATTGCATCGGTCCCAGCTGGGAACTGATACGGATGGCTGATTTTGTAAGAGTCGGTAGTTACTGCCAGGTTGGTTTTAAATACGTTCATTTTTGAAGGCTCCCTTCATGATTGATATTTTGGTTTAGTGAGTCTTTCTCACAAAAAGATTGTCTCATACTTTTCAACACAAGACAAGCTTTTTATGAGGGGTATTTCTACCCCTTCACGTTATTAGAATACCAGAGCGGCACCCAGTACGGCAGAGTTATCATAGCCAACACCGGTGGTAACAGTGTGGCGCATCTTGACATACGGCTGAATCATGTGATCGGTAAAGGTCAGAGCGATTTCATGTTCGTTCTCGGTAGCCAGACCCAGGTCAAAATCGGTACGCTCGTGGAAGCCCTTGCGAGTGTAGTTATAAGCAATGGTCATTTCAGGATGCAGCTCATAACTAACGCCAGCTTTGATCTTGCTGTAATCTTGACCCTCGTTCATGAAGCTGTAACCGGCACCAGCATAAGCCAGGAACTTAGCGACCGGCATATATTCGACGATACCTTGTACGTAGGTTTCGTGATCGGTGTTGTCGCCTTCGAAGATGCCGTATTCTACGCTCGGAACAAAGGTGAAGTCGTCGCTAACTTGCAGACTCTTACCCAGCACACCAGCAGTGTGTTTGTTGGTTTCGTGCTTCACTTCCATGAAGTAGTTAGCCGGAAGAGCTACGCCCATGCCATACTCGGTAACGTCGGTATTGGTGTTGCGCTCAATGTAAATCTTTTCCAGTTGTACTTGAGCCACGGTTTCGGTCAGATCGGATGCCTTAGCTTGTTGGCAACCAAAAGCAGAAGCAGCGATAGCCAGACCGACGATTACAGAGTGAATGAAATTCTTAGACATCAAAATGATACCTCTTAGTTTGTTGAGAGTAAAGCGATAACCAGCACAAGTAATATGAGTAGGCTTTTGTTATCGCCAAGTTTGTTTAACGTTTCCAGTATACGATTCTCTATTGCGAGTGTCAACAACTTTTTCATTATTGCTAACGGTATTACCAGAAACGTTAGTGCTAGAAACTGATATTGATTATACATCAGCCCCAGAAGATTGCAAACAATATCGTAAAAATCCATATGATTACAATCGTTGACGGTCGGTGTAAAAAATCAAACCAATCGTCCTTACAGACGCTCCATATATCGACTATACGCGATAGTGTAATCGGAGCCAAAACCAGTAATGTCTTCCCATCCTTGGGCGGGATCTACCAGAATGATAAATCCATACCCCAAGAACGGAATTTCGTTGTTTGTAGCCACGCCGACAACCGACGCGGTACACTCAATCACATTTCCTTCTTTTTGGGAAACGAGTTCTACCTTGACTCGTTCCCCGCGTTTAAACGGGTACATCTATAAGTCCTTGTTTCACAGCTTGATTGAATAGAGGATGTGTATCTGTGATGCTCACATCCCACATACGCAGAATAAGCGAAACATCCTCTAGTGTCAAGTTTTCTTTTGTGATTTTATACGTTTTCGGGATTCGAAGATGTCCGGATATAAAATCCGGACTATAATATCTGAGATTTCGACTATCGAATCCAATTTCGTCTTGATGAAGCGCGTCCATACTCATGACAGCAGCTCCGCGAGATAAACCTCATAGACAAAATCGTCCCAGTATTCACGATTCACAGTTTCGCGCATACCGTTTTTGCGAGCGATCACAACCTCTTTCTCAACATCGTTCATAAGTTGTTCGAGATAGGGATTAACTTCGTCTACCAGACTACGCTTTCCTAGCTTAACGTCAAGAATAAATTCACGATGTTTCAGCGGGAATTTCAGATCACCGGTCCGATAGATCTCAAGCAGTTGTTCACCGCCTCGGATAGCATGACTCAACGCTTTCCAGTCTACACCGACTTCCTCTTTCGCACGTTTAGCGCGATCACCATATTCTTCCCAAATCTTCTGGACTTGCTGGATAAACTCGGTGATCTTGATTCCATACAGATACTTGCGACCCAGCACCTCATAGAACTCGACAGTTTCACCGGTTCGGGATACTTCGGTACCAGAGAATGTGAATTCATCAGTTGGCAGACGATCAACAAAATAACGGAGACGATAGTTCATGTCCGACTGAGGAATGTTAGAGATAACGGTCATCACTCGTTCGAGTGCAGCTAGTCGAGTACCCTTAACACCGTACTTGGTAGCTTGTTTTCGGCAGTAGCCCAAGAATGCATCCATACGAGTCGTGTAAAACATAGACCGATTTTGCTGAATGACTTCCCAATAAGGAGAAGTTTCCAGCAGCTGGTTACTGTGCAACATATCGATACACATAGTTTCGCCTTTGCTCGCCAGCTTGATGAACTGACGCAAAGACATCATTTCGGTATCGATATCATCGGCGCCGTTTTTACCTTTACCACCAGTGCTTTCGTTGTAGACTTCGCGACCACCCAGAATGATCTCCCGCTTAGTGGGAATAAAGATCCCTTTGTAGTCCCGATCGGAAGTCGGGGTACTCAGCCCGTACAGATGCGAGCCGAATACGGTTTTCATCATTGTTTTCATTAGTCACCTTTTCTCATAAAGTTAACAGGACTTGGAATAACGCTAGAGTGAATCCTAAAGCAATCCATTACCTGTGTTCTTTCTTCGCCTAGCTGTTTCAGAAAATATTCAGTATCATATGCATTCATAGGACGGGTGATTCGGTTTCCATCTGTAATCACATACTTTCGTTTGTCGATCTTGATAGACAGGCCAAATTCTGCCAAATTAGCATTGATATAAACCAGACTTTTTGCCATTGAGTCACGCGCCAACGCATGTTTAGTAACATTGCAGATCAACGCAACCGTGCCAGCGACGACCATTATACCAACCGATAACTCAAACGGATCAACTGTGATAATCATTGCATAGCCTTTTGCTTGTAGAGTTCAGCCAGATTGGTGTTCAGACGTTCGATTGCTTGTTCCAGAGTTTCGGCATTAGGATCATAGTTGTCGGCAGTCGAGTCATAATGCGAGGTACTCTTACCGTTTGATATGTCCCAGTGAGTTGAAGTAGTTGTCGGACAACGAGTCACATACAGATTTTGTTCGGTTTTAGACCGAAGATGAAACACCTTACAGCCATCAAGGCCAGGCACCATCTGATACCCATTGGTTGTTTCTTGTGTGATAGTATCACATCCAGTCAGCAACAGAGCAATTGCTAGAATTCCAAACTTTTTCATATTTGCATCCACATTAAAATTGGGTAAATCGCCTTTAAGACCATGATCATGAAGTCGTTGCTCCCGATCATGGCCCATATTACGATGTTCAGAATAATGAGCAAACACCAGATTGCGTTTAGTCCTTTCTCCACCATTTGTCATCACTCCTCATATCATTTGAATCTGAGAGAGATTTTATCACAACTGGTCTAGGAACTACAAGTGGTTTGTCCATTATTTTTGTGACATTTGTCACATATACCGGAATATATTTTTCATCAAAGCGTTGTCCGTCTATCAACTTCTGGAAATTTTGCAGGACTATTTCTTTCGAAGCCCCGCTAATGTCCTGATAGTTATTTGACATTAAAACGCCTGTAGATGTAACGTTGCGCAAATAGATATTTGCGAATGTTATTTGTTCCCTGAACTTGCATCATGAGATCATAGAATTCATGAATGGTAAGATTGCGAGTTTGCGCACCCTCAACGTTATCAATGAATCGAAACCAAGACGCGGCACCCGCGAAATCGGTAATAATTCCATTGTTATACATTTCGAGCCGAATGCCTTTCTCTTGCAGAACTTCGCGAACTTCGCGATAGTGCTCCAATACCCAGTTAACTCGACGTTTACGCTTCTTGGTACGATATTGATCGATGCCGATAAACAAACCAACCACTACCGCGATACAAGACAAGATACTAAGGGAGATAATGAACAGTGCCATTTTATTCCTCTATTGGTGTTGAGTGTTGTTCGAAGTTCGCGCCCTTATCACACGCTTTCCAAAAGCTATAAACTTCGGAAGCAAGTAACGGGCGACTCGTTCGAGTGCTAGACTTGAAAACAAACTGAACGACATTTACCCGTTCTAGTTGTATACCAGTTCTAGTGATTACCATGTTAATCGAATGCATATCTCGGCTTACGCGAATAAACTTTGGCAGTTCTTCGATTATCATGATTGCGATCATCGCCATCAATATCCCACAGGCAGAGATGGCGATTACATCAAAAACATTTAAGTTAGATCCCATAACACTCCTTGAAAATCTCGACGTTAGCGTTAACAAAGGCAATCACTTTATCACATGCCAGTTCCAAGGATTTCTGCTTGCGAAGAACTGGGAATTTCACACCGGATTTCCACTTGCAGTCACCACACAGCGCGGTAAATTTGTCGTCACCGTCGTGAAGCATGAAATGCGCCCAACGAGCGTTGAAGTATTCAACATCAGAACAACCTTGCTTTGCACCGACCATGATGATCTCTACGGTATATTCACCGACAGATTTCAGACTGCGAACACGGACATATTCTGCAACTCGGGAGTCGATACGCGGCTTGATGTATTCTACCAGAGCTTGCATCTTTTCTTGATTAGTCATGACTATCTCCTCATGCAGCTTTCTTCGGGTTGTTGTAAACGTAGACTTTACGACGCTGAACTTTGCCAGCGAACTGTGCTTCCAGCTTCGCGGAAACTTGCTCACGCACCATGTCAACGGTCTTGTCAATCCAGCGACCGATAGTACGCGGAGAAACATTCAGTTCACGGGCGACTTGAGCTTTGGTCTTTTTAGAAGCAGTTACAGCGAAGTAGGCTTTGATTTCGACGTTGTTCATGATGTATTCCTCAGTTTCGTTAGAAGTTGTTTTGTTTCGATGTGGACATATTATCATGTCCACACATTGAGTCAAGCATTATTTTTGAGATTTTTTGATTTCGTTCCAAACTTCTTTTTGCAGACGATCACGACAACCATTGCGATTCATCAGATAGTCATTGGTCAACTTTTGTTGAGCGTTGAACCAGTGAATCACGGCTTCATGCAAAACGGCACGCTGTTCTTCTGAACTCAGGGCAACGAAACGCTCTTTGCCGAAGTATTCAATGCGACTCAGAACACCGTCAGTCATACGCTTGACAGCTTCGGCGTTTACGTTGAATTGTTTTGCGAGTTCGTCAAACTTAGCTTGGATTTCCATGTTCATGATGTAGTTCTCTTGTTTGTTTCGATGTGGACATCTTATCAGGTTGAAATGCGTTGTCAACAAAAAAGGCACCCGAAGGTGCCTTTTATTACTTACAAGCGATGGACAAGAATTTCTCCAAGTCTTTACCCTTGATTTTCTTACACATAGAATACCGATTGTACTCGGTACGAGTAGCCGGCACGTAAACGGTAACGTGTGAATCGTCGCCGTATTCAAGCTCAACGCCAGTTGCTGGATTGAACTCTTTTGGATCAACATACTCAATCACACCGTTTTTACGCATCGGGATCATACCGTCATAGAAAGTATAAATCGCGTAGTCTTTGACGCTTGCGCGTTTTGCTTCTGTCAGCATTTCTCCAAACTTCATCCGGTTACTTTCAACCAGACTACCTTTCATTTTTGATTGATGCTCTTTGTACTTGCTGAACGTGTTAAGCTCAACCTCATAGCATTTCAGCACCTTGATTTGTTTCTTAGGATCGAACACCGCCCATTCCGGAGATCTAACGCCGTGATGATCAGTTGGGTTCGGAACACCAGCAGAACGATAGTCCTTACGACGCTCGCCAAGAATAGATTCCATTTCGAATACATAGCCACGTGTGCCAGAATGACGGCCATAACCTTCGTTACTCACGTATTGTAGGATCTTGTCAATCTTGTTACTGAAATACAATCCATCACCAAGCATACGACCAACAACAGATTTATCCTTACTTGGAATAATCTTGAATCCATAGCGAAGAACCATGTTAGCAGCAATACCGCCTGTTCCGTGGAAACATGGCACAATTTGCTCCAGTTTTCCTTCCGCTTCTTGTTGCTTCAAGAACTCGTTATACTCTGGATAAGTCATATTAACAGTAAATGATTTATGAATCAACGGATAAGTGTTACCGTGTTTACCAGCGTAATAATTATCAACCAGATGCTTGCCAATCAAATATTTCTGTTCATCGGTGATGTTATCATCGACAACAGCAGGAGGAGGAACAACAACGTTTGTATCCGCAGCGGCTTCAACGCGAGCGATATAATCACTGAACGTTTCGCCTTTCTTGGCGCGTATTTTTGCCGATTTAACCAGTTCATCTGGATCAATCTCGTTAAACTCAAACATCTTTTTAACGCGAGCCATATTTGGCGTATCAAACATGTTGATTGGACCGCCGTGAACTTGCTTGTAAATGAAGTTAATACCAGTCAAAGTAGTCCGAACTTTACCCTTGTAATAGTCGTCCATGTTTTCATAGAAAGCATTGGCAACCGCTGGATTAGCTTTCATACCGTTAAACATGATATCAACCAATGTTTGCTGTGCTTTCGCTTTATCATCACGACGACGAATGCCCATCAGATTTTCTTTGTTCATGAACTTAAAGCCGTGTGCAACTTCAAGACGCATAAACTCAGCCGCGGATTCATCGTCAAAATCAATCTTGTTGACGAAATCATAAGCGAAATCACCAATATAACTGGATTCCATATCATTGCCCAACTTAGCATAAGACATCAGCAACAGCGGAACTCTAACGTGTGGATCGCATTGTCCAGAACGACTAACAAATCGTCTCAGTCCGTCTTTAGTCTTGATGTTAGTCAGCAAATAAGAAATGCGATTCTTCAATTCATTTCCGGTTGCGGATTCAAGATAAGCTGGCATAAGCTGCATTGCCTGATAAACTTCGGCAGGATTATCGATCTTCTGAATAATCATGTCTCGAACTTCATTTGCAACTTCCGGGAACTTTTCCATTGAACGTTTCAGAGCTTCAATCGGCAAATTATCACCAACCAACTTAGCATAGCGAATCATTGCTTTAGCAAGGGTAGCAATCGCAATAGAAGGCAGAATACGCAATGGAGTATAAACCATCTGCGCCGGACTAGAATTCATAACTTGTTTAACTTCGTAAACGAATTCTTTATCCTCAAGATAATTCTTCTTGGTCCAATATTCTTCGATGAAACTGAAATTGGCGTTGGTGATATAATCACGTGCCATATAACGGATCATATTCATATATTGATGAACCGGCTTTGTTCCAGCTCCCCATGTCGGTAGACTAGGGATCGTCGGATAAATGCTCGCACATTCTTTATTGAAGATATTCACCATAGTAGTAATGGCTTTTGTTCCAATAAACACGTCCGATTCGGAGCCAAACAGAGGATTTAACTTCATATCCACACCTTGCTGAGACATCAGAGAAGTTGTGGCGGAAATAAAAGTAACTTCCAATCCGTCTACCATTGCAATTCGGCGCTCGTCTGGTGCGTTGTCCAGTCTAATCGCTAGTGTGATAACCATGTCAGTTGTCATGCCAAAAGACAACGCTTCCATTTTGCTACCAAGTGCCGATCCGAACAACTCATACATGATATCATCGGCACTAAAGCCAAACAACCAGGATTTGTTATCTACTTTGCTACCAGCGATAGCATATAGGACGGTATATAGTTCAATTGCGCCAGTAAACGGATTATTCTCTCCGTATACGCCATAACGCTTATACAGATTAATGAAATCGGAACGATTCTTAATGAAGAATGTGTCCTCGTTCATCTTGTAATTGGTTACATCGAAACTGATATTGTCAATTGAACTTGAATGCAACTTAAATTGACGACCGTATCCAGCTAGTTTTGTGATAACGTCGGTGAAGCGTTCGCGATATCGGATAAACATTTCTTCCTGTACTGGGTCTACCAATTCGAATTCGAATCCGGTTGGCCAGAAGTCGGAGCCGGAAGTGTATGTGTTCGGGTCAAGTGTATTCATTCCAGAAATACCGGATTTATTCTCCGCAATATGCTGACCAACGATAGACAATACAGCATCAGCAAAACCACCTTCGTGATCATAAGTCAGATAACCGGGCTTGACAGGTTCAGCAACGGGCTCTGGCGCAACAGGAGCATCACCAACAACGTCGATAACAGCGTTGGTATCATCACCAGTTGTAGTTTGTGGAATCGCGGTATCGTTATCCTGTGAGTCACCAGCACCAGTACCGGTAGTAACAGTGTCCATATTCTTGAATCGAATGCGGCGACTGACATCCCAATAATCTGTAGAGATCTCGGTATGTTTGTTGCGTTGACGGCGCATTTCCTTTGACGCATCAATCATGGAAATTGCACTGTTTTTGAATTTTAGTAGAACGTCACGCAGTTTTGGATCTGCTTTCATGATTGCGCTGTTTTTGATGTTCGCAACCCAGGCACGGACAATATCGTCATCAACTGTATTAACCACGCCTGATTTACACAGAACAAGGAAACGGGTCATTTCGTTTACCTTGGCAGAGTTGATAAACATATCTTTATCATGCATCAGCTTAACGATCAGTGAAATATTGTGATTTCGGTCATCGATGTTACTGATTCTCAACTGGGCATCAGTCTTGAAATAACGCTGGATGAATTTGATAGTGGTCTGATCGTTGATCTGTCTAGCAGCATTGAAGCTACCCAGGATACCAAGGAAGTTAAATGCAAATGCATTAATGATAGAAGTTTCATCATTAACGAATGTAACTTTGGTATCTTTGTCGTATAAAGTATTTTCAGTCAGAAAACGATTATACGCATGATCGTTTTGACTTTCGAATAATTGTTTAGTTGTTAACATTTTGTTCCTCATTAGTGAACTGATATACGATTATTTAGTGGAACACCGCGAGCGAAGCGAGCTAGAAAGACAAAATAAAATCTCTTATAATACTTTAATGAGAATCTACTTTGTCTTTTCGTTAGATATCAATGAGTTAGCGCCTACGGCGCTATCTTCGATTCGCTAGATTGTTCATTATTTATACCGAGTACCTGTTCCATGAACTTATCCGATATGCTATTGATCAGATCTGGTCGCTTGATGTTCTCATGAAGCCAAGGATCAAAATCGCCGCTATGGTGTAACACTGAATAAGCACCAATCATTGAGCCATAGATACTCGCAACGGTATCGCTATCATAGCCGAGATTCGCTATGTAAAAGATCCCGTTCTGCTTCTTATCAAAGAGCATAAACGTTCTCCAAGCGATGGTGAGCGAATCCTTGACATACCCCGTAGGCTTGCAGTCTGCATTATCAAAGAACAAGCCAAACTCATTCTGGAGCTGTTCCTTGCTCGCTCCGTCGATGATTCGATGCATGATACGAACATACAGCAGAGAATACTCCACGACGAACTCGATAGGATGCGTAATCTCGGTCAGTTCTCGCACAACACTTTCGATCTCTTCTTTGCTTTTCCCATACGTCGCAAACGCAACAGGATAGAATCGCATAAGTGCACCATTACCGCAACCTTTGCTCGCGTCTGTGATTGGCTTGTCCCGCATTATAGCGTTGTATGTGCTAGTACCAATATCGAAGCATTCACCAGTTGACGAAAACGCACCACGATTGACCCAGCGACGGATATCACGCTTAATTCCAGCGATGTCGAATTTGCCATCCTGATAATTGTTCATCGTGATTAGTGCGCAAGTCGTATCATCGGTAAAGTAACCGTAATCGTGATCAAAGCTGTTTTTCTCTGCTTTCAGCGTCTCGATGTCAATTCGGCGAATCTTCTTGCCGGTATTGAACTCGTTGAAGCTACCAACACAATCACCTATGATTGCTGCACTAGATGATTGAATCATCATAAGATTTAAGATAAAGTTCATATTTCTCCAATAAAAAAGCCACTCATTGAGTGGCTTTAGTTTACTATATATCACTTTTATGTCAAGCGATATGTTTCAGATTTTGTTCCATGTAGTTGTTCACATACACGATATCACCACAAACTTTCTGGAGTTGATAGTTGTTCTGTTCAGTTTTTACACTGTGGAACATAGTCTCAACGAACGGCTTTCCATCACGCGGGCTGTTGAAGCTGACCAGGATGAATTCACGCTTGGTTTCGTCAGGATCGCCGCTAGTGGCGACAACGTTACCAAATCGACCGCTGTTTTTGTGGATCTCGAAGATATCACCATCCAGCAGCGGACGACCACGAATGTAACCTTCTTCCAGCACAACGCGACGACGATAGGAATAGAAACCACCACGCTTGACCCAGCCCAGTTGACCAGCTTCGATGCTATCGTTTTTGATCTCGAAAGTAACTTTATTTACAGTCGTGATCAGTACGCGACCATTTACGATTCGCATGGAAGCGCGAAGATCGCTGGTTTCCAGATTGTAAACGGGCTCAACTGCGGTACCGTTGCGCTCGATATTCAGCAGAACATAAGACTTATCGCCGATCGGCAGTGTATCACCAGGGCGCATGTCGACCAGACGTTGATATTCTTCGCTAACACGAGGCAGTTTGATTTGACTTACATTGTAGTACATAATTTATCCTTACAGAGTGATTTGTTGAATACGGTCTTCGTATACTTTGATCTTGCTGCGGAACAAATCCATGTTTTCATCATGTTCCATGATTACTGCTTGTGCCAGTGCGCGTTGTGCGAAAGCGTGAGACTCGATCAAAACGTCTTTTTCGTCTTTGAATCCACGTTTAGCTCGCATTGCTTTCAGTTCGGCAGTAGTTTTCATGATTTGTTCCTCAGTTCGTTTGATGAGGCTATACTAACAGGTCAGTTTTTGATGTCAACTCTTTTTTCGGAATTATTTTCACGAAAATTTTCATTGAAAGTTGGGACCCTTCATAACTGAACTCTTCTACCATACCGGACTCTTGTGTTTGCGTGAGTTCTGGACATAGCTTAGTGAATAGCCAATAAGTATCTCGCTTGAACTGCTTGAACCCTTCGGTTTCGCGAATTTTGGCAGACTTGTTCTTTCCGTAGAAGTCGTTCAACACCCGCAGAATGTAAGCGAATCGATTTACCAAAACTGGATGTTTTAGATAGTGCTTAGTTTCAAAATGCATAGTTGCTCCAAAGAGGGCCGAAGCCCTCTTGTTATTCTTCCAGCCAGTCGAAGCTGTGCGCGTTCATTGCACCCTTGTCGTTCTTACGAACAAGAATGGTTTTGTTCTTGTCGTCTTTCAGAATCACGCTATCATCGGTGATCAACAGAACTTCACAAACACCGTTTCGGTTATTCACTTGATCTCCGACTTGCAGAGGAGCACCAACACCGATACGATATGCGTTTTTCTCAACAAACAGACCGTTAGAGTTGTGCTTGGTAGTGAAACCGAGACGCTTGACATTGTTGGTGTGGATACTATAACGACCATCATCATAAATCATGGTAGCTTCAACGTCAGACATACCGCGCAGTTTCATGGTCAGTTTCACTTTACCGCAATTGCTTTCAGCGATATACAGCGGCGCGTAACCAGACCCACCAATCGGAGCATAACGACGGAAGTTTTTGAACGTCAGATCTTGATCCGGCAGTTCGTAAGGTTTATCGAAGTTGTTGATCTCGATTAGTTCAACCGGTATGTCCTTAATATTGCCTTCACGATAAAACATTTTTCAGATTCTCCAATTTGTAATAACCAGAATTTACACGTTCTTTATACTCGGCGCGTTGTTCGCGTGTGAGTCCTTTATTCATAACGGTAACGAGTTTGTAAGGTTTCGGTTGATCTTGCATAATCAGATACTTATTCGGCTCGTTTTCCATTGGCGGGCGTCGTTCTGATTGATACAGAAACGCTTTACCAAGAATCTCACAATCAGGATCTTTCATATCGTGACTGTAAAGATACTCAATGGGAGGCGAACACAGACAAGTAATGTCGTGATCTTTCGCCATCGCCTTTACTTTTTCATAGACTTCTTTCGTTACCTCTGCATAGTCGCGAGTTACTTCACCAACTTTACAAAGATAATCTACTGGTCGAAAATTTTCAACTATCATTTGCGCCTCAACTGTTTACCCAACAAGCAAAATTATCAGGGGTAAACTCCTCTGTTTTGTAGAACCATTTGATTGCCGCATCCTTACTGCGGAAACGCTTCAAATAGCTGATGTTGTCATTACCCTTTAAGTATAAAACAACATGATTCCCACTGTCAATCAGTTTTCTTTCTTTTTGTTCATCGTCAGAACGTGGAAAGTTGGATTGTTCATCCGATAAATGACAAGCGGCGAACTTTCGATCACCGCTCTTGATTCCCCAATATTCGTCTTTTCCTAATGGGACAAATCCCAGAAATACATAGCCTTTTAACGGGGAACTCATGTAATTTATCAGATTCATCATAGGATCCGATAAACCTTTATGAATCACTTTTCGTATCCGTAGAACTCAAATCCCAACAGCTTACCGACATAATCACCAGTCAAAGACTGATACAAATGGCGCGGGGTATCGTCAGTGAACTTGCTGGCGTTAGTAACGTCGATTGACATCAGTCCTTCAAACGGCAGCGGAGATTGTTGAGTATTACCCAATGGAATATCTTTCCACACTTCATCGACGACTACGTTGATCGCTTCCTGGCCGTCTTTGCGCATAACATCGATGGTAAACGCAATATCCAGCGAATGGACGTGTTCCATCTTTTTCAGATAGGATTGTAGTGGCTCGACGCCTTTATCGAGGCAAGCGACTCCTACAACGTCCAGAACCATGACGTTAAACATTTCACGGCCGAGATAATTGTGAATCTCGGATTGGATATCAGTCAATCGGAAATTATCACTCTCAACAACGGTAATATCACCACCATCGAGTGGAACATCACCGATTGTCTCCAAGATTTTGGCTACCAGAGTTTCTTGGGTTTCTTCGTTGTTGATGAAAAGAACGTTTTTGCCTTCTCTGGCTCGTTCTACCGCAATTTCGATAGCTTTGGTAGTCTTACCGGATGCGGCAGATCCTTTAATGCAATGAATCACTTTCTTTCTCCTAAGATTTCTACATCGATTCTAAACGTTTGTTTACCGTTGTTGATTCGATTTGCTTCTTTCTGCATTGAGTTGGAAACGATAGCATGATTTTTGATCACACCAGCGTCAAGCTCCGAAACGTCATGTGCTTTTACAGGCATATTGATCGTCTCAACGTGTATGGGACATTGTAGTTGATCAAATCTGGATATGTCAACCTTTATGTCGTATGTTTTTGGTTTCTTTTGCCAAAATTTCCAGTTCATAGAAAAACGGGGATTACTCCCCGCCCTCAAGAGCTTTAACACGCTTTTCAAGCTCGATGTATTTGGCATGAACAACATCAATCACGCGACGCTGAATCACAATCATGATGTAAGCTACCGTGAACAGGAACAGCGGGGTGATTACCCAGGTATTGGATTGTTTATAGTAGTCATATGCTACCGAGATTTCGGCAACACACCAACTACCGAGTACGATCATCAGCAACAGGAACCAAACGTTGTCCATTTTGAAATTCCACTTGCCATCTACTTTCATTCGAGTATCAATCATTTCATTTCCTTATTTCACTATCAATTCAAACGGGCATGATGTAAAAACAAAATACCATGCTGCGATTGCGGCCGCTAATGGAATTAGCATTTCGCCGCCAACTTTACCGGTAAACCCGTGTTCGACATATGAGCCCATTACGACAACAAATGACAGATACAACGAGATCAGAACGGTAATAATCCATCCGAAAACTTCCATTACAGAGACAGATCCTTATGAATCTGACCGAGTGCGGCCATTTCGTTGTCGTCTTTACAGTCAAACGCTGCATCCTCGATCAGTCGCATGATAACATCGTGGTGTTTTACCAGATTCATCATAACACGGCGAGCATTTTTGAATTCAGCGTCGCTCATTGCTTTCGGTTTACCTTGAATGCGCAGACCGTTACGAGCGTTGTCCGGAAGTAGTTCATTCAGAAACATTTTCTTAGTCCATTTTGAGTTTAATTTTCAGAACAGCGAGACGATCTTTTGTTTCTTGTTCCAGCTCTTTACAAACGCGATCATAATATGCATTGGCTGCCATGTCAACCACTTTTTGTATGTGTTTTGATTCTTCACCAGCTTCTACAGTTACAGCAGCAACGGTAACAACCAAACTATGAGAAATGGTAATATCGAGCGTTCGACGATTTTCAACTTTGGTAGTTTCGACTTTTACACCAGAGCTTGACGCGATTGCGCGAATATGAACATACGGATAAACTTTGGTATCAAGTTCCGCATAATCAACGAGGATTGTATTTTCACTTTCAAGAACTTTCATGAATCGAAGCGGAACCCTACCCAGATAATTCCCATTGTGGATTCCACTCAGATCGTAATAACGAACATCACATAGATCGGAATCTTCATCTTTGCGATGGATTAGATAGATGTTTTTCGGTTCACCGACACCGCGCATAATGTCATCAACTCGGAACACATAACCTTTCTCGGTTAGCAGCTCAACGAGATAGTTAGTCGCTTTTGTAATCATCGTTTATTCTCCAGTTTTTCAATAAGTGCATTATACAGTGAGATCGCTTCGGCTTCAACAAAATCTGGTAGATCTAGCATGTCGAAGCACAGACAACGACCGTAGTCCCAACCCAGATTGTAAGCGATGGACTGCCACTTTGCTTTACTGCCAAACGGACGCTTGTTTGTTTTCAGAAACTCAAGCATGTCAACGGGAACAAAGCTTTCATCGGTTTCACTGAAATCGGCATAGTAGCCTTTCAGGATCATCATGAGTCGATCAAGCTCGAAAGCTCGTGGCATACGACGATTCATGATTTGCGACCAGTAGGTTATCCGTTTAAGACCAACCGTTTTGGTGTATTCCGCATCCATTTGATTGACAAGCTTTTTCTTTCTTGCGTCCATTATTCACCCTTCATTTTGGTTTCGTACTCTTCGATTTGTTCCATAGTCAGCCACTCTGGCTTAGTATCAAAACTGTTCCACAGTGCTTTCATGCCTTCGATCTGTTCGGCTACGTTACCCGCCCATAGAGCGCGAGTGGAGCGATTGCCGAATCCAAGGAAGTATTCACAATCCGATTTCATACGACTCAGCAGCATGTATTTGAATTCCGCATCAGCCTCGCGAGTTTCGATTACTTCTTGAATATAGCACATGATTAAGTCCTCTCGTTTCTATGTGACCACTATAGCAGGCTGAAAATCGATGTCAATAAAAAAGGCACCCGAAGGTGCCTTATAGTTTAGCTCGAACAAAACAATCCTTCGCTTCGATTAGCTTTTGTAAGCCGATCTTACGTTGTTCGTTGTCCGGTAATTCCGCAATCATCTTCTCGGCTAAGTCATGAAACGGCTTAGAGAATGGTTGCAGATGTTCCGGTAGGTGTTGATAACGAAAGTATTTTAACTGATCAATCATCTTCCCATGATCGTTTTGCATTTCGACCATCACGACGAGGACGAGATTTGTCTTTCGCCGGGCGCTCGATGTGTTCCCGTTCTTCCATGACAGATTTGATCAGATCGTAATACTCAGCCAGAGTAGCAGCGCGTTCCGTGTCAGCTTGGGAGCTAGAATCATGTTCAGCGTGATATTCAGCAGCAGCCCGAGATTTCAGAACTACTTTACGCAGTGCATTCAGACGCTCGGTAGTGAGATTACGCAGTTTCTTTTCGCTAAGAATTTCCATCTTTATTTCCTACAGGTGGTTTAACTCTATCTCTCGATAGCTTGACTTAACAAGATTGGAGGGGAAGGTGGGACTCGAACCCACATACGACAGTTTGATTTCGATTTAGTTGCCGTAAAGATTCTTGACAGAATCCGCTTTTTCGACTATTGCCTATACCGATTCGGCTACTTCCCCAAATTTTTAACAACACTATGCTGGCGGTCTGGGATTCGAACCCAGGTTACAGGCTTAACAGGCGAGTATTTGTTGCGGAATACATTCTTATCAGAATGAATTTTACAGTGTCCTACCACTAGACGAACCGCCAGCATAATGCTGTTTGTTGACGCGATGCTGGATTCGAACCAGCGACGTTTCTCGGTGTGCCCACACTATACCGGATTCGAACCGGTCCCGATACTTCTCTGCGATCAGAGGCGCTCTCCCACTGAGCTAATCGCGTCAACAAAACAATCTTCTCATAGTTTACTTAGTTTGTAAACCTTTTTCTTTAAACTTTTTCACAGCAAGCATGAGGCTACAAATAGTTGACTGTATTTCGCCACTGTCTTTCAGAATCTTGCCGTTACCTCTGGTAATCAGAGTATAAACGTCTTTGATATCGTTCTGCATGATCGTTTTGATCATTTCATCACTATATCGAAGTTGCATGGTAAAGTCTATCATTTCTTTACCGGAAATGAGGTCTACCGATAGTGTCACACCATGAACATAATCAGTGTTAACAACAACACGAACGATGCCATTGCCGTCGATTGAGATCATCGGAACACCAAGCGGACGTTCGTAATTGCGACGACACTCGGAATCTTTCTTTGCGAGATCGTCGCGACGTTTCGACTCGGCACTGACGCCAGTCAGTTTACCCTCTTCCACAATATCAGCATAGCTTTGCGGAAACAGAAACTTGATTAAAGATTTCATGATAACTTCCTCTCGTTTAGATGTCGCCATTATAGCGACATCGGATTATCTGTCAAGTAGAAATACGCGATAACGATAAAAACTTTACAGACAATGTGCAGCATTTGATCCGCGAACAAGTTGATCTTGTTCTTGCACTTCATGAGATCGATAATCCAGTGGCTAATAAGCTCTGCCAAACTTAGCCAGACGCTCTGGGTTACGACATATACCACGACTGCATGAGTAGATGCGTGGGCAGTGAGCCAGTAAATCCAATGCACTCCATAGAGTGGAGAGTTGACTGGATGCTTCCCCCTTGCGACGCTATCCGGTTGTAACGTGTAATCGGCAACAAAGTGGCCAATCATCAGCAGATATAAGATCTCAAACAATTTTGTCCATTTCTCCCACAACGACCCGATACAGGTCTTCCGGTTCTTTCAGAACATCAGCGCCGATTGTGATGCTGAATGCTGCTTTCATTGTAAAAGCGTCCGAAATGATCTCGAATCGATAATCACCTTGTTCCAGATCTGTCCACAATTCATATCCAGCGAACGTTTCCGTCGGATGTTTGTCTTGCCAATGATGGAGCAGCATAGATGCGGCTTCGCACATTTCCCGCATTTCTTTACAAGTCAGCATCTTTGCCCTTAACGATTAAGTAAACGTAATGACCATTTTGTGTTTGTTGCCGAGGATGAAATTCATATCCCAACTCCAACATATGACCATGATCGTTTGGACTTAGATAGTCATGTTGGTGGCAGTTGTCTTTGTCTGTGGTTACCAGTTTGTATCCAATCAATTCGATTGCGCGACTGAACTTGGTAATTTCAAGTGAATAATCAAAGGCCACTGTTCTTTCCTTGCATACGAGCGCGACAGTTCGCAAGATGATTTTCAATCACGCGATCATCAGAAAACAGCTTCATATTCAGCGTGGTATAGAAGAAATCTCCTTCGCCCGCGCGAGAATGCAGCTTGAATTCCAGATCGCCATTGTCCGACATAGTTACATCATCAGCTTCCCAATTTTGATCGTCGTTCAGCTTGATTGAATCGGCATAGTTTACCAACGCCTTCTTGAATTCGTTGATGTTGTATATGAGTAAGTTGATATTAGTTGGCATTTGCTTCTACCATTTCTTTTACGCGCTCGATATGAGACGCGATTGATTGTTGACTACGAAACAGATCGATATGCATACGATGCACCAGATCTTTACCATCATGTTCGAATCGAATCAAGAAGTTATTCTTGGTCATATCGAATCCGATATCATCTTTGATGAATCGAATGCCATGGATTTTCTCCATCGCTTCGCCGTACATTTTCACATTTGCGAAAATAAATTCAATGATGGAACTCATTTCATTCTCCGAATTCAGCTTTCAGTTGCTTGTATTGCTCAAACCGTTGTTTCTTCTCGATTTCTTTGGCGCGATTCATTCGCTCAACGTATTCCGCATCGCGTTTTACGTGGTGTTCCAAATGCTTGGCGATCTCGGTTTCGATGTCTTTGATGATATCGCTTACTTCAACACCATCGATATTAACGTCGATGCAACAAACCGCGAAGTCATCATTCCAACCAGTTTCGAACTTGACTTCCATGGTCATGTCTTCGATATCCACTTTAACAAAAGTCCACTTGACAGTCAAAGCGCGTTTGTTGCTTTTATTCTCGAACTTGTCAACGATACCGTTCCAGTTGTTTTTCAGACCTTCAACGGTATTCAGGATAAGTTGGGAGTCTTCTTTTTTGATGAACATAATGTTCTCCTTGTTTAGATATTGGCATTATTACATGACTCATACCAGTTGTCAAACAAAAAAGGCACCCGAAGGTGCCTTTTCTTAGTAGTCGATACCGACGTATCGGTCACTCATGATCTTGTCGAGCATGATTTGCAGCGGGTTGAAGTCCTTCGCACTCAGGATTGTCTCCATGATAGAAGGGCTGAAACCGGACACAAGCGCGGTACCGTTGTCATCCTTAGTCACCGGATTATTAGTCGGGCGCGGACACAGGTTCCAGAACACCAGCTTGGGCATTTCGTAACCAGCTTTGCGGTACTTCGCTTTGATCGATTCGAAGTTGGTTTGTTCACCAACACCGTAACGACGACGGCTGTAACCACCATCAGCCATGTTAAATTCCATGTCAGACAGAACAACCATCATAGTCGGCATATCAGACTGGGGAACACGGTTGCGAACAGCGCGATCCAGAATGATATCGAATGCACCAGTGAAGTTGGTAGAACCACCCCACGGAGCACGACTCAGATGCTCGACCATCGCTTTCAGATTGTCACCTTTCTGCTTGATGTTGTAGAAGCACGGATTATCATCGAATGTAATAATCTCATTCTGGAACACACCACGGGAACGTTCGCCGATATACAGACCCAGAGAGATCGCGATATCCATAGCAGACAGACCAGCAACAGCGGTCGGACAGCTCATGGAGCCAGAAACGTCGACCATTGCGATCACGTTCTCAGTAGAACCAGCCATCCAGTCGCGTTGTGCTTTCCATTGTGCGTCAGCAGCAACAGAAGAACCATTACGCAGAGACTTGATCATGTCGTACGGATATACCGCACTAGCGTTGATCTTGGCATCACCCTTTTTCAGAGATTCCAGATAAGCGACATAACGAGAGTTAGCGTTTTTCAGGAATGCTTTCTGATAACGAGCAGAAGCAACAGACGGCAGCTTACCGAAGTCGATGCCATCCCATTGACGAGCACACATCTTTTGTTCAACGGTATTCGACAGACCAACGACCAGTTGACGATACTCTTTGGCAGTCAGGCTCATTGCCTTAGCCAGAATACCAGCTTCTTTGCCCTTACGAGGTGCCCACTTTGCAGCAAGACCATTACCTTTGATCGCGATAGCGTCAACCATGATCGCAACAGCAGCCTCGCCAATCGGAGAGTCAATCATTGCTACCACGTCTTTGAAGCGACCGATTTCCGGAGTGTTCATCAAAACAACGGTCGCGTCAACTTCGTGGCGATTAGCCAGGAATTTCAGCAGACGGATGAATTGCTCACGCTCACCAGCGCCACCGCGAATATCGCGAGCCCATTGCAGAATGCGCACAGCCCAATCCGGAGATTCGGTATAAGCTTCCTGGAACATGCTAGTCAGATCTTTCCCGCGAGAGGAACCAATCTGAGAAAACAGATTCAGACACTTATCACCGGTGGTGTAGTTAGTAACAGCACCGTTAGCAGTGCGGGCTTGAGCTTGCACCATTGCGTTCATAAAAGCAGACATTCAGAAATTACCTCTTTCAGGTTTGTTTGAATTGATCCCAGTTATAGGACAGTTTTTCTTTCCAGCACTTGCGACAGAACGAAACATAACGTTGTTCAGCGCCAATGCAAATTTGTTCACCACGACGAATAACGTTTCCATTATCATCAGTTCTAGCGACCATGCAGGTCTTACGTCCGCAGTCACATATGCCAGGGAGCTGGCGAGTTTCATCGGCTATTGCCAACAACGCTCTTGAGCCAGGGAATAGATTTCCTAGAAAATCCGTTCTGAGACCATAACACATGACTGGGATTCCGAGCTTATCAACGATATCAGACAATTCCCAGATCTGTTTTTCAGTCAGAAATTGAACTTCATCGACAAGCACACAATCAATTTTCTGTAGTTTACTCTCAGTTTCTACCAAAGTAAACATATTTTCGTGAACGTGAACACACCGACATTCTCTTTGAATCCCAATTCTGGAACCGATTGTGTCTTTTGTTCTTGTATCAAACGCTGGCTTATAAAGCAAGACATTTTGACCACGTTCGTTGTAGTTATACGCAACTTGAAGCAATTGGGTACTCTTGCCAACATTCATTGAAGCGTATGTAAAGAAAAGTTTAGCCATTAATCCCTCGTTTTTCGTTACTTTAACTCGCCTTCCGTGGCAAGTAAACATCAGTAACAATATTTCGCTAAGAACTCAGCCTTAGGGCTAGGCATCACGTACTTAGAGTGATTTTTAGGTAGCCGATATTTCACGCCGTTGCTATAAACCAACTTCTCTAGTGTCACAGTTTCTTTGCTGTAATCACCAATCAATTTACAGCTACCGACGTCTATGCTATACAGAGTTTCGCCTTGATACAAGAATGAAACATGAGCATTTCTATGATACCGGATTCGATTTTCTTCTGGTACGTATCGAACGGAATCGGTAGTCACTTTGCGAACTGCGAGCGGCGGTCCGTCATCACAACCGATTAACAGAAGCGAGATTAATACTACCGAGATCCGTTTCATTACAGCACCGGAACAACAGTGATCGCAGAGCTGGCGTTATCGCCGTCCATTTTCTTGGTATAGCTGACATAGACCATATTCATGTGCTCTTTGTCGTATACGCGGTCGATCACCATAGATTTGAAGAACAGACCCTTTTTCTGAGAAAAGATGTTCTTACGGGAAGTCAGTTCAACGCCGGATTCGAATGGTGCAGACACGCATTGCATAGCGACATCTGTCTGATCTTCGAAACTCAGAGAGCGAGACGGCAGATTCACATAACAGGTAACATTCGGATAATCCGGGTCAGTGAACACTTCCACACTCAGGGTATCTTTGAATACCAGACCAGAAGTCTCGACTTCATACAGAGTGTCGGCTTTAACTGCACCGATAGTCAGCATAGCACATACGAACATCAGACCTTGACAAAACTTTTTCATCTTAAATTTCCTTAGCAATAAGATTGCAACCAACAACATAACACGATTTGCCATTGTATTTGAATGAGACAAAATCGCGGGTTATAGATAGATCATCAACTACCAGATTTTTAGCTGATGTCGTATGACCATTTTCATCCGGAATCCGATAATAGATATCGGAACGTTGATCTTGATAAAAGATCGAAATAACATGTTGAGTCATTGTTAGTTACCTATCGCAATAGAACAAACCGCACCGGTAACATAATGCTTTACACCGTTCAGGACAAAATACCAGCCAGTATTATACCGCTCAATATCTTGAACGCGAAGATTGTTTACAGTGACACCACTTGGTGTCTTGACGTAGTTAACACCGTTCTGATACCAGCATGTGATAACACCGTCTCTGGCAAACACGCTGCTATTAAACATCATCAGCGCAACAAATGCAAGAACTTTTTTCATTTTTCACCACATTTTTGTTTAAGACGTTCGATTTCTTTTACCAGAGCTTCTACGATATCGTGAGTATGTCGATAACCCTCGCCGCCTTGTGACCAACATGTGGTACAGCAGTATTGATCATCAAAACCCATGCCACGACAATCAGGACAAGCTACCGTACCGTCGAACTCATTTTCTTCCAGCATACGATTGATCATATGCAGCTCATTTCGGTCCATCATTGACCTTGTACGTCCATGAAAATATTGTCGCCGCCGTTCATCTTGATCATTCGTGTACCAACGTATACCAGCATGGTACCATGCTCGGACACGATGTCGCCACAGTCATGATACATGTTATTGGTAAACACAGCGGGACGAACACCAAACACGTTTTGGAACAATTGTTCAGCGTCGATATTGCGGTCATATCGAGTTTGACCAGCGACAATAGAAGTTACATTGTCCATCTTCTCGCCAATAGTTTTGTCCAGGTGATCTACTTGAATTGTATACATATTAAACCTCTTTGATTAGTTTGTCGCCAACTCGGACGACTGTTTCAAACTCAGAGCTAAAAGCAACAGAGTTGGAATACTTGGTGATTTTATAATGCAGCTCATAACCGCGGTCACGGATATAAACTGTGCTTTCTTCCCCGAAGCTAACAGTAACATACTCGAATTTTTTCAATTCGTCAATGCTAAAGTCCTCTAGTTCGTCGATAGAGTTCACAGCAAAATTAAGTCTCATAATTAACCTCACTTGGTTGATGTAGCCATCATAACAGGATCAAAATAAAGATCAACCACTTTTGGAAATAAAAAATCCCGCCGAAGCGGGATCATTTTACCACAATACGAACCATCGATATGCACACGTACGGTACTTTCTATCGCACATGATGTCAGCATCTTCCGCCGACTCAAGACATATCGCCTTTAGTTGATCGCGTACTTTCGCACGGCCAAGATTCGCATACTCCAAAGCAGAACGATTTGAATAGTTCCCTTCTTTTGTGACCTCGCAATTATACCCACGGGAGATCTGACTATCTTCGCGCTCGAATTCTTGCCGAACATCCATCTTTAGACGTTCTTCGCGTAAATGCTTACGCCAATAATCATACTTTCCGATCCGATAAAACACGTTATTATTGTCTTTCCAGAAATCGTTACCGATCAGGTATTTGCGTTCGGTTTTATTCTTTACTCTTACAGTTCTTGACATTTTGATTCTCCGTGTTAGTTAAAACAACGGAAGAACCTGCCCTTATGACTAATCTTAGCCTTTATGTTTTGCAATCTCAATAGCCTGTAGTTGATCTACCGCTTCTTTCCTAGTCTTGTGTGTACCAAGAACTTTAGTCTTAGCATGATTCAAGACCACCCATTCATCACCGCGTTTCTCGATGTATTCAAACAACGTGGTAAAGTCTTTGAAATTCATACAAATCTCCAAATAATTTAGGTGTAGTCGGGTGGGACTCGAACCCACAACCCGAACGGTTTCTGCCGTTCAGCTCTTCCAATTGAGACTTACCGATAACACCTATTATTTAGATCTCTTCCGCAGCGTCACATACCATTTCATGCAAACGGTCTTTGTTATCGCTAACGATAAGACGGCGAGATTCGTTGATCTCACTGTGATACGGACACAACTGCCCATAACAAACATCAGCGCCGGATTTCATGATGTCGCGAATCTCGTCCGCGTCGTCTTCAATGTAATCCTCGTCAACGATATTCTTTCTCGCAAGAAATGCAATTATCTCCCAACGATAGTGAACTGTTTTTGTCTTATAGCCTTCAATCATCAGTTTCATGTTCGTATTCCCAGTTTGCTTCGTGCAAAGCTTTATGCATCTGAAAGTTGAAATCGTCTTTCTGGCGAGCCAATTCGCGGTTGAATGCGAACTCGCTGGCACTACCGATCAACATCTTTTTATCTTCTACCGCATTAAACGGTGATCCAGCAACATAAACGACTTTGCCTTGTTGCCACATTTCATTGATATACCGACACAATTGTTCTCCATTGTGGAATCGATATTTCAGATACCGCCTCTGAAATTGAGACAATTTTACCTTTCTGTCTTTATCGACATCGATATAATGCATTAGTTCGCACCACCTTCGAGTTCGCAAAAACTTTCTTCGGTATGTTCTTCAACCGAAAAACTGTAAGATTCACTAAATCCTTTTTCTGTATACTCGGCATTGGCGCGAGCAGCCACAGATTCAGCGATCTTTTTGTTGGTGCGAACGGCATAAAACTCTTTATATTCGCCGCCGTATTCCACATCAAAGAAACTACGAATTACAACATAAAACATGATAATTTCCTCACGAATTTGGTGGCCCCGAGCGGACTCGAACCGCTTTTCTTCGCTTATGAGGCGAGCACATTTACCCTTATGTTACGGGGCCTTTGATTTATAAGAGCCATGATAACACAGCTCTTAGCTATTGTCAACCTTTAAGATTCAATTTATATCTAATTGAAGTCATAAAGGTCATGATATCTTCTAGAGCATTGACTAGATCGAAATGCCGTTTTGTCTCTAGGTACTCATGCACCATAGTACACTCTTGTAGGAAGTTGTCAATCATTAATTCAACTTCTACCTCCGCGTGAGTGGCAGTAAAGCTTTGATCGTATCCCCGAGCAATAGAACTTTCTGCGAAACTATCGATAAGCGATGGAAGCCCCTCGTAATACTCTCCAAGAGCTTTGTGACGGCTATAAATGGTAGTAGTTAGGTGTTGATGATGAACGTAGGCCACGCTTTTCAGAAGCTTGGAAATGAGTTCTCCAACAGCTTTAGTTTGTTCTTTACCTTTGAACTCAGTAAATGATGGCATTGATATTCTCCTATGAAAAAAGGGAGCCGAAGCTCCCTTTTATTTATCTGGTGCGGATGGTCGGACTCGAACCGACACGCCTATGGCGCTAGAACCTAAATCTAGTGCGTCTGCCAATTTCGCCACATCCGCGTTGTTTGGAGGAGAAAGTGGGATTCGAACCCACGGACCCTTGCGGGCCTACGAATTAGCAATCCGCTACGTTCGGCCTCTCTGTCATTTCTCCGTTAATATATTCAGCAGCTCGTTTAATCTGTTCCCATTGAGTATCAGTAACTCTTTGTCCAGATAGTTCAAACGACGCTCTGACGTTTTCCTCGATTTCTTTCTTTAAGCTTTGCAATAGTGCGTACCACTGCGAACGAAGCCACGAAAATCCTTTTGTGCAACGCATTTGACATCGCGACACATCTTAATCAAGCCAAGTTTCAGAAGTCGTTCAATTTGAGCAGTAGAACACTTGGCAGCGGATTGAGTTGTACCGAATCCGTATGAATCGCCTTTGTCAACGAATCGGGATTGCAGTTCGATATCTACTTTGGTAATTTTCATATCATCGTCCAATCAGTATGATGTTTTGAATCTTCTTGTCAATGCAAGCATCATAAATCGCTTCTAGCAGATGCGGTTTATGTAAAGCTGGTTCATCGATAACAACAACATCATAACTGTTTTCTCGGATTTCCGCAACAGCACCCTTTGAAAAAGTTATTCGGGTTTTACCTTTTGTATTACCGAAAACTTCACGCTGAATCCATCTAGCATGAGCTTGATTAATCGTAACAAGAACACCGTTGTGATCCTGTGCGATATCAAACGCGGCTCTAGTCTTCATCGTACCGCGACCAAAGTCAAGGTGAATCGTTCTGTGCTGTTTCAGATATTCAACTGGATCAAATGACCAGTGATCAATCTTTTTTGATCGTTGCATGTTGATTGCGTATCTAGCAACCTCTACATAACAGCGACACATGTCTAACATTTCCATCTACCGATGTTCTCCTTTACGCTACCGCGTATGGGTTAGTTTAAATTGGCGGAAGGTGTGAGGGTCGAACTCACAAGGGGCTGTTAACCCTCGACGGTTTTCAAGACCGCTCCCGTCGCCGGCTATCGGGTTGACCTTCCTTAATTCTTTGTCATGCCTCTATGACATCGTGAATCTTGATCATTACGATCTGGCTACACACGCGCATCGGCATCCCGTTTGATAATTTAAAGAGCAATGGGATTCATAACAGCTCTTTCCAACTCGTCGGCGTATTTGTCAAGATACTTAGCAACGATGTCATTAGTAACGCCTTCACGCATACTAACGAGGGTATCATTACGCAAGCTCTCAGCTTCTTTACGCATTTTCACAATAACAGATTCAATCATGATAAATTCTCTTAGTTGAAATTGGCGGGGGTAGCTGGACTCGAACCAGCGAATGACGGAATCAAAATCCGTTGCCTTTCCAACTTGGCGATACCCCTATAAACTGGGACGAATATTAACGTTTAACGTGGGTCATCGTCGTATCGTTTCGGTAACTTAATCCTACTTTGTGTAACCCCACTTCATTCAATGCGATGCAACGCATGAATCAATTCAAAGAACTCTATCAGAACTCTTTGAAATGACCCACAAGTGAATCATTCGCCCCTTCCTGGTGCATCATCGCTATTCGCGAGAGAGGGACCTTCAGCTGGACTTCCAACTAAGTTTCCTAGGACATAGTTGGCATTCTCTATTTGGTCTCGGGTGAGTGAATCGAACACTCGACGACCTGGTCCCAAACCAGGCGACATACCACTTGCCTAACCCGAGATAATTAGACGCTAAGGATAGGAATCGAACCTATCATGAAATCAATACCGACGGGGCAATCTATATCCCGACTTTCGAGAAGCTATCCCATTGCACTTAAAAGCATTAGCGATTTCACCTTTCAAAGCGATTGTTTGGTGCGCCGTGATGGACTCGAACCATCGACCCTCGGATTAAAAGTCCGATGCTCTACCAACTAAGCTAACGGCGCGTTGTTTGGCAGGGGCGGTAGGAGTCGAACCCACCTCAACGGATTTGGAATCCGCCGCATAACCGATTTGCTACGCCCCTATAATCTTTTTACCAGCTATCGACATCAGTTACAGATTCGAATTCGCCGTCTTTACACACCGGTTTTGCCATGACGATTGAGCCGATACACCCTGAGGTATATTTGACATCAACCAGTGTTGTGTTATTCTCTTCCGCCAATTGAACCATTCGTTTCAGTTCTTTCAGCGTGAATCTCAATTCGGATTCTTTACTCATAAATCACCTAATCGGTTCTTCTATCGAAACGTCCAGAACGGAATAATATGTGCCATAATCTGAACTTTTGTCGTTGTAATATTCGCGAACTTTGCTATCGGCCTCGTCTGCATCTTCTGCTTCTACCAGTTTAATGGTATCGAATGATTTAGATGAACCCATGTATTCGCTTTTCATATAACGTATCTTAGCAAGAAATATCATCGCCGTAAACTACCTTCAACGAAAAAACGTTAGGAACATGACCAGTCATTGGCTGAACTCCGCATATCTCAGCAGCGATCAATTCAGGAAGCATTCGATCAATCGGTTTCGTCCGTTCGATCATCTTCTGATGTAAATCTTCCCAACTTTGCTTACGCTTATTTTCAGCAATTTCTCTCAACTTAGCTTCCGTTTCTTCTGCTTTCAGAAGCTCGAATTCCAAGTCATTGCTATAGGTAACACCATACGCGATTACACTATCATAGTCGATAGGACATTCATCGGTTTCGGTATACCGGATAATCTGTCTCAGTGTTCTTGGTTCATCATGCCACCAACCGCAGTTGATAAAGCAGTTCCCGACACAATCGCCGTTCTTCATGAACAGCGCATAACTAGGTGCGCTCATAAATTATTTCTCAATGTGGAGCACAGGATCTGGATCGAACAGACGATAAAGTGATTTGCAATCACTTGCCTTACCGCTTGGCTACCTGCGCGTTAATTTGGAGCCTCCTGTGGGAATCGAACCCACGACGTCTGCTTGGAAGGCAGTGGTTTTACCATTAAACTAAGAAGGCAGTTTTAAATTTGGTGGAGACAATGGGACTCGAACCCACGACCCCCAGCTTGCAAGGCTAGTGCTCTCCCAACTGAGCTATATCCCCAAATTCTAATATACAATCGTGATTATACATTAGAATAACCACTATTTGCAAGTGGTTATCGCAAGTCTTCGGATTCACATATGGGAGCGGTGACTAACCCGCCGTTACTTTTATATGCTGTTCCCTCTCAGCCGCACATCCAACTACCGAAGTAAAGGAGTGCTATCCATTTAATAGTAGAGTTTGTTTTGTATTTTAGGTTTTGCTGTAGTGAATCCAGCGATAATCAAAGAGCTAAGAACTAAACTTTTGTCGGGTAAGTTCTCTTTCCTGCTAGGCAGAAACTGGCGGTACATACGGGAATCGAACCCGTATCCTGTGATAGACAGTCACGAATAATAGCCATTATACTAATGCACCGTTTAAACTACAAGTAATAATGTGGACAATAATAACATCCGTTTGGGTGACAACCACTGTGATCATTATCACATAGGAACACTATCGGAATCATTGTATACCTCGTTATTGACTTATTAAATTTGGTGGAGCCGGTAGGATTCGAACCTACAATGTTCACCCTGTGGGGCCAGATTTACAGTCTGGTGCAATACCACCGTCATTGCAGCGTCTCCGTATTCTTTATTTAGTACGCTATGAAGCGGGAGGTGGATTTGAACCACCGACCTTTAGCTTATGAGGCTAACGAGATTCCAGACTTCTCCATCCCGCTTCATAGCGCACTAACAAAATTGGTTCTCCGTACGGGATTCGAACCCGTGTACTCGCCGTGAAAGGGCGATATCCTAGCCGTGAAAGGGCGATATCCTAGCCGTTAGATGAACGGAGATCAGTATGCAAAGGCAAACAATTTTCGTTGCTTTGCTTTTAAGTCGTCTTCATCGACAACAGAATCATTATTACATGTTTCCGTAGCATTGTAAACAACTTCTTTTTCTTTTTCAGCTTTAGCAGCGGCTTCGGCTGCTTTCTTTCTAGCTAATGGGCCAACATTTTTCCACAATGGGGCGTCGTACCAAGCTTTACTGCATTGATTACCCGAGCCACGATTGGCGCGAGCGTCAAGATCATTACTCATTATAAACTCCTTTACTAGCAAGTCTATTTAGTACCAAATTTAAATGCACTGTCGCGATCCCCGTCAGGTATTACCCACTGACTAGCCTTTGATTGCTACAAGCTTGCGGCTCGTTTGCTGCATACGAGGGCTTATCTCGTCCAATGATGTCTAGGGCAATGCACTTAAATTTGGTGGAGACGACGGGATTTCCACCCGTATCTCAGATCCCAGTGACCTGCGATTGTGTAGTTATCTACGTCCCCGAGAAGGCTTAAACGTGTTAATCAGCGGTTTAAGCGCGATTATCTGGTGGTGCATGGTAGATTTGAACTACCGACCGACGGCGTATGAAACCGCAGCTCTACCACTGAGCTAATGCACCAGACGGTACCCAGAATATCAGATACCGAGGCAATAATCAACACTTGGTGTTGTAAAGAGATTTAACTATCACTCTGCTCATGAGCCCAAGTAATAAGAAGCGCAAAGAAGTCAATATTAACGTTTAAGTTATTCGCCCCTTCTTCAATCTATCGCTTTTTATAGCCTGTCGCCACATTGTTAGTCATGACCAACAACATGACTCGACTATTTTGGTGGGCCCGGTCAGGATCGAACTGACGACACCCGGATTTTCAATCCGGTGCTCTACCATCTGAGCTACAGGTCCATAATTGGGGTGACGGACGGGTTTCGAACCCGTGACTACCAGGATCACAACCTGGAGTTCTACCAACTGAACTACCGTCACATAAATGATTACTCATTGAGATACCATTTATGTAACGAGTTACATACCAGACGCTTCAAAGGGGCGTCTGGGTCCCACACTGGTGCTCCAACTCAGAATCGAACTGAGGTCTAATGGTTACAAATCACTTGTTCTGCCACTGAACTATAAGAGCGAAATTTGGTAGTCCCGAATGGTATCGAACCATCCACATCCGCGTTATCAGCACGGCGCTCTACCTCTGAGCTACGGGACTATTTCTTCGAAAAACATCACCTTTGTAATGTTGATCCATAAATCGTTTAGTCTGAGTGTGCGATACACCCCAAACATTAGAAACTTTAACAACCCAACCACGTTTATTTAAATCGATATGGGAAATTGCATCCAATCTAGCTTTGATATCTTCTTCCTTGAAAGCGTGTAGTTCAGCGCATCTTTTGCCGCCAACTTTGCCACCCTTTCTACCAATCTCTGTTCTTTCAGCAGAAGTCATATTATTAAACGTGACCGGAGTATTTTTGCCGTTGGTATATGCATCTTTAGCATTATCACTCAGAGAGCCGCAATACACATTACTAGGAGAATATGGTCCAGTATCACCAATTCTACACATAACATATGGCTTATCTTTTGTTCTACCACGTAGATGATATTTACCAGTTGATTTCCACCAATCTAGCCAAGTATCAAATGTGAATTGCCAATCAATGCTTCTATTTTTCGCCTTGCGTTTCTGATTTTCATAAGCATAGCGATCTGGGTCAATGTCGTTCATAAAACTCTCATGTTAATAAAATCTGGAACACTTTTACCACCGTCCAAGGACTCGTTTGTCGCGAGCTAGGGAGTCGAACCCCATCGTTTTCTTAGAAGAGAAAATTAGTATTGTTTGCTGAAATGTTCCTTTGACAAATCTTAAATCATCATTGCGGAGGAGGTTGGACTCGAACCAACATAGGGTTATTACCCGCAGATTAACAGTCTGCCGCTCAACCTTTGAGCCACACCTCCGCAATAACGACTTTCAAATAAGAAACGGAATGAACTTTTAAGGCATATTTCCAATAATTTGCTTTTTAAGTTGTTTGCTGAACTCATTCCAATCTTTGTTTACTATACACTACTATTTAGTGAGTGTAAACAAAGACTTCTTAATTTTTTAAACAGGCTGACTTTTGGTTTCTATCCGCAAGAAAGTTTTGATTGCTGAACGCAGCCTTAAAATCATCTTAACACATCATCCATGTGTTGTAAACATCGTTTCTAACTTTATTTATGTCGTACTCCGACGACTTAGATAATGATAGCACGTTTGTTTATCATAGTAAACTATCCTTATCGGCATATACTAGCATCACTTCTGATACTCACTCTTTCCTCCGAAGAGGTACTAGGCTTTCACTCCGTTTTAGGCTTACAGGATATGCCGATAAAGACAGTCCGCATCGCAGTGTTAGCACGATTTCGGGGTTCCACTGCCACTAAACTTATTTAGTGTCTACTGTCAACCGGCTTTAGGTGGGTGTCGGTTCCGTCCAATCGAGCAATAACGCCACCGATATATGCTCGCATGATCTTACGGTTTATCTAAAAACTTATTTATCGAAGTAATAAGGCTTACACTGTCCTTCGAATCCTGTTTTGCCACTGAGAATTCCAGAACTTTCTGGGAATTTAGTTTCCATTTCATAAATGGCAACTTTCAGCGCGGCACGACATTCATCTTCGGTATCGAATTTCTCAATGCTATGACTAACAGAACCGAGACTTGCACCGTAATTAACGAACAGAGCGCCAATCAACAAGAACTTAATCATACTACACCCTTATTTAGTAGTAAACTTTTAGTTGGTTTCGCAGGAATACACTTCTTTCACGCGAGTAACGGATTTCTTGGTGATGTTGATCGAACTACCTTGATACCAACGAGATTCAGAGTCCAGAACTTTATCAACGACAGCCTCACTTTTCGGGAGCATAGCTTCAAAGCAAGTCTCACCCATCTTATCTTTCATATGCGACCAGATAGACAGCGAGAAACGTTCCAGCTTGTTACAAACCTTTACACGGCACATTTCTTCGGCATTTGCACCGAAAGACAGCAGTGCCAGCAGAATTATAGCTTTCTTCATTCTTCAATCTCCGATACTTTACCAGTCTTCACCAGATGATCCCAAAGTTTCTGATACGAAACATAGTGATTATCGGAATCACGACAACATGAACATCCAGTTTCAAAATACACGGTGATCCAGTTCATGTCAAGACTATATCCACGGCCATAGAAGTGACGACTACCATGGCTCGGTTTACCAAGATCATACTCGGTAATTTCCTCAAGCGCATTGCCGATGCCGTCGGAGTCGATAAAGTCTTCCGGATTCTCTTGCTTGCGCAAAGCATCCATAAAGTCAAACAGATTTTCAATGTTCATGATTATTTTCTCTTAGTTAAACACCATAGTAATACGTTATCGCATTAGTATGGTGGCTCTTTCGAGCCACGCATTTATACTTCCTTGAACGTTACCAGTTTAACATTGTTGAAAATGCCATACTTGTCGCCAGATGCTACCAGCTCACCGGTTTCATTCCGTTTCAGATCGCAGGTATTGTTCCAATTAGGTTTAGTGTAATACTCGACATCATCTTTGTCAAGCAGAACATCAAACTTGGGCACAATTTCTACTGCTTGTTCTACATCATGATCATTGTGAACACCAGCAACCATGATTCGAGTCATCAAATCGGCATGATACAGGTGATCGTAATCCTGACTACCATATTGCTGTGGATTGATCTCGATGTTGAGTTCACACAACATACTAACAAACTTGCGCATACCGATGTGCAGTTCTGGATTCGCGGCAGTCAACTTGATCACATAGTTGGTCATGTTGGCACACGAATACGGCCCCATGCAATTGTCAACTGCTTGACTATATTCCCAAGAGAAACCCATGCTGAGATATTCATCGAACAAATTTTTGGTAAGTTCTTCACGAATGATCTCTGGTGCTTTCTCGATTTCTTCCATTCTGAACTTTACTTCTTCTTTAGTCAAGCGTTTTTTGTCCGGATCACGGATTTCCAGCTTGGCAAAAGTCTCACGAATCTTGGTATGAGACTCGATAACATAATCTTTGTTCCACTGACTTTCGAACGTACTATCGAACTCCTCTACCATCAGATCATAGACTTTGCGCTTGATAACCATGAACATAACTGGCGCTGATTTTTCACCATAGAAAGTCATTACCGGATCAATTCGCAGATTGTTATCATGCATCAAGTCTTGATATTTCAGTTCTTCACCGAACAGTTCTTCAACTGGTATACCATCTTCGTCCTTGACATAGTGCTTTGAAACCATGTCTTTAAACGCTTTATAAGCGTCGTTGTCTTCGATGTCGAAGTTACCATAGTCGTCATATGTCGCGTACATCGGAAGATGCAGAGCGAACTTATAGCGATCCCATATATAGCAACCAGGGTCAGATGGAATTTTGTTACCAACTGGCAGAACAGCGAAAAGCACAACCGGCTCGCCGCAAGTGACAATATGGCGAGAAACGCCACAAATAGTATTAAATGAACCCACAACAATTCTCCGATAAAAAAGCCCCAGTTAAGGGGCTTATGAATTTTACTCGAAAGCTGCCAGAACAGCTTCGATGGACTCCTCGATTACGACGCGAGTCGGAACCATGTGTTCTTTCGGCTGAATGGACAGAACAACGTCACCCTGTGCGGTTTCGTGCAGACCAACGATCTTGTCGGAAGCGACAACGAACTTGGCAACACCACGAGATTCAACCGGAGTAACAACGGCGCGCTTGATATAGCAATCTTTCAGCTTGGCAGCGATGTCTTCAAAACGCTCCTCGATCTGATAAGCACGCGGCATCTGACCTTCTACCTTGATGGTGATGAAGACAGCGCCAGAATGAGTCTTGATCAGACCAACAACTTTCTCGGAGTTAGCAACAAAACGGGTTACATTACCAGCTACCGGGGATACGATAAAACGGGACATTATAGTTCCTTAAACAGTGATTGTGAAAACATGTTGGTCATTCTGAACCATTTCGAAACTGTTGTCAACGAAAATTTTATAGTTCATTTCTACCGACATTTCAATATGAGCTTGTGCAGCTTCTAGCGCAACAACACTCGGGTATTCGTGACGTTCACCTGCGAAAATGCAGATACCATTCAAACCATAGACTCTGCCACTAAAGCTTCCGTCTTTACTTTGGTTCATTATACAGATCAGTTTCAGAGTGTCAACCTTTTGTTTGGTGCGGGTAGTGGGACTCGAACCCACACGCCAGAAGCGGGAGATTTTAAGTCTCCTGCGGCTACCAATTACGCCATACCCACTAATTTGGTAGGAGATACCGGACTCGAACCGGTACGACTTTCGTCGGTAGATTTTGAATCTACTGCGGCTGCCAATTACGCCAATCTCCCAAAAATCATGCCAGTCCGGATCTCTCTTGTGTAAATTTACATGAATTGAGTGTCAGATCCGACTGGACTTATCTTGTTGTGTAAAACACATTGCCGAGGCGACTGGGCTCGAACCAGCGACCGTGTGCTTAGAAGGCACATGCTCTATCCAACTGAGCTACGCCCCGGCAATGTGTTCTTAAATGACTGGAATCAGGGACTCCAGTCAAAATCTAAGTCTTCTGTGTATTCGTCTAGAATAACAGGTCTCTTATCGAGAGTAAAGCTTTTTGGCAAAACAAAATTAGGACCAACATCATAACTAACGGTAATGTGTGCATGATAGTCGGGATAATCATGAGTTGCTCCATGTTTCTCCCTGATCTCTTTGTGTCTAGCGCCAAACCAAGGATCGGTAAGCTTCAACACCATAGCACGTTTGCCGCTTTGTGTCACGAAAATGTCTGGGATAAAGCAGCCTTGAAGTTCTCGATGAATAGTACCACTTGCCTTGAAATCTGGCAAGTATTTTCTTGAGTAAATCAAAGTCGTGTGCAGCTTATCATAGGGTACCAGATTTGGTATACCCATTTCTCGACATCTTCTAACAATCGCCATTGCAGTGCGCGGCTTGTAGTTAACAGCTACATACGTGCCGCGCTCACTTTGTTCTGCCGCTTCCGTGATAAACTCAGAAAACGACCGAATCATATTAGACTACTTCGGCTTCTACTTCAACCGGAACTTTGGATTTCAGTTCAACGATCTTAGCAATGTAAGCTTCCGGTTGGGTAGCAGCTTCGCCTTCCAGGCCCAGCTCTTTGGCCAGTTGACCGAAGAAACCTTGATAAAACTCAGCTTCTTGAGTACGGGCTTCTTGTGCATCAAACAGACGAACTTTCAGAGTGTTCAGTTGGGATTGCAGTTGTTGTACTTGCTCTTGCATTTCAATTCCTTGTATGTAGTTAAGACGTTATCACAGAATGACGCTAAATCGGCATCATTGTGAATGATTGGTTCATGTTCTAACGGGTCCAATCCCCGTTCTGTGATGTGATTATCACACATTTTGGTGTCGCGATAAACAAACATCATACTACCGTTATTCCGTATGAACTCAATTTCGTGAGTCTGACGAATGTCCGGTATAATCATGACTTTATTTAGTGACGCTTTGAATAATGGAATCATCCAATAGTTTGTATTGACTGCTACCATTACATCGGTACCAAGAGTTTGCATCATCCTACGAATTGTCCACGGCTCGTCATAATCAAGTTCATTGATAATTGCGACGGCTTTGGTCCAATCGTCCATATTCATTTGTTGATATGACAAGTGAAGATATCGTAGACATTCTAGCATCATTTCCCGAGTAACGTAAAACAGATCGTTATCGCGATTGACGGAAGTTTTGCCGTCGAAATCATCAAACGAAAGACCGACTTGCCTACCAATACCAAAGTTAAGCGCGAGTTTAATAGGAAATGCCAAAGAATAAATCTCGGCATTTCCTCCAATATCAACTTCGTAATTTCTCATATAACGAGCGGCAGTATCTTTGCCGCTTCGCTTCTTACCATGAATGCCAATTAACATAATAGCCTTATGCGTGTGAGTAGAACGGATGCAGCGACGGTGCACTGCCGTTTGAACCAACAGCATACGGACGTATTTCCACTCCGTCTTTCTCAATCACAAAAGATTTATACATGAATTGGACAGGGAGAATAACAGGACTATTCGACTCGTCGGTATAGTTAAATTCAACTTCTCCCAAGTTAGACGGCCACGCATCAATAAACTTGAACGTGAGCACGATCTTTTTCTTCGAGTTGTCCAACACATGTAACAACAGAGTTCTAGGAACTGTGCCGTCTAACTGTGCTGTGCTGTTCATCTTTGCATAGTCTACTATAGAAAGTAGCCAACGGTAAACTTCGACATAAGCAGATAACTCCTCGTCAAGCAAAACGCGAACGTTTAGAGGATCAAAGTCAACAGCAGTGCCTGGCAGTTTAGCTACAGTCATTGGATTAGTAGGTACTTCAATCGGATTAAGATTGATTCCAGGGATCGAAACGCCTTGCACTGCCATTTCAAACTTGATCGTTCCACCTGAATCGGGAATATCAAGTCTAAAATTCGTTACGTGTGCTGGGTTAGTAAAAACGGTCATCTACTTTGTACTCCAAATGGCGCATGATTCGAATACATATTATCCGGTGCGAATGCAAACGGAGCAGATTGAATCGTGGTGTTATTGTTGTTTATTTGAGTCGAGTTAGCCATATAAGCCCTAGCCGCATCAGCATCCCGTTTTTTATCTCTAGCAGCTTTTGCTTCCTGTGCTTTTTTAACGGATTCTTCCGTGTTTTCAACTTGATCGCTTGCACTCGGCATACCAGCTTGAATATTAGAAACTGGGGTTAATTTCTCTTTCAAGAAATCACCAGCATTACCTACCATTTCATCAACTTTGCCGTCGCTAACATAATTCGCCAAGTCATATAGATCACTCAACAATAAAGCCGTACCAACGAACGGAATAAATTTCGTTGCAACTCTACCAACAACTTTAGCAGCACCCTTTAATCCAACTTTACCAGTCATACGTTTAAAGAAACTTTCACCACCTTCTTTAGCAGCAGTCTTAGCAGTCTTAGATGCCGCGTCTTCTGCAACCTCCGCTCCCGCTTTCTGACCAGCTCTCATATCGACATCAGGGGTTTTACCAGGCTCAATACTAGCCTTAGGCTTGCCGTTCGCATCAACTTCAACAGTGGATCTTGGTTTACCAGGCTCTGCCTTTGTTTTTGACTTCGTATCAATGTCACCACTAGGCTTTTTCTTTCCGTCGATATCAACATCTGGCGTCTTTGTCTTGCCAAAGCTCGGGAATGCGCGTTGGAACAATCCCGATAAGGATCTAGTCATAGCAGAAGCTATGCCAGCTCCAAGCGATCCAAGCTTCATTAAGAGCGATCCAAAGCGAGTGAATAATCCGCCAGCGAGTCCACTAATAGAGGTTGCTAATCCAAGAAGCATTCTACCGATTCCACTAAGCAACATCATTTTGCCCAGATCTTTCAAAGTATCGATCAACGATTTATGACGCTTTTCATTTTCACCACGCTCGCGCTTGTTCTCGCCTCGCTCTTGTTTCTGTTCTTGCTCGCTCTTTTTGACTCTTTCTTCCTGTGCTTGTTGCTCACCAGTCCCAGTTGTATTGACTTCCGTTGTCGCTCGAAATTCTTTGACAGCCTTTTCTCGTTGTCGCTCGAAACGACTTTCTTTAAACTTCTCAACAGCATGTCCACCGACTTGTCTAACGAACTTACCAGTCCCCTTCGCCGCACCAGTCAATAAACTTTTTGCCTCGCGATATCCAGGAATATCTTTTACCAAAGCATTTTCTAAGCCAGATGTCATCATACTAGCAGCGTCTCTTAATCCGCCCATAGTCGATGAAACTATACCTCTAGCAACAGATTCACCAACCTTTCGAGTAAATGACTTTGCTTCTTGTTCGGCTTCTTTGTTTTTCTTCTTTAAGTCCTCGAACTCTTTACGACTAGATAGTCCTTTGGACTTCAAAAACTTTTTAAGTTCTTCGTCAACATCTTCCGGCTTTTTCGGTCTCTCAACTGGAGTTTCCTGTTCAGCAGGAGTTTCAACTGGCGTTGGTGTGCCAGGAGTTTGTTGACTCGCGACTTGCTCGGAGAATCTAATGATTTCTCCTTGCTTCGCGATTTTATTTTCCAGCTCCGTTCTACGCTGTAACGCTTTCTGATAATCAGACTCTATTTCTGCCGACGCTCGCTGACTATAGGCAACAGTATCAATATAATCCGTTGCCCTTTCAGTGGCTTTATTCTTGGCATTGATTGACTTAACTAGCCCATCTTCTGCCTTAGCGACATCGAGACTTGAATCGGTAGTCATATCGAATGCCGTTTCTAAGTCTCTAGCCTGTTTTCTAGTGTCGTCAAGCTGAACGGCTAATTTCAGGCTGGAATCTTCCAATATTTCATTGGCTTCTCTCATGATTCGTTTGCTTCCTTAGCTCGTTGTTTTAGATCGTTAATATACAGAGTTTGATAAATGGTACGTTCGAACGGAGTTGTTAATTCCAATTCATCAATCGACCATCCCTCTTTGTGCATTCGATAATTGATATTGAATAGATCGTATATCGAATCGTTAACGAGGGTCAGGCGAAAAAATCAGACAGACCTACCAGTCTAATTGGCTCAGCGTGTCCACAGTTAGGACATTTTAGAGCGATATCGAGAGTAGTCTGAGGAATATCGTTTACAAACTTAGCCATTTTTTCGTAGCCACTACTGTCGATATAGTCCAAGAGTTCGATCAACTCTGACGGCTGAATATCGACACCGACTTTCATAACGTCGGAATTTAAATGAACTTCCTCGACACAACGCATGGTAATATCGAACAAGTCAGATTCTTTTTCAACATCAAAGAACTCAGATTCGTATACCGTTGGATAGCGCATAACAACGGAGAGTTTATCGCTGATCTTAACAACACTTTCCGGAATACGAGACAGTTTAGCTCTAGCCAGATTCGCATTGACTTTGATTTCTGCACCACACGGACGCATCATCTTATCGCCGTTAGGCAATAGAACAGGATTTCCTTCTTCGTCTGTAGCTTCGATCTCATTCTGACAGATAAACGTCACTGGAACGATGGAGGTGCCCTTAGACAGCTTCCATACAGCTAGATAGATAGTCTCTATGTCGAATATTGGCAACGTGTCCAAATCGATTCCAGACGCATCAATGACGCAGTTCTTCAATACTTGAATCATAGCATCTTCCATAGAAGACCCTGATTCACTTGCCAACATCAAGATCTTGTACTCTTTCACCAAGAAAGCTCGCACCTTGATCTTTTTACCATTAGACAGTTTGACGCTTGATTGTTGAACAGCCTCAAGCAACATGTCTTTCGTGAATTTTGCCATTTCATATCTCCTTAACGTATATCACTATTTAGAAAGTAGTCGTTAGACTGCGACGTCAGTCGCTAGATGTTAATAGTATGTTACAAAAAGAGAAAATAAAATCTCTTATATATCTTATATGAGAATTTAGTTTATCTTCTTCTTAATAATCAATGAGTTAGCGCCTACGGCGCAATCTTCGATTTCTGGAAGTGTTCACTATTTAATCAAATGAACACTTCCTAGTTTACTTCTTCAAATCACCTTGCTATCATGCATTTCTAATACCACGAGCCATACCTTTGACTCGATTGTAGAAGGATTCAACACTATTAATAAGATTGTCTTTACCAGCGTGGGCAGCTTGTGTCATAGTGCTAACGGTAAATTCTACCTCGAATGTTGCTACCTGATTATTGTTCTCAAAGTCTAGCTGAACTTCTCCGACTCTAGTCGGGAAACATCCTTCGCTATGAACAACCGAGGTCATTACACCTCTTCTATTCAGAGTAACAATATCGATGTCTCTTGCATAATTGTGATAGAATCCAAATGTCCCTTTCTTCTGATTATGAATAGATCCCATCCATGTCAGAAACCAAATTCTTTCCGCATAATCCGGTGAACAATAAAACGTCATTCTTATCGGGTCAACAGTTCGACTGCGAACCTCGGTGAATGGAGTTCTTTCGTTGATATTTGTCTGAGTCTCAAATCCAGTGCCAGGTAATGTCACAGATTTCACCATCAGTGCAAGATCCCTGTTTACATCATATCCAGTTCCCAAAAATCCATCCATTAACTCGCCCGCACCCGGAATCATTCTAACGATAGTTGGGTCGATAGCTCCCATAATGTTCTTGATCTTAGGACTCAAGTGCTTTTGTGCTTGATTGTAGGCAATATCCGTGATACGATTCCACGAGAAGTTAGCTCCACCGAAGAAACCATTTGTAGCCTGACCCAATGCACTACTGATCGGCTCTAAGTGACTCAGAACACCATCCGCGGCCGCTACCGATTTGAAATCACCAAAACGTACCAAGAATGTGTTAGACCGCGCAAGATCTCGATTTTCAATTACTCGCATGAATCTAGCATAGTCCGGTGTCGAGTTAGGATCATCTGCTAAACGATCCATGACATAATCTAGTCCATCATTTAACGCTTCTTGCGCAAGTCCAGGAATTTTCCCCGGGATGTCCTTGATGTAATTCGCTGCTGTGTCGAATAATCCAGCCATCGTATTTCTCCAATAGTAAAAAGGCGGCAAAAGCCGCCTCGTAAATTAATAAGCTTTCCAAACTTTCTGTGCACCAAACGATTTGCTCTGAGGACCAGAAACAAATTTTTGCGTTGGCAAGAAAACAGCATTCACCCAATCGGCTGGCTTGATTTCAATCATACCACCCTTGATACGATTCGGGATATATGCTTTGATCATGTGATCCGCACCACGCATCGATTTAACCTTGTCCCAGTTAATTTTTAGCGTCGTCTTATTTGTTATTCTGTCTGTGCTTGCATACTTCAACAACTCTTCCAAGAAGTCTTTCCGAGCTTTCGGCGGGATATAGTGCAAGTTCAAGCCCATCATCAGACCTGGGTAACGAAGACTCGGGCCGAGATAGACGATCAACGGATATACGTCCCAATAAGGAAGCGTTGCTTTATGCTTCGCGTCATATATGTAGGTATATAGTTTGCCGATCTGTGGCTTGTTAGGCTTGAATCCCCTGATGTTTTTCTTGATTACATCGCTGAACCATTCATTTGACTTTCGTTCGTTTTTCTGAACTGAATCTCTGGTACGGGATTTAACCTGAGCGTTGAAATCAGCTTTCAGTAAATCATACTTCTGCTTTGCTGTCAACTTGCTTTTATTCTTCTTCGCGTCTTCCAAGTTTTTGGCAATGATAATATCGTCCCTATATTTTCGGAACGCTCGGCTCATTGTCTCTTGATTCAATTCTTTCTCTGCTGCGAACTTTGCTGGTGTAGTACCTTTCTCTTTCGCTCTGAGATAAGCAACTCCCAACTCTACCCATTGAGCTTTATTCTTGTTGGGATTAATCGCGCTGTAATATTCCTTGATGTCGTCTTTATAACGACGCATAGCGCGGCTGAATGTTTCATATTTCAGCTTGTTGTCTTCTGCGAATTTCTTAGCCGTTAAACCCGGCGTTTTCTTCTTCGCATTCATGAACTGGACGCCAACCTCGATCCAGGCTTTTCTGTTTCGTCTCTCTGCTGGCGTCTCTGGCACTTTGACTTCTTCGAATATCATTCTCTAACCCCTTTGAACCCCAATCGTTTCAGGGTGTCTTCGGTGATGATATTAAATCTCCACCCTTTCTGATCACATATTTTACTAGCAGTTTGCCATTTGTCAAGATTTACCTGATATGTATAGATCTCATTCATAAATCTTTTCTTAGCCGCTGCCGTATTTCGAGTTGGCGGAATTGGAGCAACGGTTTCCTTCCGCGGCTTAACTTCCCAAAGTGAAATGCTTCCATTTTTCCAGCATACTGTAAAGTCCATGAAATATCGGCGCTTTTTACCGTCGGCATTTGAGAAATAAGGTATTACCGTTTCTTCACTTGACCACCATTTAACTTCTGGATTCTTGTCGAGCATACGCATAATAAACAGTTCCCAACTGCTGCGATATGTGATTTTGGAGGCATCACCTCTGTATTTTGCTTTATCTTCTGGGGTATATTTACCCTTGTATGTTTCGCTCATAATATTTCTCCTTTACACTATTTAGCTAAATAGATATAAAAAGGAGAATTCAATGGCCAAAGGTGTCACTCTGTTAAGCAACGGAGTTAAAACTATAGGTGACGCGGCAGGCACGTTTATTGGTAGCCTGTTTTCTTCGCCTAGTGGTGAATCTGGAATCTTAGCATTGCAGTATCCACTTGCTATGAAAGGTAACACAGATGTTCACAAAAACTATCTTTGTATGTATTGCGTGGACGCGACTGGAAACGGTGGTATGTCAAACGCTAGTATAGAGCGACGTAGTATGTCTAGCGTCAAAGGGAAATTCAATGAGAAGACTCTGGCCGTGATCCAGATGTATATGCCTAACTTAGTGCAGAATATCAGTCATGATTACGGAGACAATGATGGAGGATTCTTACAAGACATGTTAATGAACTTCCAGGGGTCGATGAATGATTCAGTTCTTGAAAACGCCAAGGGATTGGGCATGGCATTCGCCAAAACTGCTGCAACTCAATTAGCAGTAAATGCTGGTAAAGTATCTCAGCAATATAACGCTCAAATTTCTGGAAAAATCCTAGGCGATAGAAGTGCTAATATGTATAAAAATACCGGTCTTAGATCTCAAACATTCTTGTTCAATCTTAGACCAAAGAATCTAGCAGAGTTAAAAGAAGTAGGACAGATTATTAGATCGTTTCTTGTTAATAGTGCTGCCTCCCTTGATAAGCCTACCAGTGTGAACGATATTCTGGACACAATAGGCGCCGGTAGTATGAAAACAGAAGTCACTGCTGGAGGATCAGAATCAATCCAAGTTCTTAAAGTACCACCTCTATGGTATTTGGAAGAGAGAGTTAACAATCAATCAGCTAAAGCTGAAATTAGATACACCCCGAAATTTGCTATGGGACCGTGTGCGTTGACAAACGTCCGTATCACAAACACTCCAGAGCAAGTTTACAATACGTTCGATGGCACAGCGGGAGACCCTATTGCTATCGATCTGGAACTGACATTCACCGAACTTCGTCCTGTATTCAAGAAATATTGGGAAGAGCTTACCAAAAATCTTGGCGGTCAAGATGCTGGTCAATTCTTCTTTGGTTCTTTTGCAGGTAAGGATAGTAAATGATAATGCAAATGTTTGACCCCATTGTTTACAATGGGGTACCAACCGCAAATATTTTCAAGAGTTATGGAAAATATTTTGATGAAGTAGCAGCAAGCTTTGTCCTTAGAAAATACTTCATTTCTGGTAATCCCAGACCGGAACTATTATCTTACCAGTTATATGGTGATTCATCATATTATTGGATTCTATTGTATTTGAATGGGATTTATGACCCATTTCATGGATGGATTAAATCCCAAGAACAAGTCCATACATCGACACAACAGAAGTATAAAAACTTCCCACAAAAAGAAAATACCGTATTGTATCATGTTGATACAAAAGGAAAGAAATACCAAAGAATGAGTGAATATCCGATTGGATCAGGAAACTGGTATGACATCGGAGACACGGCTCATTTACATTTACAGCATCAAGGAACACTCGCCCCGGTATCTGCGATTGAGCATGAACTTAATGAGAACGAAAATAAACGAAACATTCTCATATTGAGCCCAGGCGACTTACAGACTTTCTTGGATGCGCTTACCCGTAGAATGGAGAAAGTTCGTCGTGGCAATTGAACGTATTAGTCAAAGTGCGTTGGAAAACTTTACAATCGATCACATTATCATCATGCAAGGTGATACTGGATATGAAGTTTCTGACGCATTTTACTCGCTAGAAATAAACGAAGGTATGACAAAAGGATTTATGAGTGGCACACTGGTGATCAACAACTCTATTGATCTTCTGGATGGTGCACTGAATCCAAGAGGTGATGAATATATCGAAGTTAGTTTTTATCATAAGTACCCAGGTGGTGCAGCTGGACAGATTTTCACTAAGATGTTCAGAGTCAACAGCTATAAAGACTTTGTGGATGCAAACGCGATGAATCGTGGTCTAGTTGAGTTCAAATTTGAATCTTTTGGGTCAATCGAAAATGAGTTCATCCGTGTTTCTAAGTCATATAAAAACACAGGTACACATGCAATAGTCGATGATATGTTAAAGCTTCTTGGATATCAAGATCTGCAAATACGAATTGAGCCAACTTTGCATAACAAGGACATTGTTATTCCTAATTTGACTCCGGTCGAGGTAATCAGCTATCTAGTTAATCACTCACAGTCTGGTGACTCTACAACTAAAGGTGATAGCAATTATTATTTCTTTGAGAATAGAGACTTCGTTAACTTTGTGAGTGGGTCTAATTTGATTAATGCCGATCCTGTTGCCGTTTATACATATGGTCCAACTATCGATCAGAACTTTCAAGGACAGTTGATTAAGTTTGCTCGCGATAGAGGATACAATCTACGGGATCAAGCTAGAGGCGGCTCTTTCGGTGTAACTGTTATGTCAAACAGTTTAATTGATAAAAGCTATAAGGTAACTCCTCTTGAAGTTGAATCGGTAAAGGAAGTTTATAAGACGCTGAACGCAGATAAATGGTATGGTGGTTCATTATCAAACAATAGAAAAGCTTGCATGATAATGAGCTGTGAGGATCAGATGTATCAGCATCTTAATACTGGGTCAAACGGAAACAGTTTAGGTATTCAAAGAGTAAATAGATCTAACTTGAGTGCAAAACGCGCTTTCGCCAGAATAGGTGGAAATACCGATATAACAAGCGGTAGTGTAATTGACTTGAAAGTTCCAAGCGTTGGTGGCAATAGTAACGAGCGAGACACCGGTAAGTGGCTGGTATTTTCTGTCAGACATCTTATTACCAGGGATAATTACACAATGGACTTGGAATTAATGAGCGATAGCGACATTAGGAGAATGTGATGTTTTTTGGAATGAATTACAAATGGTTCGAAGGAGTGGTCGAGGATAGATTCGATCCTCTCGATTTGGGTCGCGTCCGTGTTCGTGTTATGGGTATTCATAGCGAACAAAAAGCGAAGAATAGCAATGAAGGTATTCCGACAGAAGAGTTATTGTGGATGCATCCTATGCTGCCAATTACATCTGCTGCGATGTCCGGTATAGGACAAAGTCCGACTGGATTATTAGAGGGCTCACACGTTGTTGGATATTTTAGAGACCCGTTCTGTCAAGATGGCGTTATTATTGGGTCATTGCCGGGTATCTATAAAAAGAAACCGGATTCTAGTAAAGGCTTCTCCGATCCGAATGGACAATATCCCAGATATGTAGGCAATGACGTTAATATTTTGGCCGGTGGTGGTCAAGCTGGTTCAGGCGGCTCTGGTAGTGGAGCAATGGTAGGAGACGACGGTACTCCCATCGATGTATATACACAAAACCAAAATACCGGTATTGCAGTTAAGCCAGACGACACGCCGGTTGGTGAATATATAGCAGATGATGATCCTAATTTCACAATCGAGAAAATGCTTGTTCAAGATGAAGGCGTTAGATTGAAATGGTATCTTGACTCTGAGGGATATCCGACAATCGGTATTGGACATTTGATTATTCACGAAAATACCACAAATCTAGCGACGATAAACTCTATTTTGAGTGCTCAATTAGGACGAGTTGTTACTGGCGGTGTTATTACTTCCGAGGAAGTAAGTCGTTTGTTCGAACAAGACTTGAATAAAGTCCGAGCTGATATTATGAGATTCACCTCTATATCTCAGGTATACATCAAAGCAAATCGATCTCGTCAAATGGCGATTGAGAATATGTGCTTTCAGATGGGAGCTGGCGGTCTAGCTAAGTTCAAGAACACATTAGCAGCAATGGCAAGAGAAGATTGGACAGCGGCTTATAATGGATTACGCGACTCATTATGGGCACGACAAACTCCTGGTCGTGCGTCTCGCGTTGCTAAGATCATCCTCACGGGTAATCTGGAATCGTATGGAGTGATGGCACCAGCTACACCCAATAAACTATCTAGATTCAACAAAGAAGACGCCTATGGAGAATCTGGTGCGGTTTCCTATGCTGTTACTGACGTCGGTGATGATCCCGAAAATCCGCCAGAAGAAGCGAAATCTAGAATCATGTTTGAGGAACCAAAATCGAGTTATGCAGCGCAATATCCGTATAATCACGTTTATGAGTCTGAGAGCGGACACATTCAAGAATTCGACGATACTCCTGGCAAAGAGCGTTATCATAGAAAACATCCGACCGGTACGTTTGAGGAAATTAGACCAGACGGTAGTCGCTTAGTAAAAATCGTTGGTGATGATTATTTGATTGTCAAGAATGGACGTAATCTTAACGTCAAGGGAAATTTGAAAGTCGTTATTGAAGGAAACGCGGAGCTATATTACATGGGCAACGTGAGTCAAACAATCGATGGAAATATGACTCAACTCGTTAGAGGAAATGTAACAGAGACTATTGACGGTAGTGTGATGCAAACTATTCATGGAAGCGTGGATACTTCAATTGATGGTAACGTAAATCAGCTTATCAAAGGCAACGTTGGTCAGAATATCGAAGGCAATGTGAATCAGAATATCAAAGGAAATCACACTGAGACTGTTAATGGAAATTATAAACTGACAGTTAAAGGCACATATGACGTAGAAGCAACCGGTAATGCTAAGATGAAAGGTGCTAACGCGACAGTAGAAGCCCAGGGAACTGCTCAACTGAGTGGTGCAACAATTAACTTGAACTAAGAGGTATCATGGCTGTAATAACTGAACCGCAAGGCGGGTGGCAGCAATATTCTAATATTTTCGAGTTCTATGAGGGAGCGGGCGATTTGCCCGTTCATCATAGTTTTGAATTTGATGTTAGTCTTGAGCCTAACGAATTTATCGTTTCTAAAGGAATCCAAGCTTCGGTAGCATTGGAAACTTATGGAGGGTCAAGACAAGGTATGAGTGTTGTGTCTAAGTTTGTTGATTATTTCGAACGTAACGGAGCAATAATCACTTTGAAATATAGAGACAGAAAGACGCTTGAGATAAAGACCGTTAATGGATTCAACAATCTACCAGATCCTAAGACTTGTGATGTTATTGAGTTTACTCCACCGAATGAATTGACAGCTCAAATAATATACACACCGATCGCGACAATCAGAACTATTGATCCAGCTAATCCCACCGCTCCTCCAGTAATATCAACTGTTAGAGCAAACTTCACACAAACACTCCATGGAACATATCAGGGATATGCCAATAAACTCGTTGATTACATAAATAAGAGTGGACCATTTCCGAGGATATAACATGGCAGGCATAGTATTGAACATGGCCCCAACAATTGGACCGGGGCCATGGAAACCATCTAAAGTTGTCGGCACAAGCACAACCGTGTTTGCAGAAGGACAACAAATCGTAGTCAAACAAGACGATCAAGTAATAAGACATGAGCGACCAGACGGTCCCGATTGGAAGCAGGGTAAAGTAATCGCGAGAACTGGAAAAGTTTTTGTCGAGGGAAAACCTATTGCACAAATCGGGGACGTTTGCACAGACGGCGAAATATTAGTTAAGTCTGCCACAAGTGTTTTCGCATCATAAGGAGAAATTATGGGAGCATTAAGTAATCGACTTAGAATGCTTGCAGTAGAGACAAAAGAATATTATTCCGACATTGACGCGAGTATGAAACGCGATTATCGGAATAATGACGTCGCCAACGTATCAAACTTGTCTGCTGTTCAGCAATCTATGGCAGGTATAATTGGGACTCGACGTGGAGAGCGTCCATTCGATCCAGCATTCGGGTGTGATATTCACCAAACTCTATTTGAAAATATGAGTGAGGTAGCAGCCATGGCGATTGAGAGATCGATTTATGACGCGATTGGCAACTATGAGCCGCGCGTTAAACTGGAAAACGTTCATGTTGTTCCACTATACGACAGAAACGAATATATCGTAACAATCAGCTATCGATTGATTACGGACTTAAATTACATTTACGAACTTAAACTGGGAGTGTCCGGCTAATGGCAAACGGTATTAATGCGGTAGATCTACCGAAGGATTTCTCTGGTGCCTCGTTTGAACAAATCAAACTAAATCTAATTCGCTGGCTCCAGAATCAAGACGAATTCAAAGATTATAATTTTGCGGGTAGCCGTATGTCGGTACTCGTTGACTTGCTGACTTATGCGACATTGTATATTCAGCAATTCGGCAACGCTGCTGTTTTCGAAAGTTTCTTGAGACTTGCACAGCTTCGTTCCTCAGTTGTTCAGCATGTTCAGGACATGGGATATTTGCCATCTACCGCGAGCGCGAGCGGGACAACTGTTAGATTCACTGGATATTACAGTCCGATCGAATCAAGTCCGATTTCAATCACTATTCCTAAGGGAACTAAGTTCACTGGTTCAATTGAGGATGTTGATTTCTATGATTATGTGACTTGGGACGATGTTCAAGTTATTCGTGGTATCAACAATCGATATATTACGGATCTCGCATTGAAGCAAGGTCGTATTATTCGACAAGAGTTGATTTATCAAAAGGACAGTATTATTGAGATCAACGACAAGAGCATTGACCGTAATTACGTTCGTGTGTTCGTTGATGGTGCTCCATGGACAGACTGGACAACTAAACCTCTTGTTACTATCGGCGGCACAAGCACTGTATTTTATCAGCGTGAGACAATCGATGGATATACCGAGATCTTCTTCGGTGAAGGCGAGAAAGTTATTAAAGCAAATGGACAATTATCATCAAGTTTTGTTGGTGGTCTTAAACCTTCTGTTGGCTCAACTATCGTAATCGAATATTTGAGTACCGATGGTACAGCGGCAAACGGATGTCGTAATTTCGCATACGTTGATACGATCCCTAATATCGTTGTTGAGAAGATCGAAGAGAACCCGACTTCTACACTAGGAAAACTTGACCCGGGATATACTGGTGCTGCCGGTGGCGGTGGAGAGGAAGATATTGAGCGTCTACGTGAACTTGGACCTATTATGCGTGAAACTCAGCGCAGAGCCGTTACCAGATCTGATTACGAAGCTTTCGTAAACTATCGCTTTGGTAATATCGTTCAAGCCGTTCAATGCTACACAGACTCGGAGAAGCCGGGATATGCGTTTATTGCAATTAAGCCTAAAGACGGTCTGTATCTGACTACCGTTCAGAAAGAAGATATTCAGAACTTCTTGAGGGATTACAACGTGGCAACTATTACACCAGTCGTTCATAGTCCAAATTACTTGTATGTCAAGTCGAATGTTAAAGTAACGTATGCGATGAATAACTTGAGTCAGACCGAAGAATGGCTACAAGGTAAAGTTCTTGACGCTATTGATCGTTATTACATAGAAGAAGTTGAAATTTTCAACAGGGGTTTCTATACATCCAAATTGAATGGACGCATCGACGATGCCGATATTTCAATTCTTGGCACAACAACTTCAATTGGCCTAGTTCGCGAAGTCGAGAATTTCTATTCTTCTCCCATGATTGGCGTTAAGTACATGAATCAAGTAACAAACGGTTCTGTATACAGTTCTGATATCAAATACACACCGCGAGCAGGAACAAGCTACGGCATTCACTATGTCGGCACAAGAAAAAATAATGTTGCATTCGAAGGTAAAGTAAATGCTAACGCTGGTCTAACTCTAGTTGGACCATTTGCTGCTGGTGATGTTACAGGCGTTGCTGCTTATACTGGTACCGACTTTGATAGAAAAGTTATTAGTGGTAGAAGCCTGTATTATGCTGTTGGTGAAGTTGATTATGTTGCGGATGAAATAACATTCGATCTTGGGGTATTGAATCAGAATATGGATAAATTCAGTGCCGCGTATATCGAGTTCCATGCAACACCAGTTGAAACTAACATATATACATCAGATGGCACAATGATTGTGTTTGAGAATAACCTCAGACCACAATATACCACAATTCAGATGGAGGCGGTAGTTCGCTAATGATTAAGGCACCCACTATTACCAGCTTGCGAGTTGCAAAGCTTGGTGCAAACTTTTTGCATCTTATTTGGGATGATGTGGGTTCTAACTTCTTCTATATCGTAGAATATTCCATTGACAACGGAAATGGAAATTATTCGTGGATTCAGCGCGGGGTCACACCAGACCCCGACTGGTTCGAAGATAGAATCCTTGCACCAAATACAAAATATATTTTTAGAGTGTCAACCACATTCTCGGGATTCGAGCAATCGGATTGGGTTTATTCTGACGTACTGGAGACATTCGAAACAAACGCATATTCGATCAGCACTATGTCTCAGTTCATTCCGAATAATGTGTTTGTGAAAAACAAATTGACCGATAACAAAGGTTATGTCAATTTTAACAAAGACCCCATCTATGCAACGTTGATGAATGAAAACTTTGTATATGATCCGGGCATTGCAAATATTACCAACATCGAAAACTTTATCGCTGCGGACGAAGAATCACATTTGATCCAAGAGCAGGTAGAAAAGGTTTGCGTTAGCGTTGATCGCACATATCTCGGATATAAGGATGATGTTCTTTACACATTCGAGCGTTTCCAGAATATGGCTAAGGTATCTAACGACGGCGGTCAGAACTGGTGGTATTATCAAGCACTGACTGGACGAATTGGATATCCAGTTGCAAGGACTGTAATGTATCAGAACGCAAACAGTAGTTTCTTGCTGGGATATGATGATGTATTTTACGGACGTCAGTCTGATGAAATTCGATTCAGTAGCAATACACATTTCTGGTCAGATGATCAAATCACTTTCGTTCGTATGGACGTCGATGCCAGTATCCCATTTAAGACTTTGGTATTTGGTCGATACACTTCATATCCAGACAACATTCGACGTAAGGTAGAAGCACAGGCCGCGAGTAATCAGTGGATCTATGCTGTAGCAGAAGACAATTTCCGTCGTATTCTCGTGAAAAACGCACCAATTGGTGACGACGGTAGCGGTAACACAGTTCGACTATGGGATCCAAATACATACAAAATCACAAATAATCCTCTTTGTGTTGTCAAGAAACTGGATGTATTCAAAGACAAATGCTATGCATTAGTGACTGGTAAAGTTGCTACTATGGACACCGACCGTCGAGTTGAATCAAATATTCTTCCCGCTACAGAAGCTGGTATTTACCGTTTTGATGAAGTCTATATTCCTGAGGTATTCAAGCTGGGAAATATTAACACCGGTGGATATACAGCGGGTATAGATTTTGATAAAATGCAAGTCACATTCGCAGGCGGAAGTCATGCTGGTCAAGTAAGTACCTCATGGGAAAATCGCGTATTCAGAGGAAAGAACGGTGTTCAAATGACTGTTGCTAGAACTATTAGCAGCAAGAATAAAGACGCTTTTGTTTTTGATGCCGATTTGAAAGATACTGACGGTAATCTTGTTCAGTCAAAAGTCGATGCATTTAAAGCTGCATTCGCTAACCCGAATGAATTTGAATTGATTATGCAAAACGGTGAGATCGTCGTTCCTGGAATTCCCAACGGTGGTTCTTGGGTTCGTGTGTTTGGTAATACCGAAAAAGAACGTGAGTCAATCGAACACAAATACAGTAACATGAGCACAGACGGAGAAAGAATTTTCGTTTCTTCTGCTGCTTATAAGTTTGATGAAACGGTAGTGGATGAAGATCTTCCACTTGCTTATCCAGATGATGTTACATCCGCTGTGAAATATGCATCGGAATATCCTTATCTGAGCTATAAGCGTTTCCACTTCTACACATGGAAATCAGAAGACGGAGAGAAATACGAAAGACGTCCTCAGACTTATTACAACGAGGCTAATTTCAGTTGGATGGCTACACTAGGACAACGCTGCTGGATTTCTCATGATAACAAAGCCGTTGTTATTAATCCAAGAAAACTGCACACATATAGACTTGACCCAGACCTCAAACTGAATAAAGAAGTTTGGGATAAAGGGAATGTGAAATTCTATCTGGAAAACGTCAAGTTTAGTGGTTTCACCCAATACTGTAACGGTATTATGATTCATAAAGGATATGATCGCGAACGTGCATCTGGCGGTGAAATTGTTGCTTATTACGAGTATCCATATCGAGTGCGTGATAACGCCACTATCGTTTGGAGACCGGAGTTAGTTGCAATTGAAGCAAATCTACAGAATCAAGAACGAGAACTTCCACCAGTTGTAGAAGAAGACAAGGGACTTGTTGACCCAGACCTTAGTCACTTTATCAGAACTATGGGACCAGAAGCATATTTTGGAGACGAAAGTAACTTTACCAAATTCGGTGAATATTACCTGCGTTATATCTCGGACGGAACTGAAACTTATTATAACAGATTGCTGAATCTGATCAAGAATAAGTATCCACGCGAGGAAGACAACTTCCAATATTTGTGGTCTGAAATCAGAAAACGTAACATTTATTTGGATCAAGAGAAGCGCGACGCTGTTATTCGTTTCTTCGAATCACAAGCGGCTAATTTCTATTCTTCGAAAGGAACTGCTGCTAGTTATAAGTTCTTGTTTAAGCTGTTATATGATGCTGATGTGGAAATCGAGATCGAGAGTTCAGTTGGTATCGATTATGATATTATCGTCAAATCTGGTAATGTCGATTCTAGCTTAGTAGGACGCACTATATACACTCCCACTGGTAGAGCTAATGTTACCTATGTCGAGCGTGTCTATGATAATGGCCTGCTTCGTTGGAAGATTACCATACACAACTTGATTGGTAAGTACGTCGAAGGACAGATCATCAAGTCTGAAACGTCTGCGTTTGAGGGTGAAATCGTTCGAGGTGTGACTGGTAAAGAACTTGCTTATTCCGATATTGATTATATCAACCGGAATCGCTCTTATTATGTCATGAAAATTCGAAGCGAATTAAACACTGCTAGATATCGTGATGACATTTTGAGATTTGTTCATCCTGTTGGTTTTGGTTTTATTGGTATCGCAATGCTGACTGTTTTTATTAACGGCGGTATTAGTATGGTGCCGCAACAAACGATGGTCGAGCTAAATAAGACATATCGTTGGGACTCGGGTTTACCGAGTGTAACACCAAAACTGAAAACCAGTGTCGATCCTGATTCAAGTCTAGTTGACCCAGACCCGTTATTTCACGCAACGACTGGAGAGCTTGTAGAAGTTCAGCAACCACAAACCGCGTTTGATATCGCAACGTGGCAGACAGCTAAAGATGAAAATGGCGTTGCTCACGGTGGTAGAAGTTATGATACCGATGAAACAAACGTAACGTGGAATGGAGTTGTTTATAAGCCGTCACAAAGACGACTTGAATGGAGTCCATTGTTTAGTGATTTCAGTACCAGATTCAGTGATTATCGCAGACTGGTAGAATTGAGATTGAAAGACGACTTAAAAGAACCCCGCGATGTTAGTCGTTTGACAAGTCTCAAGGAAGCGACACAAATTAGAATTGGAGAATAAAATGTCCTCGATCATTTATCGTTCGATAGTAACAAATAAGTTTAGAACTGAAAACCTTCTAAACTTTTATAACTCGATCGGTGATGAAGCAGGCAAACACACAATCTATACAACATTTGGCCGCCCAGATAAATGGGCGGACAATGAAACAGATTCGAAGTTTGCTCCGCCATATCCCGACGACTCAGTAGAAGGTATTGCCGATGTTTGGTCGCGTATGCTTGGTGCTGTGAAAATTCAACAAGAAATGTTAAGACCTGTTGTTCCTCGTGATGACTGGGGAGATCAGCGTTATTCTGATCCGTTTACACACCACATTGGTGATATTGTTGTAACTAACAGCGCACCGTATAACAGAACTGAAATCGGTAGCGGTTGGATGGTATATCGTTGCGTTGACGTTCCAGAAGTTGGTCAATGTAGCATTAAGACTATTACCGAGAAAGGCGCGTGTATGAAAATCGGCGGCAAGTGGACACCGAGTCGTGAATCATTGCTGCCTGTAGGCAAGAGTGATGGTGTAGATATGAAAGATGGATACATCTGGGAATATCTATATACGATTCCGCCTGATGTCGCAATTAACGAATGCACTAACGAGCATATCGTTGTTCCTACTCCACAGGAGCTTATTGCTAATCCTACTCGGTGGGGTTATCAGCACGTTCTGAAATGGTATCCAGCTAAGTATGATGTCATTTTTAGAATGAAATGTCATACGCTGCGGTTTAGAGCTTATATCGACTCGATCTATTTTAAAGAAGCGTCGATGGTAGGTAATAAAGGTTTCCGTCAACTTAGTGTTATTCTTGACCCTATTTTAACAAAATCAAATCCAGCGGCAGCAGATGTAAAAGCAACGGCGGCAAATTATTTGCCCTCTCAGCTTGAGCGGCATTCTGGTGAAATGATATACATGGAAAACAGACAACCGATTATTCGTTCTAGAGATCAGACCGAAGAATTTAACTTGATTTTCGAGTTTTAATTAAGCCACCTTCGGGTGGCTTTTTTGCAGGCGAAATTGCTAAATATGTTATAGACAAAGGAGAACAAAATGCAACAAACCAAATTATTGATTGATACGGGTGAAGAAGGTGTGGAAGGCACCGGTGATACCCTGTATCAAGGTGGCACTTCTCTAAACAGAAATTTGAACAGCGTTTATAATGTTTTTGGTGATTATAGACAATTCAAATCTGATGCTGGACAAGGCAACCAAATAATGCTGCTACATGCTGGCGGATATTATCAGAAACATTCTCGCGCATATTATGCGGGAGCAGAAAACCCAAGTGGAAGTCCTGTTGAATTTGGGTCACTACACGATCTGTCTGTTACCAGAGACGGTGCTGGAGATCTAGTTGTTACATTGCCAGCTGGTAATAACCACGCGGGAGAATACGTCCATTTCATTAATACCGATGGAACAGTTGGCGTAGGAACAGGCAAAGAAGTTATTATTCGTGTTAGCGGATCCGGTGATAGTATTGGGTCACTTGGAACACAGATGAAAATCCAGAAGTCCTATTTCTCAATTCGATTCTGGGTAGATAAAGCGAGTCCTACAGGCTCACACTGGAGCTATAAAGTTGAGAGTTTGTTCGGAGATGGCTCCGTTCCATATAATAGCGTCATTAGCAATATCGGCACTGGTGTTACTAAAGATATTCCGCTATTCAATAAGTTTCAATATAACAGCGTGAAGCATATGGTATTTGTTACCGAGCGTGGTAATAACATCCAACAAGAGGCAAGCGAAGTTTTGGTGCTCGTAAATAACAGCAACCCAAACGACAATAACGTTTATTCTACCGAGTATGCTCGTATCAGAACAAAAGATACCGCCAATTCGAAAGATAATTTGCTGTACGAAACCGAATATAAGATCGTTAGCGGAGTCGTGAGAATGTATGTAAAAAATATCGGATCAACTGCAATTGACGTAACAGTTAAAGCAATTGAGTCCATCGGAGGACAATAATGAGTAAGCAAACGATTGTTATCGGTAATGCTGTTGATGACGGTACCGGCGACTACATGCGTCGTGGTGGACAAAAAATTAACAGCAACTTTACCGAATTATATGGGGAGCTGGGCGACGGTGCTGTTCCTCATGCTGCTGGTGCGTGGAAGCGTTATTCTACAGTAGGCACACCGCTAACTGTTACTTTCGGTAAGTCGTACACCATCGACACAACCGGAGGACAAATTACTGTTAACTTGCCGGCTGGTAAGCCATCTGATTACGGCAAAGTAATTAGACTTCGTGACGTAAATGGCTCATGGGCAACTAATCCAGTCAACTTAGTTCCTGGTGGTACTGATACAGTAAAAGGAACAACAAAAAAGCACAAGCTTTGGAAAAACTACCTTGATGCTGAATTAGTATATTGCAGTCCTGGTAAATGGGAATATGCGGATAATAAGCGCGTTAACGGTATTAGCACTGCAAACGGAGCCACTGTAGCGCGTCGCGAAATTATCGCAACTGCTGGTCAAACTGATTTCTCTGATATTTTCGAATCTAGCTATAACCCAGGCGCTTTGGAAGTATATCGTCGCGGTAACTTGCTATATTACGGCGATAAAGTTGGAGCAAACACCGACTATGGTTCAATGACGATTAGAACTCCTGTTGCTAGTAATGTAACTATTACCGGTGGCACAAAGAATGGTACCGTTGGATATGCAAACGGAGTCGTCGGTACTATTAGCGCAACTGCTAATAAAGTCGAAGGACTTGTTATCGTTGATTTTAAGGCAGAAGTTGCGACAAATACCGTTATTCTGCAATTCTCAAACGGTGCTCGCCCTATGGAGTCGAACGTAATTACGGTCACTCAAAACGGCAGTATTTGGTTCCTGCAATATGATGCTAGTCGCACTGCGTATATTGGCGTTTATTCAGATCTGAGAACTAAGCTGGCATCTACCGCAAGTCAAACATATTCTGTTTCTGTATACAGACTGAATACACTAGACGGCTACTCCATTCGATTGGCAGAGCCCTGTGAAGCGGGAGACGTTGTTACCATAGTTACCTACTTAGACGGTATTGCCTCTTATCGTAGCTCATACCAACGCTATACATTGCGCGTTTATGATGAAAAGCTAACGACAGAAGATATCACAACTGTTCCGGGGCAACGTTGGGTTGGAGATCTTGAGAAGAAATCACGCTTTAGTCTGAACGATTTCGACTTGCTAGAGAATGAGACATATAATCCATTTAGTCTTGAAATTGTTCTTAACGGACGCACACTGACTCGCGCGGGCGAAGGCGATTTGCCAGCCTTTATTTGTGAAGGTGCTAACGCGACAACTGAAAGCGCGTGTATTGCTCAAGGTGGTGCATGGGTAGCTTCTGGTGGTGACTATTCAACTGTTACCGATTTGAATGATCGTTATCGCGAATTTGTCATTAATGAGCCGTTGAGTCACAAAGATATTATTACGATTCGTTGGTACAATAATGACATCGGAACAACATTAGACTGGGACGGCGATGGCGGTATTCAAGAAAAAGCGGATGCTCGTTATATTGTGTCGGAAGATACATTTACCCGTCAAGGCAAGATTATGTATACCGACGTTTCTAATCCAAGTGCATCGACTGCTGTTGCAGATCCAGAAGTAGAAAGCGCGATTCGTTTTACAAACGTTCCTAGCTTGTTGGAGTCGATTTATCCAGTTGGATCGATTTATACAAATGCGAATAATCCAAACAACCCTAAGACATATATGGGATTTGGTGAATGGCGCAGATTTGGTCAAGGTCGAGTTATGGTTTCTTGGAATGAAGATAATCCTAACGATCCTAATTTCGGTCTGAATACAAACGATAAAGACGTAAATGGAAACCCGCGTCACTCTGCTGGTAATACTGGTGGGACAACAACAAACACACTAGGCATTTCGAATATTCCGCCGATTACATCAAGCGAAAAAGCTTTGATTGTTGATCCGGTTGGTGATGTTCTTGTTGGTGGATGCCAATTTGACCCAGATGATCAGGGACCTGGTTTCAAACGCTATCGTGAAGATTTGGTAAAAGCGCGTCCAAATGAAATTGCGCTACCTGTTAATAACTTGCAACCGTATATTACGGTTCATATGTGGATAAGGGTTCTATAAATGATCAACATTTATCAACAACCGGCATCGGTAACTTTTGCATTCGGCTCGCGTTTTAGTTTTTTCGTTGGTGCTGATACAGATATCGATACCGGATATGTGACTTATAGCTGGGAGTGGACTGCTCCCGGCACTGCGAACTGGGCGGCAATTCAACACCCATCCGCTAAATTGATGACGGTAGTTATTCTTCCGTCTATGACTGGTCCGTATGATACAAATGACTTCCGTTGCGTTGTTACTGAGTTTAATAACTTGGGAGTTAAGCAGAGTGAAATCATTACGGAAGTTGTTAAAGGCGTTAAGTTTGACGGCAGAACAACTATTTCGGTAACTAAGACAACTGACGCACCTCGCATTCGTTCCAGAATGTCTAGACATTCTGAATTCGAAATGCATCCATCGTTGGCAAATACATTCTTGAGTGATAATATTGGTCTAGCGACATTACAAGACGCGGAAGACAATATTACACACCCGAACGTTCAAAGCGCGATTGTCGATATTGCTGATGGTATGACTATGCCGGTTGGAGCCGTTATCATCGAACGTAAGAATAACGATCCGAGCGGTAAAGCACAACAAACCATTTTGCAGTTTGACGGTACAATTGCTGCTCCAATCGGAGATACAAACGCCGTTCTTAACGTGTTTGGTCGTCGCGTTGTAATTGCTGATAAAGCGATTGCGGCTCAGGTTAAAGATCAAGTTCTGACGATTCTAGCAGATTTCGAAAATAAGGGTCTGTATGTTAAGAACGTAAGTTCTTTGTCTGCTACTTCTATTTCATTTGACCATAGAGATCATAAGCAACATGTTCCTCCTACTTGGACACAATATGGTGTCACAATGACTGGATTGGTTGGATCTCCTGCTGCACGTGGTTATGGTCAGTGGCAGAAATTCGCAGAAACGAATATTACTGGTACAGATTCCACTGTATCTAAACTGTATTACTGGGAGAGAATTTCGTGAGCGATATTAGAACAAACAACATCGCGCAGCATATTAGCTCTAAAGCGGGGTCGGTTGTATTCGACCCCACACATGCTCCTGCGTTTGATAGTACAATTACTGATTTACAAAAATTGGGAAATAAGATTGATGCTCATGCAACAAAAGCATTACCGATTGCTACTGAAACAGCACAAGGGATAGGTGAGCTGGCAACAGTGGACGAAGTTTTATTGGGAAACGATAAGACTCGTTTGGTAACTCCATACACTTTGCATCAGAAATGGGTTAGACCTAATGCAAGTGACACGATTTATGGATTAGTGAGATATAACACGGTAGCTGAACGTGCCGAGGCCTCCGCGAAAATAGATGTAGCTGTGAACACTGCCACTCTATGGGACGTGGTACGCAACCAAGCGACTTCCAGCGAGTCCAAACGCGGGTCTATCAGTATATCCACTCTAACAGCGGCTAAAGCTGGCGTAGACGACACAACAGCGATGACTCCTGCGAAAGTTAAAGCGGCAATTGATACATTTGCGGTGACTAGCGTTAACGGCGCAACTGAATCGGTAGCTGGTATTGTGAAGAACAGTCCAGCACTCATTACCAACTCCGCGTTGCATAACGGATATGCTGTAACTCCGCAGGGATTCATTGCGACTCGCGCTCTTGAAAACCGAGTCGGAACAGTTAGATTCGCAACTCAAGCAGAAGCTAATGCAAGAACTGCTACTGATCTGGCAGTGAGTCCAGCGCGTCTGCCAATCGCGAGCGATACACAATTCGGTATTACCGCGCTATTGCACAATCCCCAAAACGGAGCAACAAATAAAGCATTATCCGCACATGGAGCAACTCTGTTTATTAACAGAAACGGAGATACCATGAGTGGTACACTAACTGTTGCAAATATTCTGACCAACGTTGGACAAAACGGAGCTGGCAATGCTTTGACTCGCAAGGACTACGTTGACGGATTATTCAATCAGAAGGCAAATCTTAGTCACTCACACGCAACACCAACGGAAACATGGACTCAGATTTGGGGCGGTCCTTTAGATAGGGGCGATTTCAAAACGAATCAACCTTGGTGGAACTTTGATGCACTCGTTATTGAAAGTTCACGCGATGGCGGATCTTGGTTTAATACCATGGAAATTAGCAAATCTCAAATTCAGAATATGCAAAATCTGTATCCAAACTTTAACTTGGTATCAGCTCAAGAATATTACTGGTTTGGTAAGTTTGCTGCCGATGGTATGTATTTCCACACTCACAATGAGAACTGTTATCTGTGGAGAATCTACGGAGTTAACAAATCTTGGAGCTAATCGCTAAATATTAGCATTAGTATATCAAACTATAAGGGTGAATAATGGCTATCGAAAAAGTAAACCAGTCACAATTACCGTTTGTCGATGGCGTTCCTGCTGTTGGACAAGCAAGAATTGACTGGATTCAAAACGGTGAATATACCGACGGTGCTGTTAGCGCCACTGATAATGGTGGCGCCCTTAACCGAGCTTCGGTTAAGGTACAGAAAAACGTCGATACTGTAAACACCGAATTAAACAAAACAAAAGACTCTCTGGGAAAAACTATTGATTTAGTAGAAGCCCATGACAAGATTATCAACGCACTTGGAGACGGTACCAATCTATATGATCGCGTTACCGCAGTTGAGGGAGTCAATAAGACACAACAAGATCG